CTAGAAAATACTGAAGAGTCTGAGATATCTACTTTAGAGGATTATAGAGAAAACTTAAGTGTAGAAGATAATAATTCTCTTGAAGATACTAGAATAGACTTAACTGGAACTAAAGAAGCTGAGATGTCTGAACTTGAGGATTATCTTGATGATCTAGAAAATACGAAGGATTATGAGGCTTCTGAGTTAGAGGACACTAGAATAGATTTAACCGGAACTAAAGAATTCGAACCTAAATCTTTAGAAGACGAGAGAATAAACTTAGAGGGTACTAAAGAATATGAATCAAGTTCTTTAGAAGATGAAAGGATAGATTTAAAAGGTACAGAGGAAGCTGAACCTGAAAGTCTTGAAGATTTTATAGATAAACTTGAAGATACTAGAGATTTTGAGTTAGAAGATGAAAAACTCGAACTCCCTGAAACTTCTGGAGATGGATATGAAGGTTATACTCCATTAGGTCCGGAAGAATTAGATAGTCTTGGTGGAAATATCAATAATTTCTATGATTCTCTCCTTGAAGTTCCAGAAATAGCTGATGCTCCTAGACAATCTGGAGATTATACTCCTCTTGGCCCAGAAGAGTTAGATAGTCTTGGTGGAGATCTTGGAAATTTTTACGATTCTATTCTAGAAGTTCCAGAAACAGATAATGAAAACTATCTTTCTCCAGAAGAAGTAGAAAAAATCATAGAAAATCCAGAACAACAATATAATTATAAAGATAAGTTACCTGAAGTAGCTAAAGGAAATTCAGCTCCTAGAGTAGAAACAGAAGGATCATATAATTATCTTTCTCCAGAAGAAGTAGAAAAAATCATAGAAAATCCTACTTATTTCTATAACCAACAAAAAGAAATTCCAGAAACAGATAATGAAAATTATCTTTCTCCAGAAGAAGTAGAAAAAATCATAGAAAATCCTACTTATTTCTATAACCAACAAAAAGAAATTCCAGATGCACAAGCTCCTGATGGACAAGAAATTTATAAATATTCAGAAAATCCTGAACTATCTTCTGAACAAGTAGAAGGTCCTCCTATGAAATTACCTAAATTTGGATTAGAATCTCTTAATTTAAGTAATTATCTTAGATGGACTGCTGAAAAAGCCGTGGGCTGGACTGGAGTACATGGAGAGGCAAGACAACTTCTTGTTAATGAAACACTAGCTGGTTTGGTAGTAGCTAGAGACGAGCTTGAAAAAGTAACTAAATCAAATCGATATAGACTCCCTGGAAATGATGGCGGTTTATTGGGTGATTTAGTATCTGGAGGAGTTTCTGGTGCACTTGACAACCTAGGAGACAAGCTCGGAGATGCTGTTAATAGTATCGTTGGAAGCAAATCAGTAGATATATCTAATCCTTTGAATAGACCAGATGAAAATAAATTTAAATATAATGGATTTGAAGAAGCGAATACACGATCAACTAGTAGTAATGCTTCTAATCCTATAAAAAGTCAATCTGTATTTTCTTATGATGAAATCGAACTCTTAAGTAAAATAACTAATGAAGGAGCAAAGAAAAATTCATCATCATCCTTTTGGAAAAAAGCAGGTAGTGCTTTAAAAGATATGGCTTTAGGATCTTCTGGAGGAGAAAGAACATACAGTTTTAAAAATAATTATATTTCAGGTAAAGGTATATTAATTACTCTAGAGGAATTATGTGGGATATCTAGCGATACTGACGATACTAATACTGTAGAAGGTTTATATAATGTATTAAAATCTAGCCCATTTATTACAACTCCAGATAAATTTACCTCAACAGGGTATTCAAATTATAATATTCAAACATTAGATACTAATGCTTTCTGGGAAATTGCTCTTGAACCTTATGCAGGGCCTGAAAATGGAGATCTTAATTATCTTCCTGGAATCCACGAAATAAATATAAGAAATATCGTAATGCATGGAGTAAATACAGCTTATAATAAATGGATTCCATTTACTAGTTTTGATCTTCAAAAATCTAAAATGACATCAAAAACACTGAGCTTGTATGATGGTGAAATTAGTTATCCTGTTTCAATGGAATTTACTAATGAACTTCGAATAACTATCGCCGACGATCAATATAAATCTTGGAGACGATACTTTGAAGAATGTGCTAAAGCTGCAATTTATAATAGCGAAGGACATACATCTGATTATTATATACTGCCCCCGGATGAATATTCACTTACAGCAATAGATACTAATAATGTGTGTATTGCTATGTATAAAAATATATGCTTCAGATGTAGAATATATGTTATGACACCACAATATAGTACAATTCAAAAATTTGATTTGCTTTTAGTAATGAAAGATTTCTCTGAAGAGTATACAGGGGATATTGGAGACGGTGCAGGAGATCTTACGGTATCATTTAGTATCGTAGGAGAGAATCCAAATGAAGGAAAAATTCCAGAAGTTAAGGTAATACAACATAAAGCTCCCGATAATTCTTCAAAAACAGATTACGGTTCTATAGTAGAAAGTGGAGTAAATTCAGTAATGAAACTAATTAAATAATATAAAGCTATGTATTTAAGATTAGGAACAACTAATATAAAGTACTCCACTGAACAAGATAATTTTACAGTATTTTCTGAAGTTGTAGATTCTAAGATGTCATATGAGAAACCAATACTTGTGAGAACTCCTGATGAACTTGATATTTGGTTTGGATCAGATTTTCCAGGGAAAGATTATTATGATGAACTTTTAGAATCTGGAGTTACTTTATTCTTATATAGACCAATTAAGGTTGAACAAAATACTAATGCTCCTGACTATGTTGACCTAAAAGAGTATTCTATAGATCAAAAATTATACTATAACTTAACAGAACTTCCAGAAATCGGAGAAGATAAAGTTTTGTATAAGGTAGTAACAGGAGAAGGCGAATATAAAGAGGGAAATTTGTGGTATACTCTTTATATATATTATCTAGGAGAATATATGAAAATCCTAGAATTACCACAAAATCTTGACACTAATAATACGAGTTCTCTAGAAAATAGGGATGTATTAAACATAAATTATCCAGGTTTTATTGGACCTGAATATTGTTATCCGAAATATATAGAGGAAGGAGATGTTGATTATACTGAAAAAATTAATGAAGAAATATTATTATCTCATCTTCCTGACTTGCTAAGAGTATCAAAAGGGTATGAAACTTTAGCTTATTCTTTAGTATATAACCCTGAGATAGATTTTCACCCGATAGACGAGGGATTAACTTCTAAATATATAATCCTGAAAAAACTTAAAAATGACTCTTATGAAAATATAATGATTTGGTTTAAAGAGGAAATTAATAGTATCCCTAATATTCCAAGTCAGTATTATGATGAAGCAGTCGAGGTCGAAATCAAAGCCAAAGAAAGTAATAAGGAAATTTTCAAGAGGTTAGTAGAAGTTATAATTCCAAGTCAATTAGGTTATACAGTCGAAGGAAATATCTCGGAGGGTTACAAAATATACACATCATATTCTGTTCAGGTTACTTATTTTACTAATATTACTGATCTATTATTCGAACCAGATTTTAACACTACACACAATATACTATCAAAAATCTCGAGCGGAAGTACTAGAGTGAGATTTATATCTAAAACAACTGGTACTGAAGGTGGAGATCCCGAATACTTAGATAGTGATATTAGTGTAAATATTGAGAAACTGAAAGGAGATGATAAGTATAGAGTAACAATCGAGAGGTATAAATATCAAGAAATTTATGAAGGTGGTTTATTTACTATTGGACAGGAAAGACTTGATACTATAATTACTTCAGAGTCTAAGTTAGTTAGATGTATTCTCTCAACATCTTACATAAATCGAGAAACAGGTGAAGAGGTAGAATATAAAAAAGGTACTAAAGAATCTGAATTACCTTCTGGAACATGGTATCTTAAACGAGCCTGGAAAGAAACGGCCGAAGATATAAATGGGGAATATTGGAAAGCGGCAGAGGCTATTTTTGGATCTGACAACGCTGGAATTATCGATTATTTCTTAGTCCCTGATATCTATAAATACTCGGCCGGAATGAAGACAGGCTCAGAGACTAGTTATTATCCAGAATACGAGAGATTTTTAGGGTATGCAAGGAGTTTAGGTTTTCAAGTATTATTCCAAAATTCTGATAATGGATGGACCTACGTAGAAACTCAAGAACTCCCATCGGCCGAAAATATAACCTCAGGAACAATTTATATAGTATCACAACCCACTGGAGGAGTAAAATTCTATAAAGTGGAAAACGGAAACTTAATAGAAACAACTGATCCTGAGGAAACTAATACGGCCGGAAATAACTACGTCTTTAATTATACCTCTGACACTGATAATCGACTCTTATATTTTTATCGAGGGCAAACAATTTTCGGACAAGATAGACCTGGATATTATTTACATATTAGAGGGCTCTTACAAGATATTTACTCAATAACTAGCGATCAGATCTTATATCAAACACCTACAACAGATCCTTACACCTTTGAATCACCAGAAGAAAAACTTGAAGAATACAAAAGTAATTATCTAGTATTTAATAACCAGATATATTATTATAAAAAATATCAAAATGGACAAGACTTCAATACTTCAGGGTGGATGAGATTCTGTATAGGAAAAGTGGCTAGAGAATTGGAAAAGAATAAATGGAAAATTCTTAGTACTAAATCAGCCGGAGATATAAGAGCTAGAATAGAACAGATCTTAAATAGAATATCAGCTGGGTACTCATATATAGATTCATTAGTTATTACTGGATTTTACCTAGACTTACCAAATAACAGACTAGGACTTGAAGTGGAATCTAGAATGAGCGACTTAGTAGATAATGATATGACGATCGATATAACTTTAAATTACGATAAAAAATAATAAAAACTATGGCAAGCGTAGCAAGTTTAGTCCGCGGAAGTGACGGATACATGAAATTTATTGACTATCAAAGTACATATAAAGATAATAATAAAGAATTCCTTCGTGGTGACATGTGGGAACTTCAATTCATTAATGTACCTAAGATAAATAATTGTCTTAGTAAAACTTTGTAAACTGCTGGAAGATCAAGTAAAGATAAATCAGCAAAAATAGATAAAAAATCTATTTCTCAACGACTATTAGCAAAGAAAAGAAATAGCCATAGATTTCTTTTATGATATAGTCTAAACATAGAACAAATGTTTGAGTTTATTTCCCTGGTACTGATATTTTCAATGCTAGATTAAATGCCGTTCAGGTAGGTATTGATTATAGTGTATCAGGTTTTGAAAAGAGAATGCGTGGTAATTATACTATCATTCAGAAGACAGGTCAAAACACAGCTGGAACCCTGTCGTTGGCTTTTGTAGATAAGGAAGATCAGGCAATTACTTACTGGTTTGATAATTTAAAAGTTGTCCATTAAGAGATTAAAAGTTCCTTAATGAATCTTTGTGAACTGCTGGAAATATCTCGTTATAGTTATCTCCATCGCTTAAGATTTAGGATTAAGAGCGATGAACCTAATATAACGAAAAAATAATCAGCAGAAATAGATATGATTCTATTTTTCAACGACTAAGTACAAAGAAAGAGGGTTAAGCCATAGTTCCTCTTTATGATATAGTCTAGTATGATTTAAAACAAAAACCATAAGGACTATCGCCAGAAAATTGCAGATCGTGATACTAAATATTCTTTCAGAAAGGATGACTTAGTATGCGACCTTAGATTAATCTTAACTAACTCAAGCCGTATCAAAGTTCGTACTCTTAATTTCTATAACTGTATTCTTCAGGATGCACCGATCGACGAAAATGGTTAAAAAATTTTTAAGGCCCACTAGAAATAGTAATACTCTAGAATGTAGTAAGTAAATTCGGTGAAAGGATAATCCCAATACCGAACTGAGAACATAAAAATTCTTAGCGTAACGAATAAAGACTTACTAACTTATAATGAAATATAAGTTAAATTTATATTCTGAACATATAATAAAATATTATAGTAACCTATTGCAAACAGAAGACGGAACCGATTAATTGCTTAGTCGCCTATTATATAATAGGAAAATTATACTAAAATGCTGGAAAATGTAAAACATAAATCAGCAAAAACTATTAAAAATAGCTTCTCAACGACTAAATGTATAACTTAAGAAATATTAATTCTTAAGATGATATAGTCTATAATATATTAATATATATTAACAAATGCGAGCAGATATCCAAGTAAGCTTTTTCAAATGAAGAAGCATAAAGTTTATATTACTTTATGAAAATTCTATTAAAATGCTGGAATATCAAATAGATAATCAGCAAAAATTAGAAAAGATCTAATTTCTCAACGACTAAATATAGAACTAAGTTTGAAATATAACCTAGATGATATAGTCTATTCATTGATAAAAATAATTAATGACTTTAAAGCAATTTGAACATTTTGGAAAATTTCATGGTGTTTTCTACAAGAATTGCTGGAAAATTTGTATCTTTGTATACAAATAATCAGCATCCTAGATAATAACATAAATCTAGGTTCAACGACTATGTATGTAGACTGAGGAAATTCCTTAGGTGATATAGTCTGTCATGAAGTAAAACTCATTGATTAACGTATGAAAGAACTTTTGATAATATTTAAAAAATAAAAATAATAAAGGAGAGTAACTTTGATCGGTTACTCTTCTACTAAAACAATTATTTATTATGAACTTACTAGATATATTACTTCCTAGACGAAAAAGAGAAAGGCAAGAATTGAAGAAACTAGAGCCAGAAATAAAAAATCTTGAAGAAAAACTTGGATTAATCAGAAGAACTGGAACAGAAGTTTATTATGATCCACTTTATGAACAAAATAGAGGAAGAAAATATGATCTCAAAGGCCGAAGGGAATACCTAGAAGACCTTAGAAAACGATTAAACGATGGATATAAGAGCTTAAATGTAATACGAGCTAGTGGATATTTTAATCCAGATAATTCTAATGAAAAAGATACTTTTAATCCCATCATAAAAGAATTACCTAAACCAAGTAAGATTGTGTATGTAGTATTAATAAGAAAAACTATTAATATTCCAAAAACAATAAAAATAGAGAACAGTACTAAATATAAAATAAAAAGTACAAACTCTGAATGTGATAATATAGAGGATTACTATATTATAAGAGAGTTGGATGAAAATACTAAGAAATTTATTAAATCTCTAATATGATTATATTAAGAAAGTACCCAGAAGAACAGAAAGAATTTAGTATACTTTCAGAAATATCTCGATTGGGTTTAAAGAAAGGAACAAAAAATTATATCAGAAAACGAAAAAGAGATATAGTGAATAAATTAATTCAGAATAAACGAGAGTTTCTTGCAAAAACAAAGAAAACAGAAAGAAAATTGACTAATCTTCGAAAAGAAACAAAAGAGAATGAATTAATAGCCGATAATCTGAAAAAAGAAGCTAATAAAGTAAACGCTGATATAATACCTAATAACAAATTTTCTAAACTGATATATCAACCTAAAGGAGACAAATCCTATATTCTCAATAAAGAAAAGAAAAATCTACTCGAGGAAATGTCTAATGATAAAAGTTTGGATAAAGCTAGTAGAGAATTGGCCAAATCAAGTTCGACCAAAGATGCAATTATAAATCTCAACGCTGATGCAATAGGAAAAGACACCCCATTTGCTGCTCATGAACTAGGTCATGTTAAAAATAGTAAAAAATCTATTAATTCTGCAATTCAAAAATTAGCTGATAAATCTAATAATAGTAAAGGGATACTAGCTGATATTGGGAAAAGAACTATTGGAATTCAAGAAGAAAATAATGCTTGGAAGAATGGAATAAAAGATTTAAAAAAGGCTGGTGCAACAAAAGAAGAGATTAAACATGCTAAAAATCTAGAAAATGCTGCAATAGATACATATAGAAAAGGAAATAGTTTAAGAAATAACTTAAATGAAAAGCTATTAAATAAATTACATCCAAAAGAAATAGATAATTATAAAGTATTTCCTGGATCTCATAAAGAAGAAAAAGATTTAATGGAACTTTTTGGAGATAAAGGAAGAACTGAAAGACAGAAATATAATTTAAGAAGAAAAATAATAAATAAAAAGAAACCTAAATAATTATATACTTACTATTGTATAAAAATAATAAAGGGGAGTAACTTTGATCGGTTACTCTTCTACTAACTAAAACAATTATTATGAACTTACTAAATATATTACTTCCTAGACGAAAAATGTTAGACCAAGAGATAAAAAATCTTGAAGAAAAACTTGGATTAATCGAAAGAAATACAGAAACTCTTTTCTATGATCCACATTATATTAGAAATAATTCGCTTCAAACAAGAAAAGATTACTTAGAGGAATTAAAAACTATAACTAGAAAAGATGAGGATGTGATACCTACTCTAGAAACTTGGCATATCCAAACCAGAATTTCTGGTAATTTTCCCACTGAAGTTGGTTTCCTCCTAAGAAAAGAATTATTTAAACTTCCAGAAGGTATCAATTTCAAAGAGTTATCTTCAGATAAAGAATTAACCACATTATTTAAATGTGGTAATTTAAATAATTATGACTTTATTAGATTTCCAATTCTTGATTTTTCCGGAAAATTAGATTATCAAACTGAATTAGAAATAAATAGAGTAAGAAAGTATATACTAATCAATTGGAAAAAGGATGATAACAGGTAAACAATTAGTCGAAAAACTATATTCTGAAGGTTGGGAATTAGAACAACGAGAATATGGATTACTCTCTAAAATGAAAGGCTTTATTTCAAAAAGAAATTTAGAGAAATATTATAGATATAAAGGAGAACTTAATAGATTAAAAAATGAAAAAAGTAAAATACAAGGAGAATTGAGTAACTTAGATGAAAGAGCTCCTAAAAATATGAAATTAGAAAGAGCTATTCAAAGAGAAGCTATTAATGAAAATTCTTTTGTTACTAGATACGCAGAGAATAGTAATGTAGATATTAAAGATAAGAAAATTAAAGAAGTACTTAAAAACTCGATTAATAATAGTGATAGAGTTTCTGAAAGAGATAAAAGAAAATTATCTAAGTTAATAGATAATAGAGATCATGCGATTTATTATAATAGAAATCAAGGAGGACCTGCTTCTCTAGCTCATGAAGTAGGTCATATAAAAGGAGAAAAAGATAGCATTAAAAATAGAATAGCAAACTCTGATTCTATTAGAGGTAGTTTTAATAAAGCAGATAAAAGAGATGGCGATACATATTTTGAAAGTGATAGTAATAACTCAAAATTTCCTAAGTTAAAATCTTGGAAACGAAAATTAATTGACAAAAGATTAATCCTGAGTAATGAAAAAGACGCTTCAGACAGAGCATTAAAGTTAATGAAAGAAAAAGGAGCAACACCTGAAGAATTAAATCATGCAAAGAAAAGTTTTGATAAAGCACTCGAAGGATATGAAAAAGATTTAGATGCATATTCAAAAGCTCCACTTCTAGCAAAATATAAAAAGAAGACAGGAAATTAAAAAAGAAGATCAACATTTCTGTCAATCTTCTCTGAGGTGATATTATACTTCAACCTTCTCTTCTTTTGCTTCTAGAGCCTCGAGTTTCTTTTTGAGGTTCTTTGTATAAGTAATACCATCACTCACACTCATACTTTTTAGCGTTCCTTCTTCTTTGAGGATATCACCCACAGCCTCAAGGATGATTTTATCAGGTTCAGAAAGGCTATCCGGATCTTCTTTATACTTGTACATATCCTCAATGCCTTCACTATATCCTTTCGCTTTTCCAAGTTTCCAAGCTGCTATAACTGAAATTATAGCTAATCCAGAACTTCATAATCGGTTTAAGAGAATTCAAGCTGCTAGTTCTAATAATAGATTACGAATAGCTAGGCAAAATGTAAAAGATTCCGGCCAATATGTCATTGATCCTTTCACTAACCTTTCACTTGATAATAAAAAATTTTATAAAGAACGAAAAGCAAAGGGAACTTATGATATACGTGAAATTATAGAAGATAATTCGAAACAAAATAGAATAGATTTAGAAAAGTTAGATAAAATCAAAAAAGAAAGAGCTGGAAAAAATTATAGATTCAAAAGAAAAAATATTGAATCTAATTATGATAATGAATTCTCAGAACTTGAAACTAAATACAATCAAGCTAAGAAATTAAATACTACTTTAGGATATGATCCTGAATCTGCTCAAAAAATTTTAAAAGATCTTAAAAAAGATAATATAAAAACTGCAGTAGGTTCTAATTTAACTACAGAATATAATTATAAAAATGATACTATTAATATAAATAATATACATAGAAAAAATCCATATACAATTCTTCATGAGGTTGGACATCGTGTAAGTGATAATAGAGAACAATTAAGAGGAGGTAAATATTATGGTAATTATAGAAGTTTGGATAAAAAAGTAAATACTTCACATAATTTACATAATTCTATTATGAACAATGTAGGAAATTTATCTACATTAATGAATGAAGCTAATGCATCATATCATGCCGCTGCATTAGCGAAAAAATATAATCTTCCCAGAGAAATGCAAAAAGCAGGAAATAAAAGTCTAGATTATTCCTTTAGAACTTATGAATCCAATGCAGCTAATAAAATGATGACTGATGATACTGTAAGATTACTCGGAAAATATAAAAATAAATAAAGAGATTTGGAAATTAATCCAAATCTCTATCAATAGCATAATAACCTTCAGGAATATTCCATACCCCTGGATCTAATGCATCTGTAGGTATTTCTGTATTTTCATTAATAGGATACAGGTCTACTCTTTTATGATCAAGCCAATCTGAACAAGGAGTTTTTGATGTATTATGATAATCCTTTAAAAAGATTAACTCATTTCTTTTTACTCTCATACTTTTATTAGATTTATTAAGATTTTCTACTATTTTTTCAAATCTTAGCACAGGATCATCCTCTGTTGAGTCAATTTTCATATTATCTAACATAGAAGATGTACTCTCTATAGTAGAGTCTATCTCTTCTAATTCTTGATGGGATAAAGGACAAGGATCTTCAAAAATAAATGAATCCTTCTCAATAATTTCTTTTATTAATTTATCTCTTTTCATAATTTTATATATTTTATTCTTATTTCATATGGAAGAATTGAAGGTATATAAAACTATCATTCAATCTCAATAGCATAATAACCCTCTGGAACATCCCACTTCTCAGGATCTAGTGCTTCCTCAGGTATTATAGTATCCTCATCAACAGGATATAAATCTACTATTTTAGTTTCAAAACTCATTGCATAAGGAATCCTAAGTAATCTATCAATCTTATCCTTTTGCTTAATTATTTCAAATTTTCTAATCTTCTTATTCATAACTTGTAATTTAAAATTGATTTTTATTTTATAAATAATATTCTAAAAAAAAGATTATTAAACCTGGTATTTAATCTCAATAGCATAATAACCCTCTGGAATATTCCATATCTCAGAGGGTAATGCATTTTTAGGTACTTCTGTATTTTCGTTAATAGGATATAACATTACTATTTTATAATTACATTCTAAATGAGATCTTATTATATCTTTCTCTTCATCAGTAAGTTTTTTCTCAATTACCGCTTCTTTGACTATTCTTTTCATGATTCTACGTATTTAAAGTTTATATTACATATACTAGGCTTTCAAATTGATAAAAGGGAGGTTTTATATAGGTTTGTCCCTTATTTATGAGGACAAAGGAGTTTTTCCCTTCCCCTCCATTCGCTATTTACATAGCTCATTACGGGTCGCTACGCTCACAAGACTGAATAAGATATATTAGGAGATTTTTAGAGGTTTATCGCTATAGGTAAAACTTTATTTCTACTAGGACACCCCACGGGCCGTTGAGGCCCAGGGGTGGTGTCTCCATAGAAAGCTTTAATACTTCTATAAATCTTGCTCATAAGAAATTTTGAACATGAATATTCCATGCCGGAGGCATGATCTTATGTTCTTTACTTATATGAGCAATGTGACTAATTTTTTCCAGATAAATTCTTTTATAGTGTAGAGTCAATAATTATAAATTAAATAGTCATTTTGCGTATAATATCCTTTCAATTCCTTATGATTGAAAAGGGAATCCTCCTATGTCTTCGATTTTTAGAGACATAGGATTTTAACCGGATTCTCTATTAGATTATAATTAATTAAAAAAGATATTATATGCCGATAATTAGATTAAATGATATCGTAATACCTAAAGGTATTAGATATATTAGTGAAATGGGTAGCCTATTTAGATTTTACAAATTACCTGTAAAATGTATTATTAATAAACAATTACCTGGATGTGGTTTCACTGAATATTGTATAGGTGGTCCAGAGAATGTAATACTCTGTTCCCCTAGAAAAATGTTGCTGAAGAATAAAAAAGATCAACACGATAGAGAAGTGTATCTAGTAGTAAATGAGCTAGAAAAAGAAACAGAAATCGATAAAGATCTTTCTAAAGTGGATAAGTCTAAGTCTCAAGTATTCGTAGATACTCTTAAGGAGGTGGTTCATGGGAAAGATACTGTTTATAATAGACTTATGAATGAAATTAAGGATTACTTAGGAGAAAGGAAATACTTAGGAAAACCTGCTAAAATACTGGTTACCTATGACTCTTATAGGATTGTAAAAGATATTTTATCATCCCTAGGAATATTTCAGAGTTTCTATACAGTGATAGATGAATTCCAAACTATCTTACATGATTCTAAATTTAAAAGTAATACAGAGTTAGAATTTCTAAATACTCTTCATCAATCTCATAGCGCACTGTTTGTATCAGCTACACCTATGCTCGAAGAATACTTAAATATGCTATCCGAGTTTAATGGCTTACCGTATATTGATATGGATTGGGCTAGTGAGGATCCTACTAGAATTATTAAACCAAACCTTAAAGTATTGAGTATGAAGTCTACTGGATCTAAGGCTGAAGAGATTATTAAGACATATAAAGAGGGAGATTTTGAGCATTATATTAAGGTAGTCAATGGATATCCAAAAGAAATAGTGTCAGATGAAGCAGTATTGTATGTTAATTCAGTTAATCATATTATATCTATTATAAAGAAATGTGAATTAAAACCAGAAGAGTGTAATATACTATGTAGTAATACTCCTGAGAATCTAAAGAGAATTCAAAGAAAACTGGGTAAGTCCTTTAAGATCGGGGAAGTACCATTAAAAGGAGTAAAACCAAAGATGTTTACTTTTTGTACTAGAACTGTATACTTAGGTGCAGATTTTTATAGTCTTTGTGCTAGATCATTTATATTTTCTGATAGTAATATTGATTCCTTAGCCGTCGATATATCAGAGGATCTGCCTCAAATACTAGGTAGACAAAGACTATTTGATAATCCATGGAAAAACAATGCTACGTTTTATTATAGACCTACTTGTGATTATAGAAAGGTTAGTCAAGAAGATTTTAATAAAGAAATAGAAAGAAAAAAGAAAGCTACTAGTGATTTATTGCTATCATATGATTCAACTCCGGAAGAAGCAAGACTAACGTTGGCAGAAACTTATCAAAAAATGGCAAAATCATTTAGTTATAAGGATAATTATGTAGCAGTAAATGAACACTCTGGATCTGTACTTGTTCCAGTTATAAATAATCTTGTTCTTGTAAATGAGATTCGAGCATTTAGAATACAACAATATGATTACAAAGATAGATTTACTGTATTTAGTTCAGTTCATGCTACTCTTGATACAAATGATATAATTAATCAAGAGGTATCTGTATTTTTAAATAAATATCAAGAATTAAAGACTTATTATGATAAACTAAAACTTCTTTGTGAGTATGGTTTATCCGAGCAGGGGGTTAAAATAATTCTAGACCAACTAGGAGGAGATGAAATAGCATCACATTATATAGCTCTAGGTCCAGAAAGATTGAAAAAACTATATTATAATAAAACAAATATTAAAAAAGAACTTGGTATAGTAATATTTAGTAAAGAATTATTGATTAATACTATTCTTTCAAAGTTTTCGGTAGGCAATAAAATTCCTAATTCAGATATAAAAGATGCTTTAGGAAATCTTTATACATCTATAGGATATATAGCAGTTCCGAAGGCTACAGATCTAGAAGACTACTTTGAAATAAAAAAGTGTAAAGTAACTACTTCAGACAAAGGAAGGGTTAATGCATTAGAGATAGTAGGAATTAAACCAGAATACCAATTTATATATAATAACTTAAAGATAATAAATAAAGGAAATAATATTTTATGAGGTAGGGATATAATTCCCGAGTCATAATAATTCTCATTCGCCAGGAAAAGGTGGGTGAGAATTTTGTTTTGGAAATTCTAAGAAGAGAAAATAAAAGGACGAGTTTCCTCATCCTTCTTGTATAGTAAATAGTTCTAAAATTTTATCTAACTTTTCTTGCTCAATTATTCTATTAGTTTCTGTATTCATTCTCCAAGTCCCAGGAAGTTTTATGGTTGTATCTGTTATTGAATTATCTGTATCGAGTAGTATAGATTCCACTTCAGAGGGTAATACAATTTCTGCAGGCTCGGAGGTAAAGATAGATTGCTGATTTATTATATTGAGCAATTCTTCTAGGTTAGTGAATTTGTTATGATCTATTATTACATATATTTTACAATCTTTTATTCTTAGATCAGCTGTAGGACCTGTAAGTCTAATAAATTCATCTATTACGTTTGTTGTTTTTATTCCTATCTTCATATTCTTTGGTTTTAATTTAACATATATAAGGCTTTGGTATAAAAAATAAGGTAAAAGATAATAAATTTCTTAAGTGATGATAATAAAACGTAAATTAATTTTTGATAATCCTGAACAAAGAGAATTTGGAGTTCCGTGGAAAAAAATATATAAAATATGGAGCAAAGTCTATTAAAGATCGAGGCTTAAAAAGAGGAATAAGAAAGCTCAGATTTAAGATTTCCGATGATATAGATAAGTCGATTAAGGCAAATGATAAAGCTCAGATGGCTCTTGATGCATACACTGAAAATACAAAATTTCCTAAAAGACCTGAAGTAATGAAAGCTTTAGGTCAAGAAGCAAAGAAAAGAGGAATAGTTGTAGTTAAAGGGAAGAAAGAGTATAAACCAGTAACAGAAAAGGGAGTAAAGTTATCTCCTGATAGAAGTGAAACTTGGACATTACCTAAAAAATATACCAATAGAAGAGATAGAATTAGATATACTAAGTCAGATTTTCCAGAAGACAGGGAACTTGGAAAAGCTTTATCTCGAGGTAAGCGAGCAGTAATAAATCAAAAGGGAAGTCAGGCCGTGTTTGCTCATGAAATTGCTCATGTTATGAATCAAAGTAAGTTAGGTACAGGAGTTGTATCTAAATTAAATGGTGTGACAAAGCCGATTTATCATAAAAGTAGAAATAAAAATGGATTAGGAAATTATCTTTTAACTTCTGCAACAGGAAAGGTTTTAATAAAAGAAGAAAAGAATGCTACCAAGACTGCAATGAAACTTTTAAGATCAGCTAATGCAAATCCTAGTGAAATGATTGAAGCTAGGAAAGAATTAGGAGCGGATCTTGGAACTTATATGCATGGTTATAAATCTAGTAAAGGAAAAATTTTAAAAGGGATAATAAAACCTAATAGAATAAAGAAGAAAAATAAAAAGAGACCTTAAGCCTCTTTTTCACGAATCTTAGAAATTAGATCATCTACATATTTTTCCGCTAGTTCTTTTGTTTTAAACTTATTATCTATAGATCCGATTGTATAATATCTCTCAGGATCTTTTAGAATTATATCGTAGAATGATTTAAAAGTTTCTAAGTCTTTCTCTTTGATATTTAATATTTTAATACCATTAGGAATATTATACTTTTCCTTAGGTACTTGAATCAATGTAATAAACGAAATTCCTTGTTCAAATACTTTAGCTGTAGTTGATATTTTTGAATTTTGTTTATTAGGTTTTACAATTTTAATAATATCTTTTTTCATAGTTTTATATATTTTGATTTTCTTCATATATAAGGCTTTTAAGTAATAATAATTGTAAAGTTCTATATACCTTTAATGGGGAGGGTGGTGTATAGACTTGTTCTTCTCCTCCCGTGTAATAATATTTTTTTTATGATTATTAAGAGAAAATTATTTAATGATAATTCTCATGTTCCTTACTTTATTGATGGTGAAACGAGTGCTAGTAGGAGATATAAGGTATTAGTGGTTGATGGAAAGAAGAAGAGGAGACGATACCTAGATAATTACCGAAAACGCACGAAAAATGAGTTAATAGAGGAAAGATATTATGATGAACTGTAATATAAATAGAAAAGAAGATGATAATAAAACGTAAATTATTCTCCAAGACAAGTAAGGAGAAAAGAGAAATGGCTGCAGATAACCTTGACAGAACTAGAAAAGGTGTAGCAACAATCTATGGAGGTTTGGCTGGTGCTGCTATAGCTACGGCTGGACATCTACATCATAAGTCTGAAGCAAGAAAGGCTCGTGAAGAATTGAAGCGTAGGGGAAAAGAATAAGTGATATAAAATGAGAGTTTAATGTAAAATTTGATAAAATTATGAATATATTAACAGCACAATTGCCATCAGGAGGATATGGTTATAAGTTTCCGAGTGTTAAAGTTAGTCCTATGACATTCTTAGAGATAACTAGATACCTTGAAAATCTACCCTCTGATGATCCGTTAGAAAAATACTTATATGATATTAACTTACTTATTCAGGAAGATGAAACTATCTTAGATTGTTACTTAATGGATGTAGATTTCCTGATATTCTATAAGAAGCTATGTACTGTATCAGGGGAATTATCTTATGAAATAGAAGTAACATGTCCTGAATGTGGTAAGAAGATGAAGAAAACTATATCCTTCGAAAAAGATATTCACTTTAAACAGATCGATCAAAAGATTATGAATGGTGCTTTTATTGAACTTGGAGGGCATAGATACGAGACTATAGTTCCGACAGTTAGAGAGTTTATGAAGGTATTTCAGACTTACCTTAGATATCGAACTGTAACTGACTTGAAGATGATTAAAACTATAGCCTTGATTAAAGATTTTGATTATCAGGGAACACAGATCGAGAAAGATGTCTTAGGGGCTACTCATGGTGATGTTACTCTCTTGCTTGCTCTTCGTGACTTATATTACGATAGACTTGAACCTATTCAACTATATTGTCCTGAATGTAATAAAGGAAAGAAAGCGAAAGAAAGGAGGAGTGTGGCAGTAAGTGTAGAATCTCTTACTGTCGACTTCTTTCGAGACATCTGTAACAATTCCCCAATTGATGGATCTAAAATTTTATTTAAATAAGTTTCTCAAGGCAGATGGGATAGAAGGTTATACTCTGAGTTCTCTTAAGGCGCTTCGAGAGTGTTATGAGAATTTCCTTGATACTACTGAAGGAACTGATCCAGATTTCCCACTTCTTAATTTTGGTGGAAAGAAGGGGCAGAGGCTTAAGGGTATATCAGCAGCACAACGTCAAGCCTACTATGAATCTGAAGCTGAGAGAAAAGAAATGATGGGTGAGGGAGGAATAATAAATGTAAACCTCCTAGACCTATAAAATATAACTCCCCTCTATTAAAAGTTGATCTAGTGGGGGGGTTATATTAGTAAAAATTCCCCTAGATCTTTATTATAAAATTATGATCATTAAGAGAAAATTATTTAATATTTCGGATCGAGAAGAGTTAGAGAGATTAAAGAGTATAAAGCCAACACTAGGAAAAAGATTGGCTGCTACTGGAGCTTTAGGAGGAACTGGTGCTCTTCTAGGTCTTGCTGGAGGAAGAGGTGGTGCTTTATTAGGTGGAACTATAGGAGCTGCTACAGGTGCTTATGTAACATCTAACTACTTCAGAAAAAAGCAAATAAATAAATTACAGAAGAGAATTGATAGTGATAATATAAGACGTAATTCTTTAATAGATAACAGAAGAATTAATTGGGAAAATCAACGCCCTATGACATATGATCAATTCTACAAGAAATATCCGAAAGTAAAATCTGATATGAATAGAGTTAAATTTAATGAAAATTATAGATTCACAGATAATTCTATTCCAGATTATAATCAAATAAAGAATATATGGGGTGAATTTGATCCTAAACGTTATATTCCTCTTGGAGTTCAGGATGCTTATGAAAGTTCTTATATGTTTTATGATACAAAAACAGGTGATTATGTAAATGTATGGAGTGATATTGAGGAGCCAGAAAGAATAAAGCGTTTAGATGATTATAAGGAGTTCTACTCTTAAAAACATACAATCCTGGGAGAGTTTGGGATAATAACTGCCCAGGAACTAAATTAAAAAATAAAATTATGGCATATTGGATAGATGAGAATTATATAAACATAGAAAATATATTAAGATTTAGCGAATATTCTGGTTATAACCCTGGGAGAGTTCGAAAATTTCCAAAAGAGAGTGATATAGTTTCTATTATTGGAATTAGATCTGATAGAATAGATGTGTTTATTTTACTCAAAGAAAATAAATTTGATAATATTCCAGAAGATACTTTATTTATACAGACTAATGATTTCAAGAGATTAGTACTTTCAGGTCGTTATAGAGGAGTATTTTATAAAGGGAATATTAATACTGTCGATAATTACTATGCTCTCGAATTATTAAGTAATTATGATCTGGTTTCTGCCGAGTTACTTAGATTTATAGAGGATACGAAAGAATATATAGAAAATAATTGGAGGAAGAAAGATGAAGAGAACTAATTTAATAGATTGGATGTTTGATGACGGTGAATGGCTATCTTGGACTTTATCGTTATTAGTTCCAGGTATTATTGTAGCTGTATTACTCATTCCTGGGTTAATAATTCTTGGAGCTTTACTGTTAATTTTTGGGGTCATAGATTTTATTACGAAAACCCTAGAAGAGAAAAATGATGAACAGTCTATCGTAAAAGCCAGTGATGAGAAAAAGAAAGATTAAAGATTAATCGAGAAAATAAAATAGAAAACTTGAAAAGATCAATAAAGTCCGTATTTAAAAAGAAATAATATGATAGTAGATTACATAAAGACTTGGATTCATATAAAATCTATTGAATTTTTTCTTGGAATAAAAAGATCCTATAGTATAGAAAGAAATAATCTTAGTAGATATTTAAAAGATTTAATCAATTTATCTAGTGAAATTGATAAATTAAAAGAAGAATTTAATATTAGGATTAGTTTTTGTTTGGTAGATACTAGTAACTTCTATCCGGATAGAAGTATAGTAATCAATATTAGGGAAGAACTAGAGCAAGATAATAGAGTAAGAGATATTCTGATAGATAAGTTAGATTCCGATAGTGTTATAGATTTTAAATTACTTCACAATACAGGATATTATTTTCAGGTATATTATCTTATGTGTATGTTTGGGTATGAGTATATAGATGATGTTGAACAAAATGAGATGAATAAACTTATACCTTTGAAATATGAGAAGTACTATTTTCATAATAATAAATATAGATTATTGGATTTATCAACTTATCATAGTATGTTCTTTTATAATGATTAATAAATAAACAATGGCTGTAGAAGATATAGAAAATAAAGTAAGAAAAATGTCTTCCCAGAAACCAGAGGATGGGAAAGACTTACAACAACTCCAAGAAGCACAAAACCAGATTGTTCAGATAAATGCAGAACGTCAGAGGAACTTACAAACAGCTAGACTCGAAAATAATGCTGATGCGGCTAATAATGAAACTATGAGTCAAGCTGTAGAGATGGCTGCACTTGGAGGATTAGGTGGAGCAGCAGTACAACAACAAGTACAGGCAATGAATCCACAAACTCAGGCTGTCTTAGGAAAATATGGACTTGGACAACCTAAAGTACAGCGAACATCTTCAAGGAGTGTACAAGTAACTCCACAGAAGATAACAATAAATAATAACACTACGAACACAACGACTAATAACGTTGCTGTTCCCGCTGCTAATATTGGTGGTCCTGTCCAAGGGAGAACATTAGCAGTAAAACAAAATCCAGATGAAGGACAGGCTCGATTTAAAACTTGGATATCTAATGCCTTTGCTAAACAGAATCAACAAGCAGCGGCCAGAGAAAAAGAATATCAACGTCGTGAGTGGTCCTTGACAAGAAGTACTAATAAATTAATGAAACACTTATCTGACTTAGGAAAGAGTGTTTCAGAGAGATTAGACCCTAGGAAATTAGCATCTTCGGTAGGTGGACAATTTAAAACTATTCTCTTCCTCTTTGGTACTATGTTCTTAGCAAAAAATTGGAAAAGAATTATTAAATTTGCTGCTAATGTAGAGACTTTCTTTTTTGGAGAACCTGATCCAAATGATCCCAAAGCTCCAAGAGGCAGATCTGGATTTTCTAAAATGTTAATTAGTTTATTTGGAGGAGATCCTAATAGCAATAAATCTACTATACTAGGTTCATTAAAAGACTTGCTTTATACAGGTGATGAAAAGCGTCCTGGAGCATTCGACTACTTATTTTTAAAGATAAAGAATTATTTTTCAGAAGGTGCAGAGGCGATAAAAAATTTAGAGTTGCCAAAAATAGATACAGATGATCTTTTAGGTTCTTTAAAAAATATAGTTGGATATTTTGGAAACGTTATATCTACGTTATTTACTGGAGCAGATGGATTAAAAAAAGGAATTGATAATCAGATAAAAGAGGTTTCTAAAAATTCTAAATATGGATTAACTAGTGATGGTAAGAAAGATTTATCGTGGATAGATGATCGTGCGGATGTTAATGAAAAATTATCAAATTTTTATACACAACATTTTAGAGAATCTTATGGAAATTTAAAAGGTTATGAAGACTTAATAGATTCTAAAGGTAGGTTAACTGATATTGCTAGAGGAGATATAATTCATACAAGGGATAAAGATGCTAATAATTATGTAAGATATTCAGATGTTACTGAATCAGGAGAATTGACTGGTACTGTAGGTTCTACATTTAGAGCTTCTAATGCTGTATCAAGTATGTTAGGTGATAAAAAAACTGTCAATACTGTTGGAGTTACTAGTTTACTTGGAGATATTGAAAAGGCAGTAGATAAAAATGAAGAATCAGGAGATAAGAAGGGTATAGCTATCGAATCTTCAGAATTTTTAACAAGAACAGGACTAACTTTAGATGATATTGATGAATTGAAAAAACGTGGAGATATCACTGAAGGTAGTTTTAAATATGTTTTAGAACCAAAAACTTTAGAGGAATTAGCTTTTGATTATAAAAATCAACCCCCAGGACCAGAAGAGGCTGCATTAAAAGCTGGATTACAAACTCATTTAGAAAATGTTACTGGTATAGGGGATTTAAAGAAATGGGGTTTTAGATTGGCAGGGTTAGCTGGAGGTATTGCACTTTGTTTTGTTCCAGGAGGACAAGCATTAGCAATTCCTTTGATAGCTGGTGGATTAACTGCTGGTGAGTTAACTGCGCAGGCATCTCAATCACCATGGGTTAGAGGTGGATTAGCTGCTTTAAATACAAAAAAAGCAAGAGTACTTCCTAGATATACTATGAGATTAGTTGATGTAAATGACCCTAGACCAGGAGTAGATTTAGGTCGTATGGGAGATATGTCAACAATTACTGTACCTAAAAATCAGAAAGATGCTACTATAGTTAATGGTTATAGAATTAAAAAAGGGGTAATAAATAGGATTAAAGACAGAATTGGTGGTTTTAAAACGAAAGATAAAGATGGAAATGTATCTTATAAATCATTTGATATAACTGATTCTGAAATAAGAACTAATATGGATAAGCATGTTAGAGGCATACAAACAGCTCTTCATGGAAAAGTGGCTGAAAATGTAGATTATGATTTGAATAATTATAAAGGCATCCAAAATGTACTGGATCTTAAAGCCAAAAATCGTGCTTATGAACAAGAAGTATGGAATAATTCTCCTATGAAAAAAAGTGGCGAATATATAGGTGATGCAGTAGATGGTGTGAAAGGGTATATTACAGGAAATAGACCACCTGAAAAGATAACTGATGAGGTGAGAAAGGCTAGAATACTAAAAGCCATGGATTTTGCTATGAAGGAACTTGGGATGACTAAAGAACAAGCTGCCGGGTTAGTTGGTAATTTTTTAAGAGAGTCTCAATTAGTTACTACTGCTAAGAATCCAGACTCTCCAGCAACTGGAATAGCTCAGTGGTTAGGAGTTAGAAGAAGAGCTTTTGAACATGGTAAACTTAGTGAGAAAGAAAAAAAAGCTGGATGGAAACATTATGATGGACCAGGTTCAGGTAAATCTTTGGGAGATGCATCCTTTGAAGAACAACTTCAATTTGTTAAGTGGGAAATGGAAAATATTCCGGCTTATAGAGAAGGTTTGAAGAAAATAAAAGCTTCAAAAGATCATCTTGAAGCAGCTCGAAATGTTTTTGGATATTATGAATTTTCAGCAGGTCCAGAAAAATCAGCTCAACATATGGAAGATAAAGGGCAAGATGGTTGGGGATCCTTGAAAAAAGGAGAAAATTTTGCAGGAGATGCTTTATTAACTTACAACTCTTTTAAAGGTGATACTCTAGAAAATACCAATACTAATTCCACAAATTCTGAAGAGTCTATTTATATGGCTGATGCTTCATCTACAACTCCAGATAATTATGTAGAACAGAGAACAGATAAAGGATCTAGTATATCTACTTATGATTGGAGTACTGCAGGTGTTAATTCTTTTGGAAGTGATTCTGGATTGATAATGGCTCAGAGTAGTATTTTAGCTCCAGAAAAAGTTACACCAACTACACCAACTTCAGAAAAATCTATTCCAGGTAATACTTCAGAATCTGCTGGACGAGAATTAATAGCTGATGCAGAAAAAGATAAGACGGAAGATCTTTATACAAAAGTTTCTGATATTAATGAAAATATAAAACTTCTTTCAAAAACATCTATAGCACAAGCAGAAGCAATTAATAATGTTTCTACAGCCATAGCATCTCTTAAGTTTGGAGGAAATATAAATATGGGTGGTGGAGATGGAAGAACTAAAGTACAGAGTATTACTACTCCCCCTTATAGAGGATAAATTATTTAAACAATCATAATTATGGCTGGTATTACTGATGAAGAACTAGATAGGGAACTAGCAAGATGTGGATTTAACCCTAAGGATGATAATAGTGGGGCAGTTGTTTCTAGACATCATGCATTTTATTATGATAGACAAATAGATAAAGTTCTTACTCATATAACTCTTCATGCTAATTCTTATTTAGATGGAAAAGGGGAATGGCAAAAAATGGGTTCATCCTATTCTTTAGATGAAGAAGGTTATAATACAGTACCTCTTTATAAAGGAATTCTAAATGAAGATTTTATTGTTCAAGCTGGTAATTCCTGGACTGATTTTGGAGATGATCCTATAGGTGGTATGTGGAATAATCTAAAACCTTATGCTCCATATGCGAAAGAACTTACGAAAACAGCTGAATCAATGTTGAGAGATACAACTGGAGACAGTACTGTTGAAAAACTAGCAAAAAAAGTATTATCTGGTATAGCTACTGCAACTGGTACAGCATCTAAACTTCTTAATAGATCTCTTGTAACTCAGGGGTGTAGATTTTCTTACTATTCTGGAACTAGTACTAGTTTTGGAAATTTAGCTATGAAATTTACAGTACTTCCTGATTATTCTGGTGGAGTATTTAAAACGGTTTCAGAACAGCTTCAAGAGTTATATCCATATATAATGGGTAAATATACTCAAGGAGTTGTTGATGAAAATGGAACAGTACTAGGATCAAAAATTGAATCTAATAAAGAAGGCATTAATACTGGAATTACTGGAGAAGATGGAAAATTGCTTAATACATTTTTTAGTTGGCAAATGCCTCCTGCTGGATATGAGCCGGATCTTTTAAATATGGATACTATCTTAACTGGTACACTCAAGCTAAAATTTGGGGCTTTTTATGCACTAAATTCTCTTGTATGTACTAATGCTCAATTTAGTTTTTCAAAGCAAGTAGTAAAATATTGGGATGCATCAAAGAAAATGAATACTTTAAGTCCATTATACTGTGATGTTATTCTTAATTTCCAACCATCTACTAAATACTCTGATATATCACTTCAGAAATTTATTAGTGGACAGTCTACAAAAGATTTTATTACTGCTGCGAAAAATAATATGAGAGATGGTCTGAAAAGAGAAAAAGATAAAATAGATAACTTATTAAAATAATAATATGCCATTAAATACAGCAGAAAAACCGGGAAAAATAAAAACTCCTAATCCTCCATCATTAGGAAGTATGGTTAAATCATCTCCTTCTGCCCCAAGAATTGAAGTTCCACAACAAAAACATTATGGAGAAGGAATGAGTAGTGGAACTAAGGTTAGTGGATTTTACTATGATACTAATCGTGGTAATGATTTAATGTCAGTTTCTCTTCATTATAACTCTGTTCTTTATGATGATGGATCTTGGGGTGAATATCACGGTGCTAAAGACGATGATGGGTATTCTTATGAACCATTATGTAGAGCTATTATGACAGAGGATTATCAAGCTGCTATTTCTAATTCTTGGTCTGAATTTGGAGATGAGAAGATTAATGATATATTTAATCAATTTAAACCTTATGCACCGTATCTATCATTTTTCTCCAAAGAACTTGAAAAAATGAATAGTGCAGAGGAGGAAATGAAGACTGGATCAGAAGAGGATAGAATGGCTATATTTAGTACTATCGGACAAATATTTGATAAAACAACTGATGTTCTAGAGAAGTTATCAAAAGCAGGAACTGATTATTTAAATAGAGCTTTAGTAACTAAGACTGGAAGATTCTCTTACTATTCTGGAACTGGAGTTGGATTTGGTAATCTAACAATAAAATTTACTATATTTTCTGATTATGTAGATGGGAAATTCAAATCTGTATATGATCAGGTTATGAAATTATATCCATATTGTTTTGGAAAATTAGTTAAGTTTTTAAATGATAGTGGAGAGCCAGCAAGTAAAGATGATACTGAAGTAGCATTGATAAAAGAATTGGTTGATAGATATTTCGGTTGGCAGATTCCTCCTGGTGGATTTAAAGCTGAGTTGGATAATATAGATAAAGTACAGTTTGGAACTCTTAAGCTTAAATTTGGCTCACTTTATGCTATTGATAATCTTGTTTGTGAGAGTGCTACTTTCCAAATGTCTAAACAAATGATGAAGAGATGGGATACTGGATCTAAAGAAAATGATCTATGTCCTTTATCTTGTGATATTACAATGACTTTCAAACCAGCATCTAAATTTACTGATGTTAGACTTAAGAGATTAATAGGAGGAGATGCTACACAAAAAGAAAGACAAGCGATGGAGTTAATATTACAAGATAATATAAATAAAAAAATAGAAGAAAATAAAAAATTATTAGGAGGATAAAATGTATACTAAAAAAGATGAGATAATTAGCAATAAGGAAAATCTTTCAAACTATATAGATGGAATAGATGTATATAACTCTAGTATATTAGTATACTTAAATAATCCAATTATAGAAAGAGAATCTTATGAAATAACAGCATATGAATATAGACCAGATCTTATTGCAGAGGATTATTATGGTTCTACTTCATATGCTGGCCTCCTAATGTTACAGGCTGCTAGAGGGCTTGAAACTTATAAAAGAGGCGCAATTTTAAAATTAATTCCAAAAAGAGTATTAGATAACATATTAGGAAGTTTATGAAATATATTAATTCTTATAAGGTTTCTATTAATTTCACTCCATGGTTTGACTCCGGATATAAATTTGATAATATCCATATGTACGAAGAACTTGGTGGAAAGATAGCTAGTGGGGAAATTAGTATGTCACATGATGGTTCTGGGGAAGCTCTTAAATTAATTACAGATCAATATACTGGACAGATAACTTTGGAGAAGGAAGGTGGAAATATTTATACTATTGATGTTTTCATAATTAATAAAAAATATTTTAAAAACTTTTTAACTCTAAACTTTATCTGTATAAAAGATAAGAAATTTTATACAGAACTTATACAAGCTGAGTGGGATGATATTACTTCAGCTATTGAATCTTTATATCCAGGGAAAAAGGATATAAGATGTAAATGTGATATTAATAATAAACTTACAATTTTCCAAAACTCGGAAACAAATCAATCATTATGCTCTAAGTTATCATATGGATTTAAGAAAAAATCTATATTTGCTTATGGATGGGAAGGGTATTTAATGAAAGAGATTATAGGTATTGATCATGGAGGAAATCAAGAACCATATTATAGCATAGAGGGTTCTTCTGAATTCTTACAATTAGATTCTTATAATCTAAACTATAATCCTTTAATTTATTATACTCCAACTAATCCATGGGAACCAGTTAAAGGAGATGAGAATAATGGAGAGCAAGCAAATAACAGTACAGATGATTATACAGATCTTCAACCTAAAAATTCTAGAACTCTTCAGTTTTATGAAGATTATACAATAGTTGGAAAAGATTTTGAACAACTTATGCATAATTACTGGAGAAACTTAGGATATATGAATTCTGATTTCTTTACTGCATTTAGAATAAAAGATTTTGATATGCCTAAATATAAACTTGGTGATATCTTGAAGTATAAACGTGGTGAGCAAAAAACAGAATTACCATTTAAGTTATTCCTAGTTCGATCTAATGAATTATTTATGGCTATTGAAGATTCTAGTTCTGTAGGCCCTGATGGAGAGAGTTTTTCTTGGACTTCATTGTTATCAGGTGTAGAAGAGAAAGAAGAAATATTACCAATTGTAGATCCAACAAATTAAATAGAAAAATATGAAAGAAGCAGATTTATACTATACTGGAACAATTGTAGAAGTTTTAGATAAAGTATTGTATGAAATAAAGGTGGATATCCCAGGAATAAAATCGGGAGTTAAGGCATTTCCATTTAGAGGAGAAGTAGATGAGCCAAGAGTAGGTGATTTTGTATTTCTTAAGTGTCTTGATCCAGTATTTCAGAGTTATTACTTATATCAAAAAATAAAAGAAAATGATTATATAGGTTTTAGAAGTAATGGAAAAATGGTAGATATTACACCTGATTATATAAGGGTTGCTATTTTTGATCCAGGAACTGAGTATAATGATCCAAATAATAATCCTAGACCTGAACCAACCGATTGGGTGACTATAGATAAAGATGGAAACATGGATATTAATATGAGATCTAATGTAACTATCAATATAGGAAAAAATTGTGATGTTACTATAAATGGGAAAACAAATGTAGAATTAGTTGGATCTGCAGTAGTTAAAGGATCTGATATTACACTTAAAGGTCCTGGAACATTAACAGTAAAGGGTAAAGTAGTAGCGGGAGGACATACAGCTCTCGGACCTTTTGTATTATCACCTACTTTCTTAACTCCAGGATCTCCTATACCTACATCAGATACTATATTATTAGAGAGTTGATATATTATGAAAAATTTATTAAGTGCATTGTCTGCTAAAGCAGCTCAATCAATATCATTAAAGAAATATCAAGATTCTCTTCCTGAGTTTAAGGATGAATCTAATGAAATAAAAGATCCTGAAGCAAAAAAGAAATATAAAGAAACTCTAGATAATGCTAAGGAGGATATGAAGAAAAGAGGAGAGGAAATGTTGGATAAAGCTAATGAAAAACTTGGTCAGATGTATAATCAAATGATAGAAGATTTCAATGAGCTTGGACAAGATTTAGGTCATCTTTCAGTAGGAACAGCTCAATTTGCTGCGAGAATTGCAATGGTTCCTCCAGCATTGATTTCTGTAACTCCTATGGGTCCTGGCGTTTCTGCTCAATTAGCTCCTCCATTACTTCAACAACTTAAAGCTGAAGGAGATAATCTTAGTGCAGTTTATGATAGAGTTGATGCTAAGGTAAGTAAACTAGGATTAAAATCTCTTATGGGAACTATACCGGTCGTTGGATCTGTAATGAGTATTGTAGAAACTACACAAACAGTTGCTAAACCATTAATTGCACTAGTTGGAGCTAATGTTGGTGATATCATTGATGATCTTCCTATTCCTGAAATAGAAATACCAATACCTATTCCTGACTTAAGTGCAGCAAATTGTTCTGCTTTTTCTCCAAAAGATTTAGATCTTACGAATATATCAGCATCTAACTGTAGTAAATTTGTAGCTCTCAATGATGATGATCCTACAGTTAAATGTAATAATTGTAAAAATTATAAATCAAGATTATGAATTACCTACTTTCAACAGGTCAAATAACAAATCAAGTAGAATACTATATTATAGATCTTTTCAAACTCTACTTAAATATCTGGCCAAAGGATATTCCAGGAGCATCTAAGATTGGATTTAACTTTATTTTTACTAATACCAAGAAAAAGGATTTAGCATCTGAAATTACTGGTAGAGTAGAACAGTTAATAACAAAAATAAAAGAGAAATTTACAAAAACACTCGATATAAAAATTGTTTCACTCGACCTAATAGATGAAACAAAAGTAAAACTAGTAATAAGTGTTAATCAGGTAGAATCTGACGATATACTAGTTGATATAAATGAAACAACAGGATAATTATTATGAAATCATTACAAGATTATATAGATATTTATAGAGGAATAGCTAATAAACTTAATATTACCGGAGATTCTGTAGAGATTTTGTCTCAGATGTTAGCTAATGCATCTTTTATTAGTGAAGTAGAAAACATAGCCTATACACAAGAAGCATCTCTTGAGAAATCTACACTTATCAATTCAAAGATTCAACACTGTGTGGATGATATGTATTCGGTATTTCGTGGTAGTTGTCCTCGCGTAATTCTTAATATAAAACCTACTAAGTATTTAAGCTTTAATATTTATGATGAAATTATAAGTTCTAATAGTTTTAAGGCTTACTATTTAGGGTATTATGATAAAAACTATACACGGCCGGAAGGTTATGGAGATGATAAAGACATAGCTGGAGATGAAGGTTTTGTATATTCTCCAATTACAATGTCTCCGGCCGTAAATGATACTGATACTTATACTATTATATGTCTAATTGCAAAAGAAACAATTTCTAGGAAGTGGATCTTAAATCAAAACAATACTTACTATGTTAATTGCTTAGAAAACGACCTATCTGATGATTTTTGGGTTAAAGTTAATGATAATTTTTTCCCAACAACTAGATTATTCTCAGGACATATTTTAGATGGTAGTATTTTTGATCTTACTCTCCCTGGATTTGGTTCTAGACTTTATGTAGCAGATATTTTTAGAACAGTAATGGAAAGAGAAGAAACACAGACTCCAGCAAATACAACAATAGAAGCTCTTTATTATAAATTCTCAACACTCTCGGGATATAATACTTCAGAACTAAAGAAGCTTAATATTCGTGGAGCTGAGATGGTAGAATTTGATCCTTCTTGGTTGAGTGGACGAAATTATGAGATCTTAGAAACTGGTCTTGCTAGTATGTCTGAAGTTGATAGAGATAACTTAATTACTATTCATTACAAAGCTAATCGTGATAGATATGTAAATTCAATTTTACGTAGTAATTCTGATATCGGTACTGTACTTGAAGAAACTTATCCAAATAAAATTATTTCAGGTGGAACAACTTATAGATTTAGTAGTTCAGCACAAAGTAATTCTATCACTATCTACTATGTTCCATACTCTAATTCTACAATCCTAACAGAAGATGAAAAAACTAATTTCATTGAAACTAAAGGAGCTTACTATATAACTGATAAAATTACTATAGAAAGAGGATCTCAATATACAGCTATCTTTAACTTAGATGTAGAGATATATCAGAATAGTAGTATAGATTCAGAAGTTGGTGATATCTTGGATAATTATAGTAATAAGTTCAATATTAAATTTCCAGAGTTAACAGAAGAAATAAAATCTCTTATAAGTAAAATATCTAATGTAAAGAGAATAATTGACATGGAAATAACTTATACTAACGAAGATGGTTCTGTAGTTTCTCCTGAGATTGTATATGGAGAAGAGAATGTTGTATACTTCTCAATTAACTACATTATTAATTCAGTTATAGAATCATGAAAATATATATACCTAAACACTTAAGAAATATAGAAATCATAGATCAGCTTTATAGAATGATTGAGGATTACGAGGAACAATATTCTTCGGTAGTTTCAACTCAACAAGGTTCATTCGATGATTACTATATTTATTCTGGAAGTGATCCGGTGAAGAATTTCTTGAGATTATGTATTCCAAAATCAAGTCTCCCAGATAACCAAGATTACGAAGAAGTTATAAACTATCTTAGTAAATTATTTTACAGTGTAAAGGGAACTATTCAAGTATTTAATTATATGATACAATATCTTCCCTTAGATTTTGATGGAAAGATTATATATGACTCAGGAGAAATAACAGTAAACTTTGAGAACTTAAGTGTAGAAAATGAAAGCTTATTTTACGAACTTCTTAAGAAATTTTTAGATGCACTTATATACTATACCAGACTAAATACTAATATAGGTTCTGGAAGTATAGATCTAACAATTCAAAGTAAGTTCCAGAATTATATTGGAGCAAACTTAAGAAGCTATAACAAAATGACAGTAACGCCCTATGAAATTGATTATTAATAATAACAATTTTACGGATATCGGAACAGTAGTGTTTTACAGTCAAGATGACCTAGATAACCGTGAATACAGTAAAGTCCAGTACAGATCTAACAGTTCTTTACTTTACAATAGAGACTTTAGTGAGTATGACTTTTCGTATAATATCACTAAAGATAAATTTAATGATAAGTTTTTAGTAAATTATCTAGGAGAAAAAACCTTGAAAGAAATCGGAGAGACATCAAATTCCCTAGAAAAAATAGAATCAATAATATTCCCAACATCCTCTAGAGAAAATTTAACAGAGGAAAATGATAGATATTTCGGAACTACTATAATATCCAATCAGGTATTCGCGCTTTTTAAGGCCGCCGCTGGAATTAAACGTCTGGAGTTATACGAGGGGATAATCGACAAGAATAATAACAATTCTAAAGGTAGTGACTTTATAGATACTGATTCAATGGCCGCCGCTGGAATTAAACCTACTTCTACTCCTAACTTTATATTGATTTTAGGAGAACCAGACGAAACTACAAGCGGCGAGGATTTAGTAAGCGAGAAAGAACTCCTCGATGAAGTTACTGGAGAGAAGATGATTTGGATGCTAATTTCTAATAACTCCGAGGTGGAAAGTGTAAATCTATCTTATAAATCATGGGTAGATAGTACGAATCCTAACAGAAATATGAATAAATATCTTCTTAGAAACGATGAATATTGGTCTACGATAGATTCAGTTGGGATAATAGAAACTGTTGAGGATGTTCCAGAAGTTTTAATTGATGCAAATTCTAGTACTCTCTTAGGAAATGAGAAAATAGAAGATAGTAGATTATTAATTCTAGGTAATAAACGAGGATTAATTGAAATGTATAAAGGCGCCGAAGATTACCCCAAGTATTTTCCTTTTACTACATACAAGATTGGAGATAAGGTAATTCTAGGTGGAAAAGTTTGGGAATCAGTATCAGATAACAACTTTAATAATAATCCGGCGCTTTCATCTAAATGGATTCTTTCAGAGTTTCTAAATATAAATAAACCAATTAGAGTGGTTGTATCAGTAACTCCAGAGATTGGAGGAACTTGTAACCCTATCGGAATAATATCTATCCCTTCTGTCAAAACTCCTATTGATTTTAAGATATACCCTAATCCTGGATATGTTTTGAATGAAGATGTACCGTGTTTACTTGATGTGAAAGATTTAATTCCATTTCCACCAAGTAATAACTTTAATTATAATATTCCAAATAACCTAATAACAGTAACTAATTGGGAAGAAGTTCTAAAAACAAATCACCTAATTTTCAATCTAAAATATACAGGTTCTTATATAATTCTGAAAGCTAAAATATCAGGAGAAAGTGATGTATACGATTATGGTGAATGGAAAAGAAAATTTGGAGAAAATAATTTTATAGTATCTGAATTAATTATAGGTGATGAAACTAAATATGATCCCTTTATACAAGAGGATGGTAAAATAGATGTCCTAATTAATCAGAGAGCAGAAATTAGAATACCAGAACTTTCAGGGTATATTATTTCAAGAGTCTTAGCAAAATATGAAAATGGAGATCCAGATGCGCCAGAAATATATTATCCGGAACAAATCAATACTACTAACAGTATTGTAATTCCCGAAGTTAATTTCTCGGCAGCTACTCTTACATTAGAACTTAGCAGTAAACGAGTAACTATTAGTATTATAGAGTTCTCTGGGTTTGAAGTATCTAATAATTCATTAAAGATAAATTCTGGAGGTAACGCTGTATTTAAGTTTATTTCTGAAGATTATCCAAATAGTAACTTAGAAAAAGTTATTATAGAAGACTCTCAAGGAAATTCATTAACTATTAATAAGTTTACAGCAAACGGAAGTATTCAAAGTTTCGGTACGTCTCAAGTATCACTTAGGGCTGCAAATATAAATACTCCAGAAGAAGGAGAGTATACCTTGAAGTTAATGAATATATATTATAATACAACTATAAAACTTATAAAGAGATAATATGATACTAAATAATACGCACGTTCAAGGAATGTTTTTGTATTCAGAAGAAACTGAATATGAGAAAGGGGATTTTGTTGTCTATGGAAATACTATCTATATTTGTACAGCTAAAAATCCAACTAATAAAACAAATAATACTGTTTCTGGTGTTATTCCTGAAGAAAGTTCAGATAATTACTCACCATATTTAGGAGATAAATTAAATAATATAGAAGAGTATTTTAATTATATAAATCATTCTGAAGAAGAGCAAGGAAAGGAAGATAAATTAATTACTGCACATCTTTTATCTCAAATTTTATCTACATATATGATAGGATTTGATGAAAAGGGTATAATTTCTGAATACGTCTATCTTAATTCAGGGAACGATTCATTATCCATTTCATCTGAGTTATCTGATTTTTTAAATGGAACTGGAATTGATTCTAAAAACGTCTTGTCAATGATCTTAATCTCTCCGGAAATTAATAATGCTGTATTTAAGATATCGAGAAATCTTCCGGAAATAAGTGAAGTTATATTTAATGATGCTTCTAGTATTTATCCAGAAGATGCTAATTATGTAATTCTACGACAATATACTTATACTAATGAACCTAATTCAGATTCTATTTACAGACTTCAGGAATTAATAGATCCTATGGGTTCAGTTGTTAGGTATAGGTACGGAAAAGGTTATAATAACGGAGATCAGAATACTTTTGATAGTGTTACTTCTTGGTTGCCTAGTAGTATTGATAAAGAATGGATGGAGAATATAAAAAAACTTGAAAAACTTTACTTGGATAAAATCGAAGAATTAAATAACTTAGAAAAATCATTAGTAAATAATTTCCGTTTTAAAGAATATCCAATTCCAGAAACAGCTAATGTAATAGAATTTCAATGTACTGATAATACAAAAGATAATTACCTTCCTGTATCTGGATTTGATAAGGAGTCATTTATTCTTACAGTAATTACACAGGAGAATAATATAAATACAACGATTTCCATAGATCTTCTTGACGCTTATATGAGTCATGATGCAATTTCTAGTTATTATTTAACAGATAGTAGTGCTCTTGTTATAGTTCCTGGAAAGACAGAAGGAAATAAAGGAGAAATTGTTAGGCTTTATGTAACTAGTGGAAACATAGTGAATATATTTTATAGAGATAAGTACAAGAAATGAAAAAGATAGAATTAATAACCACTACTTCCGATAATATTTCTATATCACAAGTAACAGGTCAAGAAGATGAGAAAGAATATTACTTAACTGGAAATAATCGAGCATTAGTATGTAATGATTCAAATTACAGAATGACTAGAATATCTGAGCTAAGTAATAAATTAAAACTCAGAGATTGGAATGTAACTAATCGGAGGTTTGTTATCCCAGGTGAAGATGGCTCAGAAGGGAATTTACGAGTATGTATTGATGATTATTCTAAAGGTTCTGGAATAATAAATGAGGTTGATGAAAATACGAAAAGTATTGAAATTGATAAATATGAATTAACTGAAAAAGAAAAATCTCAATTTAATTCATATCTAGATTACCTCAAGAATAATAAAAATAATTACTTAAAAGAAATATATAACTTATATAATAGTATGAATAATAACGAAATTTATTTGTATAGTACTTCAAAAAATGTGGTTGATATTCTAAACAATTCTATTACTATCGATGTTATACCATTCAATTCTGATATCTATACCAATACAGTAGATTTAACAGAACTAATGAATTACTCTGTTAGTCCTGGAGTTTCTACTAAAATTGATCTTGGTATTCAATATTCTAAGTATGAAACTAGATATGTTGAAGATCCTGAAGACAAAGAAAAATTAATCTTAGTAGGTAACGAAAAACTATACTCTAAAGAAACAACATTCTCCGGACCTAGATATAATAAACAAGGAGAATTAATTTCCAAAGATTATATAGAAGAAATTGGATCAGATATTGTAATTGAATGTGTTAATAATATTATTAGAGTTGTATCTAAATCAACTGACATAGATGAATGTATTATTAGTAATTGTACAATAACTTATGGAAAATTATAATACAGGATATAGTACTTACGTTATTGGAAATTCTAGTAATATATCCAATAGCTTAGAAGTAATACTATATAATAAAAATGATAATTGGGATCCTAAGTTACCAAAAATATCTCTCTATAATATCGAACAAGTTTACTCAGGACTACTTACTTCCTCTGGCGGTAATTATATCAGATTAAATCGAACTACCCCAGAGGAACCCTTTAAATATGAAAATAATCTTCCTTCTGGATTTACTGTAATAATTTATATGAGTGTAATAGATAACACTCCTATTGGTTATACAGAGTTTCTAAATTCTCAGGGAAAAGGTAGTAATATAAATATTTATATATCTTTAGACTCTAGTATATCTAGCCAAATCCAGATAAATCTTAGTAATTCCTTAGATCAACTAAAGAATAACTCAACAACTGGGAAAAACTTCTTAGATAATGTAAATTTGTATAACTACTCTGGAGCACAAACTATAAAGCAAGACCTAGGAGCTGATAATTATCCAAGATATACTTCTCACGTATACCATATTCAAGATAATGAACAAATAAATCTCCTCTTAGATTATGGTATTGGGAATAGTACTGGTTTTCATAAAATTAATTTGAATCATGATGTTAATATAGATCCATACTCACATAATTATGAAAATCATCAAATTGGATTTTATGGAAAGGATATTGTATTATATTCTTGGACAGGTAATAAGTATTCTATCAAATCTTTAGTGAAAAAAACAAGATTTGGTAATCCTGAGGTATATACAACTTCATCGGGGGCAGACTATTCTATTTTCGAGGATATGAGAAGTAATCAAGAAATATTCTATTTTTCAGGAAGATTTATAATTACTATTGGAACTAATTATCCTAGTACTCTTGAATTATATGATATAGAGAAAAGTCAGTGGATTTCAACAGACTATCAAAACTTTTTCTTAGATACTCTTGATCCTAGAAGTAGAATTATATCTACTCCTGGAAATATCTCTAATAAAAGTATTACTAATTACATTCCAAGTATTAATAGTACTTTTCTAAATTTAACTGATTATACTAAATATACGAACATTAATATTATCAAAAAAGTTGGAGATTGGTATGTTTTTAAAAATAAACAATCCTCACAAAAAGATTTTCATATTTATAGTTGTATTGATAGATTAGTATATACAGTAAATACAGATGAAAGTCCAATACTGATTAATAACAGTCTCTTAATGATTCATACAGTAGATGAAGATCTGGGGTTAGATTATTATACTATCTATTATGAACCAGGGATTAGTTATTATACAGAAAAAGCTAGGGCAACATCAAGAAATTCAGAATTAGAATATTCAGAAGAACTCGGGATATTAGTTAGTAAGGATGAAGAGTTTGAAAAGTATAAGGGGTATTATAATGAGGGAAAAATATTGGTAATTCATCGAAATAATCCAACAGGTATATTTGGAACTATTCTTACGGGATTTAGAAGAAGCTATTTCAAAGCATCTCTTAAAACAGAAGTACCGAAAATTATAGCATCTATCTCTGGACTACTTTATTATATCGATGAAGATGGGTATTTAAATTATATATAAAATTATGAGAGTTATTTTTGAAAAAGAATTCTTAGAGAGTATAAGGAGGATAGATAACACACTAAAAATAACCAAATATGTAATAGGAACAATTTATAATTCATATACAGTTGGAGAAGAATTCATGGAGAAATTATTTTCAGGATCTTATCTGTATAATGATGTTAGAAAAACCTCAGAATATCCTCTAAATTCAATCTGGGATAGTAATAAAAAACTCTTAAAGATTAATATTGATATCCCAGAAGAAGAAAAAGCTGCCTTAGTTGAACCTAGCTCAGAGTATTGTTTTATTTATTGTTATGGTATATATCCAGATCGATCGGAAAGAATAGCATTTATAATAACTGAGCTAGAGGCTGCTGAAAGAAAAATAATTAAGTTCAATAGATTAGATTTAAATATATCATCTAATCTTTTTGAATTATCTTTTCCAGAATATACAGAAGCAAACATTGAAACAATAGCTGATAGTGATACTGTATTTTTGGAAGGTATAGGAATTGATTATGGAGTTAATATCTTTACCTCACTGGAAGAAAAAATAGTAACAAAAAAATCTTACTATAAGTATATAAGAAACAAGAAAACAAGTGGATATGGTAGTTCGTTCTTATACAATAATATATCTGGTGAGAAAATATATAATAACTCTGTGATTAGACAAATTACATCTATTCTATCGTTTTCAGCATTAGAAGATACTAGTAGTCTTAAAAAATCTGGAGGGTATATAAATCTATTAGGAACATTAGAATGTGATATGTATAGATTGATAAATGATTATAATATTTCAAAAATAAAGGAAAAGGTTAAAATAGATATAACATCTCTGCCTGTAATTGAAATCTTGGTGAAAGAAAGTAATGGACTAGAATTTAGAGTAGATCAACTAAATAAAAGATTAATATATTCTGCTAATACTACTGGAAAAGAGTTAAATTTAGTGATAGTCTTAAAAATTACTAATCTAGATCCAATAACAAAAAAGACGAGTACTATAGAATCAGGAGAGATTAGGTTAACTCAATTTGCAATATAATAAATCATGAAACTATCTTTAAAAGAATTCGTTGAGGCTATAACAGAGATAGATAAAAACATAGGATTTTCGAAGTTCGTGAAGTATATTTTTATCTTCTGTTTAGTCTTAGCTATATTTAATTACAAAGCTATAATAAAGGATACTATAGAAATATATTCTGAAATTTCTGATAAGATACACTCCGAAAAAATGGAACTTAGGGATCAGTTATTAGCAGAATTAAGACCTCTCCTTACAGAATTTAGAAGTAATTCTAGAGCTGATAGAATATTATACTTCGAATATCATAATTCTAAAGAAAATCTAGTATCTATTCCCTTCAAATACGTAGAACTTCTCCAACAAGATAATGGTTTTGCTGTACCTTCCATAGATCCAGAACAGTATAAAAGTATAAATACTGGATTGATTACTAGTATCTATGAAGATATTAAGTTTGGAGAAATTGTATACTGTGATGGTCCAAGGGATAGCGTATTTATGGAAAAATACCATGGAATATATGAATTAGTAAATAGTAGAGATGGTTCTAAAAGACAAATATTTATTAGTATTCCTGGAATTAATCAACCTATTGGATTAATTATTCTGGAATGGATAAATGAATCTAATATAGAGTTGAATGTAGAAGAAATTAAGAAAACTGCTACTTATAATTATATACCACGAATAAATGCCTTAATTCTATCAAAGTCGCCCGATAGAAATAAGTGGTTATAATTATGAATAAAATAAATAACAATAATTTTTATAAAACAAAAACTTATGAACGAAGAAGTTAAAATTTATGAAGATGCTGCTTGGGGTAAGTATGGAAAAGATATTATTCCTAGTAGATTTTATCAGGTCTATAAAATTGAAGGTCCTTGGTTAGGAGATGATGAAAGTACTTGGTATGAATTCGATAGTGAAGATAAAAGTGCTACAGTTTTAGAACCTGTATATCCTAATTACGAAGTCAATAAATATGGTTTGACTGGTGATAAAGAAGTGGTTAAAGTTACTATTACTCCTAGCGAAAAACTTAAATCACAATATCCAGATGCTTTAGTAAGTATTGATGGTAAATTCTATGATCTAGGTATTCTTAATAATCCTGTTGAATTCTATATGGATAAAGATCATAAAATTTCTATTATTTGGTCTACTGCAGAATTAGTTGAATCTTTCCGAATTATCAAAATTAAATAACAGAAATTCTCTTCTGAAAGCTTCAAAACCTAAATTATGAGAATAGACTTAGAAAAATTATAAAACTAAGTCTATTCTTTTATTATTTTATTCAATTATAAATAAATAATTATGAGTAGTTTAAATTCTTTTCAAATACAAATTTCCAGAAGCAAATACATAGAACGAGATAGAAGTATAGCAAGATTAAGATTAAATCAACATGAATTCTTAATCGGAGAGCCTGTTATGGTTAGATATTATTCTAATCCTGAACAAACAGAAACAGATACTATATTCGCTCTAGGTATTAAGAATGGAATAGGAGAAGACTGTTATCAAGTTGTTACACTTGGCGGATTAGATTTAGTTCGAGATGTAGTAACTGAACTTCCAGATGTATCTCTTCTTGTACATGGAGAATTATATCTTTACAAGGATGAAGATGGAATTTGGAATTATGTATACGAAACTGGTGGGGTTAGACAAATAGAACCTATAACTGGTGGTCCTTTCATTTTTAGTAATATAGAAGATAAGTATAGATGGTTTTATCGTGATGGAGTATTAAAACGTGAAGATGATTTTTATACTAAGTCCGAAATTAATGAAATGATTTCTGGTTGGGATGTTAGTATTCAAGATGCTCTTAAAAGTCTAGAAGAAATTAAGGAGTTAACTTATAAAAATCATTCAGCTACATTCCCATTAAGAGTTAGTTTTTATGATTCTAACAGACAAGATGATGGCACTACTCCTCTATATCAAACTGGAATTAGAACCGCTGTTAACTTCTTAATCAGAGTAACAATCCCTGATATAGATATAAAAACAGGTGAAGCAGATACATATGAAGTTACTAATGATTGTATTTTAGAATTAAATGGTACACAAATAACTCTCCCTAAAAGTAATAGATATACAGTCTTAGGTCTTACAAATACAACAGAATATAGATTATCTGTTAAATATACGGATCCAGATACAGGAATTATAAGAACTGCAACTTCATATTATACAGTTAAGTTTGGTTACAATTTCTACTATGGACAAATTCCTGAAAGTGGGTGGAATATAACAGAAGCTGCTTTAAATTCTCTTGAAAACACTGTAGTTGGAAATGAGAAATCAATTGTTACTTTCCAAGGAGATCTTAACTCACAGAAAATAGCTTTTGCATATCCAAAACTGTACGGAAATCTTATGAGTATTTATGATACAACTTCTGGAATGAATCATATAACTGATTATTCAATAGAGTCTTGTAAAGTAAATGATATTGATTACAATGTTTATGTAAAAGATGTTGCATTAAATTATAATAATTTTCAACAAGTTTTTTCATTCTCATTACCAACATTCTTCGAAGGAATATCTACAGAAAATTCTAGTGTAAATGCAACTGACTTAGAAAATCTGAGACAGGAGATTTTAGGTGGAGCTAGCATAAATTATAATACTCTTGGAAAACTTGAACAAATTATTAAAGGATTATCAATACGTGAAGGCTTTATTGGTGGTCCTGGAATTAATTTAGTACAACTTGAAGATGGTAGTACAGAAATTAGAGTCAATGTTGATAATTCTAGTATTGTAACTGATTCTAATATGTCTATAGCTGCTAAGAATATAAGCGGTGGAAAATATTAATAAATAAAATAAATTATGGCAAATAAAATAGGTTCAAATTTTTTATTACCCGCTAAAGTATTCCTAGATAAAAGACAAGGTATAGTTAGTGGAATAGGAGAATTAGGAACATGGGATTATGATAAATACCCTATTCCTGATGGATTTGAAGTATTTGTAGATGGAAAATGGTATACTTACTATAAGGATATAGAAAAAGATTCAATTACAGGCTTTTTCAGAATTCGAGGTGGTATTAATGTACTTCAAACCACAGGTTCATCTGAGGATGATGTTATGTCTCAGAATGCTGTAACTAATGCATTAAACGGATTAAATGAGAGAATTCAAGATATTATACACAGTCTTGGAACAGTTCTAGAGATACGATTACTTCCAGATTATACAATTTTGGGTAATCCAACAGTAGATGGAGGGCTTTATGAAAATGGAACTAGAATACAACCCTCTTTTGCTTGGGAAGTTTGGTATAATGGAATGAAATTAAAAAGAAAAGATGTTAGTGTAAGTATATATATAAACGGAAGTTTTTATTCTGGAGGAATGAATAATCCTAGCGAAGATGAAGATGAGTATACTTGGGTATGGATTTATAATCAAAATATTTCAAGAGATACTGTAATTACTCTATCTGTTTTATACGGTAATGGTAGTTCATCAGACTCTATTGGATCTGTTAGTATCTCTAAAAACATTACCTATGAATTTATTAATTCTAGAATTTGGGGTAAATCTAAAACAAACGATATTAGTAAGATTGTAATTGACGGAAAAACTTACGGAAATAGAAGTCTATCTAAAGAACGTTCAATTGTTTTAAATAATGTAGATTGTAGCGTAGATGATGAAGGTAATGATTATACTTCAGGATTATACATATATTACATGATTCCTACTGAAATTTATGGAGAAGTTAATGAAAGTGAAGATCCTATAAGACTTTTAACAGGAAATATGGAAAATAATGCTTTCTCTTGTAAATTTGGTGAAGAAGATTATTCTGTAATAGTATTTGATTATCCTCAAACAGGAGTTTTAAATATAGAATTTAAATAATATGGAAAAAAATAAAAAAGGTATAAATGTTTCAGCTCCTATAGTTCCTTATACTGATCAAGATACATACCCTACCCATGAAGCAATTTATGGAAAAGGTGGTTGGAAAAGTGTTAGAACAATAGAAGATCTTAAAGCTATTCCAAAAGAAAGACTTGAAGATGGCTGTATAGTAAGAGTTGTGGAATCAAGTAGCTCTTCAGGATCTGCAGTTGAATTTTATTACGATAGTAGTATAAAAGATGGAGCTTCAATACCTAGTTCTATCACTGATCCAATTGAGAGAGAAGTTTATCCATATAAGTTCAGAAAATGGGCTCCTGGATATCTTCCTACAAAATTGAGTGATCTTGAGAACGATATGGCTTTTATTGCAGAAGTTCATAATACTGAAGAAAATGGAGATTACGTATATTTAGATCCAAATAATGCAGATGATAAGAATGCTATTGAAAAAATTCTAGTAGGTAGAGCTAGAGGTATTTATCAAGAATTAGCATTAGCATTTTTAAATAAGAATTCATCTACTACAGTTAAAGTAGATACTAATGAAGATGGCGTAGTAGATGGAAATGATAATAGTATTCCAATTCATGGTTTAGTTACAGTAGATGATACTGGGAAAATACCAAATGATCTTCTGGAATATCCCGGAAAATATGTAGAATCTCTTGTAGCAATATTTCCTGATGATTTTTGTTATGATCCTCTCGATCCAGCTTCTTGGTGGGATACTGATGACAAAGGAGTACTTGTAAAAGTTGCACCAGGAGGACCAAAACCAGCAGATTATCCAAATTCAGATCAATCTGAAGCTTTAGGTTGGGATCATCCAGAAGTAACTGAAAAGGATCAAAAATATTATATCTCTGAATATTACAAAAGCAGTGGAAATAGTAATAGTATAGTAGATAATGCTTATCGAAATAAAGTAGCTGTTGTAACTTCTAGTGATCCTAACGATTTTTCTTGGACAGCATCAGATCCAATCTGGAATGATATTATTTATGTAGATGAATTTAGAAGAACTGCATTTATTGTTAAAAATGATGGTATTATTGTAGAAAAAAGTATTGGACGTGATTTAATTCGAACTATAGAAGAATTAATGAGACCAGCTACGATTCTAGAAGTACCTACAGAATGGAATAACTGGGGAATATCTGCAAAAGTAGCTTATCAAATTCTTCTTGAAATCGATAAAATAGTTGCTTGGGGAGAAGATATATCCGATGAGAGAAATCAGAGAAAAGAGGCTGATGCTGCAATAAATGCTAGAATTGATGATCTTTGGGATAAACTTAATGCTCATATTCAAGACAAAAATAATCCTCATAATGTAACTCGTGAACAACTTGGTGTTGGAGAAAGTGATGAAGTTACGTTCTCTAAAGTTACAGCTAATGGATTCTTTATGTCTGTCGGATCTGCTGGAAAAATGGCCTCGAAAGAAGTAATGATGAGTGATCTACCTGCTGAAGAAGAAACTCACGAGGAAGAAGTTATTAGTGCCGTTAGCGAAAAAACATCCTCGGCACAACTATTAACTCCTCGTGTAAAAATATCCAGCAGTAATAATCCATCACTTAGAGTAGGCCCGAGTGATGGATCTTATGAATGGCAGGAAGAACTTAAAAATGAAAAAGAAGAACGTGAAGCCGCTGATGCTGAATTAAATAAGAGAATTGATGAAGTAGAAGCAGCTATGAACGCTCACATTGCTAGAAGAGATAATCCTCACGAAACTAATCGAGGACATCTTAAGATTGATACTACTGATGCTGTTGTATTTAGTAAAGTTAATGCTCCTAACGGTTTCTTCCAAGCTAATGGAACTCCAGCAGTATTTAAAGTAGCAACTCTCGATCCAAAAGAAGAAAAACTTAATGAACTTGAGTCTAAGATAAAAGAACTTGAGGCTGAAATTGCAAAACTTAGAAAGGTATGATTTCAAAATTAATAAAAAACGGAGAAGATATATTTCTGCAAACAACAACTAATGCAGTAATTGATTCTAGTAATAAAACTCTAACTACTATCATTCAAGACCTAGAGAATAATATTTCAGCACTTGAAGCAGAAAATGAAAAACTCAAGGAGACGATAGAGACATTAGAGAAAACACTTACTGATAAAATAACTGAACTAGGAACTAATCTAACTACAAAAATAGAAGAGGTAAATACTAACCTAACTACTGAAATAGGTAAGATTAATACTAGTATCACACAGATTAATGGTAAGATTACAACTCTTGAAAATAATGGAACTGACTACGAAGAAAGATTACAGATGCTTGAAAAGAAAACTCAGAGATTGGGTGAATCTGGAAACTTTAATCAACAAGTTAGCGCTCCAGGATTTTTCGAAAGATAATATAGTGGGGAAGAACGATTATAAGTTCTTCCCTTTATTTTCCTTATATATGTTATGAAAGAAATTTATATAAACTCGCCATATTCGATTTGGAACGAACAAGAAATAATAATTCCCATAAAATTTCCATTCAGATCTAAAAAACATATGATGGATACTATAGGATCTCATTGGGAGGATCCAGAAAAAGTACTTAATATTCTAGATAACAGAATTAAAAAGGGAATACTCTTCGATATGGTCTTAAAAGTTAGTAATCGAGGAGGACAATATAAGAGATTTGGAATTAAACAATTTAGGTACTGGATATCTTTTCGACCATATATATTAAAACTTGAGGAACTTAGACTTCATGAGAAAAAGATTAAGAAAGGTAAGTATATCAAGTACCTAATTCCTAATCCTAAACAAATTTCACCATATAAGATGGATCGAAAGACTTTCTTGGAAGATTACAAATATATGAATAAATATTATGATTCTGTTTTATTTAAGTATTCTCTTCACTATGTCTTATATAACTTAAAAGCCTTATAAGTGTATTATAAACTTAAAAGAAAACAGATATGGAAAAAGAAGAAATTTGTTTACGTCTCATGGAATTAATGAGGGTAGAGACAATAAATCACAACTTGTTTTTAGCTAAGCAAGGAGATTATGAAGAAAAATCGGGGAAAATTAAAAGAGAATATTTCTTCGAGAAATACAAAGAGTACAAAAATGGAACTTTCAATTCATTAGAGAAAACGAGGAATGACTTCAAAAAGGAGTATTTTGATAGGATAGAGGAAGTAAGAAAAAAGTACAGTGAAGATTGCATAAATTTTCAAAGAAATCACGAGATGCTTATTTGGAAAATTAAAGATCTGTTACACACTGCAAGATTTAAATGTCCTGATGAAAATGTTATAAAGGATGTTGAAAATTTCTTAAAAACCTGTGAATTACTTAGAAAAGTAGCAGAAGAAATCAGCCTTGATCAAATTGATAGTGAAATGAAAATGGAAAAACTTAGGGAGCTTTTATAAGCTTCCTTTTTTATTCTCCTCAAAGCCTTATTAATGATAGTTTTGTTTAAATCAAAAAATTCCCTGGTCTGTGAAGATCGGGGTTTTTGTTTCATTCCTTGAAAGCCTTATATATGTAAAAAGAATTTAAAAGAATATGGAAAAAGAAAACAAAAAGAAAGAGAAAAATTATTGGAAATTAGCATTTATAGGAATAGGTCTAACATGTGCGGTTGTCAGTATAATTAATTCACATAGAACCCAAAAAAAGTTAGACATTGTCCGTGGAGAAAATCAAAATCTCCAAACAACAAATAAATCCCTTCTGAGACAAATTCAAAATTTAGCCTATCAGAATGGGAAATTGACACAAAAAAGAACTTAAAAATAAGAATATGGAAGAAAGTGTTAAAAAAGAACAACGTCAGTATTGGGCGGTTAATAGAACTTTTCACAGTTCTATGTTCGAAGAAGTATTTAAAGTAGGAGGGAAAGTAATATTTTATACTATCTCTCTTGAAGAACTAAAAGAAATTAGTGAAAATACTCCAATTAACGTGAGATTTTTAGGGAATGGAGTCCCTTATAAGAACGCATTAGATAAAGTTGGAGTTAAGTACAAAACAATAACAGATGATGTAGTGTTATCTCCTAGTCGTAAGGATGTACTTTACACTATTATTGGTAACACAACTGTTAAAGAAGATCAAACGGAATTTCCTGACTATACGATCATAGAAGTATATGTTTGTGAAATATGCCGTTAATTAAAGTAAAACAATAAAAATAAAAAAAAAATGGAAAGACTAGAAAAAAATGCTTACCAGGAAAAATTGGTAAGAGGTCTGTTAAATTCACTTAGAGAAAATAAAACTATCTCAGACGTACATGTAAAAAACTTAATTAGCGAAGTTCATAGTGAAATTGGAAGAAGCTTGGATAAAGCTTTAATCAAGAGAAAAGCTGATGAGTTGTTATTCACATGGATGAACAGTGAATTAAATATAGTGAAGAAAGAAATGAAAGGAAAAAGAACTCCACTTGTTATTAAGCTGAAAAATGAAGAAGCTATGAATGACGAGGAGTTTGAAATCTTCACTGAAAAAATACTTGAAAAGGTATTAGTAAAAGAATCGGGAAGAGTAAGAAAAGAGCCGGAAATAAAAGAAGAACCGGAAGAAATAACTACTCCCTCGAAGAAAAGGAATAAAGAAGAAAGAATTAGAATAAACACCTTAGACAATATCATGGAAGCGCTAAGTTATTCTATTACATATAACAGAGGTGACGGAGTAACTGGAAATAATGTTGCCAAGGTATTAGGTGTGAAAAGAATAAATCAAATCCAAATAAAAACTTGGGTAAATGGTTTATCAAAACATTCAGTAACGCTAAATGTATATTATGACAGAAGAAATGATAAGTTGGTATTCAGAGAAGCGGAAAAAGACTTATCTATCTGTTGTGAATTATACAGAAAGATTACAGGAAAAGAACCAAAAAGAGAATATTTAAAACTCTTAAGTGGTAAAGAAAAACCGAAAGTATTAGTAAGTAAGACTAGTTCTGCAATAGTAATGAAGGAATCAGTCATTGATAAGAAAATGATTAAAGAAGATTCCTATGAAGATTTATATTATTACGCTGCAGGAATAATTGTTGAACATAGCTATAAAGCGGTAGATATTGATTCATTGTGTACTAATTTGAGAAAATTAGGATATGATGTATCAAAAACTGAACTTCAAGGAATCCTAAGAAAAAGAGCTGAATTTTCTGTAGTAAGATATGGAGCAGCAGTAGGATTAAATGAAGGAGGATGGAAAACTTGGGATGAAATCAAAGAAAAATTCAATCCCAAGAATAACATAAAATGGGTAGATTGTAGACTATCACTAACTCTGGAAGAAATAAAAAATATCTTTCCAGAAACTGAAACATTGTCTATGATAACCGAAAGAGATGGATTTTATAGAATATATTATAATGGATCGCTCACTGAATTAACGAAGTGGATCCAATTAGCGACAATATCCATCGGAGCAGAAAACTTAAGCAGTTATATATTTGATCAAGATTTAGTTAAGAGAATCAAGACAAGAATAAATCTGCTTAATGAATTTATGCTGAAAGAGGAATTAGGATGTAAATTAGAAACATTATAATCCCACTAATAATTGATGAAAACCGAAAGTCTGTGAAGATGAGTAGGTTTTTATTTTTTGTCCCTTCAAAGCCTTATTAATGTATGGAATAATCTATAGAACTTGATATATAGTAGAGTTTTATAGATTTTCTTTTTACAACCCTAGAAACAATAACTTAAAAAATTAAAATATTATGGATTTATTTGGAAGAAATAAAAAGAAAGAAGAAACTGCCGAACTAAAAAGACAGTGTGAAAAAATCGAAGATAATATCATAAGATTATCAATGGCAATATCAGATAATCGACAAGATATTTGGGAGATTTCAGAATTGGTTAAACAAGGAGACGCGTTAACCGAGAAAATAATTGAAAAAATTAATGAACAAGAAAAGAAAGGAGGAAAGTGGTATGAAAGAATTTTTAGAAAATTCTGGTAAGGTTATAAATAAACTTACAAGAGATCAGTCCTTTAATAATCAACAACTAATAAATCTAAGGAAATCTGCAGAACAAAGAGTAGCATTTCTAGAAAATGTTTTGATTTCTAAAGGTTATCATGAAGACGTTATGGAGATAAGAGAAAAATTTGCTCTCGAAGAATTAAACAATAAGATGATGGTTCGAGAGGAAAAATTACTAATTCTCCCTAAGTTTGAACACCTAGTATTAGCAGCGCAACAAGAAATAAACCCAGAACCAAATTTTAGTGGTATATATCCTTGGGCAGAATCTTATAAAACATTAGATCAGAGATTCAAGGATACAATAGACTTAAACCAGACTGAACACTTAATTTGTATAGGTTCAGCAATGGTAGGTTTTGCGATAGATATGGTATTTAGAGGTGGTCCAGAGAAAGTTTCAGGAATTTCAGGGATGATTCAGGGTTTCTTCGATAATAAACTTTCAGAGGAGACAGTGAAAGAACTTGAAAAACAGGCTAAAGTAACATTTGATCAATCAGTTAATTCTCAGAAATTTGTGGAGAGAGCCGGACATAAGATCAAAGGACTATCACCTAATCTTCATCATATTACTGGAGTAGGTCATGATCCTAGTCCCGCCGGTATAATAACAGGTGTAAAAGACGTGATGAAAAATACGGCGACTTTTATGGACTCTGGAGAAATTCGAACAATAGACATGGAAGGATTTTTTAAAGATGGAAATAAAAGAGTTGCTAAAAAATTAGTAGAAGCATTTAATCTAGTAGTAAAACATCAACTCTCGGATATAAATGGAACCAGAGGATTACCAGCGCCGTTTACTTTCGTGATTGGATACCTGGAAAATTTCGGCGACTATGGACAATTAATTTTTGGAATAGTTGAGAAAATGTACCTGGAAGGATATGATTTTAGATATCACCTTTCAACATATCCAGCTGCATTAATAACAGATATCCTAGTAAGAGTATGTTGGGCAATAAAGCTAATAAATGAATCTGAAGGTAAATTAACAATAAAGAAAGTAGTCCCTATGGTAAATTTAAATACTATAGAAGGATCAAAACTCGGAAGAATGTTATTTTATACTCACTTAGAAGCTGTAGCACTTAATACTGGATTTATAGCTGTTACTTTTAAATGTACGGCTGGAAAAAGTTTACTCAAATTTAATTATGGAGAATGGGTTATGTTAGCAAGATATGGCATAACACAATCTAGATGGTTAATCACAAAGAAATCAAAACTGAGAGATAAATTTAGAGAAGGAAAATTCGAAGAAGCAATGAAGGATTTTGAAGAAACTTATAAAGATTTATTTGGAGGTTATATTATTAAAGTAGAAGAGGAGGGTTAAAATTTCCCTCCTTTTTATTCTCCCCTCAAAGCCTTATTAATGTATAAATAATTAAATAAAAATTAAAAGATTATGAAAGAAGAACAAGACGAAAAAAAGAAGAAAGGATTAAGTAAGAAAACAGTTAAATTACTGATCTTTGGCGGAATTGCAGTATTGGTGATCGGAGGAATTGTGTATAGGTTAAAGACTTCGAAAGGAAAGACGAAGTTGATCAATGAAGGAAAACCGCTAGATTACTATTACAGACAATCAGGAAAATATAAACTGGCTCCTCTTACAATGGATACAAGAGTCGGAACATTAAATCTTTCAAACCTAGAGAATACAAACGGAGACTGTTTTTCTTTAGGTTATATAAAAGATGTAAAACCTCTTGGAGATGCAACAATTGAAGGAGGTGATGTAATTAACGTAGAATCTGGAAAAACTACAAAAGTGAATCTAACAACAAAAGTAGTATCACTTGCCAGATTATTATGTGGAGCAGAGTTCGTTAAAACAAGTTTTGAAGTAAGAGGACTCTAATAAAATATAGAAGATAGGACATTCAAAAATCCTGTCTTCTTTTTTCTCCTCCCCGAACAAACAAAAAAGAAGAAGATAAATCAAAATATCTTCTTCTTAATTTTATTCTATATTACAGTTCCTTAAGAGCAGCTTTTATTGAACCTTTAATCATCTCTTGAATTCCTTCTTCAGTTGTCATTGCTCCTGATAACGAGAATTTCCAAGAGTTTCCTTCTCCAGTTCTAACAAAAGTACCAAGAACTAATGCTTTCTTACCAATAAAGTCTGGATTATTGTCGATCTGGAAGTCGGCGAAAGTCTTAAGTTGATTAATCTTATTACTATCTGTTACTTTCATATCCGAACTATAGATCTTCATAGTCGCCGAAGGAATATGATCGAATACAAGCGCTTTAGGATCTCTTCCCATGTGCTGATAAATATTCAAAATCACAGCCATATATTTTACTTCCGGCGCAACTTTTCCAAGCTCCATTCGAATTAACTCATTATCACCTTTTGAGTTATTCTTTCCAGTTAAGTCATCACCAAGTAAACTAGCAACTGAACCATCTTTAGAAATTTGATGTCCGTAATAAACAATATCATACTGTTTCTTAGACTTATCAAACATTACAACGCTAGCATCAAGATCAATATCAAGTTGTTTATCAGGTCGGAGTGTTCCAGGATTATCTACTACTTCAGTTTCGATTATCTCTGATGGACCTGTACCAAATAGTTTTTGAAAGAAACTACCTGTCTTAACTGTCTTTCTTTCAACATGAGTCTTTCTTCCAGTTACTCCACCTTTGATTACTGCCGGAGCCCATCTAAGCCCTACATAAACATAATCAAAGTTTTCACCTTCTGTTTCTTGATTTTTTCTTAGGCTAATTGTTCTTGTACCATTTTTTCTTAAGCTAATTACTCTTTCTTCCATAATTGTTTATATTAAATTAAACTGTTTTAATAATTTCATTTCTATGTATATCCCAAAATTAGGTGTTATTTCTGGGTTTACTAAGATTTCTAGAAGTGTTTCCGGAGTTTCTTTTAAAAAATCTACTTCATCTTTTGAAATAAGACCTTTAAAGAAATCATCCCTAAGAAAATCAGATGTTATATATCTTGCATAAGAATTTCTAGATAAAACAACTAGATTATTTCCTAAAGCTTTGTGTGAGTGAAATTCAAACATGAGCATTCTTGAATAATCATTATTACAGCGTAATGGACCTGCTGCTTTATAAACATTCACAACACTATCACTATATATTCCAGGATGTTTTAAAGATTCTATCGGAAATTGTAAAGAAATCTTATCTAGGTTGATATCTTTCAAAAAATCATTATATCTAGCTTCAAACAAATCTCGACGGTCTTTAATTCCCGAGTGATCAGTATTATAATCCATACTCCACTCAACCTTAAATTCCGGAAAGATTAGATATTGATATATACCTCTAATATTCCCTAAAAAGCATGTATAATGAATCGCCCTCATTAAATATCTGACTCTTTGAACTTAAGGCCATATTTTACCAAACTCTTAAATAAAGTTTGGTTAGATCCTTCTCCGAGTGCTTGGAATTCCCATCTGTTTCCTTCAACCCTAGAAAGTTTCCCGAAGACTAGAGTAGTATCATTCTTATAGTCATCATCTAATTTATACACAAGTTTAGCAATATCTTTTCCATCTTCGTAAGCTCTAACTTCTGCACCATCAATCATTTTAAAAGTCTGTTCTCTAGTTCCAGAATCATAGATATTAACCAAAAATAGAATATCAGTTATATTTGGATCAACTTTCTTTGGGTAAATTAGAACTTCCTCATTACAATAACCATCATCTCCAGATTCATCTTCAGATCCTGTATTATCTCCTCCATACTGTACAGCTTCGAATGGATCTGTTAACATTCCTTCCGAAGTTTGTAAGATACTAGAATAAAATACTAAATGATCTGGACTAGGACATTTACCCATTTTATTGAGCTCAACAGTAATTAAATCTACGTCGAAATCATAATTACTACTTCTAAGAGCTCTAGAATTAGGTTTCCAAACAATTTCTACTTTTAATTTACTCAGACCTTTCTTTAAACTTACTGATCTTTGTTTTGTTAATGTAATTTCTCTTTCAATTGTTTCCATTATTGTTTTATTTTTAATTACATTTATAAGAATTTCAAGGATTTACTATTTTAAGCCAAATATTTAACTAACTTACCTGCTGGATCTGAATAACCTTTAAGTTGATATAAACAATTTGAGATTATTTTAAATAAATAATCAGTGTTCATATTTATTATCCTCTTCGAAAAGTCTATTGTGGTTCTAGATATAAGATATAAACCATCCCAGAAATTAATAGATAAGTAATTTAATTGTCCTGTTAAACAAAGAGCAATATACTTAAAAAATGATCTATAAGTCTCTGAATCATAAGTAAATCCTCCATTTGATCTTATAGCATTTACATATTTTAATTCTCCGGACTTTTTCATTTTAAGTATATCATTCTTTAGACTATTTATATAATCTATTGCAGAATCTTCAACATATTTTTCTACAAAATCTGACCCTAATTTATTTTCTATTATATTCCTATCCTCAATTTTTATAAATCCATATTGAGGTGAGCCAGGTGGAACAGCTAGTTTTCCTTGAGTTTTAATCTTGTCAAAGAACCCATCTATTTGTGTCATCCAATGTTCTAGGTCACTGTTTTTATCATCATAGAATTCAATCATTTTGATTATCTCATATCCTATTTCATCATTGTACTTAGATACATAATGTAATGAATCTGCTCTAGTTTCTGCAAATTCTTTTTGAATTAATTTTCTTTTTATTAACATATATAAAATTAAAAAATAATAAATTGAAGAGAGTAAACTTAATTACTCTCTCTCTTTCTCCAAATTTCTTCTTGATCTTTCTCAGCTTTTTCTATATCTAAAAATCCTGTTTTCCGATTTATGTATTCTCCCACCTTATGCCCTGTATCTCCAAAAGGATAATCTGATAATGTCTTCAATAACCATCTCTTAGCTCTTTTATTCTTAGATATTAATAATAACTTAAGAATTACATTAATATCCTCGGAACAATCCAAAATAGCACTATCTAATACACGAACACTATAAGCATACATGTCATCCGTCTTTCTTTTAATTTTTAAGAAAATAATGTTAATATAGAATGTTGGAGATTTATCTAATTCAGAAATTTCTCTTTCTACTATTTCAATTAGTATCCTTCGATCTTTATAATAATCTTTTGTTTCATATTTCTCAAGATCGCCAAATGTCATTCGTTTCTTTTTTCTCATAATTTTTTCTATTTTTATTCATCTATAAGGCTTTTAATGTTATTTTCTTTTTAATAATTCATAACCTCTAATCTGCTTTCTAGTTCCATCCTCTTTCTTTTCATACATAACTACTGATTTAACGTCAAAATAGTTTTCAATATCACTAGCTTTCGGTGTAGCATCATAATTAATAGAATTATAAAGATTTCCAAGTTTTACCTTGAGATCTGATAAACTATACTTCTCTCCAGGATTAAAATTTAAAGTAATAGTATTAATTAATAACTCTTTACTAAACGTTACTATTCCAAGTTCTTTTTTAATATAAGTCTTACTATAAGTTAAAGCTTTAAGTTTCTTAGGCCCTAGAGCGAGATAGTAAGATTTAACTTCATCAGAATCAGCTATTTGTCCAAGAACTATATTTAATTCAATATCAGATATAAAATTGTATTCACATAACATTTTAAGTTTATCATGCATAGTAGTTAATGTATCATAGATACAGAAAAATCTTGTTACATCTCTATTTACTATATCATCAGGAGTAAGTTTGGAATGAACTGAACTAAATACACTAAATCTATCCTTATAATCCACCTGCTGTATCTGAAAAGCTCTAATCTCATTAACAAGAACTAATTGATTAATAACCGGTTTAAGAATAACATCTCCAGTCTGAGAATTAATAACTTTATTTACAGCTATATAATTATCTCTATAATTTGCTGACTTGGCTACATATTGATAAGTTTTTGCTAAATCATATTTATCTTTATCTAAAACAGTGTTATATGCAGATAATAAACTTTCAGTAGATTTATTTTTGCTATCTATTATATTTTGGAAATCTTCTTTCTTCATTTCTCTATAATCTGCTGTAGTTCGATAATAGAAAGTAGCACTGTTTTTCCATGGATTTTTCTGAATATCTATCTTATCAGAATAATCCCTAAATAATTCTTCAAAATCATAAGAATCTATATAAGATATCTCAGAATTATACTCTTTCTCCCATATCCCTACAGTAAGAGATCTATGAAATTCAGGATTATATAATTCTTCCAATCCCTCTGAAACAGATAACTCCTCTATCTCTTTTAATATACTATCTAAGTATTTACTCTTTAATTCCTGTATCCCTGGAACTTCTGATTTTAAATACTCCCTAAATCCTACTATATAATCTTCCTTACTAATTAAATACTTATCCTCTAGTGATATCTTCTGAAAATTATCTACTATCTCTTGAGAATAATAAAACCATTCATTCCCATATTCATTATATTTCAGACCTCTAAATTTATACTGTATTCTTTTCTCTATATCTTCTGGGAGATTAGGTATTTCATAGAGAACCTTACATGTAGGATTATGAAGTTTATATAGTTGAAATCTTTTATCTTTATTATTATCTTCTGTATACCCTATTTTTAGGAGATGAATTAAATTCTCACTCTCGTCATATCCTGCTGACTTAATTAAATATATCATAATCTTATTTTTTACTTATTATATTGTATACTTTTACTATTTTCTTTATCCCATCTATTTCCACCCTAGCAGAAGACTCCTTTACATTGAAATAATTTTCTAGGTCCTTTGCTTTAGGAGTCTTATTGTAGCCTATAGAATTATATAAATATTCTAATCTATCCTTTATAATAGATAGTGCTAGTTTATCTCCTATTTTAAATTCTGAGTAAATACTAGATTCTAGGAGCTCTTGATTAAAAGTAGCAATTCCCAACTCTTTTTTTATTTTTGTACTATTATAAGATAGTGATCTTAATCTATCTGGAGATAAAGAAGTATAATAAGACTTAATCTCATCACTATCATTAATTTGTCCTAGTACAACCTGAATAGCATCCTCGGATAAACCATATTCACATAATAATTTTAATTTATCATATATAGTAGTTAATCCGGTATATACCTTCAGAAACTCAGATACCTCTTGATTTACTATGTCATCTGGTGTAAGTGTATTATGAACTGTACTAAATACTGTAAATCTATCTTTATAATCAATTTGTTGTATCTTAAAAGCCCTAATTTCGTTTACTAATACTAAATTATTAGGAACAGGTTTAAGAATAATATTATCGTCAGGAGTATGAATTTTATTTACTGCTACATAATTTTCTTTATAGTTTGCAGATTTAGCTACATACTGATAATTTTTTGCTAATGTATATTTAGTATCATTTGGGGCTGAATCAAAAGCTTTTAATAAATTCTCTGTATCTTTCTTCTTAGATTCTATTATTCTCTTAAAATCTTCTGCTTTCATTTCTCTATAGTTGGCCGTAGATCTATAATAAAAAGTAGCTGAATTCTTCCACGGATTATCAAATAATCTCTGTCTCCCTAGAATCTGTGGTAAGTCCTCTGAGATATCTACTGCAAGGCTATCTATATTACTATCGCTAAATATAAAACTTCTAGCACATAGACTATAAAAATCTGCCCCTAGATATACAGTCCTAGTACAGAATGTAAACATCTTAGGCTTTTCTCCTTTCAATGGAACTTCACCTATTTTAAACTTCTTTCCGAGCCTTCTTTGAATTTTCTTAAGGTTATCTGGAGTATCTGAACATAATATATTACATTGTTCTGGGGTGAGGTTGTTTTTCTTTATAATAGATGTAATATGATTGACAGAGTTTACATAGAATACAGCCTCATCTGATACTACTCTAGTAGGAATTCCATTTCTAAGAACTACTATCTCTTCGAAATCATTATTTAGATAATTTTGAATAACCTCAGAAGCCTTTTCTCCTACTGCTCTCATTACAAATACATCTAGTTCCGGTTTAATAACTCTCGATGAATCTGCAGATCCCCAATCCAATTCATAGTATGGAAGATCTCTAAATTCATCTAACATTTCCAAGTACTCATCCATCATTGGGGTAGCTGATACAAAATATGCAGTAGGAGATTGTTTAAGGTATTCTAAGAATTTAAGTTCTGTATCCGATTTAAATCTCGAATCGTGAAGTATTGACTGGAACTCATCTACTATAGTATAGAATGTATAAAATCTATCTAGTTTCTCCAGTATATCTTTTACAATTCGATAGGAATCATAGGTTACTAATATTTTACAGGGTAATCCATTAATACTTCTAGAAGTACAATACTCTTCAATCTCTCGGTATAATCTTTTATAGATTTCTGAATTATTATCCATAAATTTCTCATCTAGTTCAGCATCTAAATTAGTATTTTTATCAACCTTGGATAGGTCTTTATCTATATTAGATTCTTTATCCATTTCATTTACTACTAAGTAGACATCAAATTCATGTTGATCCTTTTTATTCTTAAGTAACATCTTTCTAGGACTACATAAGATAACATTCTCTGGTCCACCTATACAATACTCTGTAAAACCACATCCAGGAAGTTGTTTATTTATTATACATTTACTAGAGAAATTTGAAAAACAAAAATCCCTCCATTCACCAATATACCTAATTCCTCTAGGTACTATAATATTAAATTTTTCCATATATTTAAATTATTAAATTTATTAATATCTTTTAGAACTCAATACAGAGTTCAGTTTAATTGTTAAGTATCCTAATTCTGAAGACTAGGGATACCTTTATTTCATTAATTAGAATTTAAGGGTATCAGAAAGGCAAAATGTATACTTTAACTGGGAATAGAAGATACTATCGCAATATAATATTTAATCTATTGAAAAAGTATACATCCTATAGTGGTTCTTCTAAATAAGCGAATATAATGAGAGACCCGCCTCCCCTTCAGGGAGAGCGTGGTCGTCTTATTTAGAAGGTTCACGATACATCTTTATTAATATATCTTATTAATAATCTAATGAACCTTAAAAGAGTACCGTCCACTCGGAGCCTTTAGGGCTCCGGGGACTCTCACTAACGTTCGTACTTTTTAAGAACCATTAGAGATATATTATCTTTCTATCCAATTTCTTTTTCCCCTTTATATTTTCTATTACGTATTGGGATATCTTATTCAGTTTCTTGAAGGCCCGAAACGGAATGTAATGGAGTGAAAGGGATATGAATACTAGGTTCCTTAGTCTTCGATTTTATATTACAAAAAAAAAGAAAAGAGGAATTTATTCCTCTTTTAATTTAATACTTTTATATAAAGTTTAATACTTTCTGATATATACCACATACAAGATTCGATATATTATCTAGAAATAATTTTTCAAATGATGTTTGTTTAAGTTTATTATATGGAATACCACTAATTTCATTTGTAACTCTTGACAATTGTTTTAAATTTACGGTTATAGATCTTTTTAAGAAAAATTCAGTAAATCCAATGAATTTAATTAAGTTATCTACAAATTCCAACGCCTTTTTATTATCTTTTATAAAATTTCCAATAATTGTTTTCGAGTAGTTTATTGGAATTTCTCTCATAGATAAGTTATTAGATTTGAAACGATTAATTATACTATTAGTTATTTTATTAAACAAGTTTATATAAGGAATTGTGTGTTCATCATTATTTCCGAATTCATAAAACCTATAAGTAATTATTCCATAAACACGCTCTACATAGATATCTCTTGCTTTATCATAGATTATTTTTGCTTTATGATATTTAGAATCTATTTCTACGGCTATTCCTAAATAAGGAAAGAAATAATCTAGTAAAAAGTATCTTGTATTTCTGATACTATCATCCAATCTAACAGAGAAAGAATTCAGGATACTATTCCATAAACTTACATTCTCAATTATTATTGGAAATTCTTCGATATAATTATACTCTTTAATATTATAATTATTATCAATAAAATTTTTAAAATTAATAGAATAGCTACTTTTATCATTTAATATTGCTTTTTCACGATTAAACACTATATCTATTAATTTATTATTAATTTTTTACTTTTCTAGGAATAAAATACATTCCTATACAACTTGTATAAAATTTATCTCTTATTACGTAATTTCTAATCAAATTTAAATCCATATTACATATTTGTTATTTATGTCAAAAGGTTAAAAAAAAAACAAAGTAGCAAGGGTCTCTCAACCTCCTACTACCTCTACCTAATATTGCCTTAAAGCCTTGTCCGAATACTCGACCCTTATCTTTATCGACTTCTTATCTGTTAACCATATACAACAAGGTAGCTACTTAGGATCTAGAATATTAGTAAGTAGCAATCTAATATTAATAAGATTCTGCAGTTAATCTTATATCCCTATCATATATAAGAATTTCCCAGTTTCTCAGACGGTTAAAAATAAGTTTTTGCGTTTTCTATAGAGTAAAAACCTTATATATGCAGAAAAATATTAGAAAAATTTTATAAAGTAAAATTTATGAATTGATTTTAATATTTTTCTTTTTGTTTATCCATTAATTTATATTAAAATCTATTATGAGCAATAAGAAAGAAATTAAGGTAGTAGTACAAATTAAAAAAAGATTTGTCAGTGTTAACTCTCTGTATAAAGCAAGAATTATGTATGTAGGAGGTAGACCAGTCCCCAGTACTTATAAAAATCCGAGAGCAGTAGAAATTGAGAGAGAAATTAGAGATCAACTCAGGGCAATCGATTTTTCTGATTATCTAGAATGGCTCCGAACCACCCCCGGATTCAAACTTCATATTCAATTTATCTTTAAGAAAAATATAACTAACTCTGATACATCCAATTAAAAAGTAGTTGCCTAAATGATACTATGTTGTTTAGGAAAATCTTATTAAAATGCTGGAAAATTACATCACATATATTTTCCGCCCATAATATAAAGGGAGGTTATAAAAAGTGATGGAGAATAAATCAGCAGAAATTATACTAAGATATAATTTTTCAACGACTAAATATAAGACTAAGGGGAAGTTCCTTAGATGATATAGTCTATTTTTATATTAAATATATAGATATTCAGTACTATAAGAATATAGAGGATATTTGGACCAGATTTGTTAAAGAGGATCTGGGTATTGAGAGATATGACGACAATCTTCATGTTGAGATTTCTGCAGTTAAAAGTATTATCCCTAAATCTACTTCAGAATATGCATGTTTATACTTAACTGAATCTACTTTTAACGTAAGACTTGATCAAGAAGATAAGCCTAAGCGTATTTTCTTGGGAGGTACTTGTGGTGGATCGGCCTGGAGAGATGAATTAATTCCAGAACTTGATAGACTTGGATTTGAATATTTTAATCCAGTTGTACCTGATTGGACTCCTGAATGTATAGAAAAAGAAAACATCGAAAAATCCGAACTTTGTAATACACATCTCTATATCATAACCCCGGAGATGAGTGGTGTATATAGTATAGCAGAGATGGTTAATTCGGTATGGGAATGTTTATCGACCGGTACTGGTTTTGTATGGATTGGAATTCTCGAAAGTGAATCTTGGGAACCTCATCAACTCAAATCACTTCAAGCAACTCTCGATCTAATTAACAATATCGCCGATGGAAATAGTAGAATTAGAGCAAAGCTTATAAAAGAATCTAAAGAAATATTAACGTGATGAGAGTAAAAAGAAATAATATTGTAGCAGTAAGAGTTTTTACTGGCAGAGATTTAATTGAAAAACTATACTCTGAAGGTTGGGAAGTAGAACAACGAGAATATGGATTACTTTCTGGAGTAAAAAAGTTATCAAAAGGAGCAATTAATGCTATTAGTGATTTAGGAGATAATTTAATAGTAAAGCCGATTAGTAGGTCGAAAATGGGAAAGAAAATTATCGATAAAACGCAAGATTCTATTGAAGATTCGTTAGATAAAAGAATTAAATTGGATAGAGAGATTAAGGAATTAGATAAATCCATTAAAGATCTATCTTTATCTAATGAAGATTCAGCAAAATCTATCAAAAATAATTTAAAAAATGAAGCTGCTAAAAATAAAGCATATATACTTGAAGATAAAAGCAATACTTCAGGAAAATCTTTTGAAAATGGAACTATTGATATAAGAAATCCAGAAATAAAGAAAGCTGTTAGAAAAAAGCTTAAATTCGATGGTCGAAAAGATATGGAACATTTTAATAATAGTAATGATTTAATTTTATTTAAAGAATCTTCAGGTAATCCAGCTTTAGCTCATGAGATTGGACATGTAATAAATAGAAATTCTAAAGGAAAGGCCGCAAAAATAGATAGAGAGGCTGAAAATATAATAGAAGAATTTCATAAACCAGCAGATTCTCCAGGAGGAAGAGATAATTCTAAAGGTCTGTGGAAATCAGTAGAAAGATTTTTCAAAGGTAAGAAAGTAGTAAATAATGAAAAGAATGCCTCTGAAAATGCTATTAAGCTATTGAAGGAATCTGGAGCAAGTGAGAATGAACTGAAACTTGCAAAAGAGAGTTTAGATAAATCCCTGGAGAGTTACAAAGAAGAACATAAAATGTATTATAAGTCTCCATTTATTAATAAACTTCAATCATTTAGGAAAAATAAGGAGAAATAATCATGTTTGGTTGGAAAAGAAAGAAGGAAAAGGATCTAATGTATCAATCTTTGGAAGAGGAAATTAGATTCATCGGAAAAGATCTTGGAATTTATAACTATGGAGACTATAAGGTAGAAACATCTTATAAAGAAGCTACTGAGTTTGAAGATTTATTAAAGGAAGTTAGACATAAATTTTTCTATCTTGAAGAAAAATATAAAAACTATGAATTAAGTATATCACTTAGATCTTATTCATCCGCTAATCTTGTAGATTTAGATGAAATAGAGAATCGAATTTTGAAAGATCATGAAGCAAGAGATATTTTTCTAGACTATATTGGGAGATATAAAAATAATGAGTTAAAATTAATGGATATAAATTTTAACTTACTATATGATTTATCTATGAGATATGCTTATGATGTATTAAGGGCGTTAAACAGAATTGCAGAATCTGATTCAGATAAACTAATATTGTCAGATTGGGAAGAAAATTTATCTCGTGTTGTAAAAAAACCTTATTATTATTCAAGTAATTATAATAAAGAAAAACTTATGCCGTACCTTGGAGCCTACTTTGTTGATCAAAAAGCAAGAGATTCGTTATATGAGTTTATTAGATGTAGAAGATAATAATAATGAGTAATTCTAGAAATTATACAATATCTTTAGAGAAAAAATTAGGGATATTTAATCATAAGTTATTTTATTTAAAAGATTATGTAAAAAGACTTGAAAGATTAGTAGAGAATTTAGATAATGTAACTTTTCATACTGTTCCAGAAACCAGTAAGGAAGTAAATGAGGTTATTGAAAAAATTAAAAATGAAAATCTGAATAGAGATATTATATATCCTCATATAATTAATAATGATTTTAACTTCGATCAAGAAACTCTAAATAAGTGTGGTTATAATTTTATTAGAAGTATAGAGTATTTAATCGAATTAATTAATGAAAAAGATGATTTATTTTTATATTGCAGTAGAGATAATAAATTTTATACTAATCGTTATCTTATAGATAGTCTTTCAGATATTATATATAATGAGGAATATCAAAAGCTTTAAAACTAGAAAATATAGAGCCAAATCTAAATCAATGGACTAATTTTTTATACAAAAATTAGTATGTTTTACATATATGGAAAGGTTAAAACCTAATATATGAAAGAACATTAGAAAAATTTATAAAAAATATAGATTAATCTAATGTTCTTTTTAATTTACTCATTTTAAATTGGGGAGAATAGATCTGATAAGGGTTGCAAACTTTATCTTTTCGATGTCTCCCTTTTTAATAAATTTAAGATGAGTTTAAGGTTGTTATAATATTTAATAAAAATGAGTAAGTTAATTGTTAATCAAAGTGAAGTAGAATCTGTCAACTGGTGAAGATATGAATAATAGTAGTATCTACTTACCTGAATGTGATTCTAATGGAGTACCATTATTAAGAAGAGTAGAAAAGTATCCAGATCTCTCTGAATCCGAATTTATACCTATTGAATATCCTGAAATAAAGAAAGGAATGTATAAAATTAATAAACTTGGACAAATACTTAGACTGAAGGATAATAAAATCTTAAATGGAACTATAACTGTTAAAAACTATAAGCAAGTTAGTTTATTGAATATAAATAATAAACCTAAATCTTATAGAACACATAGATTAGTTGCAAGTACTTTTCTTATAAATCCTGATTCTAATATATACGATGTAGTTAATCATTTAGATCATAACACTATTAATTGTAATCTTTCTAATCTTGAATGGACAACTATAGCTGAAAATAGTAATAAAAACAGTGGTAGATGCTCTAGTATTTCTGAAGATAAGTTAATGAGTTATATAGCATTAGATGATCAAGGAAATGAATTATTTGAGATTAATAAGTATAATAATAAAGGTTATGATTTAAATTCTGTAATACAAGCAGTAATAAAAAAGAATAAATATAGAAAATATTATTGGAAAAGATCTAGGTTATCTAAAAAAGAAGAGGCTCTTAGGTTAATAGGATTTTCTGGTAACTTAGATGACTATGAATGGCATGAACATAAGTATCCAGGATTATATGTATGTAAAGAAGGATTTATAAGAAAAAATAATAAATTACTTTGTCATATTAATGAAGAAGGATATGTTAGAATTACAATATTTTATAATGGGGGAAAAAGAAATTTAAGTGTTCATAGAATTATAATGGAATTTCTTTTAAAAAGAGATCTCAAAGACGATGAAGTAGTAGATCATATTAATACTATTAGATATGATAATAGATTTGAAAATCTTAGAGTAACTGATTTGGAAGGAAATATGAATAATCCATTAACTCTTAAAAAATATAAAAAATTAAAAATTATAACTGATCTATTAGGAAATTTTTTAATGTTAGATTATATTAATGTAATTTATAATAAATTTTTAAAATTAGATAGTAAAAATGTTTCGGAAAAAGTAAAATCATCAGACTACTATAGTAAACGTATAACTATAAATAATAAATATTTTATTATAGATCTAAATAATATAGATAAAGTATTAAAAAATATGGAAACAGTAGTATATGTAATCTCTAAAGATAAAACAAAAGTAGTAGGTGCCTATATTAATTGTATTGAAGCTAGTAAATTTGAAAAACCTTCTGTAGATACTATAAGAGAACGAATAAAAGATAAGAAAATAGCTTTTGATGGTAATTATTATATGAGAGGATCAGAAGCAGTTAAGTTAATTCTTTCGTTAGGTTATGGAACATCCTTAAATTATAAAAAATTATGATAATAATATTAGATAATGGTTTTATTAATATGGCCGTTTAAGGTAGTAATATCTTAAATTATTAGTAAGTAAATTCGGTGAAAGACCTTAGAAATAGACTTCTAATCTAAGTAAATCCAATACCGAGCTAAGAATTAAAATATAATTCTTAGTGTAACGAATAAAGACTTACCAAGATAATAAAATATCTTGAAATTATATTCTGCTCTATATGAAAAGTTTATTATATAGTTAACATAACTGCATGGAAATAATACCCCTGGAAAAAGAAGTCCAGATGGGGTTTTACGAGAATATGCTTATACAAGAGAAATAGCAAGACTCATAAAAGAAAAATTAGAAAGCGAACATGGAATTGAGATTATTCTATTAGTCCCAGAAGAAGAAGATATTAGCTTAGGAGAAAGATGTAGAAGAGCTAATCAAATTTATACAAAACAAGCTAAGTGTGATGCTATTCTTATATCTATTCACTTAAATGCTTGTACTGATGGGTCTTGCTGGGGAAAAGGAGCGGGGTTCGAAGCTTACACATACTACGGTGTTAGTAAATCTGATATCTTAGCTGAATGTTTATATGAAGCTGCTGAAAAGTATCTCCCAGGAAAAATTATGAGAACGGATCTTAGTGATGGAGATAAAGATAAAGAAAGTGGGTTTTATATTCTCAAACATACTATAATGCCTGCTGTTTTAACGGAGAACCTCTTTATGGATAATAAAAAAGAATATGAATTTTTATTATCGCCTGAAGGAAAAGAGGCAATAGTTAATCTTCATGTCCAAGGAATTTTAGATTATATAAGTAAAATAAAAGAACAATGAAATTATATAGTAAAACAGACTACATTGAATATAAAACAAATCCACAGTCAGGAGATTACTTGGGGAAAATCTTATCTGAATGTTTTGAAAATTTCCAGGATAGTAATGGTATTGTTAGAACTTCGATCCTTGATAATATTCTTTCCTATAAGCTTTCATTATCGGCCGGAGATTCTGACTATCAAGCATGTTCTGTAGTGTTATCTGAGAATTTCGAAAACATAACTTACACATGGATAGCTGAACAATTCGGATATACTCTCATTTCAAATCCTAGGAAAATTACAACACTCGGAACACTTCTTGGATTTGAACTAGATATTGCTCATGGAAATTTACTGCCTGAAGAGAGTTATACTGGGGAATATTTAAGTTGTGCCTATGAATCTTTAAGACGTAGGTTAATTATGAACTCTATAGGATGGGGTTGTACAGTGAGCAAGGAATTAGAGGATGCTAAGGAATGTATGGAAAAGCGAATGAAAGTTTTTGAGAGATATTTTAGTGGGAATATTAAGTTTCCAGTATTTTCTCAACCTTTTATGAACTCTTCTTGGGATCCTGACTTCTATGGATTTTGTTATGGAGATGGAACTTACGGCGAATGGAACTACTCTTGGGCCGGCTTTATCGGGAGAGAATATCATGATTGGACAAGAGAAGATCAGATTTATTTCTCATGTCTCTACGAAGCCACTGATCAATATTTGGAACATCATTTAAATATGCTCCCGACAATGATACGGCCCGAACTTTTATACTTCGCCAATCTAAGTCTCTATTGTGGATGTTCTGGAATATGGGCATTTATGAATAGAGATATTTCTGGAGATGAAAAGAACTCCGAATTAAATAAACTTTACACCAGATTAACAGCTTTAGGGAAAATTGAAGGAGCTGGGATGGAAGTATATAAAGAAATGGCAGAATCTTTAGGAAAACATGCTGCTAACTATTATGACCTAGATGAGATACAAGAAATAATAGGTTATAGAATTTATTTGTAATAATTTTTAAAAACGTTTTTGATTATGATTAATGATGCATTATTGAGTGGAGCTGCAGGTGATGTGAATTCTCCCGCTGCAGGACTTCCAGTAACTGAAGTAGTTAAGAGTCTTGATATTAAGAAAGATGCTACTATTCCACAACCTCTTCCGACTGATAAAGAAATTAATATTACTGATTCAGAAGGTATTAAATTTGTTGGTGGAGAAAGTTTGGAATTAATTAAAGGTGAAGTTAAAACTATTGAAATTGTAAGTGAACCTGCTATGTCTAATTTACCTCCTTTGGTTTATGAATCTAGTAATCTTAGAGTAGCTAGATTTATCGAAGATGGTAGACTGATGGGATGCTGTCCTGGAAGTTCAATAATCACAGTTACAGCAACTATTCCAGAAGATAATAGTATTTTCTGTAAAATCAATGTTACAGTAGTTGATCCTAATGCTCCTAAAACAAAGAAAGGCAAAAAGTAAAACAAAATTAACCAAACAGGAGGACTTTATAAATCTTCTTGTTTGGTTTTATAATTTAATATTTAATTATTATGGCAAAAATTATAGAAAAAATAAAAAAGGAGAATTTATCGTCCTTCTTTTAATAATAACTTTAGAATTTCTTTTGTAGGTATATCTATCGTTAGATCTCCTAGTCCATCTATTCCTACTTCAATACCAAATTTTTCAAGTCTCTCTAATATATCAACATCATAAGTTATTTCATGAGATAGTAGAATAAGTGTGTCAGTTTTAGAATTTTTATTTATTAAATATTTATCAATATTTGAAACTTCTCTTTGATCTACAATTATTCCTATTATCTTGATAGTATTATCCAAACATATTGGAGTACTTATAATTCTTTGAAGATTAGGAAAGCTATTTGAATTTAGTTCAATATATACTTTACAATATCTAATATTGTTATTATCAGGTACCTCGTATGTTATGTATCTACTACCATACTCTATACCAATATTAAAGTATTTTTCTATTTCTTCCATGGCTTTTATTTATTTAACATTAATAAGGATTTCAATTTAAAATTATGGCAAAAAAGAGAGAACCGCAAAATCACCTAGAAACATTTTACTTCTCAGATATTCCAACTCAACCTTATCCAGTATATTCAATATCGGAATCTGGAAACTTATACTCTCTGAAAAATATAGTATACCCAGGAAAATCAGCTAAAAAATTTACTCGTGCAAAACAATTGAGGTGGAGATCTCAACAAGCTAGATTAGTAGATTTCTTAATAAACATAGATTATTTTTACCCATTAACTGTTTATAGGGAATTTTTAGTACCTATTCAGAATTCTCTTAGACTTCCTGGCATTTCTGGAGGTTTTTTCTTATGTGATTTCTATTTTCCAGAGTTATCCTTAGCTTTAGAGTTGGATTCTGACTATCATAACTTAGACGCCGATAACCTTAGGGACGAATACTTGGAACAGCTTGGAATAGAAGTCTTCAGAATATATAACTTAGAGAAAATTACAACACAGAAGGGTAAGTTTAAAGAATTTATAGCTCTTCTCAAATCTAAAGTTCCTGTTCAAAATCCACGTCCCTTTGATTTCCTCGGCGACTTAAGAAAAAGAGAACAGGGAGGAGATAGTTCAGGGTTATGGAAAATCGATTAAACGCTTCCTAGTACCCTCGAGAATCTTATTATTGATAGTATATAATAAAATAGAAACTTTATTAAATTAACAGATCATGAAAATTCAAAGAGGAGTAAACCCAGAAAGTAGAATGATACAAATTACAGTTACTACACCATTATTAGCTGAATATTATAACAATTTTAGTGGTATGATTCGAAATAATAGTAGTAGTATTTCTGAGGGGGTTAATGTTGAAAGAGTAAACACCGATTCAGCTATGGTATCTTTTCCACTTCCATCAGATTCTCAAATGATAAATCATGGAGATAAAGCATTAGTTTCTATGCCTCCAGAGGTTGTAGATAAATTAAATGATGTAATAAATAAGTTTGTTAATTGTGGACTTCGGAAAACATTAAAAACAGTAGAATTCCTTCCACTTAACAACTATGAATTATCGGGACTTCAGGAAGATATTAAATCTGCAATAGAGAATAAACGAAACTTTTGCATTCTCAGAGATTATAAAGAGTATCAAAAAATGTCGGAGGAGAGAAAGTATCAATTTACCCAAAAACTAATCAAATACGGTACCTCAGAATATGCAGATGTAGCTCTTCTAATTAATTCTGGAAAGATGGATGAACTTAGAAGATGGTTAGATCCGCAGTTGAGTTATTGCGAATGGATTTAAATGATTATTAACTTTATAGTGTTTCCTCCAGGTTTTTATATCAGAGGAACACTTTTTATTTATTATAATATATGGAACAAATTAGTAATAATGTAATGGTACTGAATGTAGGAGATCAGATTCCTCCAGGTACCGAAGATGCACTAAAAATTTATTTAGGTGGTAGTATGGATCTTGGACCTACTGGAGAATACAATTGGTTTCAGAAATTTATAGATGGAATGAAAGTAGCTGTAGATCCAACAAAAGGGTATATGAATTTATTCAGTAAGTATAATTATATAATATTTAATCCATACTATGTTCCTAAGAATCCAGCTCAGAATATATTTAATCAGGAATTTACTCAAAAATGGACTTGGGAAAATCAATGTCTTGAGATGGCTGACTGTATATTTCTAAACTTTCTTGGAAAATCTACTAGTCCTCTTCCACTTTACACATTTGGTTATATTGTAAGAAGTGGAAAATTAGTAGTAAGATGTCCAGAAATTTATACTAATTATGGAATTGTAAAGATGGCATGTGATACTTATAATGTACCTCTAGTTGGTAGTAAAATGGGAACTGTAAATCAAATTCTTAGTCTTATGTTTAGTTTTATCCCTAAATTTCAAGAAGTAGGAAAAAATACATTACCAGAATAAAAAAAAATGAAAACACTTATTATTTTAAAGGGATTAGCAAAAAGTGAAAAGCTTGAATGGGTTAAATCTCAAGGTCTAGAGAATTTCTTTCTAGATTATTCTATTTTCAAGAGATTATATAGTATGCCTGAGTTAGATCGAGATAAAACAACTGATATCTTGGGAAGAACGAATATTAATCTCATCTTTAAGTCATGGTTTGAAGCAATTAATAATAAGCTCGAATCTGGATGTCTAGTTGTTATCGATTATGATCAGGAGAAAACAAAGATTTTGGAAGATATGGGTATGATTTATGGTTATACTTGTTTCTATAAAATCTTTAATATCCCTCACGACTATACATCAAATCCAGAAAAATATAGTCCAGTAGGGTTTAAAAAGAAGACGAAAGAAGAATTAGAGGCAGAAGTTATTACATTTTTAAATCTTCAGCTTGGATATACAAAGAAAATTGGAGGATACTCTGATGTTATGGATTACTGGAAGAAGAAAGAAGTAATTCTAGATATTCCAAGAAAAGAGACGATGTATTTTTTCTCTGATCTTCATTCCAATTATTCTCTCTATCAAAAAATTAATCTCCCTTCTGGAACAATAAGAGTACATTTGGGAGATTATATTGATGGTCCAGAAGAAGGTGGATCTAGAAAACTTATAGAAATGATTTTTAAGAATGCATCATACTATAATATATTCTTAGAAGGAAATCATGAACGTAGACTTAGAAAATTCTTGTTCTGGAGATGGGCTGCAAGTAGTAATTCAGGTGGAAGTAGGGCTATTATTGCTGAGATGCTTTATAATTCACTTCCAACAGACTTTTTAACAACAACAGCTGATGAATTTAGATCTTTAACTCCAGGAGAAGCATTGACATGGTTGAAGAGATTAAATGATATCTTGAAAACCCATATAATTATTAAAAAAGATGATACTGTTTTTTATTGTACACACGCTGGAATTAAATATCTTGAACAACTTAGTCCTAAATTTATAGGAAATGTTATCTATGGAAATCGAGATATGGATATTTATGATAAATGTTTCTCAAAAACTATATGGAAACCTACAGGAAGATGGTCGGTTCATGCTCATTGTAAGTATCCATATGGCGTTGATTTCCTTAAATATGATGGAGTAGTTAATCTAGATCCATCATGTGAAAAAGAAATAGTTTATATGGAAAATAACATTAAAAATTTTTTACCATGCATCGTACAGTAACATTAACAGTAAAAAGTAAAGACTTAGGAAAAGTATTAAGTTCTTTAGAGATGAGTAAAGACTTCGAAGAGAATACTACATTAACTCTTAGTATTGATATTGAAGATACAAAGAAAAATTATCAAGTTCTTTGTGGGTCTCCTGAAGTTTTGGAATGGGATTTTATTGAGGAAGATAAATCAGAGGATGAAATGAAAGAATCAGTAAATCCTGTAACTGATATAGAAGAAGCAATAAAAACTGTTAAGGAGAGTCTTAATAAGGAAGAGTCTTTCTGGTCTGATAATATATATTCAGTTGCCGTAAATACAGGAAAAACTCTTGGGTATCTTGAAGGGTATGTTAAAACTTATGATGATATAATTGAATTTATCTTAATGTCTTGGAGATTATCAAAAAAATTCCCCAAATATTCAGTAGATTTCGTTCAAGAGTATATCCTTCCAGCAATTATCCAAAATCAAACAGATATTTCAGAAGTATCAAGCCTAGATCGAAAAATTCCTCACCTAATTGCATCTTATTATTCTGGAGTTAAAACAACAAAAGAAGTACTTAAAGATGTGATTAGGAAAGTTCAAGAATCATGGGAGATTATGAAAGAAACTGAAGATGTAGTTTCTTTAGTTACATTATTGTTTGGTGGTAAAAAAATAGTAATGTCATGACGGAAGAAATACTTAAAGATATAAAAACTAGTTTAGGTTTAGATGATGTTGATGAAGCTATTCCTTATATCAATCAATGTATTCAAGCTAGAGATAGGATTTTATCAGACGAATATTCTGATTTTAAACCAGGAAGCTTAGTTCTTGATACTAGAGATAATGAAATTGGTTTTGTAATTGGACCAATCAATATGTATGGAGATATTAATACGGATAGTTTTGTTAAATTATCACACAACGCTAAAGTAAGTGATAAAAATACTACAATGTTAGTAGTGACTCGAGTAATTGGAGGTTTAGAGAATGAAAGACGTTCTAATTTTAGAGTTAGGTATATTAAACGAAATTACCTAACACCATTAAAGGTAGAAGAGAATAATCTCGATTACTCAACTAATAGTGTATCAGATCTTGATACTTTTTGTGGAAGTCAGTGTATTATGGAATGTACATCTGAGTGTAAACTATATAAATATAGAAGGAAAAAGTAATTAAAAACAGAATAATACTAGGAGGGAAACCTCTTAGTATTTTTTATCAAAGAATTATGAGTAAAAAATGGTTACATGGAGCTATACCTGCTCTACTAATTCATGGCTGTATAGGAACTGTTTATTGTTGGTCCTTATTGTATGATTATATAAAAGAATCTATTACTGGTAATTGTACTTGGGCATTTTCCTTAGCCATATTTTTCTTAGGGATTTCTGCAGCTTTTTTCGGTCCCTTAGTAGAAAAGAATGTAAAGAAAGCTGCAACTATAAGTTCTATCCTCTTTGGTTCTGGAATGATCTTATCTGGAGTAGCATGTTATATAAACTCTATTCCACTTCTTTACCTTAGTTACGGAGCAATTATGGGTACTGGAGTTGGAATTGGATATATCACCCCAGTAAAAACCCTGATGATGTGGTTCAAGAATAATAAAGGTCTTGCTACTGGACTTGCTATTATGGGATTTGGATTAGCGAAAGTAATAGCAACACCTCTTCTTAATTGGAGTATAGAAAGATGTGGAATATACTGTACTTTCTTCTCTTTTGGGGTTTGGTATACTTTGATTATGTTACTTGCTGCAATACTTCTTAAAAAACCAATAGAAGAAGGAAAAATAGAGAATACATCAAGACCCAAATTTAAATCACTTAAGGAATGGTTTGATAGGAAAAAACAACTCCTAAATCTACCAGCAATTACTACTATATGGTTGATTTTTTATTTAAATATCTCTTCTGGATTAGCAATTATAAGTTATGAGAAATATTACTATGAAACAGCTGGAATTGGAATAGTTCTAGGATTAGTATTTTCAGCTATTTTTAATTCTCTAGGTCGTTTTGGAGTTGCTTGGTGGTCTGATTATTTTAAAAATCGTGGAAAACTTTTTGGAATAATCTTAACATTCTCTGTTCTTTCGGGAATTACAGCTTTTATGGCTCCAGGTTTTATTCCAGTAGCTGTACTTTTATGTAATGCTGGGTATGGGGCAATGTTTTCAATAATGCCTTCTGTTCTAGCTGATAGGTATGGAATGAAAGACGTATCTGAGATTCATGGATTAATACTTAGTGCTTGGGCTTTTGCTGGTCTTTCTGGAAATCAGTTTGCTAATCTTTTAGTAGGTATTCCAGAGAGTTCATATAAAACATTAATTCTTGGAAGTGTTGGGTTATATTGTATTGCTCTATCTTTAAGTGCTAAATTGTGGAATAAAGACTAAAAACCTTATATATGATATAATAAATAAGAAGTTATGAAAAGTAATAGAGCGTTTGAAATTTTATCTACATTAAGCTATGAACCGTGTTATTGTGAAGTAGATGAATCTATAATTGATTATAGTAATGCAGTTAGAGCAGTAGAAGAGGCTGAAAATGAAGTAATAGATCTGCTTAAGGAAAGTATATTAGCGAAATTTCAAAATGGGTCTACAAAAGATACTATAAAGATTATACTTGAAGAAACTATAAAAGAGTTTAAGGATGAAAAGTAAAGAAGGAGATAAATATTTAGGAAAACACCTGAATAGTATAAATGACTTATTAGAAGAAGGTCATGATCCGAAAGTTAGAGATCTGGTAGTTTATGAAGATGCAAAAATACTATCTGATATTTCTTATTTTGAGGGTTATGATGCTGGGGTGTCGGATGAAAGAAATAAGGAAGATTATGAAGTATGGATGGTCGAGTTATTCAAGAAAATCGCTGTAGATGGATTACCAAAAGAATATAAAGGCGGCCATTCTAAGATATGTGTTTGTTTTGTTCCGGCCGTTAATGGAGAACTTGACAGATATGTTATTGGATACTATAATTATAAAAAGAAAGGTTGGATGACTTGTTTATGTGAAGGATGTCAAGAATGTTTCCGGCCGACTCATTATCTAGAACTTCCGGCCGCTCATAAAATCAGAAAAGAATATGATGTAACTGGGCAAACTAGATCAACAAATTCATTTCCTGAAGTTCCTGATGGTGTATATCAAGGAAAATTCGGTGGACATGTTGGAATGATAGAGTATTTAGGAAAGGTCTATAACTTCACATTCTTAAAAGGTATCGTTCAAGAAAATATTCCAAAAACAATAACAGTAATAGATGGATATGGATGGACTCTACTAAAAGATGGACCGATTGTACCAACCGTTTGAAACTATAACAAATTAAAAATAAAAAATTATGAAGAAAGAAAAATCAGAAGAAAAAGAAACATTAGAAGTTAACAAATTAATAACTAAGAAAGAAAAAATCAAGGATAATATTGTAGATATTATCGATATTGATGACGAAGAGACAGAGGAGTTTAAATTCTCTGGTGGAAAATTGGTAATAGATGACTCACTGAATGTAATTGGAAAGTGGGAATCTAAGAATTATACATCATTAGGAGATGGTGTTTATATGGGGTTTGTAAATAGCGGAGAACATGAAATAACGCTAATGGAAAGTAAGAAAAAGCACTCCAACATATTTGATTTTGGATTAGAGAATGGATATATCGCTATAAATAGAACTACACTCAAAGTAATCGTAAAGAATAAAAAAGGTTATATCGACTGTAGACATCTAACTCTAATCTGTGATTACCTGAAAAAATCTATCAATTCCAAAGAAAAAGAAATTAAATCTTTGGAAAATAGTATATCAAGAATTGAGTCACATCAAGCAACATTTTCTAGTGAAGAATCTAGGGGAACAGTATTAAAATCTCAGAAAGAGATATTATGTGAGCTCAATGAAAAATTACCCTCACAAAAGAAATTATATGAGGAACTTTCAATGAAGAGAGCCAAATTACTGCAAGAAGTTCAAGAAGAATATGAAAATTGCTTGAAATCTTCTAGTGAAATGGAAAAAGTCATGGAAGAACGGAAAAAATCTTATGATGCAGAGTTAGTTAAGTGTTATGGAAAAGAACATCCTACATCAGAAGATAAGAAAAATAAACACAAATCAGAAGAACTCGCCCTTCTCGAAAAATTATTGAAAGAAGGAAGAAAAACGATAGCTCTTATTAATTATAGAATTCCTAACTATGAAGATATGTTAGAAATTCTTAGCGGTAAGTCTATTAAAAGAAAATCAAAAAGAAAGGACGACGATGATTAAACTACTAAGATTACACAAGTTAATTTGGGGAATTCTAGTTATTATAGGAATTCTTCTTGAGATGGTAATTGTAGTACCAATCGTGTTTTTAGTGTTTATTTATAATTTTAGATTTAATCCAAGAAAAGTATGGGAAGCAATACATAGCGCAGACCTAGATTTTCAGAATAATTGGGGAGGTTATGCCTATCGTGATCATACTCCTTGGGATACGTTCAAAAGAAGATATAAATATACATTTAATCATATAGAGAACGAATCTAAAAGACAATAAAAAAGATAAAGTAGTAAGACATCAAAGCTTACTACTTTTATTTTCTATGTAAAAAAAAGGGAATCTCAGAAACCCCGAAATCCTTATTAATGTATGAAAAAGAATTTTAAAGAAAAAGATGATTTTATATTTTTAAATAAAGAACGAGTTCGGCTTACAATGTTAGTTACTACTAATTATTATATGGAATGCAAGATTAATACTGCATTGATCTCCGAACTTTAAATTTAAATACGTGGCGGCTCATGTTATTAGTTACTACTAAATTATAGATTTGTAAACTATGCGATTTACTGTAACGATCACCGCCACGTAATTTAAAAAATATAAATAATTCTAAACTACAAGAGAAATCCTGTAGTTTTATTTTTTCTTCTCTGATACAAATAAAAAAAAGAACCTAGATTTTACTCTAAGTTCTTATTATTTTTCTATTCATTTACAGGAGGAAAGTCATCATTAATAACTTCTTCATTATCAATTAAACCCGCCTCTTTGTAGCAATTTCTTTTATTCTCCTTCATCCAGGCTACTAAACATCCTATTAAACCGAGAATAATTGCGATAAATCCTAATATCTTTTTCATAGTTTTCTTATTTATTTTTCATATATAAGATTTTTAAGCGGATTCTGTGTTATTTTTATTGTCTTCTGGTTTGTAATCTCCTGCAGTACCGTGTTCTAGACTAAGAACTAACTTAACTGCTTCTGGTCCTTTTAAAATATATTCTCCCGTTTTAAGAGGTTTTCCTGATTTTATATGACTCTGAATAGACGTTTTACTAAATTTAAATCTTTCACTCATTTTATTTAAATCATTAAAGTAAGCACCTAATAGAGTTTTCTTATCTTCAGAAAATACATAAGTAACAGTCTCCATCTTCCTATTAGGTTACTATTATTCACCTTATCCTGTGATACAGAGGATTCTATAGCTCTGTTTTCTGTGTCTAATAGGTCGTCTAACATTTTTTAATAGTTTAATTATTATTTACATTTTAGATTTTACAAGAAGGGAATTTCGAAGATAATAAAGTTTCCGGATCTCTACTATTCCTACTTTTCCCTAATAAACCTAAAATGTTAGAAAACAAAAGAACACTAGATCGATTTATAATTTTATTTATAAATTTTTCTAATGTTCTTTCATAGATTAGTAGGTTTTTGGATTTTCAGGAAAGCAAAATAAAGACTTAGGATTTCACACCTAAGTCTTATTATTTTATTTATTATCTCAAGATATTACCTTTTTCTTCTTTCTTGATATCAAACTCTATTGTTGTATTAAATTTTACAATTGATTTATTACTTTCATCAATATCTACTACAATATTTTTTCCAATAGAATCAGAATATACAAGTTCATTAGAGATTGGATTTTCTATATTCTTCACAATCTCTCTTTGAAGATCTCTAGCTCCATAAGCAAGATCACATTGAGACACTACATATTCTTTCATCTTATTAGAAACCTCTAAAGTATATTCATTCTCTGAAAGTCTATCTTTAAGTTTTTCTAATTCAAGATCAAATATTTTATAAAGATTATTTTTATCAAGTGATCTGAAAAATATAATATCACTTAATCGATTTATAAGTTCTGGTCTGAATTTCTTCTTAATAGCTTTCATAACAATGCTTTCATCTTCTTTATCACTTTCTATTCCAGATACTTTAGAAAATCCAAGATTTGTCTTGTTGCTAATCTCTCGTGTTCCAATATTCGATGTAAAAATCACGATCGAGTTCTTAAATGATACTAAGCTTCCGTCCGATAAAGTAATCTGACCTTCATCTAAAATAGGGAGAAATACAGTATTAATTACATTTTCATGCATCTTTTCAATTTCATCAAAAAGAATCACACTAAATGGTCTTTTCCTAACATCATGAAATACTGTTTTATCTCCATATCCTACGTATCCACTTTGTGCTCCTATTAAAGAATTTGCACTAGTTTCTTGAGTAAATAAGCTACAATCAACTCTAATTAAGTTCTTAGGATTTGAAAATAGTGATTCATTTAATATTTTTGTTAAATAACTTTTTCCAGTTCCAGTTGATCCTGTAAATAAGAAAGATACTGGTTTATTTTTATCTTTCAATCCAAGGAACTGACGATTAAGTGCTATAGATAACTTTTCAACTGCTTCATTCTGTCCTATTACCTTCGCTTCCATTGTTTTTCTCATTTCTCTAAGTTTTTCTCGAGAAGTACTACGAATCTTATCAATAGGAATTTTTGACATTTTAGAAATTACCGAAGCTATTTCATCTACAGTTACTTTAGACCAACCAGAAGGATCATTAAATTCTTGATCAATCTTAGATTTTTCCTTTTTAAGCTCTTCTTTCAATAATAATTCGGTATCTCTTCTCTTTTGAGCTTCATCAAAATCTTGCTTTTCTACTAACTCAATTTTTTCTTTAACAATATTATCAATTGCTTTTTCAAGATTATCAATAGAACTAGTATCTATATCTTTCTTAAGCTTAGTAAGAGATCCCGCTATATCAATAATATCAATATCTTTGTCTGGATGATTTCTATCATTAATATATAAATTACTCCAATTAACACAAGCTTCTATGGCTTCCGGAGTATATTTAACTCTATGATACTCTTCATATTTAGGAGCCGTTTTTTCCAAGATAATTTTCGTCTCTTCTAGAGTAGGTTCCTCTACTTGAACCTCTTGAAATCTTCTTTTAAGAGCTCCATCTTTTTCTATGAATTTTCGATATTCATCATCGGTCGTTGCTGCTATAACTGTTATTTTTCCTGCAGTTCCGCTTAAATAAGGTTTAAGTAAACTACTTGCATCGCCTGATCCGGGCGTATTGGATCCAGCCCCAAAAATTTGATGCATTTCATCTATAAATACGATTATTTCTGGATGTTCTACAAGCTCTCTTAGAGACTCAAGAAGCTTCTTTTCAAAATCTCCTCTAAAGGTAGATCCACTGACCATTCCCATGATATCTAAGATACGAACTTCTTTTCCTTTTAATTCGCGTGGTACATTTCCAGATTCTATTGCTTGTGTTAATCCCACAACTACACTCGTTTTACCAATTCCAGGGGATCCAAGTAATACACAGTTACTTTTTTTTCTACAAGATAATATTTCAATAACTTGTGAGATTTCTTTTTCTCTTCCAATAACTGGATCAAATTGTCCAGATCTACATTGTTTAGATAAATTGGTTGAGTATTGATCTAAGAATGGTGTAGTTGAATTAGGATCACCTGAAACTAGAGGCTCATTACTTCCTTGTCCAGCCATTTCAAATTCTCGATCTTCCTCTTCGCGACGTTTTTCAGAGTCTTCGTCGCCTTGGTTATAATCGAGAGTTTTTTCTTTAAGTTCGCCGCCGTTATTTTCCTCACAATTATCTTCTTGGTCTTTTATTCCAAGTTTCGTATCGAAGTCATTTATCTTCCAAAATAAACTCGTGAGGTCTCTTGCATCGGCGTCTAATTCATTTACAAGATACTTAGCAATCTTACTGAACTCTGCTTCTGGGAGTGAACACATAAGGAAAGCTAGTGTATCAATATCATCAGTCATCTCAGATTTTAAATTTATATCTGTCAGTTTATCCAAGATATAATTAACGGCCGGAGACAAGACAATCGAATCAGCGCCAGTATACAATTCAGAAGGCGCTGTGAATTTATTGTCTTCTCTAATTTCGGCCATTACATCCATTACAAACTCTCTAAGATCTTCTTCTGTACTAGGTTTTCCGATAAACAGATCTTTTAGGTAATCTCTTAGTTCTGGAATATCACCTTCATTATCTAGATAAGTTATAACTATCTGAGAAACTATATGATCTAGTGATATTTCTTTTCCCATAAACGAAACTACTTCTTCATGAGCTCTCTCGAAAAACTTTTTTAACTCTTGGGATAATTCAAATTTTGATGAATCTTTCATTTTTCTATTTGTTTAATTTTTATTATGTTTATCATCACATTATTAAGGAAATCATCGGTAAATTTTATATCTATTTTTTGCTTCAGAGATATAATCATTAATATCTTCTTGAGTAATAGTTATATCTTTTATGTTTTTAAATTTGTTAGCCCAATCACTACACCAACTTCTCCAACTAGTATCACCTTCAAGTTCTTTTATGTACTCAAGAATTTCTCCTTCTCCTTTAATATTTCTTTTTGGGACCCACCCCAAACAATTCTCGAAGGATTCATTTCGATCATATATTGATTTTACTTTTATCGAAATTTTCTTTTTCTTCTTCAACCACTTAAAGAAATCTTTTATAGGATTTGGATACATTAACTTCGGAAACTTATAAATCTCATAATCTTCAGTTACAACTATATAAATCCTTGATTCTTTTCCTAAGGTCGGTGTTTTAAGAAATGGAAGATCGACTCGTTTGGCATCTATATAAACCTTAGTATTCCACCATCTAAAAGTATCTGGTTTATTTGTATCTTTTACTTGATATAACATAAAATCTCCAGAAATATCAATAACATTTACAGCTAAACCTGTTTTTCCAGTAGAATCATCTATGACTACTTGAGAATTTCCTTCTTCAAAGAGATCCATAACTTGAGATGCACCATGTTCTACTATATAAAGTGTTTTCCCTGTTAGATTATCAATAGTTTCTAAGTCTTTCTTATCTCCTTCTGAAAGTTCTACAAACATATACCCATCTTTACGCGTTACAGATCTAGTTCCAGTAATTCGGTCTAATTTTGTTTTCTTTACTAATTCTTCTGGTTTCATATTAAATTATTCTCGGTTCATTAATAATTCCTTTATCAATTAGATAGTTTCGATAGAGAAGATTTATAACAAATTCAGGTGATTTACAACAAAATTCTCTATCTACTACCTTTAGATTTTTCAATAGTTCAAATAAAGAAACTTCAGGTAAATATTCTTTCCTACAACAAATGCTATTATTTCTATTTACAATATCTAATCTTGAATCTGTATAAATTAATTTTTTCTCTCGATTTAGTATATTTATTATTTTTCTATTAGAAAGTTTTTTACAGATATACCCTTCTGTAACAAAATATAAAAATACCTCAGATAAAGAAGCTAGACGTACATCCTTTTCTAATTGAATTCCTTCAAAAAATTTTAACACATAAGTTTTATCAAAAAGATTTTTATAATTATTCCTAGATAAAATATATCTTGAGCGTAAAAATGGAAAAGTATATAATAAATCTTCTTTATTTGAAGAAGAAATTTCTAAGTAAGTGTATTTTGCTCCTTTAAAATTTATATAACTTAATAACATACTTACTTTCCCCATTTTAAATTTATTTTTGGTTCTCCAGTAATTTTTCCAGTATCTATAAGATAATTTCGAAAGATTATAGTTTTTAGAAATCCTGTTACAGTTTTAAATTTCTTTTCAGGGATAGGAACCACAGAAGTCAGAATATCCTTTCTAGTAAATGAGTTTAATTCGTACTCCCTGATTAATCGGGTTCCTGGTTGTTTATTCAACGATTCTACTTCCATTATAAATGAAAGTTGTATCATTGGATCTTTATAAAGTCTTTTTGACATAGAATTAAGATTTGAAATTTTTGGACGGTCAATTGAGGATGCTAAAACTAATCCTACTTTAGAGAAATCCATTAATTGTATTGGTCTTTCTTTTTCGAATTTTTCTAAGTATGGTTTTAATTTTACTTCGTCCTGTACAATTTCAAAACTAAATCCAGGTTCTGCAAACACTTCGAATCTACCATAATCTACATAAGGTATTGTAATTTTTTCTGTAGAATTTGATTCTGTAAGTACTGTATAATATACTGTGAATACATTTTGTATAACACATTGATAAACTTTTACATCCATTCTTCTATAGTATTATCGTTCCACTTCACCCTAGCATATACATCTGGGGCATTATCTAATCTCAATTCTAAGTTTTTAAAATCTTCTCTGAATTCTTGAGGTAGTTCGAATACTTTATTTATTACCTCCTTCATAATTTCTCGAGCCTTTAATTGTCTGGCTTTCTTTCTCCATACTCTGGGACAAAATACGGCCGGAACATATATAAAGTGATCAGAAGCGGCGGATATATCTGTTATAACTACCTCAGAAGGATCTATCTCAAGTTTTTCATACTCTGGGGTGTTCCAGTATCCATATTCATTTTTCTTTGGTTCCTTAGAAAAACATAAATACTTATCTCCTTCTTTAACAAACCATAAACTTCCGCCGCTAAACTCCTCTTTATATTTTTCTAATAAATCAGCCGGTGTTGATAGTCCCGGATCTTCATCGAAATAATCTTGAAGAATTTGTTTTATCTCTCCAACTATTTTTCCAGGAGCTAATCTAAATTCTGTCATTATACACTCTCCTGTAACTGGAACTGTGAAATTTGCAGTAGGTTGAAGATTTTTTATTCTTTCAACTTCGGAGAGAAATGATTCAGTTTGACCTGGCATATTCCAACAAGGTTTATGGTTCATATTATCAGCTTCAATTAACTTCATTTCATCCGTCAAGTTATCTCCAAGAAGTCTGATAAGTTGACGAGTTTTCTTTGGTTTTCCTGTATATAATCCCCGAGAATAGTCATATAGCTGTTTAATACACATATGATTTTCAACTAAGAAAACGACTTTATCAATTACTTCTCCTGGGTATTTAAGATTAGTTAGGATTTCTCTTGTTTCTTTTGCTGACTCTTTATCATGTCCATGAAATGAAAATGATCCATCTTCTTTTACTTGATAACATATTGGTTTAGAAACATCATGAAAGAGGGCTGCTAACCTAAGTTCAAGATTTGCTCCGCCTTGAATTACATGACCCAATACAGCAAGAGAATGTTCGCCCCAAGTTTTATCATGATACTTATTATTCTGTACGAAACCGATATTTAATTGAAAAATCTTAGAAATTCTCCACATAAGACATTTTCCAATTAATTCTATAATTCCCCGTACTGCATTCTTTGACATTAGAATCTTAGTAAATTCATCTCTAATCCTTTCCATACTAAGAGCTGAATATTCTGGAATATTATCAATCTTAGAGTATGTTTCCTCAGAAATAGTAAACATTTTAGTACAGGCAAATCTGATTGCTCTTAACATTCTAAGAGGATCATCTTTAAAAGTCTGTTCAGGATCAAGAGGTGTTCTTAAGACTCTATTCTTACAATCATCTAAGCCTTTCCCCGTTGGATCTAATACTTCTCCAGTTAATAAATTTTTATACAATGCGTTACAACAAAAATCACGTCTAAAAGCATCTTCAGTGATATTAGTTTGCTGTACTGTATCTGGTCTTCTTGGTCCCTGATTATAAGTTTCAATTCTAGGCACAACACATTCTATATCTATCTTTTCATTGGTTCCTATGTCTAATGAAAATTTTCCCGTTTTAAATCTATTATAAGTAACAAAACCAGAACATTCAGGCTTTGTTTTTAGAAAATCTATAAAGAGATCTGTTCCCTCTGGATAATCAATACACAGGTCTATATCCTTTGGAGTTTTTCCTAGAACTAAATCTCTGACACATCCACCAACTAGATAGATTTTTTCCTTGAATTTACAATCTTGAACTATTTCTTTTAATAATTCAACTGCTTTTTCATAATCATTTTTCTTCATAATCGTTTATTGTTTTAATCACATATAAGGAAAATAAACTACCCTGGAAGATTTATTTTCTCCAAGGTAGTAAATAATTATTATTGTTCGGCTTTTCTATACACTCTTACTATAGTTGCTAGATTAAGAATTACTATAAATCCAGATATAATTATAGTAATTAAATTTATAAAAGGTATTTGAATGAAATTATAAGAATCCAATTCAATATGATTCCAATAATCTTTTTGATATTCACTAAGTAAACAATCTGAATAATTTTCTATGTTTAACTTTGTTCCAGGCTTAAGAGATTTTTCCAAAATATATTTTTCAAACTTCTTATCTCTATCCCAACTAAAAGATCCAGACCAAGTTATAGTATCATTTTCATCAATACCTATACAAAATATTGCTTCATTTTCTTTTCCTCCAGACCAGAATGATCTTTGAAGTTCTGTTTTATTCTTATAGCTATTTTGCCAAACTAAAAGAATAGGTCTGAACATAGGATCAAGGGAACATATATAACCAATTTTTCTTTCTAGAGAATCAGGAATATTGATACCATATACGAAATTTTGTCTAGGTTCTAAAATATTATCTGAATTTACAACTCTACCAATACTATATCTCATAAATAATCTTTTCTTCAAAGCTTCTGATATATCTACATCATATAACTTATAGATCGGTAAGATATTATTCATGTAGTTATAGTAATTAACTGGTTTTGAGAATATTAATGCAGTTTCAGGATTACTATTCCACTTAGATCTACACATATGCCAACTCTTATTCTGTGGATGTATGATATCTTCCTTGTTTTTCCATAATCCTTGAAAATACATAAAAGTATTTTTCGAAATTTCAATCTCTACTTCTTCACCAGTATCAAAATCATCATAAACTAGGTAATAAACATCTTCATGAGTAACATCTTTTCCATCTACTTTTTCTATCCAATTACTGTAATGTTTTATATACCTAGCTGAGTATTCAACTAGTTTTGTATCTACTGGCTTATTTAAAGTAAATGCAAAAAATACAATAAATATAGCCATAACTGAAGGTAAGACGAAAAATATATTTGGCTTATCTTTTTTCAATCGATTTTTAACTTTAACAAGTATAAATACTGTTATTAACAGTATTACAACAGTTATAAATAAATATTCCATAGGCTTTTTAAAAACTTATTAATTTTCTTTTTCTAAGCAAATCTCCAACTACTGAGTTCCATTCTATCGCATCTTTAATAGTTTTCTCTGAATAAGTATAAGTGATAAAATTATTTTCTGCAAAAATGGTTTCTGTAATAATTATCTTTCCATAATCACCCATATCAGATTCAAAAAATATATTTAAATAGTCTCTAAATATTCCATCATCTCCTGGGGTTAAATAAAGATTATCAGTATCTTTTTCAATAGACCCTAAGAAAATAAGATCTTCTCTAGGCTTCTTAACTTCCATTGAGGAATCTGCATACCAAAGGTGATGTTCATATTTCCATGAATGAACCTCATATTCTCTAAGATCTCCAGGAAAACCACCTAATTCTGGAGTTCCTTCACTTCCATAAACTACACAAGGTTTCCATCCTCCATTAATATATTGAAGTTCGAAAAGATACTTTGGATAATCTTCATGGATTAAAATATCACCTTCATAAATTCCATTAGTTATAAGTTCACCAACAGATTTATGTGAAACTCTACTCCAAGTAAAAGATCTCTCTTCTTCATCAACTCGACTATCATTAATTATAATTAAACAAGAACTGTCATAAGTAGATATTCTAAGGGATCCATACACGAAATTCAATGAATCATATAGACTCATTCCAATAGGTATTCCTCTAAAACTCTTGTCAATACTACTTCCATGTTTTTCTGCAAAGTATTTTTCAAGTAATCTACAACTCATTTTTTTCTCTTTTCTTGTTTTAATCTTAATAACTCTTTTGACAAAGTAGGATCATTATGAGAGATGCCATCCAAGATATCATAATAAATACCCCAAATGGATCTTACAAATGCTAATCGTTTCGACACAAGCATATAAGTTCCATTCATTAAGGGTAATTTAGATTCTTTCATAGAACTATAAAGAGCACTAAGACGTAAGTATCTCTTATGCCACTTCAAAAGTTCTGGCATAGCTGTCTTTTCAGATAAACCCATTTCTCCAAGAACTTCTTTAACATCCTCTGGAAGTTCATCAAAAAACATATTATAACTTTTCTGCAAAGATTCTTTATCTTCAATCATAGTGTTTTATCTTCACTTAATTTCTCTACTACTTGATCCCATGTTAAATCACAAAGATCATCTATCCAGGAATCAATATAATATAATTTATCCGAATCTTTAATAACACCAAATAGAATTGGATCCTTTTTAATTCTCTCCTCTTCAGCTTTTTCATATTCTGTTAAACTGAATGATTTTCCGGTAGGATCATAGTACAGAATTACGTAGTTATCAAATACTTGTAAATTATCTGCCAGTACTTTCTTTTCAGCAACTGAATCTGGAATTACTCTTGTGAAATTCTTAATATAATCAATATCAAGTTGTTTTTCACATTTTTTCTGAAGAGTTACTAGATCCGACATTGTAATATAATGATTAATTCCAGAAACTGCTAGAACTGATTCATAAATATGTATAACTAATTCTGAAATTAATTTTTCGAGTTGAGCTTGTTGATTTAATACAGTAGCTTTATGAATTAAGCTCATATAAGCTTCAGTACGTTCTTTAAACTCTTTTTCTTTTCCAGCTAATATCTTAACTTGATCAAACAATTCTATTACATTTATTTCATACAGCTTTTTCGGTTCCTCTATCTTATCCTCAGTAATTGTCTTTTTTCTCTTTCCAAATAATTTTTCTAAGAAACCTTTCTTCTCTTTCTTATTCCCCGAAGAATTCATATTAGTATTAACATATTTAACAGAATCATCATTATTATTTACGAAAATTTGATTCCGAATTCTACCTGAGATTAAAGAATTATTTTCCTTCAGAATTTTTAATAGCTTTTCTGAAATTGATATATTAAATTTCCTAGCATTTGAGTCTCCAAGAAATTCCTTAACTCTAGATAAACCTTTTAGAATTTTATCTGTAGCTTCTATTTCTTTCTCACCTTCTAAGAAAAGAAATTGTCCTGGAGTTATTGAATCAGGATCTGTATTTACTATTCTATTAAAATTTATATTTACTTCAGATTCCTTAAGGTCTTCCTTTGAACTTAAAGTTACTTTTTCGGTTGTATCTTTTACTAGATTTTTATATTTTAATAAATTTTCATCTACTACAATACCACCTTCAAACAATGTAATTCTGTTTCCTTTTTCTAATAATTTCATAATCTATATAATATTTGTGAGTTTTTATTTCCTAGTTCACATCTAATATTTTCTATCAAACCCCTTTTAAGAGTTGGATGAAGACCCGACATTGATGTTATAAATAAACACCTTTCTTCAGGATCCTCTATAATACTAAATATTATAGGAAGCATATACATAAGAATTCTAAATCCTGATCCATGATCAATTATACTTAATAATCCAGTTGGATCATGATCTGTTATTATCCTCCAGTCTTCAGTTATTTTATTTATTCCAAAACCTAAATCAGGAATAATATTTCTTACTTTCTCTTGAACTGATTCAGGATATTTCATGAGTTTTTCAATAAATGGATCAATACCCCATTTAAGTCCTTCACCTGAATCAGCTATTATTAAATCTTTTTCAAAAAACTTACCTATTCCATAAGATATATTAGGATAGTCATAGGATAAATTAGAAATAAAAGAAGTAATAAATTTTGTTGATTTATAAACTTCATATAAATTTAATAAAATTTCTTCATCCTCCCCAGTTCCTTTAAATCCTGCTCCTATACTTATTTCATATTGATCTACATATACAGCTAATTTTTGATCTACAACAAGGGATTCAGATATAAACTCATCTAACGTAAAGATAACACTATATCCTATATCATAATCTTCAGAACAAAGAGTTATAGACATCTCAATAGGTTCTATAGGATCATATGGTCTAAAATCTACTTTACTAACTTTTTTCAGTAAAAATTTACCAATTCCTTTGAGAAATTCATCTAAGGATATATCTACTTTGTAATCAACATCACTGCTTATTAACTCTGTAAGTCCAGTCGGAGAAAATCCTATTGATATTTCTTCTTTACATGCGAAAAAATTTTTTAATCTTAAATTTTTTATTCTCATTTTAATTTTCTTTGATCATAGTTAAGGCTATTAGAGTTTTATATCTTTCTTATGTACATTTCCCTTAAAAACCTTATATATGGAAATTATTGTTAATGAAAATTGCTTTAGTCAATAAGTCTGGTCTGCGAAGATCGGGCTTATTTTTTTTGGCCTGAGAATCTTATACTTGAAATAAAAACCTAAAAGAATGGAAAGATTAGAACAAATTTTCGAAAATGAAGTATTAAAAAATCTAAAAGAAGGTAAAATTAGTGGGAAATCTATCAAAGAACTTCCAGTATTATTTGAGAAGAGGAAAAGAAATGATAAATACACCCACTCTGAGTTATCATATATTATGAAACTTAATGACCTAGGAATACCTTATGGATTAATCGCTAAATCTATATCTAGAACTGAAACATCCGTTAGAAATAGATGTGTTAAGTTTAGAACAGAAAATGGAACTTATAATAAGGGTCATATAGAAGAAAAATATAATCTTAACGATAAATTCTTAAAATATCTTGAAAAAGAAGATAGAGTAATGACTATCTTAGACGCTTATTCGGGGAGTAAGCCATTTTGGACAAAGTATGAAAAAAGAAGAGTAGTATTAACAAATGATATAAATAAAGATTATCCAGCTAAATTACATTTTCCTGCTGAAGATCTTGTTAAGGTATTATATGAGAAAGAATATGAATTTGACGTTGTAGATCTAGATCCATTTAATACTCCAATGAAATGTTTTGATAATGCAATTAAGATTTGTAATAGAGGATTAATCATGACTTTCGGGGATAAACGAGGAATAATAAGTAATAAAAACTTAGCAAAAGAACGTTATGGATGTAGGGTCTATGATGAAAGAAAAATAATACAACATTATATCAGAAGAGCTAAGAAATTTGGAGTGAAACTTAGAGTATGGAAATTTGTAAAATGACATGGAGAGTTTACTTTAAAGTACTAACCCCGAGTTCCTTATAAATGTATTAATAAAAAAAATTAAACAATTATGAAAGTAAGATTTTTATCTACAAAGTTTTATGTGAGCGAAAAAAGAAGAACAGTAACTTGTGTTATGACTGCAAAATTAGACGATAGAAAGTCTGGTCAAAACAATTTCCGATTTACATGGGAAGGGGAAGAGAGATTCTTAGAACCTTTCGAAGTTATAACAGTTGCCCGTTGTCACAAAGATGATAAATTCGATGAGACAAAAGGAAGACGTATCGCTGAATCTAAAGCTAAACGTTTAGTTTATTCAGAAGGAATTCAACGAGGAAGAATGATACTAAAAGCAGAAAATGCTTATCGGAAAGAGTTGGAAACATTTGTAGAAAATACAGTAAAGTATAAAGAAAAAGAAGTAGCTCATACATCTATTGTAATGGGATAAAAAAGAAAATAAGAGAGGATTTAACTTGACTTTTAATTAGTCAAGACCTCTCTTATTATTTTTATAGTCCTTCAGCAACTGAATTAAGAATCGAATCTAGGATCACCTTTTCAGTTGTTGTTTTTATTTTCTTCATTTTATATTCACCGGTACCTAAATAAATTATAGTATATTCGATAATATCTGAAGATTCTCTTTTCAGTTCAAATAAAACCATAGATGAATATACTAAAGTTATTTGATCAGGATAATCATTAGCAACGTACAAAGGATCTCCAAAAACATCTGATATTTCTTTAACTATATTCTTCAGATTTATCATAATGCTGCTAAGTAACGATATATATAATTCTCAATATCTTCATAGGATATAGTGATAAGTTCTTCAGTTGGAAGTTCACCTTCTGGTTCAGTTCTAATTATATACATAGGTACTTTAGAAGCATCAGGTCCTATCTCATCAGAATGAATTAAGAATACTGTTGGAATTCTTACTCCAGTTAGTTGTAGATAATGAGTCTTAACAACTGTAGAATAATATTGAAATGACCCTTTCCCTAGCTCTTTACATATATTTTCGAAAATCTTAGTAATTCTTTTATTTTCCATTAGTATCTAAAATCTCGATAAGATTTGTAAAAATAGTAATACCCTGGACCTCCATTTAAAGTTGGTCTTGGATCTACTCTAAATACTAAAAATTCCGGTGGAAGTGGTGGAAGCTGAATTGTATCTCTCCATCTAAACTTTATACGTTCTGGATCTCTTTGACTATCTAAACCAACTCCAATACCTTCTATATAACACAATCCATTATCTAAAATCTTTAACATCAAAGGAGCTTCATCTCCAATTGCACCTGATTCTACATAAGGATCATATATAAATATCTCACCAGGTTTTAGATTTTGATATTCCATAAGACTAAGATGATCATTTCCTATTCCTGGAAATCCAAGTTTCATTTCTGTCATTCTGGACTTCATTTTATTAACTTGATCTGGCCAAGTCTTAGAAAAACCTCTTTTTCTGGCGAATTTTATAAGAATATCATCATTTACCATTTCTTATATAATTTTTAATATATTTATAAACATCTGTAATTAACCCTGTAGTCTCTTTATCTTGAAATAATTCATCAGATATTAAATTATCATCTACTAAATCTTTCAAAAGCTTTGTTATATCATCACTGTTACTAAATGAAACTATATTTGTTATATGATAATATTGAGACTTATCTCCGATATATGTAAAAGTTAATTTGACATATGGAAGTCTTACTAAATCATATGAACCATCCTGATTTTGAGACTCTGAAATCAAACATTCTCCTGAAATATTAGTATAACTGTAAAGATCAAGAATTGTTTTTCCTGGAATACATTTAAGATAATTAAAATTCTTTACTATTTCGGTGTCCGAACTTCCTCCAGTAACCACTACATTATTATGCATCTTAGAATGTGTTTCTGTTTTCTTAAAGAATCCAAAAACTTTTTTCTCTGTTGTGTACTTTTCTTCATAAACAAAGTAGAACTTATGATCTTCAAGTTTTAATGATTCTGGATTTATTTCTATCTTTGTAACTCTATAATCTTTAATTGAGGGTAAGTCGTTAAATAATCTTCCTATTTTCATCATAATTTAACATTTTTTATTAATTTACTTGAAGTTCTATCATAAAATAAATCCTTATCAGTAAGTAGACCCTTTTCATATAATAGATTAAGAAACTCATTTAATTCTTTTTCTGTTTTAAATGTATATTCTTTTCTTCTTATATTATTCCCATACATATCGATTTTATAGTAAATTATAATATATGGAAGTCTATATACTTTATAAGATCCATCAGAATACATATCTTCTCCTATTATTCCATCCTTAACACCACAATAAAATACTGAATTTGGAAGTCTTATAGATTGTCCCGGTTCAATATTTTCATATTTTCTAGATTCTTGTGAGTAAATCATATCTCTCATATAATTCTTTTGACGACATTTGATAAACCCAAGGAACTTTTTTGTATATTCTGGATAAAATCGATATCTTTCTTCTAAAACAATTGATTTTTCAATTGATACTGAGATAATCAATTCTTTTGTAAAAATTAATTTTTCTAATGTTATCATAATAGTAAAAGTAGTTTTTCTGGTCGATCCCAATAAGCTTCTATTGCTGATTTCAAATATTCATATGCATTAGTCTTTGGGATGTCAGGATTGTAATGTAAAATGAAATCTCGAATTTTCATTCTATACATTCTAAATTTCTTCAACATAAAATCATTATCTCCACCTGGACACTCTGGATTTTGATAAGCTTGTTCCTTGTAAGACTGAATAATATTATACAATCTATCTCCAAGTTCAATACTATAACCAGCAGAATATGGTCCTTGGTTATGATTTTCTTCAATTAATTTTCCAGATTCCCAAGCTTCTTTTTTATACTCTACTTCTTTTCTAACGTTTCTAAGATATCTTTGATGACGTCTTTCTTTTTTTCTTTTACTACTAGTCATACTGTTCTTTTATATATGAATAATTTATCTTTATTACCATCTATTACAAACTTCCAATCTTTCCGAAATATTACTTTAAGGAAATCAATATAATCAGAAAAACCGATCCCAAGTTGAGGTTTCATCCCATTTAAGAATATTTTATCAACTGAAGATATTCTTATAGTTCCAAAATAACCTTGTAAATTTTCACGAGGATCTCTTAATACAGGATTAACGGAAGCAACAATATTACTAATTTTATAGTCAGTTACTATAACTTCAATACATTTCCGTATAGATTTAACATATTCCTTATACTCTTTTGACCCTAAAGTTCTCTTAAGATCATAGGCTGCATATAAAACATCATAATTAATGCTTCTACACAACTCTTCTCCATACTGATAAAAAATATCTATAAAACTAGAATAAGGTGAATCATCAATAATATCTAAGATCTCAGATTTTCTAGGATAACCAATAAAAGCTTCGAATTTAGTTTGAATACACCAACCCTCATTATTTAAAATCGAGAGTAAAGTTTTAAGTTGTTCAATATTAGTACTTTCACTCATCGAAAACTTGTTCTTCTGAAATTGGTAATACTGGAAGTTGCTGAATTTCTTCGGGAGTCATAAGGATCTCTGCTACCTTCATAATAACCTCCTCACACTCTTCCGATTTTACTTTTGGAGGAATTGTTCTTACTATCCTTCCAAATAATTCCTTAATATCTTTATATTTTTCAGTATCAGGAAGACTTAGAGATAAAGTTCTAGTATCTTGTCTAAGTCCTCGTACTGTGTGAATATATTGACATCTAGGACGATTATCAATTCTTCTATAATAAATTATGTTTCTAGCTCTAGCTAAAATACAATTTATTCTAAAGTCCATTTCTTGTTCGTTCATAATTCTCATATTTTTTAATTACATTATTAAGGGATTCAAATCTTTTTGGATCACTATTTATAAATCTTCTATAGAATATTTCTTTTTCTACAACATAACCTAATTCAAAATAATTCATTAAAGAATAACCCATAACAATACCAGTACCAATATCACTGAAACGAATAGAAAAAACATCTCTTAATCTATTATTTCCATCAAAAAACCAAAACTCATTCTGTTGATTTACTCCAATAAAATTACCTAAGAGATCAAAATACTTAGATTTATATAATCCTTCCATTGCTTTAGAAGATAAAATTTCTAATTTCTGATCTGTCTCCCATAAATACTCTTTAATTTCAAGAGACCTAAGTTCTCCGAGAGTTGGAAAAAGAATATTAGTATAATTATTCCAATCAGCCCAAGGAATTAAAATTTCTAGGTCTTTTCCATACAAAGGTGGTTTTTCTGGATTTACTTTCAAACATTTTTCATACAACTGTAATCCTTTTTTTACATCCGAAGTATAAATTGAAATATAACTAATCATAATTACTACTAACTGCTATATATCTATTATTATCTAGATCTACTAATACTAAACATATTTTACCACCTGACATATAAAATAAATCACCTTCCCAAAATTCATTCCTATTAACTCCAACTTCTTTCCAAGCTTTTCTAAAGGATGTTATTAAATAATCTTTAGTATAAAAGTTAGTTATTATAGATGATTTAGATATATTAACAATCTCTATAAACTTTTTAGAAATCGAACTTCCTGAAATAAATCCAAAAGGCATAACTAATTCTTCTAGGTCTTTCTTTAATGATAGCATCCTCGAAACATTAAGATATTTCTCATTAATTGGATGTGTCGGTTCTTTTACTTCTCCTAAACTAAAGAAATAATCATATAGCTCAGAAAATTCAGGATAAAACTCTTCAATTATCTTAGGATCCGCTGTTATAAGTTCGGCCGTATTATTTTCCCATCGAACCTTACAATATTGTCTAAACTTTTTATTTAAATCTAATCCAGAACATAAGACTTTTAATAAAAACTCATTATCCTTCATTATCATGTATAATATAATTCGTTAAATATGGAGTAATTACAAAACGGCCGGAAGAAAACAGCGAAATATCTAAAACCTTGATCCTCCAATCTCTCTCAGGTGGTAAAGGAAATTCATCATTATTTTCAAAAGTAGTGTAATTATGTCCATAAGGTAGACTTCCTTTATAAAAGCTATCTAACCCGGAGATATTTACTCTTGCATCATTCCCATCACTTATAAAAGGATTACTCAAAAGAGTTTTAAAACTCTTTTCTAGGTTTCTTGTAAAATCATGTTTGAATGTTTTGACCTCCGTTTCTATTTCTCTACCACCAAAAGAATATTTACTTGAAAAATATCTATATATCTCCTTAAGTCTGGTGAAAGAGATCTTATAATCAAACTTTCCTCCCGTTAAACAAAAAACAGTTCGAAAAATATGAAACTCTGGATAAAATTCCTGAACTGCGTCAGAAATTATAGGCTCAAGATAATCATTAAATGGTGTTGTGATATACTCTTGATAAAACTTACAATATTCATGAAATTTTTGATCCATTGAAACTTCAGGATCTGACAAAATATTTATTATATTATTCTTTTCCATAATAAGAAGATAAAAAGAGCTGCCTGGAAATTCCAAACAACTCTCTTGATTATTATTTCTTTCTAATGATTTCGTCAATAATTCCAAAATCTAATGCTTCCTGTGCAGTCATCCAACTATCTCTATCACAAAGTTTTTCAACCTCTTCATAAGTTTTTCCTGTCTGCTCTACGATAGTTTCATAAAGATCTTTTTTTAGCCTCAAGATTTCTTTACATTCAATTTCTATCATACTTGCTTGACCACTTGCCCCACCGAGCGGTTGATGACACATTATTGTTGCCCTTCTAAGTGCTGAACGCTTACCTTTAGTTCCACACATCAAAATCATAGCACCAAATGAAGCTGCTAAACCAGTACAAACAGTTCTAATATCTGATTCTACAAAATCCATACAGTCAAGTATTGAATTTCCACTATAAACTTCTCCACCTGGGCTATTCACATACATAGTAATATCTGCATTTTCTACAGAATCTAGATATAATAATTGAGAAACTACTATATTTGCACTATCTGAATTTACATCTGTACCGAAGAAAATTTGACGTTTGCTCATAAGTTTAGAAAAAATATCTAACTGAGACATATTTCTCTCAGATTCCTCAAGAATATAAGGATTAATATAACCTCCTCTAGCTTCTGACATTTTATGAAGTTTATCATCAAAACTAGTCATCTTAAAAGGATTCTGAGACTTATAAAAACTTCTAAAATCTTTAATTGTTTTATTTTCCATAATTTATAATAATTAAATGTTTTTATTCAATTATAAGATTTTGAAGCCTAGAAAAAGAAAAATCCCCAATCTTCACAGACTAGGGACTTCTATTAAACTTTAAAAACTAATACTAACAAACAAAACACATCTATATGTTTACCATTAATTAAGATTCTGAATCGCTGTAAAGAGCAAAAAGAAGAAGACCGGATTTCTCACAGTCTTCTTTTGGTTTTAACCTGGAAATTTATAAACATAAACAGGCTCTTTTTCGAATTCTAAGTCTTCAACGATACAAGGAAATGAATATTCTGAATGTAATCGTCGGATGATTCTAGGAAATAATTCTTGATCTCCTCGATTTTGTAAGTTATTTACAAACTTATACATCTTAGGTCTTCCATCAGCTGCTACAATCTCTAAGTTATCTATCCACGTATTCCAGATTCTTTGAGCTTGTTCTTCAGAGAGTGCTAAGATGTAATATCCTTTCCATCTATAAACATTGAAATTTGTTGGGACAATTGAAAAAATTCCATCTGTATATACTCTTTCACCTAACCCATCAAGAGTTATGTAATAAATTGGCTTAGGAGAATCCAATTTTATAACTTTTTCAACATTAGTAACTTTGTACTCCTTTTCTCTTTCAATTTCAGGAAAACCGATAATTTCTGGAGATATTACAAGTTTAACCCCAATTCTTAAGATTCCATCTTCTCTGACATAATTAATTCCTTGTTTTTGTTTTAATTCTTTTTCCATGATTCTTGGATTTTATTGGTTTATCTCAAAAGTAAGGTTTTAAGACTTTTTCCAAGAAAAGGATCTATCAGTTAAATCAACTTTTATTCCTTCTATCTTTGACGATGAAGTTATTCCAGGGAGTCTTATTAACCTTCCAAATTTCTTTAGGAAGGCTCTATATTCCCCAAGTTTTAGAATATCAGTACCTTGCGCCGGTAATATAATAAATTTTGAATATTCTTCATAAATTTTAATAGCTGATTCCTTAGATTTAGCAAATATAAAATACCAACAAAAATCAATATCCGGCGCCTCTATTTCTACTTTATAAACTTCCATAACTCCTATAACATTCCCATTCTTTCTAAAATTGTTTCAATAGCCTCCCAATCAACACAAGAGGTATATATAGTTTTTATTTCTCCAGTATCGAAATTTACATACTCGGCTTCACCCCATCTAAGAGGTATTCCAAGAGCTGTATCATCTATCAAGAAATCTCCTAAAACTTTTCTTGCATATCCTATTACACCTTCTTCCTCTGGATTATCATTTACACAATACAGTGGAATTTCTCTTTCTCGAAACCATCTCTCAGCTTCTTCTAATGATGTTTCAGTTCTAAATTTTCCTCCAATATAATTATATGGATTATTTCTAGAATTATTCCGACAAGTCCAAAGAATCAATCTATGTCCAGCAGAAACTATCCTTTTTAAAACCCTTTCAGCTCCTGTATCAACCTCTGAAAAACCGGGTTCAGGAAGATTAGGAACACAAGTGCCATCGAAGTCTATCAAAAAAGTTGCCATAAATTTTCTATAGGTTTTGAGTTAATAAAAATCTTTTCAATCTCAGGAGAAATTGGTTTATTATGATAAAAATAATCAATCCAATTAGATATAACTATTTCTGCTGTAACTCCCCAAGGAACATAAAACACTCGAGATTCAGATATAGTATTCCTAAGTTCTTTGATAAAATCTTTTTGTTTTAAAATAGGTGGATATTTATATTTCCATCTACATAGAAAAAATTCTTTAATCTCCTTAAGTTTTTCATCTGTAATCTCTCCAGAATTATTAAGTGTTATTGGAAACCAATCGCTCATTTCACTCGTAAAAATAAGTATATCCAATTTTAATATTAAAATATATCTTCCTCTGTTATTTTCCATCTTTTGAATTCTTGTTCATAATTCTTTCTTTTCGGAGATCTAGGTCTTAGTTGTTCTTCAAATTTTTCCCAAGCTTCATTCTCGGAGGATGCAATAATTGTCATAAATTCTCTGAAAAATATAGGATTTCCTAATTTATCAAAATCAGATATTTCTTTTACAAAAAGATATGTCTTCATTTAACAAAGTGAGTTAGGTCATCAAACTTAACAGGCATACACTCCTTTCTGTAAAATTCCCACATATCTCCAGACATAATACCTCTTCTTCCACAATGAGATATCAATTCGATAATATTTAATTCAGATGCAGTATAAATTCTACGTCCTTTAAAGAAATAAAACTCAACTGATTCTTTAATAGTTTTTATAAGTTGTGCTTCTTTGTAAATTATCTTAGGAGGATTAAGGAGATTATCTTGAAAGTATTTATTATTCATCCAAATAATTTGTTCTTTAAGATCAGTATAAAAATCATTCCAATCATCCCAATTATAACTTACTAACGAATATCTTTCAAGAATTCGAATAGCTACTATCGGAACTGGAGAACCTAATTTCAAATATTCTCCCCATACATCTTTATCTATTTTCTCTTCACCTGAACTCATCTTACTCTAATAACTAAAGTATTATCTCTAAATTCCTTCCAAGACTTAGCGTTTGACATCATAAATCCATAATTAATACACTCCTTTAGACCCTGTATCCAATCCTTTAAAGTAGTTCCAATCTCTACCCAAGTCCATTCCGAATCTGATACTTTTACTCTGGGCTTTTCTCCTGACGATCTCCAAGAATTTACATCTGAATAACCTGCTCGAAGTGCTTGCATCTCAGGGGTAGTATTTCCGAAGTATTGTCTAACTAAATCTAACTCAGATAATTCGATAGGAGACATATTAACTAAACCTCCTAACTCCTGAACTTCTTCGATAATATCCTGATCTGACTTTACTGTTCTTTTATAAATTGTTCCAGATGCTTCCAAGATCTTAGCAAACTCACGACCAATCATTACATAATCAGCACCAAGGGCAATAGCTTTTAGGATATCCGAGTGACAAGTAATACCACCATCTGCAATAACTTTAACATCCCGAAGTCTACCTTTTCCTGATTTTCGAAGTGAATTAATTGCGCCGAGAATAGATGCCATAGGATAATGAAACCCATACTTATCTTGATCAACTAAAGATCCAGATGATATTCCGACACGTACATAATCAAATCCGGCGCCACTATACACTTCGTAAGTCTTAGGGTTAGCTATATTTCCACCCATCAAGATAACCTGTTTTCCGTAGAGCTGTTTTAATCTCTGTCCAATTTCCATAAGAGCTACATCATGACCATTTCCAGAGTCGATGCAGATATGAAATTGTTGAGTTGAACCTCTTTGATCTATATTTATAAAATTTTCTCTTACCTCCTGAAGACTAAACGCACAGAAGATAAATCCACACGCTTCAAGTCTAGTTCCAAGTTCAACAGTTCTAGGGAGGATAGGCTTAATTCCAGAATCTTGCCATACTTTCCAATTATCAACTCCAACAATAGCTTCCATCGGACTTGTAAAAATAGGTAAACTTTTTGGCACTCCCGTAACTTCCTGATCATCTAAAACAAAATAATCAAGTTTTCCAGAGTTAGTCCATCCTGAGTTAAGATTATCAGGAACTAACATAACATCTGATAATTCTAAGTACTTTTCCATATTCTTTTATTATAATTTAAATAATTCATTCAACCTCTCCTCTTCGTAGAAAAACTTCTCTAAAAGCTCATCTTTACTCTTATTAAGCTCCTCTATTCTTTTTTCCAAGGACTTTATATTATCTTCCATTTTTGTAATTCTCTTTGACATATTTCTAATTCCAATACGTTTAAAAACATTAAATTGTTCTTCTAGCATCTTCTCTGAAAACGCTACACAATAATTACACTCTATTGTTATACGTTTTCCTTTAGAATCTTTAAATTCTCTACTATATTGATCTTTATATACTTCCCTAACAATTGGCTTATTATTAAAAATATTAAAAGAAGGAAGATAATATATGTATATCTTCTGGGTTCTCATATAATCATCATAATATTTTTTATATTTATTACGAACTTCATAATTATAAATAACTTTATAATAAGATATAGAGCGATCTATCGTACACTCCCACTCATACTCACCAATTTTCTGTTTATAAGTATAAGTATCTGGATTATTTTCGATAACTTCAGAAAATATTAATTTCCCTAAATCTTCAGTAATTTCTAATTCTCGTGTAAGAAAAACAGGTGGATAATCCACAATAGAAAAATCAAACCTATCAATGGGAATAATTGGTATTCCCGGTTTATATAATTTCTTAAGTTCTTGTTTATTAATTAAAGGATTATTAATTACAGTATTTATATATTCTGCTGAAAGAAATTCCTTACTTTTTGGAGAAAAATCGTTAAATAATTTTTCTATTATTGGATCGTCTTCTATACGATCCATTGTTAAATACTTATTATAAATTTCTTCTAATGTTAACATTTATAATTTTATTTTTATTACTACATATATAAGAAAATTAAAGGTTTAGTAGTTTCATCACCACTAAACCTATTCCAAATTCAATCTAAAAAAGCAAATTCATCACTTAACTGACAAAGCCACTCTTGATATTCTTCATCACTCATAGTCCTTTGCTTCTCTTTTGCTACTTCTACAATTGTTTCTCCGAAGTTAAACGATTCTTCATATTCTTCCATAATTTCTTTTTTAAGTTTATTACATATATAAGGCTTTAAGGAAATTATATACGGAAAATAAAAAAAAATTTACTTATCACAAAAAATAAATTATATTTTTATTTCATATATAATATTTTAAGAAAAAAAGAAGGGGATTAATCCCCTCCATTAAAAATATTCATTTACTCCTTCAAGACCTCCTGCTGATAAAACAGCATTACTCCAAGCAAATCTATCCTCCTGTTTTAATTTTTGATACATTTGAAGTATTTGTCCTGTTGGAGAATCATCAGTTAAATGTATCTGATTTTCTCTTAACATTTCATTACTAACATATGTAATAAAACGGAAAAATTTTGTATCTTTCTGAAAAATTCCTAAGGCAACTCCATCATTCAATTTTCCTTCTAAATTCCATTCTCCCTCTTTTTGAACTTCAGGAATTATTGTTGTAATCATTGCAGAATTAGATCTTAGATAAATATCTACAATCTTTTCAAAGTCAATATTATCTATTTTTAGATATCTTTCGCGATACCTTCTCATAAAATGTGCTTCGAATATTACAATATTCCTCAAATTAACATCAAGTGATGGGAATAATATAGCATTCTTTTTTCCAGTTATTCCATTATTTACGATAGTATAAATGGTAGTCCCTTTTGAAAATTCTCTTTTATTAGGCCATGCTTCAATAATTGCTCGATATTGATTTCTTGATACATTAATAATCTTCGTCTCCTTAAACGGAACTGGAGACTTCGTTTGTTGATAAATCTTTAATATTTTATGTTTATTTTTATCTATTTCTCTATTAACTACATCTAGTATAGTCTGATAATCTCTTTTCAATTCTTTAAAGATCTCATCACTGTTCATGTTCATTGTAATCATAATTTTATTCCTTTCTTTTAAATTGTTAATAAATCTCTTTTGATTGGTTTAAAAAAGCCGGAGACTTTATATCCCCGGCCAAGAATGGAAAAAGAATTACACTAAACAAGAAAACCCTGATAAAACACTTTTCCAGGATCTTATATTCTTCATTTCGGTTGATGTGCATTCAAACATATCCACCCCAAGTCTTTTCTTTCTCTTTGGATCTGGACCTTCTGTCTGTAATGTAAACCGAAATTTGTCACTATCTCTAAGGTGTTCAATTTTCACCATATAATAAGTTTCGTAATTTCCCTCTTCATTCTTTTCTGTAATTCGAACGAAAGATCTAACTGTATAATCTTTATCGTTCTCTGATACATAAAGCTCTTTAAGCGAGCCTTGTATGAATTCAAGATCAGCATCTTCAAGTTTTACTGCTAATCTAGTCATTCCGTGAACTCCTATACCTAAGAGTTCTGCATTGTAATTTTGTTTGATCAATTCTGCATCTAAACGAATTCCTGACCAAATTTCTTTTAAGTTTTTCATTTTCTTAATTGTTTTCTGTCCTCTAATTGCTTCGGACGTTGCACTTTTGTTAATTTAATTGTCTCTAAACCTCCTCTTCTGTTACAAAGGAGGTAGTTGTTCTAAATCTTGAATCAGATCTCTTGTTTCTTTAATTGCTTTTTTGGGTTTAAATGGAGATAATAATAAATACTCCAACTCTTTCTTCAAGTTATCTATTCTTGTTTTAGCCAGTTCAGGATCCGTCTCCATAACTTCCCTGATTAACCAATAATTAGCTGGAATTTCTCTACCATCTTTAACCCATAAGTCATCTAAACATAATTTTCGACCTAATAACTGTTCAAGACAATCTACACATAAATAGGTATGTCCCCATTTATCTTTTGGAATTTTATTATTCTCTATAACTAAATCCCAAAGTTCCGATTTTATCATATACCAATCAGCTCGTTTCCTCAGACTACCTTGAATCTGAAGCTCTTTTTGACAATGACTACATCTAAATTCTCTTTCCATTATATTTTTATTGTTATTGTCTCTTCAAAGTAAAAAAAAGAGAACTAACTGACATTATTATATATCAATTAATTCTCTCTAGTAAGATATCTATTTATCTTCATATATAAGGCCTTTAAGGATTTTGAAATGGAGTAATTTTTGACTCTATTTTCCTTATTAATGTATAATAAAAATATAAAAAATTATGATAGAAAATGACAAATTACTATTTTTAGGTTTTATTGGAATTACAGTAATAATATGGTATATATTATTTTATGTATGGTTAGTAAAACGAAGAAGAGATCTAATTTTTGTTCGTGATGTTTGGATAGATGAAACTTCCGAAGTTGATATCATCCTACAATCTATGAAGGTATATAAACTTTCAGAATGTGTTACTCGCCAAGAAAGATATTATCAAGAATTAATCAAGTATAAGAACGACAAAAGGGATTATTTATTTTTCCACCCTATTGGAGATAAGAAGGGTCAAGAAGAATTCTATAAGAATACGATAATAGCAACAGAGTTAGTTTTAGAGATTGATTCTTTAGAACCAGGTGATCAAGTTGTTATTAGTATCTCTGGAAAATTCTACTTAAGGAGAGTATATAAACTTGATTTCGAAAATAATATTATATATTATGAAGAACCAGACAAAACAGTAATCTCTGAAGCAAAATTATATAGTGTAGTATCTAAAGTTAAATTAGTATTTGGCAAAGATTTATTAAAAGAAGTATTATGAAAGATTTAATTAAAGAAACATTCAAGATAACGTATGTAAAAGAAGGAATGAATCAGACTAAAAACTTAATCTCACAAGAAGATTACGAAGAAAAAGTCAAACCAATTCTGAAAGAGATTCAAGAACTAGAGTCGAAACAATCTGAGTATAATAAGAAAAATAAAAAGTATCAAGAACTCGAGAGGGAAATCAAAGTACTTAAGGGAAAACTTAAACCCCTAGGAGAATGGTTTACTTCTGGATCACCTCTTGGAAAAGCCTTAAGGAATGGTGGACTTTTAATACTACCTTCACAACAAGGAGGTACTCATAAAGTAGAATTCACAAAAGAAGAGATAGTATGAAAATTCGAGAATCATTACTTAGAAAATCTGCTATATACGGAGTAGTATTTCAACGTTCAGAACCAAAGAGATCGTTTTTTAATCCTGGGAGACCCTGTAAAGTAATACTATATGTAACAGGAGAAATCAGACCAGTTGAATTTAATTATAAAGATGACGACACTATGGGATATGATGCATATAAACGCTTGAAAGATGAACTGAATATAACCACTGGAGATGATGTTATAGAAATTATGAAGTTTATGTTGGAGGAAAAGAAAGAATGATAAAAATAGGTTGTTTATCGGATATTCATGGTTATGTTTATGATTTACAGACAAAATGTTACCCAGAGATTGAACTTCTAATTATTGCTGGAGATCTGTGTCCCACTGATGAAGTTATGTATCAAGAAGAGTGGCTTGAATATAATTATCAGAATATATTCATGAATAAGAAAATATTTCCGGATCTTCAAGAAATTATAATAGTTCCTGGAAATCATGACTACTGGATTGAGAGACACTATGATGACTTCCTCACGCTTAGAAAGATATTTGGATACTCTACTAAAGTTCTGGTTGATGAAGGGTATGAATATATTTCTGGAATTACTGGAGAATCAGTAAAGATATATGGAAATCCTAGAACTTCTTTATGGTTACACGCTTTCCCACATAAACCTGGAAATACTGATATCTTAGAAATTCCGGAAGGGATAGATATTTTAGTAACTCATGAAGCCCCTAGGATATATCAACTTGAATGTATAAAACAGTCTCAAGAATGGTATGGAAAAGATGAACCTGGGAATCTAGCATTATCACAAAGAGTATTAGAGATCAATCCAAGGTATCACGTGTTTGGTCATATACATTACCCGGAAAGAGGTGAAGTATCAGGGATAAAATTTATGAATGTATCTCAACAAACTAGAGAAAATTATACTCCTGAAATACATATAATAGAATATACAGAATAAAAAAAAATAAAGAGAGGTCTTGACTAATTAAACCTCAAGTTAAACCTCTCTTTTTATTTCTTAAAGATATTTTTCTAGAAATTCTTTTAGTTCTTCCTCTGTACTGTTTACGAAAGAAAAATATTTTTGTTTAGGTACATATTTTCCTCTAACTTTTTCTATACAAAATACTACTAGATTAGTTCCAAAAATTTCTAGTTGATCCATTCCATCATATCCTCCAAAGAAACTTCCTTTTTCAGTTTCATACAAGTCCATTTCTGGATAATTCTTTTCAAAATAATTACAAACTTCTTCCTGTGTCATATTTCTAATTTTAAATAATTACAATATTAAGGAAATTAACCGCCCAAAAAAAAACCTGTTAGCCTTATATATGAAAAGAATATCAATCAATAATATATAACTATTGCCAATAAAATAAATAACTGTTATTCTTTTCTTATAAAATAAAAAGAGTATGGTATAAATAAACCTACTCAAAAATTAAATGACAACCGAAGGGGCGCCAAAAGAGATGAATTGAATACATAAAACTCTTTTCCCTTCGGTTATTTTTTTTTCTGTTTAATAAAAAAAAATTCGACCGTCTGAGAAACCGGGAAAATCTTATAAATGTATTAAAAGACACAATAACAAAAAAAAAGACATCATAGGCGTCTCAAGAAATGCGTAATGTATAGCTTGAGCTTGTGAAGAACTGAAAAATCATGTAAGGTTTAAATCTCACTAATCTCTTCAGAACTTCTACGTTTATGAGGTGCAAAATTAAACAACTTTAAACGACACAACAACAAAATTAAAATTAAAATAATTAACTGAATCTATAGACAAGATAGTTTAGCGGGTCAAAACACTAAGATAATTGTTTATCTTAGAATCTCAGGTTAGAATCCTGATCAAGTTCTCTAGATTTATAATAGTTAATTATTTTATTTTTTTTTCAACTGGATTCTGTATTAAAAATATTTTCCATCTCAAAAATACTGAAAGCCTTATATATGAGAAAAAATAATGTAAAACAATACTCCTTAAGCAATGATAAAAGCTTAAAGGAGTTTAATTTTTAAAAAGAAAAACTTATGAAAAAGATTAACAAAATGAATGAATTGAATGTAGTAAACAGCAAGATAACAGCTGATTTGATTAAGCCAGAAATTACAGGACATGCTATATCAAATTTTGAAACAACCTTCCCTATTCCAAAGGTAGGAGAAGTGAAAATGAAGATTGACGTGACAAGTACAGTAACGTCATCAATAGCCGCTCAAGAAAAATTGGATGAGTTGGCAGAAAAAGAGCAAACCGAGCCTTAGAAAACATTGGAAAATTTGTAGGTTTGGTACTTGAGAAATCTCCGGAAATATTTGATATGTTCCAGAGTTTCGCAGAAAAGAATGAACAATACAAAGAAAAGTTCAGAGAAAAACAAAGCTTGGAAGAATGGGATGAAAAAGTAAATAATCTCATCTTCCTGCTAAGACAAAAACCTAGTTCAATGACGAATCTAGAGTTTTTAGAAGAGACGTTAGAGAATGGGGATTATGAATCTCAAAAAATCTCTAAATGGGCGATCTTACAGTTTAATAAAAATAACCTTGGATTGCTGAATGAAAGACAAAGAGATTCATTAGCTAGTATAGGTTTTATTGGCTATTGAAATTTAAAAAAGGTAGAAGGACGATAAAAAGTTCTTCTACTTCTTTTTCTCCCTTGACTTTCTTATATATGTATTATTAATAAAATATATTATGGGAACAAATTTCTATGCAGTAATCCCAGTGAAAAAAAGGGATAAAGAAAAAGCAAAAAAATTAATTGACGAAAACAAATTTAGTGAAGCTGCTGATCTTTTAAAGGATATAACAAAAGAAATACACCTAGGAAAAAGATCGGCCGGGTGGAAGTTTTTATTTAACGCCAATCTCGGAAAATATTATGAACTTACTCGCGAAGGTATAAATAAGTTCTTCGCGAAAAATAATGTCATAATAAAAAATGAATATGGCGTTGAGTATACGGCCGAGGAATTTTGGGAGAGTGAATTAAAAGAGTTCTTGGATAAAGGATATGACTTAGAGAGCTACTATAATGACAATCCAGATGAAGTTAGTCCATATTTTAGCTACTCTCGATCAATACCTTCCGAACTAAAAAAATATAACCCAAATAAATACGGGGAATTTTATAGTGATGGTCTAAGATTCACCATCACTGAAGATTTTTGTTAACGCCATAAAAATAAAGGATATAAGTGTAATAAAAGCTTGTATCCTTTTTATTTTCTCCTTTCAAAGCCTTATATATGAATAAAATAAACTTAAAAGAAAGGAAAAGAATATGAAACAAATTTTACAAAACGTAGTAAATTTCGAAAAACCTAAAGTTGTATTAACTAGATGCAACACTGAAAAAGAAAAACATGTCCCGCTACTTATGGAAATAGGGGGGATATATTGTTGCTATGAAGTATGATGAAGATAGCAATATATATGGAACAGAGACAGTTTATTTTGATAGATTTGGAAAAATAGATTTAGGAATACAAGAAATCATAATGGAATTTACTCCAGGAGAAACAATGACGCTGGAGGAATTAGATAAAAGGCTTGAAGATTATAGCAATTATGATCTAAATGGTATCTGTTATAGACTCAGTGATTATTATAACACTTATTATGGATCTGTACATTTTATCCAAAGATTAAATGAATTAGGAATAAATGTTAAATACCCTGAGAAATTATACAACGAAAATACTACTCTAGGATACACAATAATAGTAAAGAAAAAATCTGATATGTTAAGAATTACTGCAATAAGTAAACAATATCATAATGTTGGAAACTTCGAAGAATATCGTAGTTTATTTTACTATAATCTCAGTAAAACAGTAGATTCAGGTAAACTTATAGAAATTGTTACAGATAGAGTAGTAAGTTGTGCAATTTATGAAAGAAACCGATTAGGATTCAAGTATAATATAAAAATAAATGAGTGTATGGTACGACAGGTAAAAAGGAAAATAACTGACAATGATAAACTCGAAAAACTAATTAAGAAATCTATCAATGATGCACTGAAAGAAGAGGGAAATTAAATCCCTCTTTTGTTTTGTCCTTAAAGAAAAAAGAAAAGGATAGCACATATACCTATACCACCCTTTTCTCCTAACCGTCTCAAAAATGCTAAAAGCCTTATATATGAGAGAATAGAAGTTAAACTATAGAATCCTAAAGTATTGAAAGAAATTGGATATAATAGTTCTATTCTCTAATATTTTTAACTAAAACTCAATTAAATATTTATTATGAACATTGAGATTTTTAACGTAATACTATTCATACTATTCGCTGTAGTATGGATAGCTGGGAGTATCGTAGTGATATCCCTGGTAGCTTCAGTCTTAGTAAAAATATTACTGAAGGCTTTGATAGCTATTTTCAATTTGGTTATTAATTAATCAAATACACCCTGGGCAAAATGTGCCTGGGGTTTTTCTTTCATATATTAGAATCTAAAGGACTGTAGAGAGCAAAATTGTCCTTAAAGTTCGAAGACAAAGGAGCTTCCCGTTATCCATCCCCTCCGATCGCTACCGCTGAGGGGATCTAAGGAAGAAACTTTGAATAAGATATATGGGAATGATAATAGGTTTTTCTCCGATTATTTAAATTTAAGTATATGGATTTTTATTCATATTTCCGCCTTCAAGAGGCGGATCTTATTTAAAATTTTATTGTCTACTTTTTTTCAGATATATTCTTATATTACGGAGAAATGAAACTTTTCAAATAAAGTAGTCAAAATGCGTATAGTAATCTTTCAAATCCTAATTAGTGTAGAAGGGATCCTCCTGTGTCTTCAATTTTTAAAGACAATTTTAAAAACTGGATTCTGTATTGAATTAAAAATAACAATTAAAATATTTAATATTTATGATCAATAAATTACCTGATATCATAGTACCAAGAGGTATTAGATATATTTCAGAAATGGATAGTTTATTTAGATTTTATAAACTACCTGTAAAGTGTATAATAAATAAACAACTTCCAGGATGTGGTTTTACTGAATACTGTATAGGTGGACCAGAAAATGTTATTCTGTGTAGTCCTAGAAAAATGCTCTTAAAGAATAAAAAGGATCAACATGAATTTGAAGTTTATCTTGTAGTAAATGAATTAGAGAAAGAGATTGAAGTAGATAAAGATTTATCGAAAATTAATAAATCTATTAGTAGAGGAGATCAATTTATAGAAAAATTAGATGAAATAGTTAACGGAAAAGATACTGTATATAATAGATTAATGAATGAAATTAAAGATTATATTAATTTTAGAAAATCTTATGGTAAACCTTATAAGATATTAGTTACTTATGATTCTTATAGGATTGTAAAAGATATATTAACATCTTTGGATATATTTCAATCTTTTTATACCATTATAGATGAGTTTCAAACTATCTTACATGATGCTAGATTTAAAAGTGATACTGAATTAGGATTTCTGTATCATCTTAAACAGTCTCATTCAGCGCTATTTGTTAGTGCAACTCCTATGTTAGAAGAGTATTTAAATATGTTAGATGAGTTTGATGGTCTTCCATATATTAATATGGATTGGGGGAAAGAAGATCCTAGTAGAATTATAAAACCTAATCTTAAAGTATCATCTATGGTAAGTGTAGGTGCAAAACTTCCTGAGATAATAGATTCTTATAAATCTGGGAATTTCGAAAGGGCGATTAGAATAGTAAACGGATATCCAGTAGAAATTATATCAGATGAAGCAGTATTCTATGTAAATTCAGTTAATCATATAGTCAGTATTATAAAGAAGTGTGATCTTCAACCAGAAGAGGTAAATATCCTCTGTTCTAATACTCCAGACAATCTAAAAAGAATACAGAAAAAACTTGGAAAAAGATTTACTATAGGGGAAGTTCCATTGAAAGGAGTAAAATCTAAAATGTTCACTTTCTGTACTAGGACTGTTTACTTAGGAGCAGATTTCTATTCTACTTGTGCTAGGTCTTTTATCTTCTCTGATAGTAATATAGATACTTTAGCAGTAGATATTTCTGATGATCTACCTCAGATCTTGGGAAGACAGAGATTATTCGAAAATCCTTGGAAGAATGATGCAATATTTTATTATCGTTCTATTTGTGATTATAGAAAAATATCTCAAGAAAAATTTGACGAAGAATTGGAAAGAAAAAAGAAGGCTACTAGTGATTTGTTAAGATCTTTCGAATCTGCACCAGACGATGCTAAATTAACATTAGCAGAAACTTATAGATATGTAGCTAAATCAGCAAATTATAAAGATAGTTACGTAGCAGTAAATGAACATCAAGGATCAAATTTAGTGCCAGTGTTTAATAATTTAGTTTTAGTTAATGAGATTAGAGCTTTTAGAATACAGCAATATGATTATAAAGATAGATTTACTGTATTTTCCAGTGTTCATGCATCTTTAAGTACAGAAGATTTAATTAATCAAGAGGTTTCATCTGTTCTATATGAATTCGAACAGAAAACAACTTATTATGATAAAATGAAATTATTATGTAATACTAATTTATCTAAAGAGGCATTAGAGTTAATTTTAGCTCAGATATCAGAAGAAGATGATATTAAATCTCACTTCTTAGCTCTTGGACCAGAAAAAATAAAAGCTTTGGGATATAATATGACAAAGATTAGGAGGGAACTTGGAATTGTGATTTTTAATAAAGAATTATTGATTAATACAATTTTTACTAATTTTAACGTAGGAGATAAATTAAATCAAATTGATATTAAACAAAAATTATTTGATCTTTATACATCTATAAGTTATACTGCAACACCTAAAGCTACTGATTTAGGAAATTATTTTGAAATAAAAAAGTGTAAAATAACTCTTCCAGATAAAAGTAGAATTAATGGTATTGAAATTATAGGAGTAAAACCAGAATATCAAGGAACATATAATAACTTAAAAATAATAAATAATCAATTATGATAACATTTTTATTCTATTATTTTCTTATTGCAATATTTATCGGATTATTCTTTATTCATACTCTAGATAATATAAAAAATATACTTCCTGAAGATGAATATAGGAAGATGAGACAGACTATTGTTAATTTTATGCCTTTCTTACCGATTGCATTGTTAGTTGTCTTGTTTTGGAAGAGATTTTAGCTTTTTCCATATAATAATCTTTCAAAGCCTTATATATGTAGAAATAAACTTAAAAGAGAGATTATGGAAAAGTTAAAATTTTGGTTAGATGAATTAGATCTAATCGCAAAGGAATTTAATCGTGAATATGAACAATTATGTAAAGAACACCTCACAAGATTGCAAAAAAATTAATATGGAGCTAGATGAGGGTAGTCCAGAACATATTTTTGCATGTGAATATTACTACAATCTACTAGATAATAGATTGGAAAGTTTGAGAAGCCTTGGACAATTTTATATGTTATCAGTTACAAAAATGGACGAGGTGCTTAAGAAATCAAGAGAAAACGAAAATCCCGTTAAGAAGACTATAAGAAAAACGATAGATAATTTCATGGAATCTATTGAGAACCTAATGAAACTTCAGAACGGACTTAAAGGTTATTTGATGTCTCATATTGATAGTGTAAAATCTATCAAACCGGAGATGCAAAAAATGATGAATGAGTTCGAGACTAAGAAGTTGGTTAAAATTCCAGAAGGTTGGGATTTTTTAGAAGTTGATGATGAATATAATGTCATCGTAGCAAGGGAGAAAAAGGGAGCTTAATGCTTCCTTCTCTTTTTTCTTCTCCCTTGAATTCCTTATTAATGTGGATTAAAACTATGTGAGAACTAAAACAAAGTAATAATGAATCAAAAATCAAGATCACCCTGAAAAAAGATAAAAGTTATTAGGGTTAAAACTATTATGAAAGAACTATGCGATGAGTGTGGTTCTTTCTTTTTGCTTCTCTTAAAAATGCAAAACCTTATAATTGATGGAAAGAGAATCAAAGCTTTCCATTCTAAAAGAAATTATGAAAAATGAACAAGAAAGAGATTTATACTTTTGTGCAGATATTCATGGAAGTTTTCGAGAAATTACATGGATTATAACTCAACGCTATAAACTTAAAGATGCTAATATTATTTTTCTTGGAGATGTAGGATTAGGTTTTTCTAAGCCAGGGTATTATAATCAGGAGTTTGAAAGAATTAATACTAGACTAGAGAAAAATAATATAACATATTATTTTATAAGAGGGAATCATGATAACCTAGAGTATTGGAATGAAAAATTAATAAATGATTTCCCCAGAATTAAATTTCTCCAGGATCATGAAGTAGTAGAACTCTCGGGGAAAACAATATATCCGATCGGGGGAGCAACTTCAGTAGATTATAAATGGAGAATGAATTATAATGGATTGATGGAGAGAGTTGGTTCGTCTAAAAGAGTATGGTGGAAGACAGAAGATATAATTAAGAAGCCTATTAAAGATCTTCCAGGGAGGGTTGATATAATAGCTTCTCATACTGCTCCACTATGTTTTGAACCAATTATTACACGTCACGAAGAGGAAGCAGAAGATGTTTACCTCAGAGACTTAGAAAATCGAAAATACTTAGATCAGGTATTTAGAGGAGTAAGATGTAAGTATTGGTTCTTTGGACATTTTCATACTTCAATCACATCAAGTCTTGAGGATACTATATATAAATGTTTAGATATTAATGAATTATATATGTTTAGAAATCATGAGTAGTAGTAAGGGTACAATTTCAAATCCGTTATTAATGCCTATCGGAGAAGTTTTTTATGTTGATCATACTAAAGCAGTTTTGGATAGTAGTATAAAAATAAATTCAAAAGCTATCTTAGAAGAAATATTGCATTCTAAAGATACTGACCTTCAAGAGGATTTAAAGCTAGTCATTAGATATCTTCAAGGTTGTTTAGAGGAAACTATGGATAATCCTTGGTTTTTGAAAGAGATTAAAGACTTGAGGAAAAAGCTAGAGGAAACCGAGAAACGATGTGATGACTTAGAGGAAAAGTTAAAACATGTATTACATAATGAATAATATTAAAAGTAGAATTGAATATATAACAGATCTTGAATTTAAAATAGAAGATAAGTATTTAGTTCTGGGAGGATATTATAATTCACTAAAAAGAACAACACCTAGAATTATTGCTAAGAGAATTACTACATTTTTCTTATCGGATGGAGGTAAAAGTGTTGTATTCTATGATCAAGCTTATTCAGGATTGTTTGAAGATGAATTTATTAAACCTATACTCCAGAAAATATTATCTGAAGCTAAACAATTATTTTCAACTCTCTCAGTAGATTATGAGATAATTCAAGATTACCTAAAAAAGTGAATTTTGCTATTTAAGAGAGGTTAAAGCCTTACAATTGAGAAGAACATTAGAAAAATTTATAAAAATATAGATTAATCTAGTGTTCTTTTTAATTTTGAAGTATAATAAATAGCACTTCAGAAACCCTCAAAATCTAATAAATGAGGGGATATTATATAGAAACTCCCCTCAATGATTAAAGTTATAAAGAAAAATAAACAAATTAAAAAAGCTAGAAAAATGGCAAAATCAAAAAATGACAACATTAACATTTCAATTTTTACAGCATTGAAAGTTAGTGAGATTTCGAAGGTACCAGTATTGATCATGTCTAATCCAGGTCTTGGTAAATCAACTTCTGTAGAGATGTTTGCAAGTGTACGAGATTATCATCTTGTTTTATTAAGAGGTAATAGTACAACTGCAGAAGAAGTTCTTGGATATGATGTGGCAACCTCAGATGCAGAATCACCTACGACTAAGCATCTTAGGCCTTCTTGGTATACTGAAATCTTAAATATTGCAGAAAAGGGAGGTAAATCATTGTTATTTTTGGACGAAATTACTACCGCAAATTGCTATACTCAAAGTGCTTTGTTACACTTAGTATTTGAGCGTAAGGTAGGTTCAGAAAAACTTCCAGAGAATACATTGATTGTTTCTGCAGGCAATTATGCACAGAATCTTTCGAATTCTATGGAAATGCTACCTCCGTTAATGAATCGTTTTATGATTTACAACATTACTCCGGATCATACAGACCTGGATACATTCCTTTGTAAATATGACGGAGCTATTGCATCATCAGAAGGTAAGGTTAAAGATTTCATGGGAAGTCTTAGAGATACGATGAAAAAACTTGATGCTCAGGAAGTAGAAATTCCGGCTGATCAATATAATAAGATTGGCGAGTATATCGAACGTGGTATTAAACAAACTGCTCGAGCATTGATGACTTCTGGTGGTAAACCTGTAGACTTAGCAATTACAGAACTTAATGGTATCTATGCTGATGCCGAAAATGAGACTAAGCTTTATGGATTTACAACTTTCCGAACTTTGAATTATCTTAGAGACGTTACAATTGCAAGTTTCAAGTGTTTTGGTAAGAGTGGTATTACTTCAGATAACTATCGTAATATGATCGATGGTCTTTGTGGTATTGGTATTTCTCGAGATCCAAAAACAAAGAATTTGATTAAGACGCCGATTTCTAAGGACTTCTATGATACTATGGTTAATATCGTTAATGATATTGAAAAGATGAAGAATGATAAACTTCCTAAGTATACTAAGTTCTTCAACGAAATCATAGATGGAAAGAAAAAGCTAGAAGTTCCTGAAATGCAAGCAATAATCAATAAGTTATCAGAACTTAAATCAGATAAGGACTTAGAACAAATCGAACGTCCGATTGATCCAGCTTGCATCGAGAAATTGTTTAAATTGAGTAAGGATTCTGGTTCTTCTATTACCAAGATTAAAGTATCTACTACTGATAAATTCTTGGATAAAGTACCAGTAGAGACATTCATCGGATATGTATCTTATTGGAATACAATTTCAGATCTTATGACTTCTATTCAAGGTCTGGTTACAGATTCTTCTAAGGGTTATAAGGATGATACTTTGGCATTGTTGAAGAATACTCAAGAAGACCTTAGAACTTCTGGATTTAAACTCAGATCAATTCGTAAGATTATTCTTCAGGAAGATCCGAGCATGGGAAGTATGGTTCCTGATATTAGAAGTTTTAAATAATTATACTATTATATGAGTGTTAACCTTAGAGAAAAATATGTAATGATCATGTGGATCTCTAAGGTTAATTTATTAGAAAAATATCAAAATTTAAAATTATGAGAAATCAGACAGAGTTAGAATTTATTAAAAGATTCATTGACAATACTTATAGTAGATTCGGGAATATGTTAATGGTTAATACAGAAAAACCATTTAATCCTGATAATCCTGAACTTGGATATTGTTTTAAATATAAAGATGATATCTCAGGAAATGTTATCTATAAAATTGTCTGCTCAGAGATTAAGATTCCACGTACTGATTTTCGTATTCTTATGCATGAGTACGGACATATTTACTTAGGACATCTTGATGGTATTCATGAAGAGCTTGATACTCAGATTTGTAATACCTTCAGAGATTATCGAGGTGAATTGATTGATCGAATTAATAAAGAGTGTGGAATTGATTTTGCAGAGAAGTTGATTGAGAGAGTAATAGATGATCCAGTTCTTAATCACAGTCTTCATAATATTGCTATGGATATGGAAGTAAATTCTAAAATCCTAAGTACTGAAGATGTAGAGGAGATGGAATCAGATATCTCATCAGTTCTTCCTAATTATCAACTTGAGCTCTTGAAATATAATAGAGATCACACTGATAATGAAGAAGCAAAACAGGCTCTTGATGATATGATAAAGAAGATGGAAAATGAGGCTAAAATTAAACTCATTGTTCCAGAAAGATATTATATATCCGAAGGTAACCCTTTCCCGAGTGAACTTAGTTACCCCGAATATTTGATGCTAATTGTTCAACACTTGGATCAGTTTGTTAAGATGTTGGTTTCTATTAAAAAAGGTGGAAACGGTGATACATCCCAAGTTACAAATCAAGATATTCAAGATGCACTTCAAGGTAATGGTTCAGGATCTGGACAAGGTAATCAGCAAAGTGGTGGTGGAATGCAAGGTCTTTCTGATCTTATGCAGGAAATGGGTATGACTGATGGTTCTGGTAGTGGTTCGGGATCTGGACAAGGTAATCAGCAAGGTAAAGGTGATCCAAAAGATTGTCCATATAAAGGAAAGAGAGATTCTGGTTCAGGTGATTTGAACAGTAACGGTAAAGATGAGGGTGGAACTCATAAAGATCACAGAACAGACTCTAGAGACGATGCCGATAAAAAACGTGAGCTTGGACAAATTCGTTCAGGAGGTGTCGTTGGATGTGGTTCTAGTGGAGCTCCAGATGCAACGAGACTTGTGGATAAGACAGACGAAGTAGATATGGCTCTAGATGAAGTAATGTTAAATTATAAATCTAGAGTGGTTAAAGTTGATACAAAGAAAGATCTTATGTATCTTTATAATCGTGGTATTAATCGTTCTGTTATTGCTCCAACTATTAGAAGAAAGGTAACCATGTCTAATGAACCAACTATTGTATTTTTAATTGATATTTCGGGATCTATGGATACACGATTGGTTGATAGAATTTTGAATACTATTGCCAATAAAATGAAAAAGATTGGACGTGGATTAAAGTATAATATTATTTCATGGTCTACACAGCTTGGAGATCATATTAAAGATATCGACCCGAGAAAGGGTGTTCCAAGAATCTCTATGGGAGGTGGAACAAGAATGGCTAGAGGTATGGAATATTTCAGACAGAATTATGGACCTGAAGCTATCTTGATCTTAATATCAGACTTTGAAGATTACTTGGAAGAATGGCATGAACAAGAACTAAAGATGCCTAACTATACCATGTACGGATTTAATTATGGATATAGTAATTATAATCAAGAATTTAAATATTTTAAAGTGAAAAATTTTAAAAACAATGGCAACCATTAATAATGGAAACATAAATAGAGACAAAGTCCATTCATTGGTTGAAGTATTTTATCAACCATCATTTAAGACTTTCTATGTTAATTCAGTAGATGGAGAGACATTTGTAAAGCCTGTAGGTGTATTTGTAAGTTTAGGAATAACTACGTCTTTGAAGGTCTTAGAAGATATCAAGAACATTATTTCCGGAAGTGAAGGTTATAGTGCGACTTTGGCAGAGATTAAATCTAAGAAGGTAGCAGGTCAGTTCTTAAATACTGTTACATGTACTACCGGACCTAAACAATATAAAATTACAAATCTTTCAGAGGATATTATGGGAGAGGAGGAGTCTAAGGCAGAATTGGAGAGAATGAAGAACTTGATGAATCCGTCTCAAGATTTAGATATCCTTAAAGAGTATGCACCTAAGATTTCCAGGTTGCAAGACTTGATAGATAAATTAACTTCTACACATGGTTGGGATGCTCATTTGATTCAAAAAGAGGCTTCCGGAGACTATCGAATATTCCATCAATATATTAATTATAAAAAGGAAGGCGAATTGGAATATCGTGTAGGAATATTCGTAACAGAAGATGTTGGAAACGATTAAGAAGGCTGTTTTAATTTCATTACTGTTATTACTTGGGTTTGGATTGGGGGTATTATATTACTCCCACTCCTCTCAAGATAAATCTAAGGGGGAAACTATATTACCTCCTCCAGAAATTATACAACCTGAAAAAAATAAAATTGATTCCCTTGAAGTAGAGATAATATCAAGGGATAGTATTATCAGTTATCTCAGAGAAAAGATTCATAGGATAGAATCTACTCGAACTGATAAAGTAGATAGTATTAGGGAATTACCGACAACAGAAGCGGTAAAATTTCTTAGACTTAAACTTAGAGAATTTGACAGTAAGTATTAAAGAAAATAGAACTTAGAGAACTTACTTTCGTGTTGATAAAAAGCACGATTACTGTCAAGTTCTCTAAGTTTTTTATTTTTCAATTTTAAATTGTTGAATTATGATCATAAAAAGATATTCTCAAAAACAATTTACTTTTACTGGTAGAGATTTAGTTGAGAAATTATATTCTGAAGGTTGGAAAGTAGAACAGAAGGAATATGGATTAAAATCAGCAGCTATTTCTGGAATAAAGAAAGTTGGTAAATTAATTGCTAAAAAATTAGATGATTCATCTAAATTAGATAGTGAAAAATTAAAGAAAATAAATGAATCTCTTAAGTCTGTTGCTAAGGATAGAAATCCTGAGGTATTAAAAAATATTGGAAAAGATGCTAAGAAATCTAATATTAAAATACTAAATGGAAAGAAAAAATTATCAAGTAGTGAAAAATTTTTTAGAAAACGATTTGATAAAACAAAATCTTGGGAGAAGAAGTCAAGTGATGTTTCTACTAAAGAGAAAATAGATTTGACAAGATCTAATGATAAATTTGATAGAAAGTTGGGAAAAGCTTTTATGAGTAGTGATCATGTAATAAATTTTCCTCCTTCCAGTGGACAAGCATCATTAGCTCATGAAATTGGACATTCAAAAAATTCAACTGGTAAAGGATTAGATAAGATAATATCAGATAAAAATAATGATATTAGAGGGTCTTATAGTAATAAAAATAAAAGAGTTGGGATTAGAAATGGATTAAAGACTTTATATCAAGGGAGTATAGTAGTTCAAGAAGAGAAAAATGCTTCTAAAAAGGCATTAAAATTATTAAAAGCTGCTGGTGCAAGTAAAGATGAATTAAAAAATGCAAAAGAAGAATTGGATTTAAGTCTAAAAACGTATAAGATTGGTAGAAATAAAGCCATTAAAGATTCAATCTCGAAACGATTAAAAGGATTTAAGAAAACAAAAACTATGTAATTATGAATATTATAAAAGTTATTGAAATATTACCACAAGATGTTTTCTTAAGATCAGCAACTTTATTTACAACAGCTTTTAGTGAAGAAATTATTGGATTATCTTCTTGTAATCGAATTAATTTAAAATGTAATATTTTTTATTTATTAAAAAAAGATAATTTTAATATTGAAACTAATTCCGAATTATATACGATTGTAGATAATATTAGAGATTTTAAAAATATCTGTTTAAAAAATTATTATATTATTAAAATTGATTCTGAATTTTTTTATGATGGATTGGATATTGTAGATGATATTAAACTTCAAAAAATAGAGAGAAAATTAGGGATAAGACAGATTGATAAAGTACAAGTAATATATGATTTAGATTATATATTAGATACTAATGAATATGTAAAGATAGTAGAACAAGATCTATATTATCCAATATCTGTATATGAAAATGAAGTTAGTCATCCTTATTATATCTATGAAATAAGAAAAGGAGATAATTATTTAGATTATTATGATGATGTTCTGTGGCGATATTTTTCAAAGAATCAACCAAAATATGAATTAATAGTTAATCGTATTGATCTAGAAATAGGAGAAAATCCTTTAGAGAAGATTAAATAAATTTATTCCTAATAATGATAATGGATAATATTATAGTAGGAGTATATCAAGAATCTTCAAACCATAGATCTATTTATCTTCTTATTCCTAAATGTGAATATAATATTATTAATTATGATAAGTTAATTTTTCCTGATAACTTACCTCCTGACAGTGAAAAAATATCTTGGTGGAAGTGTATAAATGATATTAATATAGAAGATTATTATATATTTAAGTATCCAAAATCTATTCCAATAGAGATTCCTTTCATGCTTTCAGTACCAGATAATTATTTTTGGAAATATCATTATAAAGAAGATATTGAAAATTTCTTGGATATTTTTATAGAAAGACTTAAATAATTTTCATACATACTTATTATTTCTTATGAAAAAAATAATCTATTGTCTCTTATTATCTCTATTTTTTATCACTAAAGGATATTCACAAGAGATAATAGAGCATCGCGGGGATACAATGATAGTTATATCTCCTGAAAATCTGAAAACAATTAATAGCATAATAGTAGATCTTGAGTCTTCCGAAAAAATTATAAAACTTCAAGGAGATATAATAAAAGAGGATTCGATTAAGGCAGCGAATCTAGACTCAATTATATCTTACCAGTCTATGATGATGAGGAAAAAAGATGATTATTATGTTAACTCTATACAAGCTTTAGAAAATAGCTTAAAGAAAGAAAAAAGAAAACGTAAATTATGGGCAGGTGCTTTAGGTTGTGTAGCAGTAATCCTAGGTGCTCTTGCCATAAGTAATTAAAAAGTCATGGTAGAAGTAGTTATTAATTATGATCAGTCTACACAAGAATATAAGATCTACGAACCTACGACAGATACTCTTTTGATATCTAGTAACCTGACTGAAGCGTTCGTTAATCTTTCTGTATTCTTAACATCAGCTGGATTAATTCAGGGCGACATATTGAATTATCCAGAAATATCTTATCACTTCGACAGTCATACAGTAAAGTCGATGATAGAGAGTAATGTAAATCTCCTTAAACGTCTACAAACAGCTCCTTCAGGATTTATGATTAGTAGTCAGAAGTTTGGCGGCTCTACTACATCTCCTATCAAACCTAAGAAACAAGAAAGTGGGTTTGATAGTAATGGTTTTAATAAATCTTATCAAGCAGATAGACGTTTTAGTGGGAAAAAGTCTTCTAGTTTTTCAGGGAAGTCAGGATTTAAGACATCTAATAAAAAATTTGGAGGACAATAAATAAATTTTAAAGTTATTAATAAAACTAAGAAAAAATGGGATACCAATTACAAGTTAAAACATCATTTGTATCTCCGGTAACATTAAAAATATTTACAGAGAATGGATATTTACCTATTTTTATAATAAGAAATATTAGTAATTCAGAATTAATTGGTAAGTATAATGGAACGGCAGTACATTTTAGAAATTTAGCTCCAAGTACAGAATTATTTAGAGCAAAGAGAGACGGGCTTATTGATTTTACAGAATTTTCTAAGAGATATATTATTGAGATGTCGAATGTAAATTTTGTAGAGGTTATTGATAAACTTAATTACTTGGCTGAACTTAGTAATGCAAGAGGAGTTATATTAATGGGTTATGGTTCTGATGATAAAATATGTCACAGATCTATCTTATCTAACCTAATTAACAGTATGGGAATATTAAACAGTCATATAACAGAAATAATACTATGAGAAGTAATCCTAGAGAAATTGAAATCCAGGAAGACATAGTAGCTAAATTAGATAGACTTGACATACATCCTTACTCAATAATATGTTCTTTTGCGATAGGAGAAGGAATTATATCAATTACATTTTACCTGAAACAAGATTTATCCGAGTTTCTTGATCTTTTAAGTTATAGAAGTCAATGTGATAAAACGGGATATTTAGTGATGGAAGATAATAATACAATAATTCTTTCAGGGTTGGCTTTAATTAATTTATATACACTATTATGAAAGATGCCTGGTTTAAAGAAGTATTTACCGAGTTTTACAAATTATCTTATATACGAGAAGGCAAATCTAAGAGAATCGTTCTAAAAGGACTTAGTGATCATAAGGTTTTAGATTATGTTATCCTAAGAATTACACCTACAGAAGATGTTATTTATTATCTCTATAATGGTTCTTCGATTCATATTCCAGAAAAGTGGATTGATCTATTTTCAAGTTTTAATACTCATTCAGGGTTTAGAGTCTTGGAGTGTTATGATAGTGATGTAGATGGATCTTTAAGTCATTTTGGATATCTTATGACAAGGTTAATTTGTCACTTAGATAAAAGTCTATCTAAAATTGAAGGAGAGGAGCTTTTGAATGTTCTTGGAGAGATAAGTGTAATTGGTACGAAAGAATTTAGAGAATGGTGCCTTGAAGAATTTGGATTAGAACTTGATCCCTTCGAATATCGTTCTTTGGATGAAAATTTAGATATTTAAAATTGATGAGATGAAACAGTTTGATATTTATACTGACGGATCTCACCTAGACAAACAAAATAATGGAAGACTTGGTATCGGAGGAGTTCTTATTGACCCTACCGGACCTGGAATGGGAACTATGCTTAATAAATTCTCAATTGAATTAACTCCTGAATATATGAATTTATCTTTTGGAGCTCAGAAGTGTAGCAATCCTAGTGCGGAGTTAGTAGCAGTTTTACATGCTTTATATGAATTTCGTGGTTCTTGGGGTCCGAATGATATTGTAGTAGTCCATGCAGATTATCTTGGTGTTCGAGAATGGATGACTGGTAATTGGAAAGTAAAAGAACCATACATTGCTCGAATTAAAGGTGATATTGATAAAGAAATAATTAAACAGGGTTTACAAAGAAGAATTGAGTATAAGTGGGTAAAGGGACATCAGAAAAATAATGGTGTTGATGCCGATATATACTGGAATAACTATGTAGATTCTCTAGCTAAAGGCAAAGGATAAAATGTTGAATAGTTGTAGAAACTCAAGAATTGTAGGTCCTTCTGGAATTTGGGAATATGAACAGTTGATCGGTGCTAAGGTAAAAGTTAGTTCATTACCTGTTAGTAATTTCTTTGGTTGTTTCTCAGGTGGAGGAAGTAATGATCTATTAACTATTAAAGATATTTATTTTAGAATATCTCTTGATGGAAAAACTATAACAGTGATCGAATTAACCGAGTATCCAGGGAAAATATTTACTTGGAAAGATTTGGAAATTATCGAGCTTAATGTTATTAGTAAGTTTAAAGCTGTATGTGGAACTTTCTTATCTAATCAATCAATTTGTGGATATGGAGTTGATACTGAAGCTTCTTGGATAAAAGATATGTCAAATGGAATAGCTTTTATCGATGAAAAGGGAAATATAATAACTAATCGTATAGTGAGAATCGTTGGAGCAAATGTAGAGGATATTAATACCGATACAAATGAAATTACAGATATAGATGTAAACTTCAATGGTGATATACTAGATAAAAGATAATAAAAATGGCACAATCACAGTTAACAAGATTTGAATGTATTTATGCCAATCGAGATGAAGCACTTAAGGCTCTCTCATGTGCATCTAGACAATATGCTGAATTAGTTGCTGTAAGATATTATAATGAAGTTGAAGATGTTTGTATTCTTTTAGTAATTTTTAAGAGTGCAGACTTAGGTGATTTTGACATTGTTTCAGATACTATGGAATTAAGTCAAGGTCCTAGAATATTTACAGCAAAAAAACAGTCAGAGGAACAATCAGATCAGGAGTGTATCTTGATTGCGTTGTTTGGTGAAAAACCTAAGAATGGAGATGTAGTAATCCTGACTTCTTATGACGGTACTACTTCCATTACTTATACAATGATCGGAGGACAGTGGATAAAAACTGGTGGAACTACTGCAGATGGACTTGGAATTATATTTGAAGATTCTAATACCATCGATTTTACAATGAGTCCTGGTCCTACTGAATCTAAGAAAACATTAACCGCTGATGTAAAATTGGATAATAATAATTTGATTTATGATGAGAAGGTTGATGGAATTCGTATTAATAAAATCTATGGAGGAACATTCTAAATGAAAAAAGTAAGAAGCCCGAAAGATATAAAAGTGATCTCCGGACGTTCTGCTAGAAATACAGCTCCTTTTGTTGGAAGACTTGGTAAACCTCTTAATCCAGGGGCTCTAAAATTTAAGCAGAGTAATATTCCAGAAGGAGATATATTTAATGATTATCTCTTAGATTTAATGAAATTAAAATAAGAAAAATATTATGGACTTGCTTGATAGAACTGATGTTAGTAATAAAAATCCTGGGGATTCATTAACTAGTGCTGATATCAATAGTATAAATAATACTGTTAATGCTGCAGTTAGTTATATAAATGAAAACTTAAAAGATTTTTGTAATGCTAATGCTGAAATAAATAATTATGAAAGAAAATTAACTCTTTCGGGAGCAATTAGATTAGTACCTGAAGCAAGACGACGTAGCGGATTGAAAATTAGATTTCTTGGTAGTGAAGGTGCATATTCAGAATATATTTATAAAGGACCAGATGCTGATGAATCTAATTGGGCTAATGAAGATAATTGGAAATCTCCTTACAACATTATTGACGGAGGAGAGTGGTAAGTTTAAATAATAACATAAATTATGAAAAATAGTTATATAAAAACTACATGGATTGATAATAAAACTCCTGTTAATGCAGCTAACTTAAATAAGATCGAGAGTGCTTTATCAGATCTTTATACTAACGCTCTTAGTTCTTCTGAAATTTTAGAAGGAGATGGTATTAGAATTACTAATACTAGTTGTCAGTCAGATTGTTACGGTAATACTACAAAAGGTATTCAATTTTCTGTATCAGATCGTGTAATGCAATCTGATTCTTGTAAAGGTGTTGATATTGTAACAAATACCTTAGATATCCTTCAATTTGAAAAGGATAGATTATACCTATTCTTAGATCCAGAGAGAAAAACTTTGGTTAAGATGGTAATAAACGGAGTTACTATTTTTGAAGTGAAATAATAATGAGATGGAACGATAAAAACGGATACATCACATATAAACAAGCTCTTCAAAATATTAAATCATGTCTAGGGATAGCTAAGATAGATTATTCCATGAGATGTGAATTAGCTCCGTATATCACATATATCTTAAAATATATATCAGATAGATTAACTTTACTTCCAGAAGGATCAGATGTCAAAACTTATATTCAAGAGTTTTTTGATATTCGAGATCATGGTGAAGCTAAGATTGTATTTTATGCTGTAGATGAACTTAGATGTGAACTTGGAATTGATAATGGTGAAATATACGTTGAAGGTTCTGAGATTCCATACAATGAGGATAGATTTATTTATGCATGGAGTAATGTTTTGACTGCTATGTTAGTTAGAATTTTATTCCAGTATCAAAATCTTCTAGCTCAACCCGAATCTAATGACTGCCCTTGTAATAATGAATGTGGAAGAGGACAGACTACAGCGGATTACGAATCTTGGAGTTCTGGTGTTTATCCAGAAGATGAAAGTTATTCTTACTATAATTATAAAGAAGTAAACAATACGGAATGGAGAACTAATAATGATGTTCCGGAGTGTACAAAATGTCTAAGACAATGAGTGATATAATTGTAAAAAATCAACTTCCTGAACCAACCGTAATTATTCTTAAAAATTCGGTAGAACAGGGAAAGATGCCTACTCCAGAACAGCTTGAAGTAGGTGAATTAGGTTTAGGTCTTCATGCCGGAGAGGAAAGTATATGGGTCAAAAATTCTGATGGTGTAGTTGTAGATCTTAGAGTTCCTAGAGTTGATAATTTTTGGGGTGATTTTCTCCTTGAATATGAAACTCTTGAGGAATTTAATGCAGATCTAGAAGCCGGAAAAATTAGTGATACTTCGATAGCTTTCATCAAAGGATCTAGACAGGCTTGGACTAAAGGAACTTTCTTCGCATTATCGGAGGAAGAAATAAATAAACTGATCGATAGTAAAGTATTGTTATTCCCAAGTATGACTTCTGAGTTAACATCAGAAAGTACATCTGAAGAAATAGCAGAAATTTTTGGTGGAGCAGAGAATTTTGTTAAGCTTACTGAAAAGATTAAAGATCAGATTTCAATTGCGTCTTTAAGAGTAGATTCTGGGAAAGCGATAGTTCCTGTATCTATTCAATCTAGTATTATAGAGTGTGAAACTCAGTGTAAAAATGTATTAGTTCTAGAGTGGATTTATTCAGGGAAATATTATTCAGAAAAGATTATCCTGAATAGTTTTACATCTGAATTCTCAGTTGAAAGAGAATTTACAGAATCTACTTTTATTGAGGTAGTAGAAAAAATAGATGAGCTTTTTAATACAAACTTAGAACTTGTAGAACCTAAGATTAATGGAACTTGGGATTTCTATAATAATGCATTCGAACCTATAACAATTACTCCAAGTCCAAATAAATATAATCCTGTAATTGAAAATGGATATAAGGCTGTTTTCAAAGGAGTTTATACATGGACAAGTGAAGATGGAAAGAAAGATCCTACTGGAGTTGTTAAGGGTTCATTCTGGGATACTCTTACAGGTACTGATGTTAGTTCTGATATAGTAACTAGTCCTTATTATACAGAAGATGCTACTATTTCTATTAAACTTGAAGCTCCTAAGACTGGTTTTATGGTTAGAGGAGAAGATGTTGTTAGAAGTACTGGCGTTTATGATTATACAGAAGATACTAGATCAGTAACATTCGCACATAGATTATTCTATGGTGTATCTACTAAGGGAAAAGACTTAGTAGAGTATGATATTAAATCTCTGAAAACATCTGAATTAATTACTGAACATCCTAAAAAGACTCTAGAACATTTTTCTACAGAAATGGATGAATATGCTATTTTTGCTTATCCTAAAGTTCTTGGTGAGTTAGATAGTATTTATCAGGATGGAATTCGTGTAATTAAGGCATTTAACAAAGTAGAATTAGAAATCACTAATGGTGCTGGTGTAGTAATAGATTATATAGTTTATGTTACTAATAATCCAGGTGCTTTTACTGATGTTGAGTTAGAATTTAAATAAATAGTACAATGGCGTTAAATTTTGCAGATAGATTAGTGTCCAACAATCCTAGTGCATATGGAATTGTTAGAGCTATAGAAGTTAGTGGACACAAAACAGTATCTTCTCTTTCAGCATTGTATAAAATTCCCGACTGTATTCTTTCTGATACAGGGGATAATTCTGGTAATGATTCTCTTGGACAATTGTGGTATGTAATTGATGCCAAAGAAGTTTATCAGCTTGTTAATTGGGAAAAAAGAAATGAAGCTGGAGGATGGAAACCATACTTATCTGGAGTAATTACAGATGAAGCACTGGAAGAGATATTAAAGACTAAGCAAGATAAATTGATAGCCGGAGAAGGGATTAGTATCAGTGAGGATAATGTAATTTCTTGCACTATAGATACATCACTTTTCAGAATGGTGGATGAGCTACCTTCTTTGGAGGAAGCAGAGACAAATAAAATTTATCTTCTTAGAAAAGAAAATAATATCGGAGAACTTCAGAGTTATACTGAATATATAGTAACTATTAAGGTTGACGAAGAAGGGAAAGAAATAAAAGAATGGGAAAAGATCGGTGAATATGATTTATCTATTGAACTTGCTCCCTATCTTAAAATAGAAGATGCAGAAAAGACTTACGTAAAGAAGGAAAACATCGTAGATTCATTCGAAGGTGGTGATCCTAAAGAGCAAGTTTTATCTGCTGAAAAAGGAAAAGAACTTAAAGAACTCGTAGATTCATTAGAGGAAAGAAAAGTAGATAGTGTAACAGCTACTGAGGGAAAAGGAATCATAGTAGAAGGTACTCATAACGATCCTACTATTGGTGTTCTTCGTGATCCTGAGTCTGAAGGATTTTTTACAATCGAAGAAACAGGTCTTAAACTTAGTGGTGTTCAGGATGCTATTGATGAAGCAGTTGGTGAATTAACTGATAGAGTAGAACTTGAATCTGATGTAGTCTATAATATCAATGAAATATTTCCAGGTGAAGGTAAGGGAGAAAATGGAGATCAGTGGCACATCCAATATGCTGCTGCTAAATTAGATGCTTTCCTTCCAGCTGAAAAGAAAGTTCCAGGTATAAAAGTTAAGTTTATTAACTTAGACGGTAACTGGAGAACTTTCACTTTCAATGGTGGATATTTCTTGGATGGTAGAAACTGGAGTTATGATATCACTTCTAATGACTTCACTGAATTAGCTACAGAAAATCTTCCAACAGCTACTCCAGAATCAAATGGAGTAATGTCAAAAGAAGATAAAGCTAAACTTGATGGAATTAGTGAAACTATCAATAAAGATGTAGATGATAAGATTGCAGAAGTTAAAGAGACAATCGATAACTATACTGTAAATGGTTATAAAATTTCCACAAATCCATCTTTAGATAGAAATGATATCGGTCTTGGAAATGTTACTAATGACGCTCAGATAAAACGCTCTGAAATGGGTGTTCCTAAGGGTGTTGCTACTCTTGGAGAAGATGGTAAAGTTCCGGAATCACAACTTCCAGATTCAGTTCTTGGAAATGTTAAATATCAAGGAGTTTGGGATGCAGTTAATAATGTTCCTAAACTTGAACTTAACGATTTTGATTCCAATGGTCATTACTATATAGCTATTAATAAAGGCTCTCAATTTGGATATGATTTTGATCCAGGTGATTGGGTAATTAATAGTAATGGTAGATGGGTTAAAATTGATAATGTAGATTCAGTTAAGTCTGTAAATGGTCAGATCGGAATTGTTGAATTAGGTATAGAGGATATTCCTAATCTTAAGGAAACTCTAGATTCTAAAGCAACTAATGATGATTTCAATAGACACTTAACAGACTATAAGAATCCTCACAAGGTTACTAAAGATCAAGTAGGTCTGGGTAATGTAGATAATACAGCAGATAAGGATAAACCTATTTCTAATGCTACACAGGCATTAATTGATCAAACAAGAACCGTACTAGAAAATAAAATTTCTGAATTACAAACTAATACTGAGGCAGACTTAGAAGTATTTAGATCAGAATTTGAGAATAAATTAGCCGAACTTGCTGCTAAAGAAGAAGCTGATATTGTTGCTGTTAATAATAGTCTGAAGGAAGCAAAGACAGAACTTCAGAATAATATTGATAACTTAGCATCAAAGACAGAAAATGATTTAACAGTTGCTAAGAAAGAGTTGGATAATAAGATCTCTGAATTATCAACTAAAACAGAATCTGATCTTTCTACTCTTAGAGCTGACTTAGAATCTAGTATTTCTGTAACTAAAACAGAGCTTGAGAAGAGTATATCTGAATTGGCATCTAAAACAGAAAATGATCTTAATACTGCTAAATCAGAACTTGAAAAAGCTATATCAGACCTAACTGCTAAAGAAGAAGCTGATATTGTTGCTGTTAATAATGCTCTTTCTGAAGCTAAGAAAGAATTAGAAAACAGTATCTCTAGTTTAGCATCTAAGACAGAAAATGATCTTAGTTTAGCAACAAAAGATTTGAATAATAAGATCTCTGAATTAGCTACTAAAACAGAATCCGATCTTTCTACTCTTAGAGCTGACTTAGAATCTAGTATTTCCGTAACTAAGACTGATCTAGAATCTAAGATCACTGAATTAGCAACTAAGACTGATGCTAAATTCCAAGCAACTGATTCTAGGATTGAAGCAACTAAGACAGAGCTTCAAACTAATATTGATAACCTATCTCATCGTCATGATGATGATATGAAAGATATTAGAAGAGAAATCGAAGAGGCTACTGCTGGTTCTAATGAAGCACTTAATACACACATCCAAGATAAGAGTAATCCTCATCAAGTAACTAAAGAACAGGTAGGTCTTGGTAATGTTACAGATGATGCACAGGTTAAGCGTTCCGAAATGGGTATGCCAGAAGGAGTTGCTACACTTGATGCAACCGGAAAAGTGCCTTCATCTCAATTACCTAGTTTCGTAGATGATGTAATCGAAGTAGATTCATTTGACTTACTTCCTGAAACTGGTGAAACTGGTAAGATCTATGTAACTAAGGATACTAACTTGACTTATAGATGGTCAGGCTCTCAGTATGTAGAAATTTCTGAATCACTTGCACTTGGAGAAACGTCTAGTACAGCTTACCCAGGAGACAAAGGTAAAGCTACTACAGACAAGGTTAATGCTCATACTTCAGACTACAATAATCCTCATAAAGTAGATAAAGCTCAGGTAGGTCTTGGAAACGTTGATAATACAGCTGACCTCGATAAACCAGTATCTAATGCTACACAGGAATTAGTAGATAATACTAAGAAAGAGCTAGAAGAAAAGATTAATAACTCAGGAAACGACTTACAAGATAACATTGATAAGATTGACGAGAGAGTTACTAATATTGAAGATTCTATTGCTCAGCCTGGTGGTTTAGCTACTCTTGATGATGCCGGAAAAGTACCTCTAGAACAATTGCCAAGTTTAGTAGATGATGTAATTGAAGTAGACTCTTTCGAACATCTACCTGAAGCTGGAGAAGTTGGAAAAATCTATGTTACTAAGGATACTAATCTTCTTTATCGTTGGACAGGGGTTAAATATGTAGAAGTATCAGAATCTCTCCACTTAGGTGAAACGGCTGATACTGCTTATGCGGGAGATAAAGGCAAGGAGACAACTGATAAGGTTAATTCTCATATCTCAGACTTCAATAATCCGCATAAAGTTACAGCCGAACAAGTAGGCTTAGGTAATGTTGATAATACTTCTGATATCAATAAACCTGTTTCTACCGCACAACAAGAAGCTTTAGATGCAGTTAAGACCGAACTTGAGGAGAAAATTAATAACTCTGGTAGTGATCTTCAAGGTAATATTGATAAGATTGACGAGAGAGTTACTAATATCGAAAACTCAGTAGGTGCTCCTGATGGTATAGCTACACTTGATTCCGAAGGTAAATTAGAAGTTTCACAGATCCCTAACGAAGCTCTGAATGTTATCGAAGGTAAGTATATGACTGAAACTCAATTTACTGATTCTGAAGGTGTAGAGTTTATTCCAAGACATAATACTATTTATATTGATAGTATCGGTGGTTCGAATAAACTTTATCGCTGGGATGGATTCAAGTATGTAGAAGTATCAGATTCAGATAATGTTACAGAAGCTATTGACAATCACATCAAAGATTTCAATAATCCACATAAAGTAACAGCCGAACAAATTGGGCTTGGAAACGTAGATAATACAGCCGATATTGATAAGCCAATATCTACTGCTGTTCAAGAAGCTTTAGATACTGTAAACACTAAAGTAACTGAACACACTGAGAATAAAGAAAATCCTCATGGTGTTACAGCAGAACAAATTGGCTTAGGAAATGTAGATAATACGGCTGATTATGATAAACCTGTTTCTAAGGCTACTCAAGATGAAATCGATAGAATTGACGGTCGTATTGATACAATCGATAATTCAATTGGTGTTCCTAGTGGTATTGCAACTCTTGATGGCAATGGTAAATTAACAGATTCTCAAATACCAGACAAGACGATTAATGTTCTTGTAGGTAAACTTATGAGTGAAACAGAATTCAAGGACGAAGAAGGTAATACTTATGAACCTAGAACTGGAGTAATTTATATTGATACTGTTTCTGGTACTGAGAAAATATATAGATGGAATAAATATGAATATGTAGAGATTTCAAATACAGAATTACTTGAAGGTGCATTAAATTCTCACGTTCAGGATAAGAATAATCCTCATCAAGTAACCAAAGAGCAGATTGGGTTAAGTGAAGTAACAAATGATGCTCAAGTTAAGAGATCAGAAATGGGAACTCCGGAAGGTGTTGCTACTCTTAACGAAAATGGTAAAATTCCTGTGGAACAACTTCCAGGACAAGTTGATGAAGTATTTGGAATTGATCGTTTCGTATCAACAAAAACAGATATTCCTTCTTCTAGATTAGTAATTGGTTCCACTTACTATGTAGAAGATGAGAAGAAAATATATACAGCAATTTCTGAAACGGAATTAGATGAAGGTGCTACTCCTGATAAAGGTGTAATCTATTCTAATCGAGAAACTAATATAATCTATCGTTGGGATGGTGCTGAATTAGTAGAAATTGGTAACCCTGTTCATCTTGGTGAAGTAGATGGAACTGCATATCCTGGAGATAAAGGTAAGGCTACTACAGATAAAGTTAATGCTCATGTGGCTGACTTTGAAAATCCTCACCAAGTAACTAAAGAACAGATCGGTCTTGGAAATGTAGATAATACTTCTGATGCTGATAAGCCTATTTCTAGTGCAGTCCAAGAAGCTTTAGATGCTGTTAATAAAGAAGTTTCAGAACATAAAGCTGATAAGAATAATCCTCATGAGGTAACAAAAGCTCAAGTAGGTTTAGGAAATGTAGATAATACTGCAGACCTTGATAAACCAGTATCTAATGCTACACAGGAATTAGTAGATAATACTAAGAAAGAGCTTGATACTAAGATAGATAATCATATTTCAGACTTTAACAATCCTCATAAGGTAACAAAAGAACAAGTAGGACTAGGGAATGTTGATAATACAGCTGATATTAATAAGCCTGTATCTGTAGCACAACAAGCTTTAGTAGATTCTACAAAGGCAGAGTTGAAGAAAGATATTGGTGATATTGAAAAAGATGTTACTAATCACATAGCTGACAAGAATAATCCTCATGAAGTAAATAAACTTCAGGTAGGTCTTGGAAATGTTGATAATACATCAGATATCAATAAACCTGTATCTATTGCACAACAAGCTGCTTTAGATAAACTTAAGAGTGATCTTGAATCTATTATAGGTTCTACAGGAACAGATCTTAGTGCTCACTTGAAAGACTTTGATAATCCTCATAAGGTTACTAAAGATCAGGTTGGACTTGGTAAGGTGGATAACACTGCTGACCTTGAAAAACCTGTCTCTGTAGCAACTCAAGAGGCAATCAATGCTGTTCAGTCTAATCTTGATAAGACCAATATTTCATTAGAGAATCATATTGCAGATAAGAAGAATCCTCATGAAGTAACGAAGGAACAAGTAGGTCTAGGTAATGTAGATAATACATCTGACTTAGATAAACCTGTTTCTCATTATCAACAGGATGCTCTTGATGAACTTGAAAGAAGACTTCAAGGTTCTATTGATGGTTCTGGTTCTGATCTTAGTGCTCATATTTCAGATTTTAATAATCCGCATAAAGTAACTAAGGATCAGGTTGGACTTGGTAATGTAGATAATACAGCTGACAAGGATAAACCTATTTCTGATGCTACACAGAAAGCTTTGGATAGTATTAAGACAGAAACTAATACTATTATCGAAACTCATATAGCAGATAAGAATAATCCTCATGAAGTAACTAAGGAACAGATTGGATTAGGTGAAGTAACAAATGATGCTCAAGTAAAACGTTCAGAGATGGGCGTAGCTGGGGGAGTTGCTACACTTGACCAAGAAGGCAAAGTTCCTAGTTCTCAATTACCTAGCTTTGTAGACGATGTTATTGAAGTAGATTCTTACGATAACTTGCCTACTACAGGTGAAGCTGGAAAGATTTACGTAACCAAAGACACTAACCTAACCTATAGATGGTCTGGTTCTCGATATATTGAAATTTCTGCTTCCTTAGCCCTCGGAGAAACTAGCTCAACCGCATATCCAGGTGACAAGGGAAAAGAAACAACTGATAAGGTTAATACTCACGTAGCTGATCTTAATAATCCTCACCAAGTAACTAAAGAACAGGTTGGACTTGGAAATGTAGATAATACATCCGACCTTGATAAGCCTGTTTCTAATGCTACTCAAGAATTAGTAGACAACACTAAGAAAGAACTTGAGGATCTGATTACTTCTAATGAGGGAGGTCTAGATAATCATATTAAAGACTTCAATAACCCTCACCAAGTAACAGCAGAACAAGTAGGTCTAGGTAATGTTGATAATACAGCAGATAAAGATAAACCTTTGTCTGATGCAGCTAAAGAAGCTATCAACGAGGTTAAGACTCTAATTACTTCTTCTGGAACTGACTTAAGCAATCATATTAAAGATTATACAAATCCTCATAGAGTAACTGCAGAACAAGTAGGTCTCGGAAATGTAAATAATACTTCCGACCTTGACAAACCTATTTCTAATGCTACTCAGAAGGAACTTGATAAACTTGACACTAAGATTGATAAGATTAATACAAATCAGGGAACAGATCTTAGTGCTCACTTGAGAGATTTCAGTAATCCTCATAAAGTAACTAAAGAACAAATTGGACTCGGAAATGTAGATAATACTGCAGATCTCGATAAACCAATATCTACTGCTACACAAAAAGCAATTGATGATGCCAAAGCAGCTAATAATACTGCTTTAGATAATCATGCTAATCGTACAGATAATCCTCATAAGGTAACTAAGGATCAAGTAGGTTTAGGTAACGTTGATAATACAGCCGATATTAATAAACCTGTATCTGTAGCACAGCAGAATGCTCTTGATACTTTATCTAATAGTTTAAATACAGCTATTAATAATCACGTAGGTAATACTAATAATCCTCATCAAGTAACTAAAGAACAAGTAGGTCTCGGAAAAGTAGATAATACATCTGACTTAGAAAAGCCTATTTCAGTAGCAACTCAAAACGCTATTTCTGAAGTTGTTTCTAATCTGGATAAACATATTGCAGATAAGAACAATCCTCATGAAGTAACAAAAGAGCAAATTGGACTTGGTAGAGTTGATAATACATCAGACCTCGAGAAACCTATTTCAACAGCTACTCAGGTTGCTCTTGATAAGAAGGCTGAACTTGGACCTGATGGAAAAATACCTGAAAGTCAATTACCTGAAAGAACAATGCATAGTTTGTTCTATAAGGGTACTTGGGATGCTGAAAGGAATTTACCAACACTAGCTAATGGAGATAAGGCACAAGATGGTGATTACTATTTAGTTAATAATGATGGTGAGTCCTTTGGATATAAATTCATGGTAAATGATATTATATTCAATGCCAGTGGAATTTGGTATAGAATGATGGGCTCTAATAAGAGAGATAATCCTACTGAATTTAAGATTACTAAATTCACAGCAGATAGAACTTTATTAGAGAGAGGTGAATCAACAGAAATTACTCTTGAATGGGAATATCAATTGACCCCAAGTGGACAAATTAATTTCCAATTCATAGATACTCATGATATTCCTGTTGAGGAACGTACTTATAAGATTACTGCCACTGGAGGACAAACATTCACATTGAGAGGTTCGTATCTAAGTGAAGTTGCAACAGCTACTTTAACGATTGATACAGCTGATAAGGTTTATGTAGGTGCATCAAGTAATTCTGCTCCTACTGACTCTGACTTTATAGCAATGAATTCTTTCTTCTCCTTCGGTGATAATGAATTCCCATTCACTCCTATTGATTGTTCAGGAGGTAAGTATATTTACGTAGCAATTCCAACAGAAGAGTATAGTAAGTATAGAATCTATTGTAATAATTATCCTGTTGATGATGTAACAGTATACTCTAGACGTATAACTAACATCTTTACTGGATATACTGATTATACAATTACTAAACTTGCTAATCTCTATCATGGAATACTAAATATTGAAGTTAAATTAATTGATAAAAGATAATGCCAGAAAATAATTTAAAAGGAACGGTACTCTATTCGGGTATCGTTCCCACCAATACTTCTGACGTATATCCAACACATTCAGCCATTTATGGTATGGGAGGCTTCCGTTCAGTTAAAACAATAGCTGAGCGGGATGCTATTCCTGTAGAGCGACTAGAAGTAGGAGCTAAAGTATTGGTATCTGAACAAGAAACTGGATATTACGTTGAATCAATAGTAGATGGAAAAGTAAATTGGCAACTTGATACTTATTTATTTGCTGATAAACTCTTAGCATCTCCAGTTATCTCTGGTACTTGGAGTTTTAAAAATAATGCTGGTACAGAGGTTACAAATACAGAAGTTGGTGTTAGTAACGTAAATGCTAGTTCTATTACTATCGAACGAGGATATAAAGCAAAATTTGTTGGAAGTTTTAAATGGACTAAGACAACTACAAATAAAGCCCCTACTTCATGTAGTGGTGACTTAGGGACAACTTTACCTTCTAGTGATGTTGCTTCTCCAACAACTACTATTGATAATATTGCTGCTTCCAGAGTAATTAAAGAAACCTTAAGTGCACCTAAAAAAGGATTCATGGTTTCTGGTAGTTCTGTAGTTGTTGCATCTGGAAATGATACGACATCTGCACAATTTAGTATCAATGTATGGTCTAGACAGAGATATGGTGTAACTACTTCAGCTACTCCTACACAAGATGATATTAAAGCTATGACTGGAACAAAATTAGTCAATGCTAGAACTTTATCAGTTTCTGGAGTTACTGCTGATGGAACTCAATATTACAGTTATGCTTACCCAAAAGACTTAGGAGCTCTTACATCAATTGTTCAGAATGGAGCAGCACCTGTTTTGGAAGACTTTAATAGAACTGAAGTGACTGTAACAAATGGTGCAGGTGTAAATATCGTTTATTATGTATACACCTCTAAATATAAAGGTGCATTTCAAAATGTTAAACTAGATTTTAAATAATTAAAGATTAGAATACAATGGCTCGTTACCCGGCGCAGTTACAATCTGCGAATCTTAATGAATTTGGTATTGTCTATGCCGACGAAATACAAGGCCATAAAACAGTTGCTACTCTGAATGCACTTTATGCTATCACAGATCCTATTCTTAGTAAATCCGTAGTAAATACTAATAATGATGCTATCGGACAAGAGTGGTTTGTTGTATCAGAGGATTGTTATTACAGATTAGACAACTGGGCCAATAGACATGCAGCTTCTGGATGGACTAAACTTCAAGTAGTAGATACAGAGTTTAATAGTCTTTCTACACATGGAGCTGATAAGATAAAAAATTTCACAACATCTCCTAGCACAGTTACTCTCAACTATAATACGTGGAGATCTTCGACTGTTAATGAAGATGGAACCGCTGTGATAAACGCTGCTACACAATCTGCAGCGGGTGTTCTAAGCGCAGCGGATAAAACTAAATTAGATGGATTAAATACAGATTCTATTAATGATATATCTGTAACATCTAATGCTAATAAAGCTACTATTACATTTGTATCTGATAATGGTAATAAGGAAGATATAAGTACTACTATAGATTTTCCTATATCTACTACTACCGCAGCAGGTACAATGAGCGCCAAAGATAAAACAGAATTAGATAGAATCAATACTGCTAACTTTGCTCTTGGCGCTGTAACTCCTGCTGCGTCTACTGTAGGAATAGCTGCTTCTAAAACAAATGTAACTGATGGTACTACCGCTGCGAATAATATTACGCTGCCTGCTGCTACACAATCTGCAGCGGGTGTTCTAAGCGCAGCGGATAAAACTAAAGTTGACCGAATCACAGGTACTAATCATGTTATCTCTCAGCCTACTACAACAGCTACCTCAAGAGTAATTACTATAACGGGTATAAATCCTACAGATAATAAAGCAGTTTCTAGTTCTATCACTCTTCCAGAAGTATCAGAAACTCAGGCAGGTCTCGCAAGTGCATCTGATAAGAAAACTCTCAATGCTATTAAAACTCTTGAGAAGTCTTCTCACTTGAAAGATGATGGTTGCTGGACTAGAACAGCTTCTAATGTAGCTATAAACTTCACTTGTACTAATGTTAGTGGTAATTCTACAGATACTAACGCAAAAAATGAACATTCAGTTAATATTGGAGCTGCATCATCTACTCTTGCAGGGGTAATGACTTCAACCGATAAGACAGAACTTGATAGAATAACCACAGCGAATTTTGCTTTAGGTGCAGTTACGCCAGCAGCTTCAAGTGTAGCTATCGCAGCAACAAAAACAACTATTTCTACAGGAGTTAGTGCAGCAAACAATATAACTCTTCCCGCTGCAACTGCTAGTGTAGCTGGTGTTATGACTGCTGCAGATAAAGTAAAGCTTGATACTACTCTTCCTAACTTAATTAACTCTAATAAAACAACTATTGATAATTATACTGTAAATGGAATTAAAATTTCTACTAATCCCGTTGTAACAGGAGCAAATACTAAAGTAACTGGGTATTCAAAACCAACTACGACTGGAGCTATTGCAGCAACTGATAGTATCAATGGAGCTCTTGGAAAATTAGAGAAAAAGTTAGATGATGAAGTAACTAATAGAACTAATGCTGTTTCAAATCTAACTAATACAGTAAATAATAATAAGACTACAATAGATAACTATACTGTTGGAGGAATAAAAATTTCTGCTAATCCTAAAGTGGCAAATGGAACAAATACTACAGTATCTACTGCTAATAGTACGATTGCTTGGTCTCTAAACTCTACTATATCACTTACTAGAGTTAATGCTTCTAGTGGATTCTATCAGACTTCAGATAAACGTTTGAAATCAGATATTAAACCTTTGGAACATACACTTGAGGAGATTTGTTCTATTCCGACAGATTCATTTATTTTAGGTGGGAAAAAAGACCTTGGAACTATAGCACAAGAACTTGAACCAACTTTCCCTGAACTAGTAACAGACGCCGAACTTAAACAATCCGATGTACCTAACCCTGAAAACTTTGAAACCATTGAGAAAGATGGTGAAACTTATGTTCTAGTTAAAGAAGTTGATTATGCTAAAATGAGTGTTCTAGCAATCGAAGGTATTAAATTACTTAAGGCCGAAATAGATGAACTTAAAAAGCAGTTATTAGATAAATAAAATAAAGGGAGGTTGATCAAGAGTAAAAACTTGATTGCCTCCTTTTAAATTTAAAAGTAGGAATGAAATGGATCAAATAATTAATTTTAAAATAAATACAGAACTATTTACAAGTAGATCTGAAGCGATCCTAGCCTTAGAAAACATTATATTTACTCAAGGAGAGCCAGTTATTGCAATTTATGGAACTACTTCTCAAAATGCTAAAATTATTCTAGCCGTCGGAAAAAGAAATGGAGCTGGAAAAAATGCATTTGAAATAATTTCCACTAAAGAAGATATGTCTGAAACTTTGAATATTATTAATTCTTTGAATAATGAGTTCACAGAACATATCAAAGCAGAAGCAGGTGATAAGCTTGGACATGTAATAACAGGAGGAGATATTGTTTTCTCTGGAGGTATAGGAACTGTAGTTTCGGCTGGAAAGGTAAAAAATAAACTTACTTTTACTGGTGGAACTTTTGAAGGAACAGATAAAACTACATTTGATGGTTCTGAGGCTGTAACGATAAAAATTCCTAGCCCCTCATTTACTGTTCCTAAACCATTAGGACATGCAATAGCTGGAGAATCTAAGGAGTGGGCTAGAGCTGACCATGTGCATGAAGCTCCTAAATCAGTCTCTGGAAATGCTGGTAGTGCTGATAGATTAAGTTCTAAAAGAAATATAACTTTAACCGGAGCTGTTACTGGAGGTGTAGTAACTGATTTTTCAGGAGATATTACAATTAATACTTCCAAAAACCATACACATGATATTTCAGAGGTTACTGGTCTACGAGGTGAGTTGAACACCTTAGAAGCAACTAAAGCTCCCATTGAAAGTCCTATCTTCACAGGAACTCCAGAGGCTCCAACAGCTCCACAAGGAACTAATACTAATCAGTTAGCTACTACTGCATTTGTTATCAAGGAAATTGGAGAAAAAATAGAAGCTGCTGTAGCCTTGAAATTTAAAGGAACTCTCGGAACAACTGGAACTGTTAAGAGTCTTCCTGCTCAACATACAACAGGTGACGTCTATGTTGCCACTACTGGAGCTCCGAATGTATCAGGACTTAGACTTGAACCTGGTGATATAATAATTTGTATCAAAGATGGTTCAACTGCTAATGATTCTGATTGGACAGTTGTACAGACTAATATAGATGGAGCTGTAACAGGACCAGGAAGTGCAGTTTCTGGAAATCTAGTACTTTTTAATGGAACTACAGGAAAAGTTATATCAGATTCTGGTCTTTCATTAGCAGACCTAGCAAAAGTAACAACTACTATCTCTGCAGGTCCTGGTTTAACTGGAGGTGGATCTATTGGAGGAAATCAAGTAATATCACATGCTTCTCAACCAACTACAGGAACTAATGCAGGGGGTAATTCTGGAGCTTTTGTCACAAACATTAAGATCGATTCCTTTGGACATGTTGTAGAAGCCTTAAAAGGAGACTTAACTGGATCATATCTAGCACCCTCCGGAGAATATATTTCAGGAATTACACTCTCAGGGAATACACTATCAGGAAATTCTAAACCATTCCCTAATATTGAAATTGAAAATGGAGAAGTAGGTGGATCGGAAGAATTTGTTACTGGAATCTCTGTAAATACTGTTTTAAATAATCATAGAATTCAAGTTAATAAAGGAACAATCCCTGGAATAATAGTAACTGGAGATGGTGGTGAAGGAAATCCTAGAAAATATGTTTCAGGAATAGAATCAGATGGACATCATGGAATATCTTTTACTACTTCCGAAGAATCTGGAATGGTTAAGGTTTCAAAAGATGGTTCAGCTGATTATTTAGGAAATAAAGTTCTCTCTGGAGTTAGTTCTGGAAATACTTATGCAACTACTGTAACTCAAGATACTGATGCTTTGAGATTAACTACTACTATTTCAGAGATAGATGGTGGAGATGATCAAGGAAGCCAAGGAAAACGTCAAGTAATTAGAGTAAAAAGATATACTACAGGTGGAATTCTTCCTAGTGGATTAGCTTCAGGGGAAATAGCAATAAACTTGGTTGATAATTACCTCTATGTCGGAAATGAAAAAGGTGGAGTTCAAAGAGTCTATCCGAATGCTACACCACAAGTAGATGGTCTTTTATCAGCCGAAGATAAATCACGCCTCGAAAAAGCTATATCTGATATCGCTGATCATGCTTCAAGTCTGGGAACGATAAATACTGAGCTTGATGTTCTTGAGGAAGATTTGAAAGACACGAAGGAAAAATTAACTGAAAAAATTTCTCAAGAATCCGAGGCGAGAAAAACGGCTGATCAAGATTTTAAGGAAAACTTGAATACTGAAACTCAAGAAAGAACTACCGAAGATATTGCTATAAGAGAATATATAGACTCTACAAAATCAGAGTTAAATGAAAAGATAGATAAACTTATTGGTTCAGGAGGAGAGACTGAAGGAGGATTAGCTGCAGAAGTGGAAGCTAGAAAACAAGGAGATAAATATAACTTCGATCTCTTAAAATTTGCAATTCAGAGAGTAAATTCATCTGCTGGTTTTGAAGATCCTGATCTCGATGATGACAGTATTTATAGTAATTTCCCAGATCTTTCAGATACACATTACCTAAGAGGGCAGAGCAATTTAGTAGGATGTCTTAAGGTTCTTGACCAGAAAATTTATGAACTAGAACAAGCATTAACCATTAAAACACTCTAATATATGGCATTAACTAATTTTTATAAAGGACCTGAAGCTGAATATTCTAGAGAGAAACATATTAATGGTATCTATATGAGCACTGATTCTAGAAAGCTTTGGATATTCGGACAACCAACACAAGAATTATCAGATATTATAGAAAAAGCTGATTACGATGCTCTTGAATCTAAAGATCCGAATCTAATATATATTGTAAAATTATCAGAAGAATGAAAAAATTAATTCTAACCCTGATCACTACTCTATTAATTATTTCTTGTGGTACTACCCGAAAATTTAATACTACTTTTTATGAAGGCTTTTCGATAGAACCACAAAGAATAGTAGATAGTATAACTACAGCAAATTTACTTCCAGCGTCTATAGAATATCAAGAATGGCCTAAGTTGATGTACTTTACTAGTGATTCAGTTATAACTACACAGTATACGACTATAACCACTAAAGAAGATACGACTTATATATTCTCGATAACTGAATCCGCTGGAGATAGTATATACTTAATTAAATTTAGAAAAGAATAATAGTTATGGATTTTGTATCAGTATTTTCAACATTAGCTGCTTTAGTGGCTGGTGTTCCTGTTGTTACGCAGGCAATTAAGAAACTTATAGGTAAAGAACTTCCAGGGTGGGCTAATCAATTAATTTCTTGGATAGTTGCCATTGGATTATGTATGTTCGGTTGGTTTTTCGATCTTGGATGTCTTGCTGAAGCTTCTTGGTGGCAATCTCTCATAGTAGGCGCTGGTGTTGGATTAGCTAGTAACGGTGTATTTGATATCGCTCTAGTTCAGGGAATACTTGAACTTATATTCGGAAAAATAAAAAAGTAATTATGAGATCTTATGGTTATATTAAAACAGAAAACCTAGAAAGTTACTCAGAATATAAACCACAACCTATCACACTTCCGGCCGAATATAAACTCAAAGATATCGGCAAAGTGTGGGATCAAGGTAGTGTCGGAAGCTGTGTTAGTCATTCAATAGCAGAAATGTATAATTTTTATCAGCTAAGTCATGGAAAAACTCTAGAGAAAAAGCCTGATTGGTTATACTATCTTAGAGCTGATAAAACAATAGATGGAATGATGCCTGCCGAAGGTTTTGAGTTAATGAAAACGGCCGGAGAAATAAAAATCTTCTCAAGAATATCAACTATCGAAGGAATTAAACATGCAGTAATAACAAATGGACCTGCATTTATAGCTGTCATTGTAAGAGACGGAGAACGTGATGATTTCTGGAATGGTTCTGAAAACTTAGGAGGACATGCGATAAGTATTGTTGGTTTCTCTAGAGATGGATTTATGATAAAAAATTCTTGGGGTTATGGATATGCAGAGTCCGGTTTTTCTGAGATGAGCTATGAAGATGCTGGAAAAGTAATTCGAGAAGCTTGGACTATAATAGAATAAAAAAAGAGACTAGTAAAGGGTTTAATTTTCCCAATACTAGTCTTTTATTTTCTTTATATTCTCTCTATAAATACTTCATAATCATCCTTACAATACCAACTTGGACATGTATGAGGATTTCCATGTCTATTTCTTTTTCCTCGGTCTATATAACTTTTCCATCTATATATTGTATCAGATTTCTTAAGAGCTTTCCACCAAACATCAAGTGTCGTTTTTATCCATGAACCTTTCTCAGCTATTATGTCTGATGGATTAACTAAAGGTTTATTATTATCATAGTCTCTCAAGTGATGCCAAATATAAGGTCCAGTATATACAAATCTCTTCGGCCTTGGAGAATATACGGCGATGAATTTTTGGTCGTCAGAATAATCATCATCTCCTGTGTAACAAAAATCTACTTGAATCTCTTTTATCCCGACCCTCCTTAGTATCGCCGTTTTTTCATCAGGCCGAAAATTATAATACTCATCTCTTGTTATCTTTTCTCCAGTTAAATTCCTAAGATAAAAGAATCTACCATTACCTTCTTTCCCAGGGATCATATCTTTAGGAGACTTACCTAATAGAAAAGTTTCAATATAACCTTTAGGAAATGCATAAAACCCCTTCCTAACCGGAGCTGTATGAAATCCTCTTGAAGGTGAATCTCCAGGGAGTGATCCTTCTTTATGATCTTGTGGAGATAAAGTACCCCACCTAAAAAATTCATAACTCTTCTTCATAAACTCTATTCTTAAAAGTTACAGTCGAAAATCTCTTCTTCATTATTTTTAAAACTTTTTTCTCCAAGGATCGATACTCATGAGAAGAATAATCACGTTCTAACTCAATATATTCCCAAGGCTCGTCATAAATAAATTCCCAATTAGATGTGCATTTAATTAATTCAGCTGTCCAAGGATCTGAATGTCTCCACCTAAGATAAATACAATAACCTTGAGATGAAATCGGATCAAGAAAATAATAATAACATTGACTTGGACACCATATTAAATTCTCTATCCAGTAACCTAATAATTGTTCGTTCATATATAATATACTGTTTTTTCATTAACATATATAAGGAAATAAACGTTCCTTTAAATCAGAGTGGTTATGTAATTCCTAACTATACTGTTACTTTTAATGACAATACATATGATTTTGGAACTACCACTACTGCATCTGGTTCTTTTACAGGAGATACTAATGGATCAAGTTGGGAAATAACGTTAGAAAAAGGAGCTTCTGTTGTTATAAATATAGAAGTTACTAATTCTGGAACTGATTCACATACTTATCAATTTTACTTAGATGGTGATCCAAATCGTGGATCAGTATTAGCCGCTGGAGATACTAAAATGGAGGTTTTCTCGTTTAGTAATATATCTAGTGATCGAACAATAATGTTAGATCAGAATAATTAATAAATACTAAAATTTATAGTAGTTACTACACCTCCATTATAATTTCCAGAACTTGGAGAAATATTAAGTGAAGTATTATTCCCTATAGCAAACCAAGTAATAGGAGTTCTTGGAGGAACAGTTACATGTCCTGATCCCTCTTCACTAACACCAATAGTAGCTGCTGTAAATATAGTATAACTGGATCCTTTATAATTATATCCTATTTGTAAGCCATTTATATATCTACCAGTATTATTTCTTACTGTAAAATTAATATCTGCTACTATTATCTCAACCTTACCATCTTGATTTAAAGGAACGTTTAAAAAGACTAGTAGAAACTAAATCTACTAGTCTTTAATATTTTTTTATAAATTTTCAGTTATAAATTCATGTAATTTTAGATTAAACTTCTTTATGTAACCTCTTCGATAATACTTATAAAATCCATTTAAAATAATATCAGTACATAAGCTATACATATCAGGTGTAATTTTGGAAAAATCTATAGATTTTTCTCTCAAAAAGTTATCTGGGTATTTAGGAGAAAATTTTAATCTCATATGTTTCTTACTTACTTCAACAGTAAAGTAATTTGTAACAGTATCTGAATACTTAAATAATTCGTGGTAATGTAATTTTTTAATTATTTCTTTATCTTTGTAAGAAAGTTCATAAAATCTATTAACCCAATTTGTATTTTTGAAAAATTTATTGAAATAATCTTCAAATACTATAACAAACTCTATTAATATAAAATAATCATTGTTAATTTTTATTATTGAGTAGTAATTTTGATGTTTATCTAGAAAATTTATTAAAAAATAATTATTCCTTTCATTTTCCCTATACAATCTAATCCCAAGAACTGTTTTTATATTATTCCAATCTTTTTCCATTTCTCTAGGTTATATAATATATCTTCTTGTTGATTTCCAGTAATATATCCACGATCTTTAAGTAGTTTAAATATTAATGCTACTTCTTTTTGTAAAGAAACATCAAGTTGTTCATAATTTTTAGGAGTTATTTCTGGATATGCTAAAGTAAGGAATATTCTTGACTTACTATTTTCTAATGAGGATACATCTAACAATTGAAGAAATTTACTGGGAGAATAATTCACCCTTACTCTATCTATTCCTGAGAAGGTGATTATACTACAATTATTTCCACTAGAGTAATAATTTTCTAATGGAATTTCCCAAGTCTCTAAGTCACTCATAATCAGTTCTCCTTCTGGAAATATATTTTTTCCAACATTAGAAATATATCTTTTTGTCCAAATCCAGTATCCAAATTCATTCTTTTCTTTATCATGAAATGGAATACATCTAGAATAATTACCATTCTGACTAGATAAGTAATCATTAAAAATACTTTCTGGATTTTCAGAAGTATATTTAACTTTTAATCTGGAAAAAAGGATTTCAATTAACCCTTTTCTTTCTTTTATATTTCTATTTAGTATATCTTTGATTATCCTTGAATCTATCAATCCAATATCCAAGATAGTTTTTAATCCAAAAGATAAGTCAATATATTTAGATCTATTTCCTTGAATATAATTTAATATCCCAGTTTTAAAATCTCCAGACTGATCTTCAAATATCCAAGAGCCATTAAACGGATTTATTTTTAAATTATTCTCATTAAATATTAAAAAATCATTATTATCAAGAAAAGGAGTATTTTCAAGTTCTTCATATTGCCTATTTCTATATATTCTTTTAATTTTTCCAAAAACATCAAGAAATTTTTTCATATTATGAAATACTTTGAAATAATCCTTACATTCTAAAATAATAGAATCTTCATAACTATCATCAATTGTATATAAAATATCGTTATCTTCTAGAATAGTTAAAATTTTATACAAACTGCTACAAGTACTTTCAGTAATTTTATATAAATGATTTTGAGAATTAAATTTTGATAAATCCATAATGAGTTTTTCTTATTTTTATTAATATTTTTTCTAGAACATCTAAATCTGGTTTTTCAGGGAGATTAGATTTTTCAAAATTCTCTTTCATAGTTTCCTCTAAGTTTTCTACATATTCCATTACTTCATTATAAGGAACTCCATGATTCTTTATCTTCAATAACCAATCTCGATCTATTCCTGTTCTGTCTAAAATCATTCCTTTTCCTTGAGCTATCTCTGTCGCCATGGTTAAAATTCTAACACAATGTTGAATATTTTTAGAATCATAATCATATCCTTTATTAAGTTGAAATCTAGATTCATTTCGATTCTTCACCCAATCCCAATAACGTTTATAATCAGTACAGTGTTGACTATAAGCTCCAGAGTTGAATTGAAAATAGCATAAAGGTTTTTCTCTATCATTAAATTTAATACTAGAAACTCTAAGTTGACTACTAAGAGAGTCAGTTTGACTAAGAATACCTCTATAACCAATCACATCTTTTCCTTCTTGATAATAATTAGGATCCGCAGCCCAATCATAAAACAATGCATATGATTCTACTGTTCCAGGAAGTCTAGAAATACCACAATATTCTTGTTTAAGATTATTATCTCTTAAATACTTAGTTAATGTCCAAGTACCAATTCCAACCGGAACTTGACAGAAATCTAGTGGTGTTTTTCTGATTTTTACCTGATCTGGATCTATATTTATTGCCTTTTTTAAACCTTTTGCTTTTTTTATTTGACTTATAGCATATCCAGCGAAAGGTTTAAAACATTTCTTTGTAATTAATGTCTCTTTAATATCCCATAATGGTTGAAGTATTGGATTAAAATGTAGAATAAATTTTTGTGGAGTAAACAATGAAATTAATGCTTCTGGATTTGATTCTCCAAGTTCTCGAAAATATTTTTCTAACTCATCCCAATAATCATCAGATTTATCTGACTTAATCATTTGTTGTTTTTCAATTCCAGTACCTAAAAACCATTCGGAAGGACCTATGAAAACTCCAAAAGTATCTATATCAGAGGTTTCTGTATTAAGTCCATATAAATGAGATCCACGTATACTTTCAAATAGTAGATTTCCTGACTTTCTAATTTCTGAAAATGTTAAATTTTTTATTTCCATTTGTTAATTAATTTTTTATAACATATATAAGGAAATAAACGTTCCTTTAAATCAAGAGGGTAGAGATCCAGAATGGGTTTATGTATTCGAATCAAGCACAACTCTTAATGCTAGTTGGAGTGATAAGGATAGTAGATATGAGGGAAGTGTATCTATAAACTCGTATAGATATGATAAGAACAATAGTACACTCCGTGAAAATGTAAGTTGGAATGTTAGTATTAATAATGGTTGGGATTTAGATGATCATGGTGAATATTTTGTTGCATATACTAAAAATCCAGGTTCTTACGCAGTTGCAACTATAGTTCAAGAAGTCTCTGGAAAAATTCTTGATATTTCTTGTTATTCGTAATAAGATAATTTTATTTATTAAAATAAATAGGATGATAATCTCCATGATACATATAGTTTCCAGTAATAACTTCTATAGGGTGTATGTCTACAGGTACTGTTGTAATAGATGATTCAGTATCACCAGTATTAATAGTTAGTGAATACGGATGTTCTCCGGTATCCCCTTTAATTATAACACCTCCAGTAAAACTAGAGTCAAGAGTTTTATTAGCAACTAATTGTAATGAATAGTCTCTACCATCAGCCCAGAAATTAGCAGTAACAGTTAAACTGTTGTCTCTACCACCCTGATTTAAAGGAACGTTTATTTCCTTATATATGTTATGAAAATTAATAAATTACTTAAAAAGAAAGATTATGAAAATAGTAGAAAATTATGTATTTTTCTGGGGTGATTATCCATTTTCAAACTTTAGTAAAATTCCTATAGTTTTAGAAGATTTTATAATGGTTGATGGGATTGGGCAGGAAAAAGAAATAGTATTGCCAACCTCGGAACATTATTTTATGTTAAGAAAGGCATTATTTTTTAATGATATAGATATTGCTGGAAAAATTATAGAAACTCCTCTTCCAAGAGATGCAAAGAAACTTGGTAGACAGGTTTCAGATTTCGTAGAAGAAGAATGGGTAAAGGAGAGAGAAAATGCTATGATGGATGCACTTCGTCTTAAGTTTACTCAGTCTGAAGAAGCTAGAAACGAACTTCTTAATACGAAATACTTTAATAAATCTTTTGTTGAAGCTAGTCCAGTAGATTCTATATGGGGAATAGGAATAGGAGAAAATGATCCTAACCGTTTAGATACCTCAAAGTGGGGTTTAAATCTTCTTGGAAAATGTTTAGATAGAGTTAGGCAAGAACTACAAACTCAAAACATCTGAAATATTATGTCAAAAAACAATAATGCAGTGGTTTATAGATATCTTCCAGAGTATAATTATAGAGCACTTTGGAGAAATAATATAACTGTTAGATTTGTAATGGAAGGAGATGATCTAAAGTATATCCCAGAATTACCTCCAGAGAAATCTGAGTTTTATGATGTAGGAATAAATGATTGTTGTGATGCAGGTTGTCCGTTCTGTTATGTTTCGGCCAATAAAAAGGGTACTAATTTTTCAGGGATAGTTGAGACATGGAAAAAATTATCCCAAGATATATGGTACCGAAGAAAAATTGGCCGAATAATAGTAACGAACGGTCCAGTACAGATTGCAATAGGATCTACAGGAGAACCAACACAACATCCAGATTTTCCTGAATTTTTAAAAACTGTAAAAGAGTCAGGAGTAGTTCCAAATTATACTACAAACGGACTTTTTCTTGGTTATTCTGGGGAAGATCAAGAGATTATAAAGAAACGTGATAATCTTTTAGATGTAACTGAAGAATATTGTTCGGCTGTTGCTATATCACTTGGAAATAAAAACCTCAGAGAAACAGCAATACGAGCTATAGAGAACTTAATTCCTAGAAATATTCATGTAGTTACTCATCATATTATTTCTGATCATGATAGTGTCCTAGATTTTTTTGAGTTTAGAAGAAAATATGGAAAGAAGATTCATTACTATACTCTTCTCCCATTAGCAAAGTCAGGTAGATCAGAAAAAGAAATGTCTCAAGGAGTATATAATTTCTTAGAATCTGAAATTTTATTTAGACAAAGAGAAATGTTAGAAGATATGGGCAATATTAGTTTTGGAGCTAAATTTATTCCATACGTTAAGAGTCATGGAAATTTATTAAATGCGTGTTTAATTCCGGAGGGAGCATATTCAAAAAATATGCTCATTAAGGATGATAAAGTAATTATAACTCCAAGTAGTTTTGACCTAACACCTATAAAAATAATAAATTTATGAGTATAGAAAAAGAAAATAATCCTTTAAGAGATCCAAAGACAATAAGAGAATTAATATCAAAGATAATAGGACCAATCACACCAACAGGAAGTGATTATGAAGACCATAATAGATTAGAAAATCTTAAGGTTTATGGAGAATTAATTGATTCTATGATCCTAGATATAAATAAGATTTCTATTCATTATAAAAATCATTATGAAGAATCAATCAAGGAAATAGTTAAAGAAGCAGATATGATATTAAAAGAGATACGAGAATGAAAGAAATAGCTTTAGAAATTTTTATGTTAAAACAAACAAAAATATCTTGAAGTTCTTGGGAGAATAAATAAAAAAGAGACTAGGGAAATCTTAGTCTCTTTATTTTTGTTTGTTTTATATGTTCCTTTAAATCAAGATGGTAAAAAGGAAGATTATGGATATTTAAGATTTCAAATAAGAAGCGTCACTTCTCCTTCAAGATATGATATAGATATTTATAATAATAATGTTAGAGTAACTTCTATGAGTGGTGTATTTGTGGGACAGCAAAGTAGTAATAATCCAGTTAAATCTGGAAGATATTCTTTATCAGGTTATCTTTACAATGAACCTTATAGACCTATATCATTTGTTCCATCTACAGGAACTATAAATAAAGATCAAATTATTACTATATATATTGATGTGCCTTATTAATTATTTCTAATAAGCTGTGAAAGTTATTGTTACAGGAGCTCTATTTCTATCTTGTGGAGTTATTATTAATTTAGCATTTCTTACTGTAGAGTTTGTTCTCCACATTATGGAATCAAAATTAAAATTCTCATTTACATATAAATTATAATTTTCATTCTCCCAGCTAGTACTAAAAGAAACTTCGGAGAGTCTTTTATCAAATATTCTAACTAATTGAATAGGAAAGTTGCTAGTATTATTCAATGAATTAAATTCATATATAAGATCTATTGGTTCATTAATAACATAATCAGCTGCATATGATGTTACAGTCTCTACTCTCCCTGTAATACCTCCGCGAATACTATCAAAATGTGTAATATTTATATCACCTAAACCTAAAGTCCAAGAAGTATAATTACCGCTCTGATTTAAACGAACGTTTATTTCCGATCAATTCCTTATTAATGTATATTAAAATTAAATAAATTAATCATATGAAGACAGGAATTGAAACATTAATTTCAGAGGTTGGAAAAAGAATTACTAACAAAACCCAAGTAGAAGGAGGAATTATTTCTGGTTTAGGAATAAATAAAACTAATGGAAAAGAATACGTTATTATAAGCGTTTGTGGATCATCGAGCATGACAAAGGAGCAACTTAGTGGTCTCTGTGGTATTAAAGTTATTACTGAAAAACTTATTACAGAAACATTCGATTCTAATGGAATTCCAGTGTTTTCTTATTGTACAGTAGATGATTTCTTTAATTATTGGAATATTATTAATGATGAAGAAATTAAAAGTTCGATAGATTTAACTTTTAAAGAAGCGAAAGAGTTATTTTCTTCAACAATATCTTGGGATATAAAAGAGAAGATCTTAAGACTTTATTCGAGAAGACAACTTGAAGGTCTTCCGGAGAAAATAGAATATCCAAAAGTACCACAAGATTATCCGGCAGAGAGATTTAGAGATAGTGCTAGAGCTTTTAAAGAACTAATTTGGCTAGTTAAAGAATATACTAAAGCATCAGCTCTTCAAGAACCCAACTGGGATGATTACTCACAAGATAAATTTGCTATTGTGAGATGCGGAACAGCGGTGATGATCTCAAAAGAAAAAACTTTCTTTCCAATAGCCTTTCTCTCTAAAGAAGTTGCTCAAGTATTCTTAGAAGATCATAAAGAGTTATTAGAAGAATATTATATGATTGGAAAATGAAAAAATTATTGATTATCCTAATTTTAATATTAATTTCCAGTTGTGAAGTAGATCTAGAAGAGTATTCTGGATGGATTATTAAAGAAAAACGTCGAGAACCTTTAGGACTTAATTTTATTATCAGTGATCCAAACAATAATAAAAATTGGAAAATTTTAATAGTTCAAAAATATACATATAAAAAATATAATATTGGAGATACAATAAAATGAAAGAATTAAGAACAGCTTCCCTCTCAGAAATTCCAGAGAGACTAGAGAAATTATTAACTTCAGAGAATGGGTATTCGCGAAAAACAAAGAATATCCTAGTAAGATATGCTAGATGGTCGTTAACTTATAATAAGATAATGATGAAGTCTGATACTAAGTATATAAATTTTGAATATAATGTCATTGGAGTTTATCCATATATTTATCTTATTCCGACTATTAAAGTATATAAGTTAGATCGAATAATTGGAAATAACCTAATTTATTCAGTTATCGATACTATAAAAGATCCGAAGGTTTGTTTTGATATCCCGGCTCTTATAGAATTAGGAGAAAAGCATGGAGTAGAGTTTAGACAATATCGTGGAAAAGGTCCAAATAAAAAACCCATGGCGAGAGTAATGCTAAGAAAATTCACGGATATAGAGAGCTCGTATTTTTACCTCGAAGATTATATTTCAACAGATGATATAATAATTGAAACTTTCGATGGACTTAAGAGCTCAGAACAACGTGATGTATTCTTAGAACTAGGAACGCCATGTTTTTGTATGACATTAAACTCTGAAACAAAAGAATGGATTTTTTCTCTTAATCCTACTATTGGATCCTTTCCTGAAGATATAAATTTTCAAGGATATCCAGATGATTGGTCGGAGAAAGGAATAATTCAGAGATATCAAGAATTTTCCGAAGATCTTCAGAAACCACGTCAAAAAGTAACTCCAGAATCAGTAGCTGAAGAAAAACGACTAGAATTAGAGAGACGAAAAAAGATAAAAGAACAGAAACGTACTAAAAATAGGAATAATGATAGATCTAAGAAAATATGCAATGTTTCCGGAAAGTGATAATTTTTTGGATAGTAGTATTCCAGGGTTAGAAGAATTAGAAAAATTTAATAAGATCATGGAAGAAATGCGGAAAAATTTGAATATAAAATCAGGATCAAGAAATGATATAATTTATGAAAAAGACTCTGACAAAGAATAAATGGATAACTGCAAAAGGTGAAGAATTATCTTTAGAAGAAATGAACAGTTCCCATATATTAAATGCAATCAGAAAAATAAAATCTTCAACAGGATGGAGAGAAGATTGGCTGCCTATCTTGGAAGCAGAACTAACTAGGAGAGGAATGATAGCAAGAACAGATGATTATGAGAAAAAGATTATAACTGATGAGGAAAAAATGTATTTCTTATGTACATCATGTGAATACCAAATGTTATCCGTTGAAGGTGGTAGTTTATCTGACATACTGAATATTACTATTAATGATCAAATAAAAAGTTATATAAGAGATAATATTTTTTGTATACCTCTTGAACAATCTAAGGAAAATTTTATTTCAGAAATGGATAAATTAGTAAGAAAAACTAGAAGTGATTCTAAAGAAGATGCTGAGAAATTTATGAGTTATTATGAAAAATATCTTCTAATCAATGTCTTTTCAAAAGAATGGAGTAATTTTATGAATTTAATGTTAGGTCGTCATGGAAAGTAGAATCAAAGAATCAATTATTAAACACTTAGAATATCAAAAAAGTATTGCTAAAGATCCCGAAGGACCGTTTATATGTTGTCCTATGCCTGGAAAGAATTCTTGGACTATTTCTGAAATAATAGAGGAAGTAAGAAAAGAGACAAAATTTGGAGAGGAATTTGCAGATGATGTTATAGGATTAGCTATTGATATTTTATGTCGAAAGAATCAATCAATGAATGGATAAACTCTCAAGGACTAACAACTGAAGATTTAGATTTTATGTGGGACTTTTGCATAGTTTTTGATCATCCTATAATATCTAAACTTGGAATGGCTTCTTGGAAAGATTTACGTCCAGACCTAATTGAACTAATTCCGAACGAATATGAGAAGATGGTAGAGAAAGTAATATATAATAATAAGGAATAATGAAATTATTGAATTTAGAGGAATATTTAACTTCAGAAAGTATAAAAGTACATGATATTAATCAATGGGATTCATTTTTATTTAACTTACTTGAAGAAGAAAACATATACCCACCTAAACTTACTGGACAATGGATAACAGATAAAAATAGATTTTATGAAAAGTTTGTATGTTTGAAAGAAGTAACTGAGAATACTTATTATTCTATGTATTGTAGACAATATAATCCAATTGAAATTACTATATATCATAAAAAGAATGGATTATATGATTTTAAATGTATGTTAATAAGTATTGATGATACAGCTTTTGGGTTTGGATGGGAAAATTTAGAAAGACTTAGCATAGATAAATATGTTCTAGAAATTATATCTTGGATTGATAAAGTAGATAAATTAGATCATGAAGAATTAATTAAATATGGACTTTCTTTAGGTGCAAAAAATTTAAGTTGGTAATTAAATATAAACATGAATGATTTTAAAATAAAAGATATAGTAAAAGGATTAATGATTTGTACTTTTATTTCAGGGTTTTTAATAGGTATTTTATCAGTTTTAATTTTAATTTATTCAACAATATGAAGAAAGAATTATATGATGAGTATGTAAAAGCTTGGGATATTTGGAAGAAAAGAACTGATGAATATTTTCAAAAAAGAGTTGAAATAATTAAAGATAAAACTCTCTCCGAAGAATCTCAATCAAAACTTTTAGACACATTAGCAGAGAATTTTGATAGAAAAGGTTTTACAGAAGAATATTTTGGACCTTGGACGGAAATAAGAGATGTCACTGATCTATTAAATCCTGATTTCATTTTACCAGGAATAGGAAAAAATTATTCAGAACTTCAAATAGCAAAAGATGATGTTCCAGGAAATTGGGGTAAGATTGCTAGAGATTGTTATGATCCTAAAAGATATGGAAAAATAATTGGACTTGGATATGATTCCGGAGATTATTATCTTATTATAGAAAACCCTGATACTGGAGAAGAATCAACAATCTTAATGAATACTAAGTATACTATTGATTCATAAAAGAATATAAGACTAGGATTTTATTTTCCTAGTCTTATTTTTCTCTTACTTTAAACGTTCCTTTAAATCAGGATGGTAAAAAAGAAGATGTGTATGTATTTTTAGTAAGTCCTCCTTCTATAACTTTTAATGCTAGTGGTGGAGAGAGAACTTTATCAATAACTTCAACAAAAAATGATTCTGTTATAGGATATTCATATTCTTGGAAAGCTATGTTAAGTCAATTCACTTTCTCTAATGGAACTATATCCGCTTCATCTGCAGGTACTCTAGGAAGAAGTGATACATTAACATTAACTCAAGATGAATCTGGAAAGATTGCAACTATAAATGTATCTCAATCTGGTTCTGGAGGAGGAGGAGAAATATTAGATGATTGTATAATAACTGTTAAATATATATCAACAGGAACTTCCTCTAATACTATTCATGTAAATGCAAATAAGACACCTACTTCAAATCTCACTATAAATATTACTGCATCTTATACTAAACCTGATAATTCAAAAACTTATTCAGGCATGTTAACGTCATCTATTTCTAAAGGTTCTAATCAAGGATCTAGCGTCTTTTTCAGTGATCTTATAGATGATGTCTATAATTGGGATGGAAATGGTACTTGTAGAGTCAACTTCGTAACAGTATCTCCAACTAAAGATAATACTTATAATTACAATACAAAAGTTACTGAAATTTAAATATAAAATCTTCCATATTATTAAGCTTCTTGTAAAGTCATAGTATGATGACTTTTAACATCTGAGAAAGAAAATGTTTCAGAAACTACTTGTCCTGGAGTAAGTGTTTTCTGATTATCAAGATAATTATCTATATAAAATAAATAACCCTTTATTGAATTTCCTGTATTTTCAATTTCAATTATTCCTGATATTTTATCACCTTCACTAACCCATAACGTCCATGTGGATCCAAGAGTCTCTCCAGTATATTCCCCTGAAGTTATAGTAGTATTAGTTCCAAATTCATAAGTCATATCATCAAATTGTACTATATAGGTTGAAACAGTTTTACCATCTTGACTTAAAGGAACGTTTATGTTGGAGGAATCTGATTCATATCCTGAAACTGTGCACTTATCAGATTGTGTTTGCGTTAAATCAAGATCGCCACTTCGACTTGATGTACTACTATTTGCACCTGCTGTTACTCTGCCAGAACTTCCAGAAAAACCTGTTCCAGAAACAGATTCAGTATATGAACTCCAAGTTGTCCAACTTCCAGCATCATAACTGCTACTATCTGTTCTTTTAGTTATTTGTTTTCTTTCAGATGTTACAGAATAAGTTTTTGTTTCACCATCTGCACTAAAGCTTAATGATGTAGGAGATACCGAAAATTTATATTGATATCCGAAATATTCGATAGTTACATACTTGTCTTGAGTCAGACTGGCAGATGCTGATGGTTTTGTTCCGGTAAGATCGGAAGTATAGTCACAGGTAACTGTCAGGGTTCCGCTTCTTTCGGATGTAGTGCTTGTATTGGAAGTTACATTGACAGTGACTGTATCTCCACTTTGTGATCTGGAAAATCCTGCTCCACTAATGGAAGAACTGTAATTATTTCCTATAGTACTCCAAGGACCCCAAGAAGAAGATGTTACTGGTTTGGACCTTTGTTCAACAGTTACGGTAAAATCGTGGGAACCTGCACTGGATGAGAAATTATAAGAACTTGGAGAAATTGAGATTCTGTAATCATAATCAGCCGGTGCACCATCCTGACTTAATGAGACATAAGCTGTATCTCCAGCATTGGAAACTGTAACAGTACCGGTATTTGCACTGAATGTCGTGTTGCTTCTTTTAGGAGTCACTGTATTACCTGAGATAGAGAAATAAGAGCTTCCTGAAGTTATTGATGAATTATAGGATGCAGAATATGAACTTCCATTATTCTGCCAGTTTCCCCAATCTCCCCAGGTACTACCTCCATCATATGAATATCTATATCTTATTTGATCCTGAGCTCTTGACGTTACCGAGAAAGACTTTCCGGATGTACTATCATAATCCCAATTCAATGATGTAGGAGTTGTAGAGATGCTATAGACTGTTTTAGTATCACTTTTACTAAGAACACCTACTTCCTGATTAATTTCAACCCAATCACTAGCTCCTCCATAGGATGCTGTAACTCTTGTGCTTCTTTCTGCACCATTATTAACTGATACTGTTAATGTTACAGAAGTTCCAGAACTTGAAGATAGAGAGAATCCAGAAGTATTAGATAAACTCAGTGAAGGAGTTCCAGAATCACTTGCTGAAGATGTTGAACCCGAACTCCAAGTATGTGTACCAGATCTTGATGCACTAGCTCTTACTGTTGTAGTACCACCCTCCCTAGGGAAATTTGTTTTATCGGCACTAACAGAGACATTCCAAGAATTCCAAGACGTATTTTCAATCCTATTTTTTGCTTGACTAACATTAGCGCTACTTGCTGAACTAGATTTACCATTCATCGTGATAGTTAATGAAACAACAGCCACAGTAGTTTGTCCGGATTGGGTTGTACCTTTAGATCCAGTATTAGCCAAACCACTCGAGGAATTTACGGTTGCTGTTCCTGAAGTTCTATTAAATGTTGGAGTTCCGCCGGATGTGAGTGTTGTTGTTTTTCCGGATACCCAATATACCGTTTGTTCATAGGAGTAGCTAGGTGTCGAATTACCTCCAGCGGCTGGAATAACTGTAGGATAACTGAAAGCTGTGATTCTTGGATTGCTATAACCATCCCCACTCGGTTTGATAGAGTCTGCATTTTGTTTATGAGTTGCAGTAGCTGTTTTCTTAGGATCAGAACCAAAAGATTCAGACTGAGTCCATGTTATAGTACCACTTGGTTGTGTTGATCCGGTATTTGCTCCATAACTGATAGTATCATTCGCGGCGGTCCATGTTCCAGAACCTGAATTGGAACTAGTATACCCCACATTTGTCTGTGATCCCTCTACATAGATACGGTTTCCCGCATTACTGTAACTGTATTGTCTCTTATATGAGGTAACTGTAAATTTCTGTGATCCTCCCGCCGCGGATATAGTAGCTGTCGTAGGAGTTACAGAGAAAGTATATTCCCAATCAAGACGCTCTATATGGTCCTGGGGAACAAGCTGATCGGTTGCATAGGTATAACCTTTCTTTATATACAAACCGGCCGCTTCGATTTGGCTTCTTGTAGGACACATTGTAGTATCTCCAGTGAAAGAGCCTGCCTTTAATGTATTACAGAAAGCCTTTGTTGCTATTAATAAGTCTGCCATAATTAAATTGGTTTAATGATTCAATAAAAAATAAAACAAAGAAAATCTCTATCTTTTTCTTGATAAATTTTTCTTTGTTCAGATATAAGGATTTCCGCCGTTTTCTTCCGCGTTTTGTTATGGTAAATCTAGTTCAGCAAGTAGCGCTAATGTTAGTCAAGCAGAAAACTCCTATTCTGATTCTTGGGGTTCTTGGTCTGTATCTTGTAGTGCTAATCCTACGACAATTAGTGCTTCTGGAGGTACATCAACACTATCAGGTACAGCATCGAGAACAGGTACTAGAACTTGGAGCTCGGGGAGTACGCAGTCTTTAAATTCGGGAAATCAAACTGTAACTAATTTTTCTATTGTATCATCTGTTACTGGATTTTCAATCTCTGGATCTACAGTCACTGCTTCAAGTAACTCATCAACATCCTCTAGAAGTGTTCGAGTTAGAGGTACATATGGTGGTGTAAATTCTAATGAAGTAACTATTACTCAATCTGGTGCAACATCGACTAACTATTTTGAATATAGTATCAGTCTTAGTCCCACAACAGCATCTTTTAGTGCTAGCGGTGAGAGTAAGAATTTTTCAGTTACATCTCAACGTAGACTTGTTACTGTAAACTCAGTATCAGGTACTACTTATGGATCATAGGGAAGTACTGGTTGGGAAATTTATCCAACAAATTTAGGAACTGGTTTTTCTCAAACTACTTCAGGAAATACTATAACTGTAAAAGCAAGCGCAAACTCAGGTTCTTCAAGATCAGGTACTCTCAGTGTTAGATGTACAGGAGATACATCTGAAACAGCTTCGGCAAATCTATCTCAATCTGGTGCAACAACGACTACTACTACGGAGTATGAATTTAGTGTTTCACCTACTTCTCTAAGTTTTACAAAAGATGGTGGTAATCAAACAGTAAGTATAGTTTCTAGATCCAGACCCAAATACACAAATGATATTAACGGTGAGGTTAGTTATGGTAATTGGTCAGCTGTTAGTTATACTGCATCAAGTACAAATTCAGCGTTTTCTTCAACTACCCCTACTGGAACAGGAACAAATAGTGCAAGTGTAAGTGTTGGAGTAAATACTGGAGCAGCTAGAGTGCTACAATTACCTATACTCAAAGTGGATCGGGAACAAAGAAAACAGTAAGTTGTAGTCAAGCCGTTGGTACTCAAACTAGAACTGTAAGGGATTATTCATTTTCTGCAAATCCAACATCATTAAGTTTTGATGCAAGTGGTGGAACGAAGTCCGTAACAGTTACTTCTCAATATAGAGATGGAACACAATCTTCTACTGATGGGGGGTAATAACTGGTCTTCTACATCTTGGGGTAGTTGGCAAACTGCTAGTTATACAGGTACTGTAGATAATACTGGAGGTGGAGCATTCTCAGGAAGTGGAAATTCTGTAACAGCAGGTGCAAATAGTAGTACATCAAGTCGAAGTGGTAACTTAAGACTTTCTCAAACAAGAAGTGGTATTCAGGAAAATGGTAATTCTTGGCCATCACCCTCCAACATAAACGTTCTTTTAAATCAAGAGGGTAAAGTTGAAATAAAAACTGAAACTAAATATCTTTATAGATTTAGTGCTAATCCAATGTCTTTGAAATTTAAAGCCTCCGGAGGAACATTACAAACTAATATATCATCCAATAGAACTAAATATACAAGAACTTCCACGGATGGAGGTAATACTTGGGGTAATTGGGTAGCTAGCTCTCCAGAAGGAGTTAGTGATTATACAGAAACAGTATCAGGAGATGGATTTACTTTTGGAGGTAGTGGAGGATATGTTACTGCTTATGAGAATGATTATCCTTCTAAGAGATATGGAAAACTAATTTTAAAACAAAATAGGCCTACAGGAGAAACAATAGATCCAGATAGTTCTTATCACACTATAACTATAGATCTTGAACAAGAAGCCGGAGAAAGTAATATAGTCGATCTTGTCTTTACTGTTTCAAATGATACTGGTAATTTTATAAGTGGATTAACTATTTGGTATACATTAGATGGAAATACAAATACTATATTTACTGCTGCATCTATAAATCCTGGTGAATCTAGAGGAGGGCATGCAGTAATACCCAAAAACACAACAATAAGATGGTCTACTAGTGTTCCTTGGAGAATATCTCCTGCGAATGGATACTATTCAAAGGATGCTTCTGAAAATTTCTCAATTCACTCTTAAGTATTAAAAGTTATGAATACATCATTATTAGCACTAAAATTTCCAGAACCAGGGCTAATTGAAGATTGTATTTGTTTCAGGTCGTCATGATATGCATACCAAACTCCTGAAGAACTCCATGAAAAAACATTATAATCATTTGCTACTTGTATTGAAAAAGTTTCTGTATCTCCTGGTAAAACTCCTGAACTAGATATTTCTTGAGTACCATATACAAAACCATTACTTATCAAGGTAAAATGAGCCCCATAAGGTTTACTTGGATTTCCACTCCAAGTAACAATAAAGTTAACATAAATGGCTTTTGCATATTGTTCTAAAGGAACAGTTATATTTCTATAAAATTTAAAGAGATAGAGTAATATCTATCTCTTTTTTATTAATTTCTATATGTTCCTTTAAATCAAGATATGAAACCAGTTTTTGTATTAATTACAAAAGCGGATGGTTTTAGTAATAATGATGAATATAATTCTGTAAAAATATATAATGATAACTACGTTTCTTACTATATAGACGATTGGGGTAATCAGGATTGGAGTGGATCTGTTGCATTTGATACAGAAATAGTAGATGCATATAATGAAGATACTGATACTAGTTTTAGTTGGAAATCTTATTCTATCACATTTCTCTATGTGCCTTCAGGTGCTGGAAGTGATAAAGCTCATATTAAATTTATTAATGGAGTAAATATTGAGGTTGAGATTTCTTAGCTAAATTATATTTAATGATGTAGTTATTATTTAAAGATTAGTAAAAGTTACTAATTATTTCACTATCTTAATTATTTATTTTTATATTATTAGATCCGAATACATCAATATTAGTAGTACCAAGTAATGTTTTATTAATTTCAATGAATAATAATCCATATACATCTAAATTATCTATAGGAATATCTAGAACAATTGCAGTTGATAACACAATATATAGATATTGCTTAAATCATAAATAATTCATTTATTATGCATGACAAGATATTACTAATGATTTATTACTTTCCCATTGTTCTAATATTACTTGACCTGCAATTCCCGAAACTTTTGTATAGACTTTCACATGTCCTCCACGTTCATCATATTTCCAATCTCCAGAAGAACTTATTCCATTCCAACTAACTTCTAATTTATTACTAGTATTATTTTTATCATATTTATATGAGTCTATATAACTAATACCTTCCCACCGATCATTATTACTACTATATTCGGTTTGTACACTATCAGGATTGGCATTAAATACGTATACCCATTCAGGTGATTTACCGCTCTGATTTAAACGAACGTTTATTTTCATATCCTTTGAAAATCTTATTAATGTAATATATTAATAAAAAGATATGGAAGAAGTATTTAGAACAAGAAGAATAAAAATTAAATTAATATCTTTTGATGTCGGAAATGTAGATATTATTGTAGAAAATAAAAGAAGATTATTATATTATTCAAATAATAAAACTTCCGATGAACTTTGGGAATCATTTAGTGATGTATTAAGAATATTATCAACAAGTAAGAAATATAAAATAGCTAAGCGATGGTGGATATATCAATTTACTAAAGCTCAGTTATAATAATTAATAATTAAATTTTTTAAAATTATGAAAAATTATCAAGGATTATCTCAAGAAGAAGTAATCAAAAGTAGAGAACAGCATGGAAAAAATTTACTCACGCCACCTAAACAAAAAAAATGGTGGCAACTCTACTTAGAAAAATTTAAAGATCCTATCATTATTATCTTACTTGTTGCCCTAGGAGTATCTTTTGTAGTTGGATTTATAGAAGGTTCTTTAATAGAATCAATTGGTATACTAGTTGCTATAATTCTTGCTACAGGAGTAGGGTTTTGGATGGAATATAGTGCTAAGAAAAAATTTGATATCTTAAATCAAATTTCTGATACTGAAAATGTAAAAGTTATTAGAAATAATGGAACTACAATGGAGATTCCTAAGGATGAATTAGTAGTAGGTGATATAGTTATTCTTAGTGCAGGGGATGAGATTCCAGCTGATATAGAACTTCTTGAAGCAATTGAGTTTAAAGTAGATGAAAGTACTATGACTGGTGAATCAGTTGCTGTTGGAAAAAGGGCAAAGATAAATGAAGAAGAAACATGGAATGACTCTGGTTTTGCTCCATTCTTAGTTCTTAGATCAACAAAAATAACGGAAGGTTCTGGAGTAGGGGTAGTTATAAAAGTAGGTGATGAAACTGAAATTGGCAAAACAACTCGTCAAGCTATGGAAGAAACTGGAGGAGAAACGCCTCTTAATAAACAATTGGATGGTCTTGCTGGATTAGTCTCTAAAGCAGCTTTTACTATGGCTGGATTATTACTACTATTCCTTAATATTCATCACTTCGGATTTACTGATTTTGATTCTGGGTGGTTAAATATTTTAGGAACAGAAGTTAAATTCTTTATGATGGCAGTTACTTTAATTGTAGTAGCTGTTCCTGAGGGTCTTCCATTAGCTAGTACTTTAAGCTTAGCATTTTCTATGAAGACTATGGCTCGTGAAAATAATCTAGTAAAAAAGATGCACGCTTGTGAAACTATTGGAGCTGTTAATGTAATCTTTTCAGATAAAACAGGAACTCTTACCCAAAACAAGATGACTGTAGTAGCTGAACATATTAATGTTTCTGGTGTATCTAGAAATTTAGCACTTAATGCTTGCGTCAATTCAACAGCTAATATTTCTGGAGAAGGTGAAGTTATCGGAAATCCAAGTGAAGGTGCTATCTTAAAATTTTTTAGTAGACCTGATCATGGAGGGCATGATTACAAAAAACTTAGAGAGTTAACTGAAGTAGTCGAAGTTAAACCTTTCAATTCAACAGATAAGTATATGATGACAAAGGTTAACGATGCTGGAAAAGAAATAGTACTAGTAAAAGGCGCTCCAGAAGTAATTGCAAAGATGTGTGGTGATAATTCTTTCTTAGAAGAAGTAGAAAAACAACAATCACGAGGAAGAAGAGCTTTAAGTTTTGCTTCTGGGAGTAATATAGATTCTCTGGTTTACGATGGAACATTTTTTATTGAAGATCCTATTCGGCCTGATGTTCATGCGGCAATAAAAAAATGTTATGAAGCTGGAGTGGATGTAGTAATGATGACGGGTGATAACATAAAAACTGCCGCAGAAATTGCAAGACAGGCCGGATTTTCTAGGAGATTACAAGGACAGCCTGAAAAAGATGTTTGGGCAGTAGAAGCTAAGGATTTTAATAAAGTAGCATGGGGAGATCCGATGTGTGGTTATCCTAATGTTATAGCTAGATGTAAACCAGAAGATAAGTTGAATATTTTAAAGAAATTTAAAGAACTTGGAAAAGGTACTGCAACTGAACATGTATGTGCTATGACAGGTGATGGAGTTAATGACTCTCCATCTCTTAATCATGCAGATGTAGGTATAGCAATGGGTTCTGGAACTAGTGTTGCAAAAGAAGCTTCGGATATAGTCCTTTTAGATGACGCATTTCCTAGTATAGTAACAGGAATTAAGTGGGGAAGATCTCTGTATAAAAATATTCAGAGTTTTCTAGTATTCCAATTAATTATAAATGTTGCTACTTGTTTAGTTGTAGTTTTAAGTCCTATTCTTGGAGTAGATATGCCATTTACAGTTACTCAGATGTTATGGGTTAATATTGTAATGGATACTTTAGCTGCACTATGTCTAGCATCTGAACCTGCTGATGAAAATGTACTTACTGAAAAACCTAGAAAACAAAATGCATTTATTTTGACCAAACCTATGTATAAAACAATCATAGGAATGGGTATTTTCGTATTCGGAGTACTATCTTTAATTGTTCATGATATAGCACAAGGTTCTATAAAATTTGGATTAGATCTTACAGAATTATTTGCTATCTTTATGATGATAAATTGGTGGAATCTATTTAACATTAGAGTATTTGGAAAAAATAGATCTATATTTTATAATTTAAAAGGAAGTAGTAAATTTTTATTAGGATCATTAGTTATATTTATTGGAACTATTTTGATTGTACAATTCGGAGGAGAAGTATTTAATACAAGACCTCTTGATTTTAAAGAATGGTGTATTATAGTAGCTAGTACATCTCCAATAGTTATTATTAGAGAAATCTGGCATAGAATATTCCCAAAAAAATAAAAGAAAAATAAAAAGAGAAGGAAAATAAAATCCTTCTCTTTATTTTTCTCTTACCATTAAACGTTCCTTTAAGTCAATATGCAAAAGCTGTTTATGTTAATCTCATTGTTACTTGGAGTGGAGATCCAAGTAGACCTTATGGAGCACACTTTACTTTAACTAGTAATGGATTTGTACACGGTTTTCAAGAAATATCTAGTTCCGGTGTTCTTCCAGGAGATACAGAAACTTTCTCAATACAAATAATAAATGATTATAATGTTTTTTCGTGGAGTTCTTCTGGTGTTTGGTATGCATATCACGATGATCTAAAACAAATACAATCTACAATTAGTCCTAGTTCTGGAAATTTTAGTGCTAATAATGATGTATTCATAACTTTTAATACATAAAATTAAAGATAAAAATAATTTTTAATTGTTCTCTGGAGGTGTTGGAAGACGAATATCTATATAAAAAACTTGTTCAGACTCTGAAAGAGTTATATTACTAGGAGTACATACTCCCAATTGACTATATAGACTTCCTCCAGCCGAGTATAAAAATTCAAGATAATTTGATCCAAAAAATTCTGAATCTATTTTTTGAATTTTAGTATCCGTATATGCACTTCCCATTCCAGATCCTTTAAATTCAAAAGAAGGTATTCCAACTTTTCTTAAAGTTAACATCCAATTAATTTGTCTTCCATTACTAGAAGAAGGTATATTTATTTTAAATGTCCAGTATTTAATTCTTTCACCCTCTTGTTTTAAAGGAACGTTTAATGGTAAGAGAAAAATAAAGAGAAGGATTTTATTTTCCTTCTCTTTTTATTAATTAAGTATAATAATAGAATAATAAGTTTATTTGGAGAATCAACTTACTTTTCTAAATTGTATAGTATACTTACTAAGATCTTTTACAATACAAGTTCCTTTTTCCTGGATAAAGCGATCTATTGGATTTTCCACAAATTTAGGAATTAATTCACTTCTTTCCATACTACATTTAACTTTTAGATCTGGACAGTTCATTATTTTATCATAAATTCCTAATAATGAATAAGCATTTCCTTCATACTCTACTGTATTATCATCTACTGTTTTCATCGGACACGCTTTTTCATAAGATACTCCAAGTAATAAATCAAATAATAACATAATTCTAGGTCCGAATGATGCACAGTATTTTGTATAATTTTCATCATAAAATTTTCTTATTTCAAATACCTTGCTTATTGGAACATAATTAGTATTGGAATCATGAACTACAATAATTGGTTGAAGAGGATTTTTCCAAGATTGTTGTTTTGATACTCGAATATTATTCATAAATCCTCTAGCCATTATCGAACTAGTTCCTCCTTGGATAGGAAGATTTACACCAAGTCTTTTTATTCTAGCTACTAAATTCTTTTTTTCTCTTTCAGAAGTTGCTTTTAATAACCATTCATATTCCTGAACTTTTAACTTATCTCCTAACATAGTATTAACATATCCAGAATTTTCAAGGGGATATTGTTGTTGAATTGCTACATATTCTCGCAACTTGGGAAAACTTTTATATAGACCTTGAATAATATTTTCTGCTTCTTCTTCAGAACAGTTTAATCTTTCTGCTAAACTCTTCTTTCCAAGACCATATAATACTCCAAGAAAGATAGTTTTAAAACGCTTTCTCCACATTTTTTTAACAGCTTTCTGGAGTTTATCAAAATCATCACCTAAATATAATTTTGCACTGTATATATAAATATCTTCCCCTTTTTGAAATTTATCAATTAAATCCGGATCTTCACTTGCAAATCCTGCTGCTTTAACTTCTGCTGAGGATATATCAAAATAAGTTTCTACAAACCCTTCATCTATTCTGTTTCCATATTCATCATAGTGATATGGGGGAATAATACAATCTTTTAGGTCTGAATGAGAGATAATAGTATGAAATCCTGAAGACCATCTCTTACTAGATTTTGTATTAACTTCATAATGTACGAAACATTTTTCCACTGCTCCAGGTTCTCCTGGATCTGCCTCTCGAATAGGAATATGATCTTCACCTTCAATCACCCATTTATTATTAGCTTTAAACATTCCATCTATGTATGTTGACAATACTTTTGCATATTTTTTATAGAGAAGATAGTTTATAGTAAATTTTCTCATAAAATAGAAATTCTCTTGCAAATCTTGTTCTTGAAATGGAATACTGTATAAATCATATTGACTATTGAGTTCATTAAAAAATTGTGTTTGTGTAGTAAATCCTATAAAATCTGCCCAAACATCTTTAACTGGATGAACATCTTTTGCTGTTTCTACATCTATTCCTCCTTTCCAAAATTGTAATGCTAGGTTGAATATTTTAATAGGATATACTCCTTGATAAATCCCATCTTCTGGAATATTACAATACTTTTCCCATTCATACATAAAATGATTAAAAGCATCTCCAATATTATTTATTCCTAGGTTTTTGAAGAAATCTTCTTTTTTATCTCCTGGAAGTTGTTGTATGCTTTCAGATAAGGCAGCTATAAATGATGATTCTTTTTGATAAAGTTTATACATTTCATCTACAATCTCATCATTTTCAATAGGACTTTTACATTTAAAATAATTATTACTTATAAATGTTGAATAATCTAAAAGATTGAATTCTTGTCCGAATCCTCTTATTGTATCTGGAATATTATTTATATCATTTAATTGATTTCTACTTATATTACATAATTCTAAATATGCTCTTTCATAGTATAAATACTTTTCAAGTTCTAAGTGCCTTTCTGAAATCTTTATTTTATCTAATCCTAAAAGAAGAGATAATTTTTCTGAAATAATACCTAAAATTTTCTTTTTTCTGGAAATTCCTTGATCTATTTTTCCTTTAAATTTGGTTTCAATCATGGAATCTTTAACAATATCTATGAATTTTTCTGCAAAATTTTCTCCATACGTCATTAATAAAGACCCTTCATTTAAACCTGTTTCATAAGCATCCATTGAGTCTATATTATTAGTAAGTATGAATTTTGCGATCTCTAAAGAATTACCATTAAAGAAATTATTATTCTCAAGTAATATTCTACAAGTTTGATTATATTTCTTTATATCAGCCATTAATTTAGAATGTTTTTTCATTTTTATCATACATCTAGCTGTAGCTGTATAAGTAATTCCCCATGCCATCATTCTATGACATTCTTTCTGATACTTAAGACGGTATGGTTCGTCTATGTATAAACCAGACGAATGTAATCTTGCTCCCAATCTAGAATTATCAAGAAAGGTTTGAAAGGCTTCTTCAGAATACGTATTTTTTCTTGCTAAGTATATTTGAAGAGTATAAAATGCATCTAGATTACAGTAATAACCAAGAATATCACTTGGAATATTCATAAATGGACAACCAAAATATTCTGATATTAAAATTTCAAATTCTTGAATATAGTTTGGATATAAAGAACATATCATTTCCCATTCTGGTGTGTTTTTATAATTATCTGGAGTTACTTTTAGGACTTTTTTTCTCTCTTTCTTTGTTTTTCCTACTGTATCAAAATACATCTTATCCAAAAGATCTCCTAGTCTATCGAAATCTGTATCCCAAACTGTGGCTTCTATTACATTTTGAGCTGTCCATTTTAAAGAATATTTTTTTAAATGATTTCCATCTAGAACATTAATAATTCCTGCATCACAAAGATTATATAAGTCCACAAACTTAAGCATACGATGAGATACTTGAAATTCATATTGTTGATTAAATACCCAAATATTATTCATCCTAGTTTCAAGTATTTCCCTAAATACTTCTAGTACGTATTCATACTCTTCTTTGGTAGAGTATCTTCTTAAGTCTGTAAAAGATATAAATGCTCCAAATAGATTATTACATAAAGAAGCACCTGATATTTCAAACCATTTATCTAATGGCATACCAGAAGCTTCATAGTCAAATCCTAGAGGTTCATTTAATGGCAAACACTTAATCCATTCAAGAAACTTTAATGTCTCTTGATATGTATGTAATACTTTATGTTTAAACCATGAAAAATTTCTATGAGTTGTAAATTCTGGGCTCATAAAATCTTGGATAACTGAATCTTCTGGAAATCCTGAAATACACTTTACAAATGCACCTCCTTCTATACTTAATCTCCTCAATTTAGAACAATCAAAGTAATTTTCATTACGTATCCCAAAATGATAATATTCTTGGAGATACTTAAATGGTTCTGCTCCAACTAAAAGAACTGCATCGTTATTACCAATTTTTAGTATTCTCTCTTTTTCATACTTAGGCATTGATTCTAATCCTTGAAGGGTATAAATTTCATTTCCAAGATTAGAGCCGTAATACCTAGTATAATCCTTTGTCTCGTTTTGATCGATTAGGGTAATTCTTCTACACATATTAAAATTTATGAAAATTAATTTATAAAATATTATTATACTACTGGTTTATAGGATTTCCAGCTTCCTTTATACATATATAAGAATTTCAGTTCATTTAGATAAACGTTCCTTTAAATCAGGATGGTAGTCACAGAACTGTACAAATATCTTTAACTCCAGTATCTGCTTCAGATTGGATATTATCCGGAGATGTTAATGGAATCTTATTCACTATAAATTCTCCCAAAATATCTACCTCTGTAGATTTATCAAACACTATACCAAAGGAAATTAATGTACGTGTAATTGCAACCTATTCTTACAGAAGTAATTCTGGTGGGATAGATCAATGGATGGTAGGTTCTGCTGAGTCAAATAGTGTATCATTTTCTCAAGGGGAAACAGGAAGTAAAACGATTTCAGTTATTGGAAGACCTTATTAAATTAATTTCCTTCTATTCTATAATACTTTTTCAGTTCTAATATTAATTGTTGTTTCTTTATCTTTAAATATTGTAAAAGTACTATTAATATTTGTAATAATATATTTATTAGGACTTTCTACTGATCCTCCATCTATTATTCTATAAGTTCCAACTCTTAATGTATGGGTACTAAAGTAACTAGAAGAACCATCTTCATTAGTGATTGGTGTAGTAATTTCAGATTGTATGCCATCATCTTCATTTTTTATAATAATAAATAGATGAATGTATTCTTCTATATCTATATTAAACCATTTCCAGCCTATATTTAAAGTTCCTAAATTTAAAATCTTACCACTCTGATTTAAAGGAACGTTTAAATCAGAAGAAAAAAAATAAAGGACTAGAGGTGATTCTAGTCCTTTTATTATATTATTAAAGAATTCCAAGTTTAGTCAACTCATCTTCCCAATTCTCTTTTCCTATTCCAAGAGCTCCTATTTTCCAATCTCCGTTATGATTGTAAATCTCTACAGCAAATATACTTGTAAATCTACTATAATCCTCAAGGAGATCATAACTGATTTCAGAAATATCAGAGTTATCTTTATAGATACTAACCATCGGATTTTTTACTTGTCCGAAATTAGATCCCCCAGGGGAATATATATTTACAGCTATTAAGATTGACTTAGTTCTTGGATCAACCTTAGACAAGTCAATTTCAATAACTTCATCATCTCCGTTTTCAGATATATCTCCTGTTCTGGCATCTCCAAGTAACTTACAGGCTCCATCAATACTTCTAAATCCAAGAGTTCCATCAGGATTTCGGAAAGTAATTTTATCAAAGTTCACTCTCCCTGGATCGGTACCGTTAAAATAAGCAGCCATATGATCAAGAGAGACTACTTTTCCTCCATTCCCTACCTTATCAGTAAGTTCAAAGGCAAATGAGTCTAGATCGAATTCTTCTCCTAATAAACTTTGAGTAGCATCCCATCTAAGACCTACTTTAAATTTTGTTTGACCTTTAAATTCTTTTGAAAGATTAATGTTTTGTCCTTTTACTAAATTAATTCCCATAGTTGTTTATATTAAAGATTGTTAAATTCATCTTCATAATCAGCAGAGTTAATAGAATTTCTTCCAGAATCTTCTATTCCAGAAATTCGGTTCTGAGCTTCTATTTCTGCATTTTGTTCAGTTAATTTATTTACAGTTTCACGACGTAAACTTTCGATCATTTCCATGTTAGCTCTAAACTTAGCAGTACTTATAGCAGAATGCATTGATTCAAGTTCCTGAAGAATGTCATCGAGTTGACTTTTTCTACCTTCATAAGTAGCTTGAGCAAGATCAATGTTAATTTCTAGATCTTCTAAGCTTTTTTCAGCTCTTTTTATTCTTTCTAGAGCTCTGTTTTTTTGATCTAGATACATCATAGCATTTTTCTTATACTCATTAGCTACTTCTTGACGACCTTTTGCTAAAGCTTCTTCCATCTTCTTTTTACTATTCCTGGCTGCTCCTTCTTTTTTTCCAGGAATTAATTTCATTTGTGGTAATTTAGCTGATAATTTACTTTGATTTAGTAATAAATTTTTCAGCTCAGTTTTAAAATCAGAGTCTAGTTGAGTAATTGCATCTTTGGTTTTCTGCATTGCCTCATCTCTTGAAATCTCTGCTGTTCTCATTGCTCCTGCTGCTTCTTCAAGGGATTTTCTATTTTTTACCCCTTGAGTAACTAGCATAGACTCTATAGCAGATCTTTCCTCTGGTTTTTTGTGTTTTGCTATTTTAAATTTAAACCACAATACTAATGCGATAATAACAATCGCAGCGATAATAAATGTTACCATAATTTTATATGTTTAATGTTAATAATACATATATAAGAATTTCAGGTTGTATCATAAACGTTCCTTTATATCAAGATATAAAAGAGATTTATATAAGCATTTATGACAATCATTATGATAGTGATTTAAGTATTGGGTATTTATATTGTAGTAGTAGTGAGCCCGTACCTACTACAATTACTGTTATTGGTAGATATACTTTTTATAATAGTTGTGGAGAGTATTTTAAACAAAGTTTCTCAATCACTATAAGTAAAGGTTATACAGATAGTAATGAGTTTGTAAGATATAATACAAATGATAACGAGTATGTGGAAGATCAAGAAATAACTAATGTTAATCCATCTACATATAATAATATTACATTTGTTTATTAAATAATTATTTATATTATATATCAGATGACATTTCGAAAAGGATTTTTTCTGTACTACCTCCACTCATTATTAGATTTCCATTATTAATTCCTATGTCACTTGATATAGGTAAATCATTTTTTGAGAAATATCCAAATGAAAAATTATATTTATTGCCAGCAGAATCAAAATGTAAATCCCTATCATTATCTTTTTCTTCTGCATAAATTAAATCTGTAAAAGTTAATATCATTTTTGTTATTGTTGTACTTTCTTTATCTTTATAAAAAGGAAATTCTAAATATAATTCATTCTCTGTACCTCCAGGTCTTAAATTACTAGCATGTACTTGCATAGTAGTTAGAATATTTTTTGTGGAATTATCAGAAAATTTAATTTCTAAAGTTGCAATTAGAGAAAAGTTACTTAATAATTGATTTTGTAAAGTAAAACTTCCATCAAATCTAATTACATATCTACTTTTTGGTTTACCATCCTGATTTAAACGAACGTTTAAAGTAAAAGAAAAATAAGAGATAGGATTTTATTTCCTATCTCTTTTTCACACTCTCCGAAATAACCTCTTCTAATTCACCTTCTGTAATATAATCCATTAAAGTTTCTTCGAATTCTACATTTATCCAAGCCTGTAACATAGCTGTATTTTCAAAATCTTCATAACTCAGATTTCTTAACTTAACTATCTGATCTACGGCATGTCTTGTTTCGTGATAAAATGTAGTTTTGATATTCTTAACCAAACTTTTATAATCCTTTTTGGCAATAAAAGGTCTATTTCTTCTAGAGTCAATGTTTACTATTACTACTACTTGATCGAATCCTGTTGTTTTATTAATAATTCTATAAGTAGATGTTCCGGATGTTGAACTTATTGTTTCTATAAGTTCTTCTGCTCTTGAATTTTTCTTTACCGGAATTTCCATTTTATGATTCTTTACAAACTTAGTAGTAAACCACCTCGTCATTTCTTTCTGTGTTCCAATTCCAAAATTAATTTCTACTCTATAAGAATCATGTTTTAATTTACTTATTTTCATATTCTTAAAAATTTAAACTCCTTAAGCTTTTTATTATTGCTTAAGGAGTATTGTTTTACATTATTTATTTTCTCTCATGTATAAGGCTTTAAAGCTCTCTGAAAACGACTATACAAATAAATATATAGTTCATCAGCTAAATTAAATCTACTTAAGTCAGCTTCTATATTCTCTTGAATCTGAACTAAATAATAGATCAGATCAAGCCGAGTACGAGTTTCCTGAAGTTGAAATCTAAGTATATCTCTAAAAGTGAAGATACTTATATAATCGATCTTAATTCCATATAAATCTTTAAACTTATCAACAGTCATAGTTCCTCTTTTTATTCCAGAGTTATTAATAAAATCAACTACTTCTGGGATATAATAAGAAATTACAAAGTTTGATAAGTTATCTATAGGGAGTTTTGAAGTAAATGCTATAAATGTATGAAGAATTAAACCTTTTAGACTTATAGTATTATATATTACCTTATCTTCATAATCCATCTTAACTTACTGTAGTATGTTTTGTTTTTATTACTTTAGTTTTCACTATTTCATTCAAAAGTTTCGGCATTTCCTCTAAGTTATATCCGATATCTATATAAGTATCAAACATATCTTTAACACCGTAAACAGCATCTATACTAATCTGAATTATTCCAAATCCAAGTTTTTCTGCTTCTTTTACTTTTGCGGCAGTATCTTTTATTGCTGGAATTCCTCCATATCCATTTGCACAAGGGCTACCATCAGATATCACAAACATAATACAATTCTCTTTCGTGAACTTTCTAACTCTCTTTGCTACTTCTAGAATTGCATCTCCATCTCGATTTTGGGATTTTGCACAACTCTTAGATAATGAAAACTTAGGATTATAATGACTTCCTTCTCGATACACACTCAGATTTATATATCCGATCGAACCAATATCTGCAGTATGTCCATAAATATATAAATCAACTCCCAAACTTTTTCCGAAGGTTTCATTTAGAAGTATTGCAGCCTGTCTTGCTAGGATTTCCTTTTTTTCACCCATAGATCCAGACTCATCAATAAGAACACATATAGTTGATTTATTGGTTCTAACATGTCCCTGTCTTAGGTAAACTTGTGGAACTCCTTGATACGCTTCTGCAAGTTTTGTCGTATCTAAAATTCCAGACCTACAACCTTGGATATTAAAATCATAGTTCTTATCTGTTCCTGTCAATATCTTTTTTAATCTAGGAACATATTTTTGAACTGCTCTCACATCACGTAAATAATCATTCCTATCCCCTTTTGGTTTTTCAAAGAATACCTTATCAGAATCACCACGTTCTACTGTTCCCTCTAAGATTTTCATTGTTAGACTATCCTTTGATGATAATAGCCTAGATACTTTAGACTTATCTATCTTTCTTTCAGAATCTAAGTCAACTCCATACATTATACTAGTTATAGATTCAGTATCATTAATTAAGAATAATATTTTTTTTAATTCCGCCGGATCTATATCAGATAATTTCTTCTCCTTAATTATCTTAAATATACTTTCAGAAACACTACAAATATCTTTAAGATTTTCTGGATATGGAGTTATCTTTTCTTGAACTTCTTTGTATACCTCAGAATACTCCTCAAGAACCTCCTCTTCTATTAATCCAGGAAATCTAAGTATTCCTATTAATGTTTTAAAGAAAAGAATCAACTTCCTCTCCCTCATTATATTAAGTTTTTCCTCTAGAGTCTTGGAATTATAACTTTTTGCACAATCAATAAAATCTTGAAATCCCGGTCGTTCTGTTAGTAATAAATCCTCAACTCTATTATCCTCAAGAAGATTTATGAAAATTTTAATAATCTCTCCTTCTTCAAAAGTATATTTTCCACTTATAAAACTAAGAAAATTCAAATAAACTCTTAAGTAGGTATATCTTAAGTGTGCAGCCTCATGAAGACCAAATCCACAGAAGGCATTTATTTTTGTTTCATTATCTTCGGTGGAGTCAAATATCTTAGAAGGGACTGCTATTCTTCTTTCGGAATTATCTCTCTTCTCTTCTGAAAAATAATCTGAATACGAACTACTTTTATCACTACCCTCATTCAAATTTACTCTAATCAGGAAAGGAAAATCCATTATAGTTATCATATCTTTTACAGAACTATAAGCCTTTTCAATTAACTTAGATAATTGTGCATCCTCTTCCTTTCCAACAGATGAATATGAATAATAACTTTCTCCATACCAAGAGCTTCTATTTATAGTTCTACTTAGCTCTCCAGAATTTCCGACAGATGATTTATAGGATTTTCTAAATATACTCCTACCCCATCTACCATCATCTTCGTCATCATAGTAATCATCATAATCCTTTCTTTTCCACCAAGGATAATATGAGGTTGAAAAATGTTTACTCATAGTCTATTAATAAGATAATATTGTTTTATATACTGTACTTCTTTCTCCTTCCAAATTAGTTCCTTCATAGATTGGAAGATATACCATTTCCATAGCACTTTTCACACTCCAACCATCTGATACTAACTCTGAGATCATTAGTGTTTCTCGAATTGATATAGAAGTTGAGATCTCCTGTTTCTTTGAGAGTGATCTAATATTATTCGCTATCTTCACAATTGATCTAGCTACTTCTTCATCAATTCCCGTTCTATTAACCAAAACATTTACTTCTTCTGTATCTGGTATAATATTAAGTTCAAGAGGAAAAAATCGATTAAGAAGTGCTCGGTCTATCATATTAGTTCCAGTATATTCAGAACCTATATTAGCTGTTGCAATAAATGTTACCTCTGGATGAATTTTAATACTTCTAACTCCTTTCCCACAAGCTATTTCAACATTCAATTCCCGTCTATCATCTAAACAAGGAAACAATACATTATTAGCCCCAAGAGAAGAACGATTTAACTCATCTAAGAGAATTACACACGGTTCTTGAATTACTTTAGTGAACTTAGCATAATCAAATATACTTTTTCCATCTTCTAAGCGATGAACTCCAAGTAAATTTGAAATAGGATCAATCATAGAACCCATATCAAACACATGAAGAGGTATACCCATTCTAGAACAAACTTCTTTTACACAACTTGTCTTTCCAGAACCTGTAGGCCCTATAATCATCGTATTAACATGTTTTTTTATATTTCTCACTAAGATTCTCCAATTATCAGGGGTCATATAAAATCCATCCTTTGTAGAACTTGGAGAAATTAGTGATGTATCTTTAAGAATTGTTTCGAGTATCGTATCTTTCTTTAAGGGATCTACGAAATCAATTCCAGTCAGAGTTTTATATTCTTTTTTAGCTTCTTCATCTTTATATGTTAATCTTTGAAATCCCTTTTGTGTATAAAATTTTCCACCTGAAGGACTAAGATTAAGAGAAGTTGAGATAAATATTGTACCTTCTGAATAAACTTCTCTTATTTTCTTAGGGCATTGTACATAAAGACTTGTAGATACACTAGAACCATCCTTCAATTTTTGTCCAGGGAGTGCTTTTACTTTCAAATTTCCTTTAACTAATACTGTCTCTAAAAAATAATACTTACTCATAATAATTTTTTCTTATAATAAATTAATATTTCTTTTATAATGAGATCAAGAACTATACAATAAATATTCTTGATCATTAATAAGGATTATAGGGTTCGAAATATTCTCTTGAGGACTAAGGAACCTGGATTGAACAAGAGAGTAATTGAAAAAACCTATAGGAAGTATAAATAGAAAAAATAAAATAAGGATTGAATAAAGAGATATTAGGATTTTTTAAGAAGGATTGAAAAAAAAGATAGTGGTTCTTAAAAAGTATCTAGTCCTAGCTCTTCCGAGTGTGAACGAGGTAAAGAGCGTTATGGACGATATCTTTTTAAGGTTCACGATAAGTATGAATATAATATTAGGTTTAATCTATCGTGAACCTCCTATAAGAGACGGCTTTTTCGCCTTTCCCTAACGGGAGGCGAAGCCTCTCACTATGTTCGCTCTTATAGAAGAACCACTTTTTAACAGAACTTTTTTAATAGATTAAATACTACTTTATGTTTGTATGTCATATTTCCTTTTAAAGTTCTGTTTTGCTCTTCTTATCCTTTCAAACTCTAATAAATGAAGTTAAGGTATCCTTAGTCTTCGATTTTATGTAACTGAACTCTGTATTGATGAGTTTAATAATTAGTTTAGTATAATAATAAAAAAAAATTAAATAACATGAATAATAAAATGTATAGGGAAAAAGTAATAGTTCCTAGAGGTATTAGATTTATTTCAGAATGGAGTGAATTTAATTTTAGCAAATTTCCAGGGAAGTGTATAATAAATAAGCAATTACCTGGTTGTGGATTTACTGAATACTGTATTAGAAGTGGTGAAAATATTATTCTATGTAGTCCAAGAAAAATGTTACTTAAGAATAAATGGAGTCAACATAAGAATGAAGTTTACTTAGTAGTAAATGAAATGGATAAAGATTCTAATATTGATAAAGATTTATCCAAAATCGATAAGAGCGTAGTAATAGATAATTTAGTTAAGGAAGAAATATCTACTAATTCTGAAATCTATAAAAGATTATATCATGAAATAGAAGAATATTGTATGAATAGACCTTATGGATTAGGTAAGAAGATATTAGTTACTTACGATTCTTATAGGATAGTGAAGGATATCTTAGAAAAGTTAGGATGGTTTAATAGATTTATTACAGTTATAGATGAATTTCAGAGTATCTTACATGATGCTAGATTCAAAAGTGATACTGAATTAAAATTTATGGAATACCTTAAACAGTCCCCCACTGCATATTTTGTATCTGCTACTCCAATGATGGATGAGTACCTAGAAATGTTAGATGAATTTAAAGATTTACCTTATTATGAATTAGATTGGGGAAGTGAAGACACAACAAGAATTATTAAGCCTGATTTAGATGTATATTTAATGAGAACGGTTGGTGAAAAGGCGTCTGAAATTATTCAAAAATATCTTAATAATGATTTTGAAAGTGTAGTAGTTCTTAGAAATGGTATTCCAACTAGGATAATATCAGATGAGGCTGTATTTTATGTAAACAGTGTGAATCATATTACATCTATTATAAAAAAGAATAACCTTACCCCTGAACAATGTAATATATTATGTTCAGATACAGAAGATAATAAAAAGAAAATTCAGAGAAGACTTGGAAAATCTTTTACAATAGGAGAAGTACCGTTGAAAGGAGTTAAACCTAAGATGTTTACATTCTGTACTAGGACTGTATATCTTGGGGCTGATTTTTATAGTTTATGTGCAAGGAGTTTCATATTCTCAGATTCTAATATAGACAGTTTAGCTGTTGATATTAGTGAAGATCTTCCCCAAATACTAGGTCGTCAAAGACTTTTCGAAAATCCTTGGAGTAATAGTGCAATATTCTATTATAGATCTACTGCTAACTATAGAGAGATGAAGGAAGAAGATTTTAAAAATATAATAGAATCTAAGAAAAAATCTACTGAAAATCTATTATTAGCATACAATACTACCTTAGACACTGTTAAGTATGATTTAGCAAAGAATTATCAAAAAGTTGCTAAATCTTATAACTACAAAGATGATTATGTAGCAGTAAATAAAATTCAAACACGGGATGGAAATATAATACTTAAACCTGTTCTTAACAATTTAGTATTAGTAAATGAGATTAGGGCATTTAAAATACAACAAATAGATTATAAAGATAGATTTAGTGTATTTTCCACTATTCATAATACTTTATCTCCAGATGATATAGTTAATCAGGAGGTATCAGAATTTCTTAGAGTATATACTAAATTAAGTACTATACATGATAAACTAAAAATGCTGTGTGAGTATGGTTTATCTAGTGATGCAATTGATATAGTTCTTGGACAGATAGCTGATTCTGATGAAATTAAGTCTTATTATACTACATTGGGCTCTAGTAAGCTTAAATCACTATCTTATAATAGTGCTAAAATAAAAAATCATCTAGGGGTAGTAACATTTAGTCAAGAACTTCTAGAATCTAGTATTTATTCGGAATTTAAAGTAGGGGATAAAATAACACTATCTGATATAAAATCTAGACTTGAGGTGTTATATAAGTCCATTAATTACGACAAAGTAGCCAAAGCAAAGGATTTAGAAAACTATTTTGAAGTTAAGAATTCTAGTATTTATGAAAATGGAAAGAAAGTAAAATGTTATATTATTATTAAAAAGAAAGGATAATTAATCAATGAAATATATAAAAATATTTAATTATTTTTCACTTAAAACTCTAATAAATGAATAAAAATAAATAATTATGGAGAATATAATAAATAGCTTTTTTATTAAGCAGAGCAGGATTACGGAACTTACTTTTGAATTTACAGAGAGATTATGGATTCAGTCAGTTCAATATGAAGTTAGTACAGTAGAGCATATTCCTTACATAGTAACAACAGGAGGACGAAATAAACTTTACAAACTAGAAGAAAATCCAGATGTTACAAAATATGGAGAGGATTTATATCATATTAGAAGTATTATGAAAGATTCTATAACGGCCGAAGATGTAGAGATAAACGTTATGTACCAGATTGATAAAGCAACGAGAAATGTTTTTAAGGTTTCTCACTTATACGTTGCTTTTGAAGATGGTACAAAGAAAATACTCTACAATGAAACGGCCGAAACTTATATGTGTATCTTGAGAACTCTTCAAACTAGATTTCCAGAGTTAGTTTCAGGATTATTTGTTAAGATTGGAAATGATTATAAGTATTTCTTAGATATTGAACTATGAAAGTAATATTATCTAGTCATCTTCCTGGAGTTATTGATATCCTAATTCCGATTGCATTGCCTTTTAGAAATGTAGTAGAATTAGCAGGAGATTTACAGACAACCATGAAATATATAGAAGAGAGGGATTGGTTAGCTCAAGGATATTATCTTAGTTTATCAGATAAGACTTGGAAGTGTTCTGATAGAGATAGAGTACTATTTGTTCAGAATAATAAACTTCCTGATATAGCTTGTAAGAAGATAGGAATTAAACGATTATCAGATCTATTGTATGATAAATTTCTAGATAAACGTGGTCTTGATATTACTACAGTTGATAATCCTATGACTATTGAAAGTCTCTCTAAAAAAGAATATCACATCGGAAAATATAACCTCAAGAATGCAGATATAATGAGAGATTATCGTAGTGATATTTCCAGAGAAGAATTCGAAACTAGATCTATAACTGATAAACTTATTATAACTATAATATTAAAGGTTATAGATAAACATGGAGTAGATAAATTCTTTGTAGGGTAGAAAAACGATGGGTTTGAAAAGACGTTAAATTCTTATATATGAGAAAATAAATTCTTTAAGATCAAAATTCATACACAAATACAACTATACAAAAACAAAGAAAATAATGAATTTTGATCATTAATTTTTCGCCGTTAAAAATCGAATGGTTTAGAAAACGGTAAAAGCCTTATAAGAGATAAGATAAGATAACAAAAATATTAACAAATTATTTTTCTAAAGAACAAGAATTATGGAAAAAGAAGAAACTAAAAAAGAAAAAAAATCTGGTTGGTTTAGTAGAAATAAATACACAATCGGAGGAGTTGCCGTTGGAATGGTACTTGGTGGAATAATAGTTAAATACCACAAACCAATAATATCCACTGGCAAGGGTATAGGAAATGCAGCTATAGGTTTTTTAAAGAGAAAGAAATCAGTTGCAACAACAGTTACCGGTATAGGAGAATCGGATATGATTCCTGAAGTAAAGCCGGAAATAACATCAGCCCCTACAAATGGAGGCAATGGTGGTTACAAGAACGGTGGTTACAGAAGTTTAAACAGCCACCAAAGAGTAAATAATGTTAACTTATAAGAAGGAGGATAAGAAAATGAAATTGACAAATTTTTTATATCTTGCAGTAGGATTTGGAACCGGAATAGCAGCAGTTAAGCTAGAACAGAAGTACGGTTACTGTGAAAAATTGATTGGAGACGTCAAAAAGAAGATCACTGGTGACGGTATTGAAGAAGTCGAAGAAATTCCCGCTGAGGAAAAGAAATAAATTTTCCTTCTTTTAAGTTTAGAGTATAGAGGTATTGAATTGCTTCTATACTCTTTTTCTTTATTTAGGTTATGAAAAACACAATGATGAAAATAGAAGATGATGAAGAAAAAGAAGTAGAAATAGAACAAAAACATAATTCTTGTTTATTGTTATCTCAGGGGAGGGTTCTGGAGGTCCATCCAGTTCCCTTCTTATAAAGAGATATTAAACAAGATAGATGAGTCAGCATCTATAAATAGCATATTAAGCTGACTGCGTTAAATAAAGAATTATAAACTTAAATATTAACAATAAAACTTAAAAGAAAAATGGACATTAAAAAAAGAGAAAAAATAGCGATGGGGAGTTACTCAGTAGCTAATGTATGTCTCCGTGGTATAAAGGTAGGTAGTCAAATTATAGCTCTTATATACGTAATAGGATTCGGAGCTTCACTTATTGGAGACTTTCAAACAAAGAAAATTAGAAAAATTAATTCAAAAAGATAAAAATATGATAAATATTGGTTCGTTACTTGGTGTACAGAAAACAAGTACTACATTTTTAAAAGATAATAACAGTACTAAAACAATAACAGCTGAGTATTCAGAAAAAAGTTCTAAGATAATGATAGGAGTTGCGATGCTTAGCATTTTAGGAGTAACATTATTAGGTGTAGGAAGTGCACTATTTTCTAAAAACGGATCTATTAGTAAGCCTCAGGGGGGAGGAAATAATAGACCTCCCAAAAAAGGAGGAATGGTTCGTGGGATTAGCAGTGGACAAAGGGGATAAAAAGAAAAATAAACAAACTTAAAAGAAAAAGAAATGAAACCTAAAAAATTAATACTAATTGGTTTAGGATTAGCCCTTGGTGGTTATCTGCTAGCCAGAGAAACAAAAAAAGAAATAAAAAAATTAGAAAAACAGAAAAAACAAGTCGATAATGCACTTGAAGGTCTTGGAATTTCTTCAGATATATTAAGAGAGAAATCTAATGAAATTGTCAATTCCTTCGAAAATGATAGTGACGAAGTCGACGAAGAAAATGACGAAAGTGATAACTTAGTACTAGCAATGTATAATGTTATCCAATTCGGCGATAGAAAGGGAAAGGTCAATCCGTGGGACCTAGATCTTATTCGCATTCGTAATATAGTAGATGAAGATAGATGGGGTAATAAATCGATAATTAAGCGCGGATTATTGGATTGCGAGAACATCATTCACGTAAGTCAATCTGACACTAGGTTTGGAAAAAGGAAATTAGAATTTATTTTCGAAATTCCAACAACCGCTTATAACAGGAATCTATCTGGTTATCCAAAAATAAATGATTATAAAGATACGCTCAATGAATTAGGAGATACCTTAAATCGAGAATTTATAGGTACGGAGGATGAAAATATTGATCGTTTCTTTATTGGATATTATATACTTTCTTATAAAATAAAGGGAGTAACCTATACGAAGGAAGTAAATGGTGAAACTCGTACTTATGAAAAAGTATTTCAAGCAGCAGTAGAGATTCCGAAAAGAGATTATGAATCTTATAATGTTTTTTGGCCTAATGGAAGACTTAAGTATAATGGTTTTTCAGAGTTTATGCAGGACTTATTCGATTATACAAATGGACGTAAGAGTTTAAGTAAAAAACTTACAGGTCATATTTTCGAGAATATTGCATTTTTCAGTAAGGAATTAAATGATCTTGGGAAAACTCAAGATGATGTATATGATGTGAAAATAGCATCTACATTCTTAGGGTATAAACTAAGATTTCCGATGAAGGATGAAATAGATGATGAACCTGGAGTAGATTTATATACAGCTCTTGATATGCTTCATTATGTAACTATTCCTGAAAACTTAACAATCTACAAGAAAAGGAGTAATTTATATGGAACATACTCAACAGAATATAATCACATAATGTTTCAAGCAAGAGATACGAATCCAGTGTATAAAGATCTTGGGTTTGATATCATGCTTTACTATACTGTGGATATAGAAGATGAGGATAAGAAGGATTTTGTAAATCGAAAGATAGATATCGAATCCATGGAGTATGAACTTGGAGAAGAAAAGTCCCTGGAAGAAAAAGCCGAAGATGAGGAAAAGAAAAAATAAAATAAAAATTAAACTAGATAGAGGTAAAATTCTATCTAGTTTTTTATTCTATAACTGAGAAAATCAATTATCAAAAGAGATCTCATTTATTTTATTATCACTTTCTTCTTTTAGTCTTTCTCCTGGATCTTTTAATTCTTCTTTTATATACTGATTATCTATAAAAGAGAATACATCAAGAGGATATTTTCCAACAGATCCACTATCTTTATATTCTTTGATAGCATTACTTAGAGAATAAAGTGGATCTTCTTTCTTTTTGTTCCTAATATTTTCAAAAAATTTAGATATAATTTTCCTTAGAGTTCTTACTTCTTTATGAAATCTAAAATCTTGTTTCTTCTCTTGGACTATTATTTCTATGATTTTATTAATAATTACTATAACAGAATCTCCTGCAGTTAACTTTTTATTTCTAAGTCTTTTGAATTCTTTCTTAAGAAATGGTTTATAAAGGTATAATATTCTTCCATAAATTTCTATATCTTCAGGTCGAACAGATTGATCTATCCTTTCAATAGTTAACTTAACAGTATGAATATAGGATTTAGTAATACCTATATACCGATGTTCATTTTCTAGAAATTGTGTTAACTCAATAAATAAAAATCCAGTTATATCAAGTAATCCCTCTAAATACATATCCTCAGGAACTTGGATATTCTCAGCTATTCTTTTTTCAATATCTTTCATATTAATATAATTTTAGTTTTACATAATTAAGATTTAGGACCTTTTATAGTAGCAAAATCCTTATTAATGTAGTAATGTAAAAAATAAAACGATTATGGCATTAACTAGAAGTCAGAGAGAAATAATAATTAATGAAGTAAAAAAATTGTATATTAAAGAGTTTGATGAAAGTAAAAAACTACATAATGAATTAGTAGATTTTATTTTTGATGCGATCTTAGAATGTTTAACTCCAGAAGAAAAAGAGTTTACATTGAAGTATCAAGATTATTTAAATAGTGTTCAAGTATTTGATTTTACAGGAGATGGAGTATTAAAAAAAGAATTTCCTGAAGAAAATATAAACTGTTTAAATTGGGGGGATAATCTTTATTATTTTTCTAAAGGAATAAGAATTGAAAAACGAATAGATGGGAATTTGATTTCTGCTCCTAGTCTATTTAAAGGTAATGAGTGGAGTAGTTTTAAACATCAAAGTCCTGAATTATATAAAGAAGCTTTGGAAAAACTTAGAGAATATGTAGTAGTTTCTAAAAGAGCATGTAATAAGTTATTCGAGTTAGAAGAAACTTTGGAAAATAAAAACTTAACTCTAACTGCTTTGAAAACTAATTTTATAGAACTTTATAATATATTAAAATCATGATTCTAGATAAAGACAAAAGTAAATTAATTTCGAGAGATATCTTATTATCAACTTATAAAGAACTTTTAGATAACTCAGGTCTTAAGAAAAAATTAGCAAGATTAGAAAAACTAATTAAAGAATTAGTAGTTGAACTTTATAGAAAGTATGTATTTTCTGAAGAGTTATTACAGTTATTTGATAAATCTAAGAAAATTGCAAAAACTATGAGATCTATTGATGTAAATTTTCAAGTTCTAGGATTATGTGACTCTCCTCAAGGTTACTATCCTAATAAGATATTAACATTAGATTCTGGAACACCTATTGGATTTGTTGTAAGTATAAACAGGTGGGTAAATATAGAAGATGATTATTTAGAGAGTTTGCCTATGTGTGGTGATGATACTTATAAGTTAATGAATGTTATAGATAAGTTTACACCAGAAGAAGTAGATGTTCTTAAAAATGCTTATATAGATCTCTTTAAAGCAACTTATGCAATAAGAAACTTTAAAGGTGGGCAAGATAAATACCTTCCAGAAAATATAAAAACTTATGGACAACTACATGATTATGATCTAGAAATTTTTGAAATAGCTTATAATAAATTTATACAACAAAGAGATGAATTAAAAGTAAAAAATGATGAATCTCGCTTAGATAAAAATGATATTCCTGGAAGTTTACAACGACTTAAGAGAATACTTGAACTCTAAGAAGAAAATAAAAAGAGAGAAACCTATTAAGGCCTCTCTTTATTTTTTTTTTTAATCTAGACTATTACTACTAAGTATGACTCTAGTAATCGCTTCATCATCCACATCTCTATCAATTCTTGGATAATGAATTACTTCTACTACAAAAAAGTACATAGTCCCTGTGTTTTTGTCTAATGACATGGATATAATATCAGCATATTCTTCTGCATTTTCCACATCATTTGTCATATTTTCTCTTACATACTCTGCAATGTTTCTGCTGAGTACTACCTTATCCCCTTTTCTTGGGATGTTTTCAAATTCTAGGGTGATGTGGATAAAACATTCTCCACTAATTCCCATAAATGAACAGTCTATTCTTTTCATAATTTCTTGTTTTTCTCAATAATAAGGCTTTGAAGGTAAAACTCTTATAGATGTAATAAAAATTAAAGAATATGAATGAAAACTATGTATTAGTAAGATGGCCAGAATCACAAGAATTTATGGAATGTGATTGGTTTAGAGATGAAGCAATTTTAGCTTTGGGACATGAAGATCAGACTGGAAGTAGTGCATATTTTATTCCAGAATCTAGAATCTTAACTAAAGAGTATGTTCAACAAAGAGTAGCAGAACTTTGTAGAGATTATGAAGTTACACCAGAAGAAGAGGATTATTCTAGTAAACAATGGTGTGATGAGGCTTTCCCATATGAAGGTGGAATGTCTTTAAAAGAATTAATTGTAGAAATTGCTCTATTAGTAAGAAAAAGATCAACTCTTCAAGACGATAAAAAATACGACGGAGAGATGTAAAAAAATTGAGAGGAACCTATTTGAATGGTATCCTCTCTTTATTTTTATCCTACTTTTCCAGTTCTAAATGCTCTGGACTTTAAAATTTTACAACCTTTCTCTCCATGATAAACAATTAAATCGAATTTATCAAGATCCGGTCCAGTAAAATTTGTATGACTCAGGTTCATCATAGACAAAGTTACTTCACCTGTCTTACAATGTAGGTCATCATCTCCTAAAATTAATGTGTTAAGTACAAATTTATTCATTTCCTGATTCTGATATTAGTAAATCTAGATTTTCTCTAATTGTTTTCTCTGGATGTGAACCTACTAATCGATTCTGAAGTACTCCATCTTTAAAGAATAGTAGTGTTGGAATGTTTCTTATACCAAATTCTGATGTAAGTTCTGCACATTCATCAACATCACATCCGTAAATATTAACTTTCCCTTCATATTCGGTTGCTAATTTTTCAACGATTGGTTTAATTACTTGACAACCACCACACCATTCAGCAGAATAATCTACTACTACAAGTCCTTCATTAATCAGGTTTCTTTCACTGTCTTTTAACTCTTTCATAACTCTAATTTATATAATAATTCTAATTGTAATCTAGTTAATACAAATACTTTAGTTTCGTTCTCTACCTCTCTACATATTAAGTCTTTTTTTGAACCTAATCTGATAAGAGGAGATGTACCTGTGGAATCTATAATCTCTACTCCACCTGTACTAGTATCATGAGTTTCTAATGTTACATTACCAAGACCATCTATAAATGTAACTTTACTCTTATCTGAAATCCAATCAGGCACAGATCCAACTCCATATTCCCAAACTTCTATATATTCTGGATAAGCTGAATTTCTTCCTGATTGTTTATATCTTTTAGTCATAATTTTCCAATATCTAAATCCTCTATATTATAATCTAAACAATCTATTCCATTTTTCTTAACTAATCCAGCAAAAAGATATCTAGGATCCGGATCAGTAAAAGTATCAATAAATTCTTTATCTACTTTTTCCAAGAATATTCCGATTGTTGTGTTTCTGAAATAAAGTACTGAAGAGTTAGATCCCCAAGTACAATATCTACAATCTATATAATCGGCAGGATCAGGAACATCTACTCTAGTCCATGGAAAAATAACAGACTTCAGAATATGTCTATGATAAAAATATAAACATTCATCAAAAATACATTTCCATTTCTTCTTTCTTTTTTCTTCAGACGGTGTATAGTAGAAGTTATATAGTTCTGTTGATGATAATCTACGAATCTTAAACACTGGCTTAATAATTCTAGACTGATTTATTTTTTCTAGGTTTTCAAAAAGTTTAGGTGTAGATTCTTGTAAATCCTGACATCTAGATATTGTTATTCCGATGTGCTTCCCAAATATTTCTTTATCATATTGTAGAGCCTTAAATATAGTTCTCGGTAAATTTCCAGAACTATCTATAAAAGCACAAGCCTGATAAAGAGTTGTTATCTTTTCTTTACTAATCTTAGAATTGTCGAAATGGGAATCAGAGAATATGAATACTATATCACTAATCTCAGAAAGTTTACATAATCCAGTATGTATATTATCTGGAAGAGGGTAGTAATCATAATCCATTAATATAATTGATATCATAAGATGACGTGGCTGATTAACTACGTACATCTCTTCTTTTGTTGGTTTCTTAATCATAAAATACTTGTCTAACTTTTTCCCAATCTACATAAGGTCTATCACTAAAATCTGGATTATATATAAGAGGACATCCAAGAGCAGCATCATCTATATAAAGATCTGCATGTACTTTTGGAGAACTAGTCCATCTTCTTTGTCCAGGATCTTGATTAACTCCATATAAAGGGATATCATTTTCTTTAAACCATTCAACTGCATCTTCGAGTTCTTTCCCTGATCTCATAGTATTTAAGATCAATTTATGACCTCTTTCTACTAGCTCTTTAAGAACAGGAACTGCACCAATATCCTTTCCAATTCTAGGATAATCATGAGTAACACAGGTTCCATCAAAATCAATTCCAATTTTCATAATTTTTATAATTTTTTAGATAAACTCCAAATCCAATGTTTTCCAGATTCAGTCCATTTCTTTTGATTCTTAATATGTTTATTTCCATGTTTATCAGTTACAACCGCTGAAGTAACTTTTGTATAACCTTCTTTATCGTAGGGGCTTGATAAATACCACCCTTTTATTCCTGGACGACGATAAATATATTTCTTTTCTTCAAGTTTCTTAAGAAGTATCTTTGTCCCATACCCAAGTCCAAGATCTTTACAGAGTTGTTCAGTAGAATACAAGTTTTCTGAATATGCTAAAACTTCATTATAATAATTTACCTGAGGGAGAAGAGAATTATATCTATCTCTTTCCTCTTTTAAGGCAGTAGTAAATCCTATCCTAAGAAGTTCATCAATCTTAGAATCTACCCAAATCGCAAACCTTGGATCTAACCACTGAGCATATCTAATTGCTACCCATCTATGCATCCATGTACCAGGTCTAGTTCCATTTGAATAATGCCCTTCTATAGTTATTACAGGAGTGATGCGCGTCTCCCGCGCAGTACTTTCTTGATACTTTTCAAATGCTTGTAAATAATCTTGAGTATCCTTCTGTCTCAACCATTGATAGGGCCTTTTGTTAGGTCCGAATAATTTACCCATTTCAGTAGCATTAATCATGGTATCAAAATCATCTGATTGTGTAAACTGAATTAATGCTCCATTAAATTCTAAGTTATCAATAATTGTTTTCATAATTTTTCTATTGTTTGTTCTTCAGTATCTAATATAAAACATTCTCTACAATCTAAACATGCAAATGTCTCTTCTATTCCTGGAGATGGTCCAAAAAATTCCTTGGCTAATTGAGTATGACCAAAAATCTGAAATACTCCAAGAAATGTATTCTCAAATTCTCTTACATCAGACCATATACATGATCCATAAAACCCATAACCACCTCTAAGTCTTGACATATACCACAAGTGATTATACATTAGATGTTGTTCCTTAAGAAGTGTATCTAGGTCATCACAACCACAAGTAATTTTCATCCACTCTTCTACAACACCTGCATGAGAAAATAAATACTTTCCTTCTTTGTATAATACTTGAAATAATTCTTGATTATCATTAAATATCTGTTCGATTTTTTGTGCATTCCTAAAGTCATATCTACTACAAGGAAGTATTTCTTTTAATAGATTCATATAGTGATAATCATGATTCCCTATTAACAAAATAACCTTCTCTGAAAATTCTTTCTTAAAGTTTATTATTTTCTTTAGTTCTTCTATTGCTTTCTCTGGTGATATATCTTCGACTGGATATGGGTCTAGATAATCTCCTAAGAATACAACTCGATCTATTTCATTAATCTTTTCTTTCGCTAGCCTCCAAAACGTCCTACCATGAACGTCTGGAACAATTATTATTTTACTCATCTTGATTAATTATTTTATATTCAATAATAAGGAAAGAAGGTCTGTCAGAGAGTAAAATAAAGACCCTAAGGATTTTTTCCCTAAGGTCTTTTTATTATTTAATCAAGTCTTTCATCATTATACTTACTTTTTACTAATTCACCATTAATATTATGCCATATAGTTTGATTAGAAGATCCTCTAAATCTAAGTTTTCTATCTTTTAATTCATCTATATATCTTCCATCAACTATATAATCACACAAATTAATAACTTTCATTTGTTCTTCAGTTAATTCAGAAATATAAAATCCAGTCCATAACCAAATCTCTTTTTCTGGCCAAGTTTCCTTTATTTCTTTTAATAATTCACTAAGTTCTGTAGCTTGAAGTAAAGGTTCTCCACCTAAAATAGAAACTCTCTTTACTCCTTCTATTAATTCAAAAAAATTTTTTTTTTCTTTCTCAGTAAATTCTTTTCCTCCATCCAAAGGCCAAGCTACTTGATTAAAACAATTCTTACAATGGAATAAACATCCTTGTAAAAATAATGAAACTCCAATGTAAGGTCCATTAGATATATCTATTTTTCTAATAGTTGCGTATCTCATAGTTTTCAGGGATTTTATAATTCATGATCATCTAGATGAGTGTATCTATCTCGTATCTCGGCTGTACGCCCTTGATTCCAAAAATTGGAACCAATATCAATAATTACTATATTATTTATATAGTTTAAGACTATATCTTTTAATAAAATTTTTATTAATTATTATACTTAGTCGTTGAACAAGTTTATTTTTACTTGATGCCGATTTATATTAATATCTTTCCGGCAATTTTAATAATTTAACGTGAGCTAAATTTAACCCACACGTACGTCTAGATACATGAAGTTTGTGTTGATCTTCACAGCCACATTGAGGACACCTCCAAGACAATTTATTATCCTCATCTATAATTTCTATCTCACCATCATATCCACAGTTAGAACAATAATCTGATTTTGTATTTAACTCTGCATAAGAAATATTATCATAGATGAACTTTATAACTTCTAAAACTGCTTCGATGTTAGTACTGATATCTGCAGACTCTATGTAAGATATCATACCACCAGAACTATATGGTTGAAGTTCTGCCTCAAATTTTAACTTATCAAGAGGATTAATTTCTTCTTTTACATTAATATGATAACTGTTAGTAATATAAGATTCATCAGTTATGTTCGGTATAACTCCGAATCTATTCTTAAGACACTTTGCAAATTTATAAGTTGTACTTTCAATTGGAGATCCGTATACACTATATCCAAGACCATTCTCCTCAGATTTCCACTTATTACAAGCATCATTTAATCTTTGCATAATTTGTTTTGCAAGATCGATATGTTTTGTATGAGATTCCCCAGTTAATGCCATAACGCACTCATATAAACCAGCATAACCTAGAGAAATTGTACTATACCCACCAAATAATAATGGATCAATCACTTCTCCTGGTTTTAATCTTGCAAAAGCTCCATGTTGCCATAATATAGGAGCTACATCTGATTTAATTCCAAGTAAACGTTTATGTCTAATTTGTAATGCTTTATGACATAATTCCAAACGTTCATCTAGAATTTCCCAGAACTTATCAATATCTCCTTCTGCAGATAATCCTGCATCAGGAAGTGATACTGTTACAACACCTTGATTTAGACGACCATAGAATTTATAATTTCCATTTTCATCTTTCCAAGGTGATAAGAAACTGCGACATCCCCAAAGTTAATATTTATTAACTTTTAGACTATATCATATTCTTATTGCTATTACCACAAATAAGAACCCTACCATTTCAGAATTTATTATTAATAATAAATTCTTACGATACTCATTTCCATATTAGTATTTCTCTAATATTTATTTTCTCTAGTCGTTAGGCTTTTATATTAAATATAATAAATATCTTTTATTTTATACTTACGAAAACCTTTATTTTTCTTTTGTAACCAACCAGTACTTAACAGTTACTCTAGAAATTCCTAGTAATTTTGATAAGTCTTCTTTAAAATTATAAATTTCTTCAAGTCCATTATCATAAATTATCTTAAAAGGTTTATAATTTTTATGTTTAGATCCACCAACTTTATAAGAATGACGTTCGTTTTGTTTTCTAGTACACCACTCTAAGTTATTTACATTACTATTTAATTTATTTCCATCGATATGATTAACTTCAAGATAATTATTTGGATTAGGTATGAATAATAAAGCTACTAATCTATGTCTAAAGAATCTTTCCTTCTTTATAGAATTATTTTTATTATATAGATAAATTCTTGGATAACCTGCATTATTAGTATCTCCAATGATTAGTTTCTTTGTTATTTTATTTCTAACTTCTCCAAGTTCATTTATTTCATAATAATTTTCCCAATTAGGTATATCTTTCCACATAAAAATATTTTATATTTAATAATTTAGCACGGTAAGTTAGCAATTAATGCCTTCTCCGTTTAAGTAGGTTTTTCGAGTAACATCACTGTTACAAGGCACAGGATACTCTATGCTCGGGAAACAGTTTCCTTCCTTAAGTTCCTTCATTTTCTTCTCAGAAATATAATCAGGAACTAATCGTTTAGCTGAACACTTAGCAGCGAGTTTAGTAAGATACCAATATTTACTATTTTCATGTATATTATCTTCCTCAAGAGCATATATCAATTTAGGAAATGCAGGAGTTACAAATACTCCATCTTCATTAGGCATTCCTTGGATACGTTGTTCTAGGAATTCTTGAATTAACATGGCTAATTCTTCTTTATATTCTGAAGTTTCGCCTAGATACATAAATACTGTTAAAAATGGGGACTGCATTTCCCCCGAATTAGACTATATCATCAACCACTATTAAATGGTTGGAGAGCGCTTCGGAATAAGGAATTTCGCCTTAAACCTACTCCTTTCGGATAGTCGTTTGACCTTCTAGAAACTTATTCATTTTCTAGCTTGGCACAGGATTAGATTTTAATCTTTCCCTGTTAGCAAAATTTTAAACTATCATTTCCTATAGTTCCGTATTATTTACGTAAATTTTACACCTAAGATTTCTTAGTTCACTCTCTACATTGAAAAATATTACTACTTTCCCGGGCCAGTAAAATTCGACCATTTGTGTTTGTCATACTATTAATTTGATAATTAAAAGTTTGAACTGAGTCTTTAACTTCTTTTTTCAAATCAATAGTTGCTAATTTCTCGCTAAGTTCTTCATCTAATCCAGCATCTTTATATTTTTTCAGATAACCATTATAACTATCTCTTACAAAAGGTGCTAGATGTGTTAATGTTATTGTACATCCTCCATATTGTGAAGATGATACTGCAGTAATTATCTGCGTTGCAATTGTAGTAGCTGTAATTAATTTATGAGGTTTAAATATTTTTGTCTTATTTATACATGTTCCATTTTGAAGCATGTCCTCAAGATTAATCAAACAGCAATTATTCATCGCAAGTTGGCCTATATAGTCAAGATCGTGTATGTGAATCAGGCCTTCATCATGAGCTTGGATAATTTCAGGAGGGAATATTTTTCGTCTAGCCATATCTATACTAACAATTCCAGCCATATAGTCTCTCTGAACTGTTAAGAGCATAGAATCTTTATTAGAATTTTCAGACTTCCAATATTCACTATCTCCTGCTAATAATTCATTTATTTGTTCATCGATAGTATTAGATTGTCGTTGAAATTCTCTAACACTTCGATATCCTTCATAAGCTTTTGCAGTTAACTTATGTCCTTTCTTTATTAACTTGTCATATACTAAATTTTCAATCTCATCAATAGTACATGAACCTTTTTCTTTTAATTCTTCTTCAATTTCTTTAGAGATATTAAAAGCTACTTTTGGACTTTTAATACCACTAGATTTCATTGCATTAAGAATTGCTTTTTCTATTTTTTCAGAATTAAATTTTTCAGATTTACCATTCCTTTTAGCAACTAGTAAATCTGATACTGTATTTACATCTTCACTCATATGTTTTTATTTTTCTTTATTTGTTATTTCTTACTAGGATCAAATTCAAATCCCAAGTCATTTACATATTTTTCTGCATCTTTAATATTTATAACTTCATCTATTTTATTATACTTTTGTGTAAATTCAACATATGCATCTTGATGTTCCATATATTCTTGAACCCCTCCTGGAAATTCTTTTGCTCGGGTAGGTTCTCTAAGAATAACATCTCTAACAAAATCAAAATCTTTCTGAACTAATAATATTCTCCTTGGTGTATAGTACGAATTTTGCTCACATAAGATATCTTCTTCATGAACTACATCCTTAATCCATTTCGAATTTTCACCGATTTCTCTATTATTCTTGTAGTAATAATAAAGCATATCGGATACTCCCCTTTCCACTAAGAGGTTATTCACTCCAGGAGGCCAATTACTTCTTATAGCATTCTTCAAGTTACATAAATGAAGAATAGCATAATTTCGATCATCTTGCTGTGTTCCTAAGATATTTTCCCAACGTTTCCAAGGTTTAATATCAGACCACATAACATTATACAGTCCAGGACACTTTGTTAATACTGATTCTATGGTTGTTGCTTTAAATGTACCAGAACACCCATAATACATAGTTATAAATCTAAACATAACGTAAATTTTCTTAAAAAATCTTTCTTTTCTCTTACAAATATTTTTCTTTCACTCTCAGGAACTTCTACATAACCTTCAGGAGTACAGTGTTTATACTCTTGATAGATAATACAGTTTTCCCATTCTCTTGTTTCTGGATTTTTCATTATCGCATTTTCTTGAAGTACTATATAATGATTCTTAGTACCTTCATATTCTACTATTTTTTCCATATTTACTATTTGTTTTAGAAATAAATTGGGAACCCACACAACACGAATCCCCTTTGCATAAATAAGGAAGTCACGGGTCGAGAGATCACTTTTCATCGATTTGGAGGAAAGATAAAAAAGAGACTGGATTTTCTCCAATCTCTTAATGTATAGTATATATTAACTTTCATATTTAAGAATATAATAACCTCTTATAGATTTCGCGCCGTACAATTTAGCTCCCGATCTGGATAGCTTTTGTGTTACGTGAAAATATGTGCTACCTCCTCCCGAACTAACTCTTACTTTCTTAGGTTGATTCGGCGCGGGAGTCACAAGGTCTTTTTTCTGATACCCTGGCGCTACTACATTCCAAGGTCCATTCTTAAATACATTATAGTAACCTTTATTATGATTTTCATTTTTGAATTCATAGACACCTGGAACTGGTACATTTAGTTCAGTTCTCTTGCCTTTCATCATATTCCCAACAAATTTACTGTCTGGGAGTGAATTATAAGCTTTATCTCTTCTTCGGTATATTGCATATCCTGCTGCAACACCAAGAGATAATACTGTTATGATTTTTAATCCAAAAATCAATCTATCTTTTGTTTTCTTTTTCATTCATTTATTATTTTTATCATTTATAAGGCTTTCAGGGTTCTCTTTTTCCTTCTCTTCGAGATATTCTATAACTCTCCAAAGAACATAATAAGTCAATACCGCTAAAGAAAATACTATTAAGATAGCAAGAGTAATCTTTATATTTTTTATTTCACTATTTAATGAAAAGAAAGCAACTAAATCAACTGGAATTAAATAAAATAATATTGTTTCTTTTATTTCTTCTCTTACGATTTCTCTAATTTTCTTTTTCATAATTTTCTATTTAAATTTTAGTTTTACATAAATAAGGTTGTCAATCCCTTATATTTGCAATGAAAATTTAATTTTATATATTATGGTAAATAGCGAAAATTTTATTATTCCAAAGAAAATTAACGTCGGATATCAAGAGAGATCTGACTGTTATACTAAAAAACTTGGATTCATTACTTACACAGACTCTTCGACAGGGATTTTGAAAAAAGAAAAATCTTGGAATTCTTGGAGAGATCATAAAATCAAAGATGATGAATTTGAGAATGTTCCGATGGAAGGTTTTATAGTGAATCGTTCTGTTGGTGGTGGAAAAGTAGGTTGGAATTATAGACAAGCTTATTGTAGAATTTGGGATCCAAGGGGGTTTGAGATTGAAATAGGAATTGATAATTTCTTATGGATATTAGATTATTGTGATAGCTTGGCTGGAAAGAAAATAATCGGAAAATGTGTTTATTCTTGGATAGGGACAGAATTAGTTCTCCTTCCGATTAATACAGAGGAATATAGAATTTCTTCTGAGATAATGAAGAAACGAGAAGTAATAACAAAAGATCTTAAACCCGCCGAACTTAAACCTGGATCTTTATACAAACTTAAAAAACTACCTTGGAAATATTCAGGAATTTCTAAAAACTATGAAGAAAGGAAAGCAATATTTATTGGAGAAGCTAAGTTTGGAAAAGAACTAGGGAAGAAATATGAAACTAAACTTTTATTTTATGATCCAGGGAGTATAGAAAAAGAGGATTTTGTATTCACTGAAAGTATTAAAAGTGTAGAATTCGAAGTTTGTCCTAGGGTATTATCAGATGGAGAGATTAAAGAAATCATGGATCGTTTTGAAATGACAGCTTATTCTTGGAAATTCTGGAATAGCCCTATAGGATTTATTGAAGAATTTTATCGTCAAGATTCAGCCTTAGAGAGTCGATTAAAGAATGATCATGAAGCTGCTGAGAAGAAATGTCATGTTTATATAGATGATCTTGGAAAAACTATTAATTTCTATAAATCATATATTCAATACTACAATGATAATTCAGGATATACCTATAGTAGTTATATCAGGACAAAGAATATTTCAGACAAATATTTATCTTATAAGTTTGATTTTTCTGGTGGTAATATAAAAGTTTCTGAAAAAATTTTAGACTTGGGAAAAATCTTTAATGAATATTGGAATTATTATGGATTTAGAACAGTTCCATTGAATAAAACAGTATATCCAGAAGCTACAGAAGAAGATTGGATTAATTTAGGTGAGAATTTAAAAAATTCGGAAGAAATTCCTAAGACTTATATATTTTATAAGACAATATCTGGATATTATTCAGAATCCCTTCAAAAAGTTCTTTCTCAAGAAGCAATAACCTCTGGAAAGTCCTTAGTTAGATCAGATCTTATTATTTATCTTCCTATTAAAAAATGAAAAAACCAAAACTATATTGTTACAGTCATACAGAATTTGATATGATGTGCAGTTCTTGTGGGTGGAATGATGATAATCTTCCGAGTAATAGTTGTTTTATATCTATCATTGGGACTCCTGAATGTCAAAAATATTATTTAGAAGAGGATGAATTACATTGGTTTAAGAAAGATAATTCCTCGGTTGTATTAAATCTAGAGTTTGATGATATACCTTCTCAAGAAATAGAATGGAAAGGTCATAAATTTTTAGGAATAACTCAAGAACAGGCAGCCGAAGTAGTAGATTTTATAGAGTCGAATCTAGGAAAAGACATATATGTTCATTGTAAGGCTGGAAGATCAAGATCTCAGGGAGTAGTTAGATTTATTCTTGATATGTACCCTGAGATTTATGATGAATCTTGTACTCGGCCGGAAAATAAATGTGTCTCTCCTAATATATATGTAGTTGGAGAACTTAAACGGGCTTATTATAAAAAACATGAATTATATGAAACAGATAATTAAAAACGTTAGAGATTGTTATAACCACATCCCCTATACTTGGAAACATTGGATTGCATTTATGAAAACAGAGAAAAAACTTCTTGGATATCATTCACACTGGTTTCATGATTGGGATAAGTTGATACTATTTATATTCTTTCCATTCCTAGGCGAAAGAATTATAAATCAATTTCATCAGAGGATAAATAAACACCATCCTACATATACTACCGGAAAGGATTGGATAAAACAATTAAAATGTCCAGTTGAAGTAGATTGGGTAGAAGCTGTGATTAATTGGGAATGTGCTCGAATAACAAAACCTGATAAACCACTTAATGCTAGACAAACTCTTGAGAAATACTACCCACAATATAGAGAATTTGTTGAACCAATTTTAAAAGAGTTTGAATTATGATAGCATTTTATATTGGAATTATAGTATTAATAATATTATACTGTATAATAAAATCTGATATTGATACAAAAGGTTTTATAATAGGAACTTCTCAGTATACTCCAGAGAGAATAATAAAAATAGAAAAAATATTTCTCTCTGATCCAGGTACTAGAAAAACAGAGAGAAATTGGGATAGAAGTATTATTTTAGTAAAACCGATAGATGATAGTAAAGAAGGTAAATGGAAGAAAGATGATATTCTAATCTTCAGAAAATATATCGGACAGTCGATAAAAAAGAAATACATTATCCTACAAAATCGAAGAAAAGAAAAGAGAATAGCTTATTGTACAGCTGAATCTCCTGGTTTTCCTCCGATTTTTGATGGCCCAGAAACTTTAATAGAATATGAAATTATTGGAGTTCTTGAGTCATCCTATACACCTCTAAAGTCTTATAATTGAAGAAAAAATATAGTTCTTTATAAATGGTATTAATTTTTATGAAAACCCTACCTGTTCGTGATGAATGGGTAGGTTTATTTTTCTTCAAAAAAGAATGATAGAAAAAGGAGCTTCTACGCTCCTTTAATTTTTTTTTAAAACTTATTTAATATTTTTTCATACCAATTCTTTCCTTCTTCGAGTTTAGATGATACATATTTATCAGTTAGCTTGTTTCCATACTTAATAACAAAATCTCTAAACTCATCAGAATTCATAGATCCATTCTCTCCAAGATATAATGCAACTACTTTTAATAACTCTTTTTCGTCTTTCAAGATATTCACTACATCTTGTCTAAGTTCTGAAAATCTATGAGCTACCATTTCGTTAAGATATCCATTATATTCTTTATAAGGATGTTTGACATATAAACCTTCATTATCTAAGAATCCAGAAGGTATACCACCTGTACTTTCTTCTGTTAAATGATTCGTATATGAATAAGGTTCAAAATACCCACATCTATAAGCCATCTCAGAGAAAAAATCCCATGCGTTTTCAATATCACTTCCAGAACCCATTAAACACTTCTCTGGATATTTTCCATAAACTAGATTCTCAGCTTCATAACCAGCGAGACATATCCTAACCTCTGAATCAACATCTCCTCGACTATCAATTTCTCCTTCTTTTTTTGGATCATAAGTATTACAAAATCCTCCATCTCCGGTAGCGACAGAAACTATATTAACTGGATAAACACCAGTCTCATGTAAGGCTACTATTGCATGTCCAGCTTCATGTACAGAATTTATAAATCTTGTTAATCTTCTCTCTGGATTCCTTAATTCTCCAAGTTGTAATGGAATTTCTATATTTACTGTTTTTCTTGATTCGCCAAAAATAATACTTAGTGACGTTTTATCTATTTTTAATTTCTTTTCTGTAAGATCTGTTTCCTTAGTAAGAGTTATCATCACTTCTTTATCTTCAGCGATACGATTAATTAAAATATCACTTAGAAGAGGAGTTAATAGAGTTCCAATAGTAGTATAAACCGGTCTTACACCTTGTACTGGAAATACTCCCTCTGAATACATAAGATCAATTATATTTTCAGCATAATTAATTTTTATTCCTTCAGTTTCTAAAAATTTATCTGCTATTCTAGATAATTCTTTTTTAATAATCTTAATAAAATGTTCTTTCTTTAGTGTCGGATATTTTATTAAATTATTTCCAAGTCTAGCTATTTGTTCTGCTCTGAATCTTTGTTTGAGAGCTTCTTTAATATCTGAAATTGATACTTTACTTGTTTTATCATAGAAAGTATTAGCATCCATATCAGGATCTAAATCAGATTCTACTTTAAAAGCCTCATCTAAATTTCCAAGAATAAATACTAATGATCTTGAACAATCTAATTCTTTCGGTTTAGATATAATTATAGAAACTTTTTCAAGAATATGACTAAATTCAGATATATTTTTAGAGTTATTTAAATCAGTGATTATTTCATACCCGTATCTAGGTTTATAAGCATTGAGTTTTTTTACAATTGTTCTCATATCTCTATCTTCCAAAAGTCTAAGAGGTCTAAATATATCTTCTTCCTCATCTTCATCATCATTAGTCTTTATGATGGGTTTTGATACTTTTACTTTAGCAGAATCATCACCATTTAGAAGCTCTGTTACATTTCTTCCATAATAGAATAATCCAAGATTTTCTAAAACTGTCTTAACTTCTTCTCTAGAGGTTACTTTTCCAGAATCTAATTTTATTTCTGGATGTTCTTTAGAAAATTGTTTAAAATCTTCTACAAAATTTCCGAAATGTGTTATATCATATCTATACTCTGAAACACTAACTTTTCCATTATCTATAATATTCCAAATTGGTCTTAATGGAGATTTAAGAAGTTCATGACCGTTCTCATCTAAAGTTCTTGCATACTGAAACTCATCAAATACAAAAACTGCATCTCCAAGTTTATTTTCCCCTGATGAATTAAGAGAATCAAAATCGTCTTCAATATCAAATACTTCTTCTATTTTATCTGCAATACTTCCTGAAGATGATTCATTTGCTTCAAGACCACAATCAAAGAAAGCTGTTTTCCCAGTAAGACCAAGAAGTTGAACTAATCTCCGAACTACGCTTGTTTTTCCAGTTCCAGTTAATCCCCATAATGAAATAACAACCGGTCTCTCTATTATTTCTGGAGTTATGTACCAAGGAATTATAGACTTCTTTATACTATCTATAATATCATCTAATCCTACAAACTCTGATTTCAATATTGCTACAGCTTCATCTAATTTCTCTTGACGAAGCTCTTTTGTTTTAGGAATTGTCAGATTTTCTAAATTTTTTTTCATATTATAAGTTTTATATAATTTACATGTATAAGGATTAGAGGTTGAAAGAGGAGAAAAATAAAGAAAGGGAAATATAATCCCTTTCTATAGTTGCTTATTAGTATTCAGGTATTACTTTAACTCCTTTTCTATTACTAATATTAGGAGTGGTAATATTATAGAACATTGTGCTTCTGTTCATCTTTTTGTAATACCTGCCCCAGTATCCATATTCTCTTATTAATATTTCCATTTCTCTTCTATTCTTTGGAGCTTTAGATAACCAATTATAATTTACTATATTAGTTATCAATCTCCAAGCAAAGGATTGGAAAAATTCATCTGGCTTTTTAATATCTGGATCTTTTAAACAATCATCCAGAATATCTACAATAATTTCCTTAATAGGCTCAACATCATTCACGATTTTTGTTCTACTTGAATCCAAAGATAACTGGGATCTTTTTTCTTCTCCTTTCTTTTCATTTCCTTTACCAGTTTTCTCACTAGATTTCAAGGGCTCACTTGGACGGATTCCTATTATCCACCCAAGGACTTCTGTTAAACTTTTGAGTCTCATAGTTCAAATCCTTTTTAAGTAGTTAAACAATTTATATATAGAATATATAAATACTATAATAATTGCTAATAATCTTAATAAAATCTCTACATTATTGATCTCAGGTACATATTTCATAAACAATGCCAATCCAATTAAACTTCCTATGATTGGTAATACATATTTACAAATTAATAATCCTGTATTCAATGATTTAACTACCCAAAGCAAACCTTCATTTTTAATTCCCCATAATTTTCCTAGATTAAACATCGCATATTGACCGTACTTATAAATCCAGAATATTTTTTCTATTCCTAATATAAGTGCTCCAATAAAACATAATGCCATATATATTCCTAGGTGTGTCATATTACAGAGGTAACTTTGAACACGTAAATTAAGTAGATACATAAAAAGTAATAAGCAATACTTCTTATACTAAATGTTAATTCAAATTTTTCATTTAATTTATTTTTCTTTGTCATAATTCTTTTGTTATTGTCTTAAGGTTTTTCTGACACTATAGATAATAAATCATAGTGGCACCCTACTCCGAGAGAAAGCATAACATATAGGAACGCTCATCTCTCATTGCTACATTTAGTTTCACAACTTTAGTGCTAGTTGTCTTCTACACCGCGAAGAGGTAGTAGTTTCGTAGAAGAAAAATACTAGGGATATATAAAATCAAACTCTAAATTATATATTATATTTAGTTAATAAATTTTTACTATTCTATCATAAATACATATATGCGCACTAACGTATTTAATTAAAAATTTATTAAAGTCTATTTGATTTTATATTCCCTAGTGAACTTTACCTGTTTACCTCGAGAAGATTATACTTTTCGATCTTGATACTCTGGAAATTGTTACAGTGATCAATTAATTTATACTCATAATTATAATTAGAAGTAACTAATAACATAAGCCAGTTATATCCAAATAAAATTCAATTATTTATTATTATATTAATAAGTAGTCTCCGATCAGTACCATATTTTCATCTGATCTTTACTACATATATAAGAATTTGAAGGTTTCTGAGGTATCTTATTTTTTTTATTCATCTAATCTTTCTTGCTTAGACTTCTTAGATATCTCTTCCTCATCCAAATCTCCATAAACTTCCGGAAGCCATCTTTTTAAAATACTGGGAATCAAATCATTTCTCACAACATCCTCTAGACCAAATTCAACAATACCTATTTCATCCATATCAGATAATTTTTCCACAGCATATTGTAATCCTTTTTGATTTTTCCCTGATTTTAAAGAACTCGAATCTAATTGCATTTCATCAGAATTAAAGATATATTTAGAATTAGTTCCTATTCTAGTTAATATCTTAAGAAAAGTATCTCGACTGAAGTTCTGGCTCTCAGATATCAAAACAATTGAAGAATCAATATTGTTTCCCCTAAGAAACTGGCTGCCTTTCACTTCTATTTTACCAGCATCTACTAACTTTTGAACAATTTCTTTTCCATTTTTTCCTGAAGCATTAAATATCTTCTCCATCGTATAAAAATCTGCTTCTTTATACGGCGCGAGCTTTTCTTGCAAATCTCCGCGAAGATCGAATAGGCCTATATTAATTATATAGACTACTAGACTATATCTTAAAAGCGTTTTTATTTTCTCTTCTTCACACATAGTCGTTGAGAAACTATTTAGGTTAATCTAATTAATAGTTTTTGCTGATTATACTTTAATTTCCAGCATTTCTTGAAGTTTTCCTAAGTTTTATACACCTAGGGGACAATCTAACTTATCCAATATTTTCGTCAGGATTAGTAGCTACAGGATAAATAAATACTATTTTTTCATAACCATTATCAGGATTTTTTAATAAATCAAGGGCAGCGTAAACAGAAACGTATGATTTTCCAGAACCGGCAGGACCCTTAACTATTGTAATTTCGTGATCATAAATAGATTTAAGAAATTCTTTTTGATGCTTAGTTTTGCATTTAAAATTAATTTTAAAATTCAAAATACTATCTCTTTCTTTTCGAATTAAATCAAGTTCTTCATCCACACTTGATTTAGTAACAGCTTTCTTTTTAGCCATAGAGTTTAATTATTTTTTATTAATACCAACACTAGATATCTCGGATACAACCTGACATCTAGAATATTTAAAGTCTTCTAGGTCATAGGAATTTGTATATGACATTGCTGATCTAAGATAGGAATCCATGTTTTTTGCCCACCCTGCTAATGTATATTCAATTTCTAAGACCACGCTTTTTCCTTCTGAAGTTTTTAATTTTTCTCTGTCTACGGTTTCTATTGATTTTCCTAAGATTTCTGCTTGTGCTCGTTTAGTTGACATTCCATAATACTCTCGATAAAATTTCTCTCCTCTGGTTATATCTATACTTTCTGGAAGGGATTCATAATATTCGCCGTAATATTCTCTTAGCACTGGACCGGCCGCCTCTAATGCCTTTCCAAACGTACTTCCCATCATAACATAATCTGCTCCAAGTGCTAAACATTTAATCACGGCCGAAAAAGTGCTAATTCCTCCATCGGCGATAATTTTAGTATTTCCTGAACATTCTCTCTTAACCTGAAAAGTATCATTAATTAAAGAACCCATAGGATAATGAATACCAGTCTGAGTAGAAGTAATACAACCAGCTCCACCACCTATACCTACTCTAAGATAATCAAATCCAGCTTTATCATATAACTTATAGGTCTTAGGGTTAGCTATATTTCCACCCATGATTTTTATTAATGTTCCATATAATTCTCTAAGAGTTCGACCAAGTTCTATCTGACTTTCCATATGTCCATTAGCTATATCAATTAAGACATATAATCCAGATCCTGTACTTTGTTGATGCTGTTCTATAAAATTTTCCTCAATCTCTTTCATAGAAAAAGCACAAAATACTTCAGAACATAATTTGAGTCTTTCAGAGAGAGGTACATTTCTGGGGATAATACATGAAATTAGATTATCATGAAAAGTTTTATAATTTTCTGGACTAACCACTGATGCCATAGGTGCTGCAATAACTGGAAGGAATTTGCTATCTTCTCTGCCATCTATTTTAGGAACCCATGGAATACATTGAGATCTACTATTTATTCTTGTTACTACTTCTGGAATGATTGTTATCTCTTCAAGTGAATACAAAATAGTTGGTTTATTTTCTAACATAATTTTATATTAATTTTGGTTTCATATATAAAGCAATTAAGGCATGGGGAGAGCAAAAAGTAAATAACCTTAAGGAATTTCTCTTCCCTAAGGTTTATCTTACATTACTTTTTTATCTCAATGTCCCAAGAAATAAATAAATATGTACTATTCTTAAATTCTGGAACTCTTTCTTTGTCAAGATAAAAAGTTTTAAATCCTTTTTCTGTATAGTGAGTTTTTATTAAGTCATAAAGATCTCTTTGATCATCCGGAACGATCAATGCTAATAATCTTTCTTTATGACTAAATTGAAGCTTACTTGTTATTTGTTCTTCAATTTCTTTAATCTTTTTCTTAGCAATTTCTTCTAAGCTCGAATACCCTTGAAGATTAAACCTGCTAATAATATTAGCTTGATCTGCTGTTAATTCTTTCTTTTTTCCGATTGTCATAATTCTCTCTTTAAGTCCTAATAAACTATTAATCATTCTCACATTATCTTCATCTTGTTTTTCTAGTACTTTACTTACCGTTATTTCTTTCATAACTTTTAAGTTTTTTTATTGTTTACACCTATAAGGAATTTAATGGTTCTTAAGATTCTTATATATGATAATAAAATAAATGATTATGCAAAAATTTATAATTAGTAAAGAAGGAGAATTAATCCTAGGTAATGTAGAGTTTCACTTTGAATTACTTGGAAAGAATTACGCTACAGGATGTTGGGGAGGAGGTTTTTGGAGAGTTGATAAAGAATCTAAAACTTTAATACTCACTGGAAAATCAACAGACTTTGGACTTCCTAAGTGGGAATACTTTAAAGAACCTCCAGTAGGTTATGAAGACTATAAAATTACATATGAAGGAAAAGAAGTAGTAATTTCCAAGATAGAAGATCCAGTAGATAGTTATACTAAACATATAAATAATAAAATCTTAGAGGAACTTAAGAAACAAAAATCTTATGATCCAACAAAAGGTTTACTTAATAATTTTAAATTTAATGATGGTTATGAAGTCAAAGCAAAAAACAAAAAAGACGCCACTAGAAAACATAACGCTTGGAAAAGAAGAAATAAAAAAGCCGAGAACTAAACAAGAACGTCTAGAGGCAGGAGAAACATTTGTAACTTCTGAGAAAGGAAATTCAATGACTCCTCTCATCATGTCTGGTCAAAAACATGTCTTAGAACCTGTTCCTGGACTAGATTCAGTAAAAGTTGGAGATATAGTTTACTGTAAAGTTCATGGAAGATTCTTTACACACTTAATTAAAGCAATAGATCCAATTAAAGGTGCTCAGATAGGGAATAATCACGGACATATAAATGGTTGGACTAAGAACATTTATGGAAAAGTAATAAAAGTTTTAAAACCAGATGAGAAATGGGAAAAATAACAAAAGAATCCATTAAAGAGTTTTTAGATTACTTAACCGAAAATTCAGGTTCAGGAGTTAGAATAACAGAAGGTTCAACGAGTGAGATATATACAATTCATTTTCTTGGAGCAGCTATTGAACAGATTATCTTATATGAAAAATTCTATGGAGTAGAGTTAGCATTTATTACTTTAGAAGATAAATCTGTATATACTCAACACAAACAGATTACAAATCAAGAATCCCTAGAGAAAGAGGTATTATGTTGGATTCTAAAAACTACTGAAAAAGTGAAACAAAGAAAACGCTTGAAAACCTTATATGTGAATGTAAAATAGAAACACAATAAATTTTTAAACTCATGAATTATATAGGTTCTGGTCTGTGAAGATCGGAACTTATTTTTTTTTATTCACAAGAAAAAAAAAGAAAGGCCAGGATTAATTTCCTAGTCTTTCTCTTATTTTTATTTATTCAATTCTAATAATGATTTTTGAACAATATAATTATTTCTGGTTAGATCTTTTACATTATATAATAAATCTTCTAAAGAAATATCTATTAATTGTAAAGCTTTTGGATTAGATTCATAAGCATTATGCACTTCATATTTAGATTGTTTTTTATCAACAAAATCATCATAACTTGAATATTCATCAAAATTATTTCTATTAAGTAAGATAAGATTTTTAGTAAGCTTTTTACAAATACTTAATGGAAATTTAGCAAGAATTAATTCAGCGGTTGTAATTACTTTATCATCTCCTACTAGATTATCCCAAGATTTATTATAATCGAATAGATTTACATCTAATGAATTCTCTAGTCTAAAAGCTCCTTTATAGACTTTTATTAGTTTAGATACTTTTAGTGAATACTTAGATCGAACTACTTTAAATATCATAAAATAGTAATTAATCTAGAGAACATTTTTTCAATTCCAGCAAGATCAAGGAGCAGTGGGTAAGTTTTATTCACTACTTTTTGTCTTTTCCATTGAATTAGTGGTATCTCTGGAGATTCAGACGTATATAAATCGAGTCTTTTCTGACCTGGAATATATACTAAACATCCAAAAATACTTCTTTTATTTTTTACTAACAAGGCGAGTTTATAAATTGCTTGACCTTGTGCTACACTTAAAAGAATTTGATCTGCTCCAAGTCCCCAAAGAAGTCTTGTATTATTATAAAGAGTTCGTAAAGGTATCATTTCTTTTGGATCCCCTGTTTTAAAAAAGTCTGTAGGATTTTTTACATCTGCAAACTCTAACATATTATATGTTATATCCTGTAACATAAGTATTAGTATTATTGGAATTTATATTAGTTGGTATTTGTGATGATGCAGAAGATACAACATAATCTGAAGAACATGTAGTTGTTGATACCTGAGAATATGGAACAAATGGGTTAGTTGAAGAGCCATCATTATACCAAAATTTTCCGGGAACTGTCATAATTGGATTAGTTGTCCACTTTCTATTTGCATCATTCAGTTCTTCCATAAGTTTTTGTAATATTTCGCTGTCTAGGTTAATATAGTCTCCAGCATCATTATAAATATCTTTAATCTTATCTATAATTTCTTCTGGCATCGTAAAATATACCTCAGGACATTCGGGAGAAACTATAACTAAATAATCTCCTGTATTTTGAATAATACCTATCCTAAATTCTTCTACCCAAGCAATGGATTCAGTTTTAAAAATCTTTATTCCACTAGAAATTAAAGTACCATATTTTGGAGAAAACTGAAATGTTCCTAAAACTCTATATCCAGAAAAATCACTAAACCCATTAAATATTTCCTCTTTTAGAAAATATTCTTTTAATTTTTCTTCACTCATCATATTTTAAATTATTTTATTGTGATATTTGTAACTCCTGAGTCATTTAATTCAAGTCTACAAGTTTTATTATTAAATGAAGTAATAGATTCCATATGACTAGAGATCATAATACATCCAATGTTCATACTACTAATCATATCTATACAGTTATCATGATTTTCTGGATCTAAGTGCTTCAAAAATTCATCCATAATAAGCAGTCCCATTCTAGTTACTATCTTACTAAGAAAGTTGATATCTAAAACTGTTTGTTGACCTGAACTACATGCATCATAAGAGACATAATTTCCATTATTATTAAACCTACTAGTAAGGTCAAGATGATCCTTCTTTCTGAAGTTATATGTATCTACTGAATATTTAACTTGATTATCTGTAAATTGTTCAGCTAATCTTGTCATAATTTCTTCATAAATCTTTCCTGTAGGTCCTGTAAGCTTAATATACTCTTTAAGATCTACTAAAGCATTCTGAATTAATCCTAACTCAGATTGTGCCTTTAAGATATTTGCTTCTTCTACAGCTCTATCTTGGATTAATCTTTCATGATCCGTCCAAGCTTTTATTCCAGAATCGATCGAACTCATAATTTCCATAAAGTTATCAGGAAGTTCTACTTTTTCTGGTGTTCCTAAGTTATTTAATTGAGTCTTATAATTTTCTAAGAGAGACTTTGTATTTTCTATATCTTTAGCTGTCTTAGTAATTTTTTGTTTTTCAGACATCAACATAAATATTTGATTCCCTAAGGTTTTAACTTTTTCAGAGGCAATTGAAATTAACGAATCAGCCTGTTGTTTTTTTCCAGACATTCCTCTAAGTTCATCGCCGATCTTTATAGCCTCGGATCTAAGTTCTTCAAGTTTCCCTAAGATTTCTTGTTTATGACGATCTAGAGATTCTGTATTTTTCAAAGCCTGACCACAACTAGGACACACTTTACTTTTTTCGAGGCGTTCTAATTCGGCGGTTGTTTTCTTTCCTTCTGCACATACCTGATTATATCTATCCAACTTTAAAGAATATTCAGATTCTATTGTTCGAAGTTGTGATATTTCTTGATTTTCATTATCTACCTCGGCCTGAAGATATGCAATCTCTGAATCTATTTCTTGAAGATGTCTGTAAGTAGATTGTTCTTTAATTAATCTTTCTAGAGTTTCAGTATAAAGAGAAACCTGTGCTTGAAGTTTTCCAGAATCAGCTAAGTAACTCATCCATTCTTTATTTTTTCTTTGTAATTCTAAGCCTTCCGATTTTAGTTGGGTGAGTTCTGTTTTTGTTTGTCCTGGAAGTTGGATATTAGAAAGATTAGTATCTATATACCTAAGGATTTCTTCTGATTTTTTAATTGCTTCATTCCATACACTCGAAGATTTTGTAACTTGATCTAATAGAATTCCAGCTTCTTTATTATAAGCATCAATTCTATCCATCTTATAGAACTTACTAATTATCTCCGACTTTCTTTCAGGGGTAATATTTCCAATCAGTTTATGATGGTCTGAATCAAATAAGAAAATATCCATATATCCAATAAATGGAAATCTACGATACATATCTTCCTCGAATTCTTTCTTATTATTATATTTAAGAGGTTCATCATCAATCCAGCATCCATATTTTTTATTTCCTCTCTGAATTTTACACTTCTTTCCTTGATACATAAATTCTACTGCTAAGATACACTCTTTTTCTCCGAACTGTAAATAATCCTTAATATTTCTACACTCTAAGAAAGCATATTTAAGAGCACTAAGCAAAGAACTTTTTCCAGAACCATTTTTTCCAGTTATCAAGATCTTATCACCATCCTCAAAGTAAATATTAGCTTCGTCTATACTTCTCCAATTTTTACAATATAATCTAAGAAGAGTAAATCCAAAATCAACTTCTTCAGAATCTACATCTTTAAGATTTCGAAGAACTTCAGAATGAATTCCTTGAAGATTGTTTTCTATTATAATATTATCAATCAAGTTTCCAATTTCTTCCCATGCTGGAATTTTAATATCTCTTACTCCTCCAGCAATACTTAAGTTTTCTGGTTTATATACACTCCAAGTTCCAGTTCCTTGATTCCAGCCTTCATCTTCTCTGATAGGTGTATAAACGAATTTCATAAGGTTATCATCTGGATTTAGATCTACCCATTTAAATTGTTTAGTTACACAATCATATACAACTCCAGTCGATTTATCATAGTCAGACATTTTACATTTCTGTGGAATACCTATACTAACATATTTTCCAATCTGAGCTGGTCTATGAATATCACCACAAATAGCTAATCCAAATTTAGACTCATCCAAAACTTGGGATTGTATTTTATCTGATCCACCATAATTAATAGTAGCATGTGTAAATAAAACATCTACTTGTCCTGAAATCCATGAAAGATCAAATTCAGGTCTCCAGTTACTAAATGCTATTCTAGAATTATCAATTACTAACTCTTTCTGATCAGCATAATATAGATTAGGGGGTAACATCACAGCAAGACATGAATCAATAAGTTCAGAATCTACTGACTTATTATCTTGATCATGATTCCCCCAAATTATATATCCCTCTTTAAAGAAACTCATTAAAGTATCAAGGAATAATTTAACTTCTGCTTGAACATAGGGTCGGAGAACTGATTTTTCAATAACATCTCCTGCGATCACAACTCTTTCAGCTCCTTCGATTGTAGCAGCTTTTATAATATTTTGTGCTACTGTTCTTGCTTGAGTTAAACGTTGTTTATCATAGGAATTTCTTTGTGGATAATCAAAAATATGAATATCCGAAATTGCTAATATTTTACTCATCTCTTCAAAAATAATTAATCATATTATATTCTACAACAAATTCACTATTTACATAAAACTGATAACTCTTATAATAACCATATTTATAAATAATATCCCAATAGTCATTATTAATCTTATAACCAATAAAACTTTGAATATTAAATCTATTTTCAAGTAATGTTGCTTTGAGTTCATCAGATTCTGAACTATGACACTTGATATCAATCGAAATAACTAAGTGATTTTTTAATCTAGTAAATGTAATATTAGATGGTAACTTAAATGAACCAGTATATTTTGCTAATATTACTTCTGTATCTCTACTATCTATAAACAACAAACTATAATGAGGTTTTAATTCTATCATTAGTTTTATATAGTTTTCATTATATTTTGGTAATTATTCACTAGATATTGTAAAGCTGCCATAGAGTGTTTACAAAGTAGAGTTGTCGGCGTTTTATCTTTGGGCGCTTGAGTTAATGCTGGACCAAGTTTTATTTTTATACGATCCGACAAAAACAGCGTATTATTCTTGCCCAAAAGATACGCCGATCTAAATTGAAAATCTTTACACTCACAATAAACTTTACATTTCGAATTCTTCCATCCACGTATATCATAGTCAGGGGAAGTTTGAATTATGACGTTATAAGTACTACCTGTTTTAGACGTTACTTCAAATTTAAAAACTAAGTAATAAATCTTAAGTACAGTCTTCCCAAAAAATACAGATCTTAGTTTATCCATGATCGACTCTTCTTTGAGAACATGATATACTTTTGTCAATCTCACTACACATTCAGAAGCTCTATCTTTTCTTCCTTCATCAATGTTCATAATTTCTTGGATTGAGAGTTGTTTTCCAGTCAATTTTCCAAGAATTCCTCCTAATAATCCTGCCATAATTCTTTTTTAACTTATTGTATTAGGATCTGTTACTGGAGAAATTTTACCATTAAGAGTTAAGATTGAACCTATATCTTTAAGTAATATCCCTCCAAAAACCGGCTCCCCTGAACTATCTCCAAGGTAACTATAAACCGGTTCTGCTTGTGATGATGTTAAAACTTGGCCTTCCTTAAATATTCGGCCAGTTCTTTCATCATAGCTATATTTTATTCCACGTAGGGTTACAATGTCTTTCATTTTTTTACTCACAATATAATTTTTGATCTAATCTCCCAATGAACTCTGAATAATAACTATCTGAAATTCCTGGGATATTATGAGTTCTACAAAACATTCTAAATTCAGAAACATCTCCAAGGGAACCACATACTGGAAGATAGTTATTAATCATATCCCTAGCTTCATCAATCCCTGGGTAACTGAATATATCGAAAGTTTTATATTGTTTTTCAAAAAGTTCTAGATCTGTTAAGTTCTCGTAATTTCCTGATAAAACCTCTAAGATTACTTTTTCAGACTTCATTCTAGGTTTTACAGTTTTTCTTAGATCATTATGTCCATACCCTAGACTATCTTTAAGGCTGAGATATTGATATAATCCGATTCCAGCATTTCTAATTGATTCTGGAATTGAATAATACATCTCATCATAGGTTATTATCCTAGGTTCTTCATTTTTTCCTGGGAGACGAAATAATTGAGTAGCTGGTGATAAACAATACATCCAATCTGAGTCTTTAGTAACAAAAAGACTAAGGAGATCTGTTTTTCCATAGAGCTCACAACTTAATAGATAAGCCCAATTATCAGCTTCCCAGCCACTTCTCCCAAGCATTCCGATTCCAAATCTAGGTAACTCAGAGATCATTGTATATTTAGCTGTCTGTTTTACTTGATTTTGATACAATTCCCATGCAGCTTTCTTTAGGTCGTCGGGAGAAACGGCCGGATCATTTTTCATACCCTCAAAAATCGTTTCATCCATATAATGCCTTGTGTCTTTATATTGTCCCCCTAAAAGATAAGATGTATAATAACCTCCTATAGATTCATCCCACTTATCATAAACTAGAATCACTTTCCTAGCACTAATACCATAATCCCTAAGAACTTTATTGATCGTCCATATACAGGTTCTGATTAATTCCCCGGCCGTATATTCTCCGATGTCTTTTCCTTTACTTATCACGAAGAGGGACCTTGTCAAAATTAGTGAAAAATCCAGGAAACAGTAGAAATATTGTTTATTATTCATTATTATTTCCAACTTTAAACAAATAAAGGTAGAGGAAATCTGTTAAAATCTCTTCTACCTTTTAGTTTTATTATTTTATACTATTCCTTTTCAGATCATTAAAAAGGCAAGTCACTGTCGTTATTACCTCCGAAGTTTGGTTTCTGGAAAGGTGCTTGTTGATTACCTTGTCCAAATCCTCCCCACTGTGGCTGTTGCCCACCACCAAATGGAGATCCTCCACCATTACCTGGATTTACAGGGCTGGCTGTTACGGGATCACTATGATACACGGGAGGAGTCTGAAAAACCTGATCGTTTTTACTCAGATCAACTTGAGGTGCAGAATTTCCACCTCCAGACAGAGAAGCTAACATCGGATCATTTGTCTGACGAAAACCACTTTTATCTGTCGGAACCTGTTTTGCAAGAACTTCATTATTAACTCTTGTAACAGCTTCTTTAAAATCTACACTTCCCTGAGATTTAGCGAGTCTGATGCTTGCTAAAATTTCTGACATATATTCAATAGACTCTTTAATCAAGGTCGCATTGAATAAACGTTTCTGACCAACAGGAGTATCGTTATCTCTATTAGCCTGCCAAGACATAAATGATTGCAATGGATCTGCAGCCAATTCCATATCTTCTTCTGAAATCTGAATTGACTTAAAGTTCTCATTACCAACTTCATGTGTGGCAGTAATAGCAAATCCGGCTGCTCCGTCTTTCTTCTTTCCGATACTAAACATCAAGAATCCAGAACGTCCTGTAGCATCACGATTATAAACTTCTGAAATCCAGCTATTATCTCCACCTTTCATCAAAGATTTTTCTTGAATATTATCTTCAACTACTGATGTAAACATTTTAGCTGTCGCAACGAACAATGCCGTAAAATTCTGACGACTAGGGTTACGATTTTCATTCGGATCCCATTTATTAAGACAGAATGCATGGAAGATAGTATAATTCTTCAACCGGACTAAGTTTGTTGTTAATTCGTCGCGGTTATTCTTTGCATCCAGTTCTCGATAAAGTTCATCAAAGATCATATGCGCTTGTGATAATAATTCATCATCTGCGGCGGTCAATGAAGAAACTAATCTACCTGTCATATCTTTCATTACATAAGCACTTTTCGGTAGGAGCTTAATCCACGCATTATAAGTGTTTTCAGTTCCATCCGCCGCCATGTTTTTACGAGGGATATTAATTTCACGAGTTCCGAATAAAGTAACAAACGGAAAGTCAGTTACTACACTATCCAACGGAAATACTTGATATCTACCAAAATTTCCTGGAAAGTTAAGATAAATTTTTTCTAATGATCTGTTTTTCTGCTCAAAATTGTTTTCTTTTGCTTTTGGTGCTTGCGCTGCCAATTTACTCAAAAAATCATCTACTCGATTTCCCATAATTTAAATAAAATAATAAATTAAAAATAAATGTTTGTTAAAATATAATATAAAATTTGTATATAATTCCGCGCAACACAATAATACGCGGATCTTTTTTTGAGATTATTTTATTCCTCTCACATCTATAAGATTCTTAGTGTTTCTGAGAGGAGTATTTTTACTTTCAATTATAAGAACCTCAAGGGGATGGAAGTACCTTTTTATTGATTAGAAAGAAAATATTCACATAATTTCTCTACCTCATCACTATCACCTAAATTCCAAGACTCTTCAGAATAACATAACAATTGATCTATATTTTCGATAATCTCTGTTACTTGTTCATATCCATCTTTATCAATGAAATAACAAAAATAATCTAAATGTAATGACCTGAAAGTACAATCTATTGAATCTGGATTGTGAAGTCTATTACTATCATTTAGAGCTTTTAACCAATTAATTTGAAAATATTTCTGATTTCTGAAAAAATAGTTTTTAAGTTTTTGTTTTGGATAGCCATAAACAGGAAAGTCTCCAATAAAATTCATAAAATTTTTTAAACTATCAATTCTACCTGTTCTTGAAATCCAATAAAAAATATTTTCAACACCAATTAATACTTTTCTATAGAGATCTAGGTCTGATAAAGTAAATAAGTAAATGGAATCATAAAGATTTGATATATGAAAGTTTTTAGAAGATAATACTTTTCTTACACTTTCACTCATTCGATCTAAAAATAATACATATATTTTCTTTTCTTTAATTATTACTTCAACTAAATAATCTTCTGTACTCTCTTGATAAACTATTTTCATTTTATTATTATTTTATTTCATTAATTAGAGTTTCGAATTGTATAATTATATTTACTATCTTTATTTGGCGTAATTCTTGTTATTTTGAATGTTTTAAGTTCTGAGGATTTTCCACCTACTCTACTTAAATTTATAGCTCTTCCTTCTCTTGTTCCTGGAAATAAACTAGTATGTAATTCTTCGTTTTCTCCACTTCTTTTAAATTCAATATCTAAAGTAGTTCCTCTTGGTAAAGTTTTTTCTGATTCAGCTCTATAATCATTCCACCATTGAGATTTTACTGACTTAAATGGTTTAATACTAACTGAATTATTTTTTAGATTATACCTGTCTTTTTGTGGATAATCAGTTCCCCAATACTCTATATCTCTGAATTTATGATCCCAACAATTTTCAAGAACAACTCTAGATTCATAATAAGTTCTTCCATCTTTCGTTATTTGTTTTGGTTTGTATATAGAATAATTAAATCTTAATTGTCCTGTTATTCTTTTACTATATACTAAATGTGGATAATTTCCTGCATATTCATTAAAATCTTCTAGACAATGAGTTTCTTCTTTAGTAGAATTATCTGGATCATCTTCATAAATATATCCATTCATTAAACTTTCTTCTAAACGATCTACAAGTTTTCTAGCATCTTTTCCGATAAGTTCATATTCTTTCTTAAATCTATTAGTCTTTTCTATTTTAGGATATAATAAAAGACTTGGATTAGGAACAGGCCATCTAATAACCAATCCCTCATTAAAATACTTATATCTTAATATAATCATTATTTATAAAAAATTAAAACCTAGTAATCCTTTCTTCCATGAATTACTAGGTTGTTTTGTTATTTTCCTTTCTTACCTATTCCTCTAATTACTTCTGCAACTCTATCTCCTGCAGCATCTTCTATTTTATCTCTTTGTTTCTTGAGATTATTTCCTAAACCGTAAACAGCTCCTATTCCAGCTCCAATTGCTGCATACTTTCCAACTTTTTTCACTGGTTTATATAATTTCTTTCCAGATTTAACTGTCTCGTTTAATTCCTCTAAGGGTTTATCTAAAAATTTCTTTTTATTATCTAGAAATTTTAAACCTATTTCCTTAGATTGATGTTCATTTCTCTTAGTTTTCTCAATAAGATCTGATTTCTTTCCAGTAACTATATCTTTTACTGCCTGTTTAGCATTACTATATCTATGCTTCATTTTTAATTTATCAGTATCTCGGTTACTTTTCTTTCGATATAATTTCTTTATAGAATCTTCTGTTACCTCTTTTTGAGGATTAAATGCTTTTTCATAGGATAATCTCCCAGAACCTGCTATCAAAGCACCCATTCCTGCTCCAACGGTTACATCAGAAGTTATATCAGATTTGCTTCTTTCTTGTTTTTCTTCTTTAGAAAATAATTTACGTCTTATGATCATAATAAAATTCTATGTTTAATTTTTATATTTTCAAGTTCTTCTGTTTCAGGCCCATGTAAAAAGATATCCAACACTACACAATTACTTATTTTATCTCCTAAAAGAGGATCCTTATAAATCATTGCACAGAGCTCTAAATCATTAAATAACTCATCATATCTTTTCCTATAGTTATCTAGATCTTTCATAAGTTGTTCACCTCTTTTACTAGGATCTGAAACTAATTCCGTCATGATTATAGCATCATTTTTATCTCCCTTAATGAGATTCTTAAAATCTTCAATAATTTGATATTTTTCATATGAAGTAGAATATTTCTGAGTATCATGATTATCTGTAGAAATTAATTTTAAGAATTCATAATTACTTTCATTAAAATCTGATAAATACTCATTAAAGAATTTCTTTTCATATTTTGCCATCTCATTATTCCACTTTACTATCTCTGGATCTTTTCTTGATAAAGTATTCCGAGTAGCTTTAAAAATAGCTGATTTAATTTTATCAAACATAATTAACACACCTCCTTTCTACTTATTATATTATATATCTTTACCACCTTCTTAACCCCATCTATCTCTACTCTGGCTGAAGACTCCTTTACATTAAAGTAATTTTCTAAGTCTTTTGCCTTAGGTGTAGCATCGTAATTAATGGACTTATATAACACTTCAAGTCTAGATTTTATATCAGATAATGTTATTTTATCTCCTACTTTAAATTCTGAATATATATTAGACTCTAGAAGTTCTTGACTAAATGTTACTACTCCTAACTCCTTTTCTATATACGTTTTATTATATCCAAGAGCTCTAAGCTTTTCGGGACCAAGTGCTAAGTAGTAAGATTTAATATTATCATGTTCTCCAATCTGATCTAATATTATATTAGTCATAGTATCATTAAAACTACATTCACAAAGATACTTAAGTTTAGATTTAAATGTTCCAAACTTTTGATATTGCTCTAAAAATCTAGACACTTCTTGATTAATAATATCATCTGGAGATAAAGTACTATATATAGTACTAAATACAGTAAATCTATCTTTATAATCTATTTGTTGTATTCTAAAAGCTCTAATCTCATTTACTAATACTAAATTATTAAGTACAGGTATCAAAGTTCCACTCTGATGTTCGTTTACTGCTATATAATCATCTTTATAATTCTGTGTTCTAGCTAATGTTTGGTATCTTTCAGCTACAGTTAATCTTGCTTTTTCCGGAGTAGAATTATAAGAAAGAAGTAAATCACTAGTAGCTTTCTTTTTTCTTTCTATTTCTCTATCAAACTCTTCTTGACTAACTTTTCTATAGTCACAAGTAGATCTGTAATAGAAAATGGCTTCATTCTTCCAAGGATTTTCAAAGAGTCTTTGTCTTCCGAGAATTTGAGGTAAATCTTCACTAATATCTACCGCTAAAGAGTCTATATTAGAATCCGAAAATATAAATGATCTAGCACAGGTAGAATAAAAATCTGCTCCTAGGTAAACAGTCCTCGTACAAAATGTAAACATTTTAGGTTTAACTCCTTTTAATGGTACCTCTCCGATAGTAAATCTCTTTCCTAACTTCTTTTGTATTCTTTTTAAATTTTCGGGAGTATCAGAACAAAGAATATTTACCTCTTCTGGTTGGAGATCACACTTCTTTATAATAGATGTAATATGATTAACAGAGTTTACGTAGAATACAGCTTCATCCGATATTACTCTAGTAGGATATCCATTAACCATTCTAATAGCACTTTCAAAATTCCCAGATTTATAAGAGTCTATTATCTCAGGTAATTTAGTTCCTACTGATTTCATTGTTAATACCTTAAGAGAAGGTTTTAATACTCTAGTAGGATCTTGCGAAGCCCAATCCATATTAATATATGGTAAACCATCAAATTCATCTAACATATTTAAGTATTCCTCTAACATGGGTGTAGCACTAACAAATAGAGCTGAATGAGATTGCTTAAGAATATCTAAAAATTCTAATTCTGTATTAGACTTAAACTTAGAATCATGTAGGATAGTTTGAAATTCATCTATTACAGTATAAAAGGATTGAAATATTCCTAAACTTTCTAGAATATCTTTTACAATTCTATAAGAATCATATGTTACAAGAATTTTACAAGGTTTATCTCCCAGGTATTTTCTTTCATTTAGATAATCTTTTATTTCATTCATTAGTCTATTATAAACTGTATCTTTTCCATGTACTACTTCTTTAAGAGTATCTATAAATACCTGAGATCTAGTTTTATCTACTTTATTTAAATCTTTATCAACCGTTAGTTCCTTTTCTAATTCATTTACTACTAAATAAACATCTCTACCGTGTTGATCCTTTTTATTTTCTAATAACATCTTTCTTGGAGAACAGAGTATTACATTCTCTGGTCCTCTAAGACAATATTCAGTAAATCCACATCCAGGTAATTGTTTGTTTATAATACACTTTACTGGGAATTTATAAAATCTAAAGTTTGTTCCTAATTCTGATATAAATCTTATTCCTCTAGGAACAATGTAATCATTTAATTTTTTTATCATATTAATTATATTTTAATTTTTTTATTATCTAATTATTATAAATTCTTTTAATACAGAATCCAGTTACATAAAAGTGAAGACATAGGAGTCTCCCTTTTTCATTAATTAGAGTTTGAAGTTATTAGAAGAGCAAAATGTAGATTTAAATTCAGATCAATTTGGGAAATAGTAATATAATATAATATATAATAAAAAAGTATACATTTAGTATTTAGATTAGATTCGCCTCCTTGGAGAGGCGAAAATCAATAATATAAAATCTTTATAAATATCTTCATTTTCTGAGTTTATTCCTATATATCTTATTCAAAGTTTCTTCCTTAGACACCTCTAGCGGTAGCGGTTAGAGGTGTAATATAAGGGAAGCTCCTTTGTCCTCATAAATAAGTTACCGAATTTTTATCAATTTTGAAGATAAAAAATAAAAGTGGGTTATTTTGGCTCATTTTAGGGTAAAAAGTAGTAAAAAACATCAAAAATAACCCACCTTTTGAGGGTTAAATTTAATATAAGCCTTATACATGAAATATAAGGAGAATCTGTGTCCTTCCCTCCTTTCCAAACGTGGTAATTTTGTTTTTCATATCCATATATTACTAATAGCGATTAGTTTTCTACTAAGTAAGTTCTTTTTCATAGTTGTTAATAATTTGTTTATTTCTCACATATAAATGGACACAGATTCTTCCTTTTATACTAAGAAATCGATATTATATTTTTTAAGATAATAATTGTTTTCAGGGATTAGGTTCGGCGCTAAAGTTGCTGCGGAGATGGGTTAAGTAGGTTACTTAATTTTGTATCCCGGGACTTAGCTCCGACCTCTTCTTTTTAGTTCTTTGTAAAAATACTATGTTCATATGATAATAAAGAGAAAAACAAAAAGTGTCTCCGATCTGTTCTATATATCATCAAGACCAGACTTAGATGGAGAATATATAAAACCGAAAATTAATTTGTACCCAGATGTAGGATCAGCACTTTCAGGAATATCAGCAGTTCCGGGAGAGGATACGAACATAGAAGGAGCTACTTATTATATATACAAGCCGCTAATGGGAAGAGCCGATTCACTAGTAAAACCTGGAATAATAGAATCTCCGAAGGTATTAGTTCTCCCTGATGAATATTGGTATCTACAAGAACTCCGGCTCAGATTTATAGCGGCAGTTAAAGTCTTGGGGAGAGAAAAACTTATTGGAACTTATAGAACTGGAACTAGACAAACTCCATCTAGAGTATATTCTTGGAGTTGGGAAGAAATTTTAGGGAAATATCAGAAGAAAGGTAAGTTAATAGAGACTGATAAAACAAAGAAAACGTGAATAATTTATTTTCTAATATTTTTAAGAAGAGGGAAAAAGTTATTATTCCTTTGCAAGAAGAAATAGAGAATTTAGAGTTTTTACTTAGAATAAAAGAGAATAATTCTAATATAAGAGATGAGAAGGAATATATAGATTTATTAAAAAGATTATATAATAATATAAGTACATTTGAAAATTTTTTTAATAATGAGATATTTATTAATATAAATAATCTGACTGAAACATTAAAAATATTAGATCTAGATTCTTTAAAAGAGAAGATTATTAAAGAAAATTTAATAAGAGATAAAGTTTTAAATGAATTTAGAGTTAATAGAAAACTAATATCTTCTACTCTATTAAATGAATTAGATTTGGATTTTGGAAATAGAGTAAGAGGTATTCTAGGGTTGAATTTTTATAAAAAGAATACTGAAGATTTATTAACATACTATTCTTATGTTAATATCCATGGAGTGTTTGAATTAGAATATCATTACAGCAATAATTATAGAGATACTTGCGGATTGGATTAATAGAAAGGTAAACTATGATGGATTACTTTTGAAGATGTTTTTTGGTTTACTGAAGAAATATTAACAAAGGATTTAAATAGAGAGTCAGGGAATATCTACAATCTGTTCCCTAATCTTACATCAATTAGATTATTAAAAGAACAATATTTCTCAGAAGACAAGGAAAAATACTGGGAAACTATAAACAAATTAAATCAATATGAAAATACTACGAAATAAAACATATTCTGATTCTGACAATGAAACTCCAAAGAAAGTCGGAGAAGCTATCGGAACTGCACTAGTCGGAACAGCTGGAACTGTAGGAGCAACAGACTTAATAAAACGTGGGGCTAAGAAGTATATAACCAGTCAGGAATCAAAGAAAGCAAAAAAAGCATTTAAAGAAGGTATTAAGAAACTTGATTCAACCAGGAAAGCTAATAATTTTAAAGCAGAAGTAGCTCGTGGTGAAACTAATTCAGGAAGCGCTTTAGATCTAATTTTCCACAAAAGAAAAGTCAAGAAAGCAGATCAAGTATATAAAGCAGCTACCTCTAAAAATAATGAAGCCTATAGATCAGGTGTTAAAGCTCTTAAGAAAACTTTAATATCTAATAAAGATGCAAATATCGCCAAAAGAACAGGAAGAGTTGGAAAAATAGCTACGACTGCTGGTTTAATTGGAACAGGTATAGCAGCTGGAATGAAACTTAGAAAGAAAGATAAATAATAGGAACGGAGATAGTAACCTATAATGGAATAGGGACTGCCTGCTAAGCAGATCGATCGTGTTTTACGATTAGAGGTCGGAACTCTACATCTCCGCGATAAGTTAACGATATGAATCGATTCCTTATTAATTCATTTTGTGAAAGATAGAGAGCTCGACGGGGCTCTCTTTAATAGAATTAATAAGATGTATTGTTTACGATTCACTGGAAGTAACTTAGTTATTCACAAAATGAACGAAGGTAAATTAAGTAATGTAACAAAAGAAGAATTAGAGAAGTTAATCTTCGAAGAAAAGCTATCCTATGAAGAGATAGGTAGAAGATATAGTGTTTCTGGTTATGCTATTGTAAAAAGAGCTAAAAAGTTAGGGATAGAGCTACCTAAGAAAAGGAAAATAAACTCTAGTGAAACATTTAGAAAAGGAGTTTCTAAGAAGGAAAAGGCTATCTGTAAGAATTGTGGAAAAGAGTTTACTCCTAAGAAAACTTCTTATGGACTCTATTGTTGTAATAAGTGTCAACAAGAGCATCAATCTAGAGAAAAATATGAGAATTATTTGAAAGATCCAGAACCATACTATGGAAAAGAATGTATGAAGTGGACTAAAAAATATATCTTAGAAGAGCAAGATCATAAATGTGAGATTTGTGGTATGGAAGACTCTTGGAACGGTAAACCTATTACTTTTATATTAGATCATGTAGATGGACATGCTAATAACAATTGTAGAGAGAATCTTAGATTGATATGTCCTAATTGTGATTCTCAGTTGGATACTTATAAATCTAGAAACAAAAATAGTGATAGAAAAGAAAGATATCGAAAAAGTAAAAATAAAGAATAAAAATATAGTCTATAGAGTTATTGGTTTAGCTCTATAGAACGACTTAGTGATTATTAGTTAATTTCCCCTTAGTTCAGCGGATAGAACCTGGGATTTCTAATCCCATAACGTGTGTTCGATTCACACAGGGGAAACAAATAAATATAAATTACAACTAAATTTAACTAATAAAAACTAAATTAATCATGACAACAATTTTTAAGAAAGTAATCTTTAACCCTCTTAAAAGAGCGGTTAAGTGGTATTTTACTCAGTCTGCTAAAACAGGAAATTATATCTGTATGACTGGAACTTTTCCTCAAGAGTACTATGAAATGATGTATGAAAAGAGAAAAGATCAACAAAAGTAAAAGACAGTAGAAATTTATGGGATATAGGAATTTCCTATATGCCCTTCGTCGTGGTGGAAAATAATAATACATAATATAATATCGCGCCGTAGAGAAGTAGTCATCTCGCCATGCTCATAACTTGGAAATCGGTAGTGCAAATCTATCCGGCGCAACTAAAACTAAATATAAGTTTTATGAAAATAATAAGAAATAATATTATTCCTTTTCCAGGCTATAAAGCAGTAAATATCTTTGGAATTTTATTTGTAAGGAAGAATGCTAATATAAAACCAGAAGACTTAAATCATGAAGAAATACATACAGCACAAATGAAGGAAATGGCTTACATCGGGTTTTATGTATGGTATTTCTTGGAGTGGTTATTATGTCTCCTAGTTTCAGGATTTAGCTTTGGTTATGCTTATCATGATATTAGTCTTGAGGAAGAAGCACACTTAAATGATAAAGACCTGGAATACTTAAAAACCAGAAAACATTATTCTTGGTGGTCCTATATAAAACTAGGAAGTTGGAAGAAAAATAAAAATTAACCATATATACATAAAAAGATTATGATTATACTTAGAAATAAAACCTATTCGCATGAAGAAGAAATTGCGAATATTGCGGCAGCTCCTGGAAGTCCAGAGTATAGCCATGAAAGAGCCGAAATAGAAAAGAAACCGGCTCAAGAAGCATCAGCAGTTCAAGAAGGTTATGAAAAAGCATCTCAGGAAATTGATAAAACAGTAGAAGAAGTAGAAATAGTTCCTGAAGCAGCTGAAGAAGCAATCGAAACAGAAGCACGTGAAGCTGGAGACTCTAACTTGGACTCTAGAAATGATGCATTAAAAACTCTTAATGATTTCTTAGGTAATATTCATTAATTATGATTATCCTCAGGCAAAAGAATTATTCCGGCCGAGAAAAAGTACCTCAGGCTATAGCAGAAAAGGCACGAAAATCTGGAGTAGTTCAAAAAGATTCAAACGGTGTCTGGAGAATTATTAGCCTGAAAACTTCTCCGGCCGAATATTGGGATGCACACTATGATACCCGTGAAGATGCTGAAAAAGCTCTAGCCGCTTATCATGCAAATAAACATTAAGAGAATATTATAAAGTGTTAGAACTTTTTATCTAACACTATTTTCGGGGATGTGGTGGAATTGGTAGACACTCAAGACTTAGGATCTTGTGCTAAGAATGAAGGCGTGTGAGTTCGAGTCTCACCATCCCTACAAACGTCTAATATCTATACTAACCTCTTTTCCTCTTAATAATTCTCTCTAAACAAGGGGGGGGGGTAAAATAATTAACACTTTAAACAATTATTATGTACATAAGAAGAAAAGTATTCTCACTACTACAAGACGGTGAGACAGGAGAAGAGAAGTATTTTTCTACGACCGATGTAACTTTGGATAATCTTGAAGAAAGAATTTTTAGTATTTCAATTCCAACTGAAGAAGAATTAGAACAAAGAGAATTCGGTGCTAGACAGAGAAAACAGAATAGAAAACTAGCTAGATCTATTCACAATGCCGAGATGCAAGCAAATAAAGCAGCTAAGGCACAAGAAAAAGCAGCTAAAATAGTTTCTAATCCAGCTAATTTAGTTGATGAGAAGAAAATGGAAGAAGCTCAGAAACTTACTAAGAAAGCACAAAAAGCAGTTGAATCTTCTAATCGTAATGCAGATCAAGCTTCTCAACAAGTAAAGAATATCTCAAAAACCAGAAAGTCAGTTGCGACAAATCCGGGAGGTCTTGAAATTAAAAATCAAGGTGCAGGAGATATAACTGTTAAGAAAGAAGGTGGTAATGTAACTGCTCATAAAATTGCTTCTAAGAAAAGTGGTCAGACAACAACTACTGTAAGAACAACGTCAACTAAGCCTGATGTTGTAGTTGATAAGATGACATCCAAAGGTTCTAAGAAAGTTTCTACAGAGGCAGTAAAGAAATCCGCTGAGAAAACTCAAAAAGTTGCAGAAGTAGCTCAAAAAACAACAAAAGACTCAAAGAAGATTCTGAATGGGGCTAAAAAATTAATGAACACAAAAGCTGGTAAAATAGCTGGAGGAGTTGCTTTAGCTAGTGGTGCGATGATCGGGGCTAAAAAGTTATATGATCATAAAAAGAAATAAAAAAGATAATCTATAGAGGTAGTGTAATCAATCTCCTCTATAGAACTTAATATAAATATTATAAAATATGAAATTTAATAAAACTCTTGAAGCTGTAAATATTATGGTTATGGCTTCTTATCCGGCCGCTAGATTCTATGAAGCGCAAGGTATACTAATTGAAGAAAATAATAGTTTTATCCCTGAAGTTTCTGGAATGGTAATTGTTTATTCATTACCTCTTGGAAAAACGCTTCTTGTAAATGTTGCGGCCGAGTCGGAAGAAGCCTATGAATTTAAACTAATCAATGAAAACTGGCTTGAAGATAGATCTATAACTCCTTATGTAGGTATGACTCTAGAAGATGCTTTTCAAGAATTAGCTAAAGCAGAAAAGATTATTAAATCTAGAAATGTAGTTCTCAGACATCCATTACATCCATCTTATACTCGTCCTGTTTATATATTTGGTGATGTTCGGCGAGGAGGTAATAGTGTTGATGTAATGACTGGAGAAATAAGAGAAGAATAAAAAGATTTGCTTTAGATGATTTAATAATATTATGATGAAAGTTAAAAGATTTTCTCAAACTCAACCAGATATAGAGTGGCATAAAAACAATATAAATCCAAACTCAGGTAGCAATCTGGAAGATGGAAGTACTCTTTATAAAGCAAAATCTGGAGATTATCTTTATTTGTATAAAGATGGTGAATGGGTTATTATGAATGGTGTTAATAAATTTATGCAGGATTCTAAATTATATCAAATTTCAAAATTCGATAAAAACATTCATAATAAGATTGGAGCCGCAGGAGCAGTTATTGGTGGTTTTGTTGGGAGTTTGCCTGGATTAGCAATGGGTAATTTAAAAACAGCTGCTACAGGGGCTGTGATTGGATCAACTATATCTGGATTATATAATAGAAATAAAGCAAAGAAACGTGCTGAAAATATAGTAAAGGATTACGAGTCTAAGTATGGTAAGAATGCTTATACTACATTTATGAAAAAGAAGTAAACTATCTTTAATTTTAAATTACTTTTACTATAATTGAATACCTATTCCATTTTAAGGATGTAGTAAGGAATGATATTCAGTTTATTATATATTTCTAATAATAAAAAAATGAGATACACTATTCTCACGAACTATGTATCTCTTGGCAAGTTACTACAAAAATTAATGTAGCAAGTTTAATCCTCATAAAAAATGAGAATTAATTTTTTAAATCATATATAAGGCTTTGAAGTGATAAAAATAATACTGTCTTATTTTCACAAACTGTACTGCCTTTTATGACAAATAATAATAATAAAATTACCTTACATAGGTAATTAGTATAAGTTCCAAGTTTTATTGTAGTAAAAAACTTATACTGATTTATTCTACTACATACCTTAATGATAAAAAATGAGATACACTATTCTCACGAACCATGTATCTCTGCGTAGCAAATTTAATCAACACAGATTGTGAAGATTAAATTCTTATATTAACATATATAAGGCTTTGAAGTCTTATTAAAAATGTGGTCCTATCGTCTATCGGTTAGGACGCGAGATTTTCATTCTCGAAAGAGGAGTTCGATTCTCCTTAGGACTACAAAAGTCAACGATGAGATATCGCAAAGACTTATTTAGACATGTTAATAGTGAAAAGGATAGAATTAGCTACTCTATCCTCTCACTTTAAATCTAAGTAAGGTTACGTAATAATTGATATCTCGGGAAGTGATAATTAAATAACATGTCTAAAAATGATAAATTATTACCTGTACCATTAAAGTACACCTATCCGGTTGTAATGGAAATTTCTCCAAGTAACAAACCATTGAAAAATTAGACATCTATTGTAATAGGTGTGGAAAGTTTTTTAAACAAACAGCCTATGATCATGTTTATGGATCTGGATGTCCTGATTGTAATAAATTAGGAGGAAAAAGCGCATTAAATGTATTAAAGTGGTTAGAAACAAATCAAATTGATTATACAAGGGAATATTCTATAAAATTAAATAATAGGAACATTAGAATAGATTATGTTTTTAATTATAATAATTGTTGTTTGTGGATAGAGTATAATGGACTACAACATTATAAGAAAGTAGATTATTTTCATAAAACAGATGAAGGTTTTCTTAAACAATTAAATAGAGATAATGAAGTTAGAAAATATTGTAAAGAGAATAATATCATCCTTATAGAAATTCCGTATACATATAACACTTATGAAAAAGTAGAACAATTATTAAATCGAGTAATTTTAAATGGAGAGGATATAAACTCTATTATAGATTATTCAAAATTATATAAAATATGAAAAAATCAGAAACAATATTTCAAAAGTTATTTTCAGGAATTAGTTTTGGAAATTCACGTATACCTTTAATTATGTAGTAGAGGCTTAAGATAGAATAAAATCTTAAGAAAATACCTTAAAATGCTGGAAAATATAAAATATAGATCAGCATCTCTATTTATCGATTAAAAATAGAGTTCAACGACTATAGTAGGTACTTAGATAATATAGTCTAAATTTAATAAAATATATTAAAATAAATTGTACGTTCAAATGTATTTAGTAAAGGTGGGGGAAGAGGGTATTCTGTTATTGGAGGAACTGGAAATGGAAGATTCTTAGATAATGAAAGAAATTCGCCCTTACTTGGTAATTCACAGCCTTCTTCTAGGTTATCCGGTTATCTTGATAGAATGGCAGAGCTTAGGTCATATTATCTTTTAGATATTACAAAGATGGCTACAAATTTCTTTTCAGATTATGTAGTTAATTTTATATCTCAAGATACCCAACAAATAGTTTCTGTATTAAATCCTGAAGATTCTACAAATAATGAAGCTGTAACTACTCGATTAAATGAGATTCTTTTAAAAGATATTAAAATAATTGATTATATACGAGACCATATAAATGACTATGTATTTTATGGAGGTTATTATAGTATGCTTCAAACTCAAAGAGATGAAAAAGGTCATCTTGTATTTAGAATAGAAGAACTTAATAATCCAAATGCAGTAGTTATAAAGAAGAAAAAGAACGAGGATGGAAATATAGAAGATATATTTTTAGCAATCGGAGATGATGGAAATCTATATGAAATTCCTAGTACTGAGGTAATATATATAAGTAATCCTAAACTTCGACTTACAAATGATCTCGAAGAAGGATGGAAAGAAAAGTCTAAACCAGAAAAGCCAAAATTAGGAAGAAATAAGGGATCAGAAAATAGAAATAAAGTTCTTAGGAAAGAATCATTTATGGCTTCTGAACCGTTATTTTATTCAAGTATTTTGAAGATAAAAGAATTAGTTATAAAAGAGCTTTTGATATCTCTTATTTCGTTAAGAGATCTTTCATCGCCTCAATTATTGGGATTAAATACCGATTAAAATTTGTCGGATTAGATAAATAAAATCTAATGGAACTTTGTAAATTGCTGGAAGATCAAGTAAAGATAAATCAGCAAAAGATAGTAAAAACTACCTTCTCAACGACTAGATACAAAGAGAGAGTTTATATATAAATTCTTAAAGATATAGTCTAGTTTAACTAAATAATTGTTAATATTCGAAAAGTGTCCCTCTAGAGACAATGAACGAATTATGCGCTCGATTACAGAAACTTGCAAACAATACGAATGAGTTGTCTTCATTCATCACATCTCAGTTCGATGTCACCTCGTTCATTGAGTCTGCATTAACTCAAAATGTTAAGGTTTTTCCTGACTATAATAGTACCATTACCTCAAGGACTTCACTACTCCCACTTGATAAATTAACAGACAAACTTTTAGATCTTATACAGAATCTTGATTATGTAAGAAATAGTGTTCTTTCTCCTCTTGGATTACCATCTACTATATTAGATGGAACATCTGGCAGTAAGTGGTTAATAAATTGGCCGTCTAGAGAAGCAATTCTTTAGATTATTAGTAAGTAAATTTGGTGAAACTATTAATACTAGTAATACCAAGCCTTAGATTAATCTAATTAAGGTATAACGAATAAAGACTTACCAACTTATAAAAAGTTGAATTTATATTCTAAACTATAATAAAAAGATTATAGAGATATCATTGCAGTACTTCAACAGTCAGAAAGAGCTAATTCAAGAGTAACATCATTAATTTCAGGAATAAAAGATTCAATAGTAAATCTTGTTTGTAGTATTTATAAGGTAATATATAATGAAGATTTAGATCCAAGTTTAGTTCAAATTCATATATTCCAGAAAACAACTGTAGAGTATAACAATCAGATAAATGAAGCTGAATCAGTTAGTGGTTTAGTTCAAGGTATCTCTGGAGTTTTATCTAATGCACTCCAAACTTTAGAACAAGCAACTCCATTAATTGAACCAGAATCATATTTAAGTTATATTCAAAACTTACTTAAAGATATTGACCCAAGTACAGAATCTCTAATAAATGAAGATACGATTAAGCAGTATATAGAATTTCTTAATCAAAAACTTCAGGCACAACGAGAACAGCTTGGACTCAGTTAAAATTATTCAAAGAAGATGATAATTAAACGTAAATTATTTGCTTCTAATGATCCCACTCCAGAACAGTCTCCAGAAATTGGTCTAGCTAAACAAGAAATGACTTCTAAGGACTTGCAAATAGAACAAATGAGACTTCAACGTCAAATCCTAGAAACTCAGAGAATGCGACAGAGAATGCAAGCTGAGGAAAGAATGCAAGAAATGAAGCAAGTCAATCAAACTCAGAAACTAGAACAGAAAAAGGATGAAGCTCAAAAAGATAATCAATTAAAAGTAAAGAAAATTGACGCTCAGAATAGTAGGCAGGAAGTAAATAATATAGGATTGTACAAAACAAAATCAAAGCCTACGCCAACAGTATCAATGAAAACAAACTTGTAAGATTATGATTAAAGAAAAGACATTTACAGAAGGAGTGGAAGATTCTAAAGAACAAGAAGAGAAAGGATTTGATCCACTAAGACCGTATATAAAATGAAAATTAAAAGATTTTCCGGTTATTCAGAAGCTGCCCCTGAAGGTGTAACTTATCAAAAATCAAGTCAGGTAATTACAAGATATATTCTTGATCCTCTTGATTCTAGTGTAGATACCTTAGAAGAAACAGATAAACTTGGGGTAACTAAACGAAAGAGTGATAGAATTAAGAAGGTAATAAAACCTCTTAAAAAATATTTTAAATATAAATCAAATAAAAACAGTAATTAAGTATGTATATTAGACGTAAAGTATTCTCATTACTACAAGATGAGACAGGAGAAGAGAGATACTTCTCTACTACTGATGTAACACTGGAAAATGAGGAAGAGAGAACCTTTAGTGTTGCAGAAGATGCAGAAAGTTTGGAAGAAAAGGATTTCTCTGATAAAAAAAAAGAGGAAGATGATGAGCCAAAACTTACAACTAGTAATAAGATTAATATTAAGTTGAATAAAGCTCTGACTACTAAGAAGGATCGCGAAGCATTTGTTGAAGCTTTTGAAGATGGAAAATCTCATAAATACGGAAAACAGGCAGCTAAGTATGCAGCAATTGGTAGTGGTATAAGTGGCGGTATATTAGGTGCTGTAGTTGGTGGTAAAAAGGGTGCAGCTATTGGAGCCGGAATTGGCGCTGTTTCAGGTGCAGCAGGATCTTATGCTGGTACTAGAGCAGGTGTTGCACTTAATAAGCTTGCTAGAAAACATAGTGGTAGTCTTGATACTAAAACAAAATTAGCAGTAGATCGAGTAAAAGTAGCAGATGGAAAAATGACAAAAGAAGAATTTGCTAAAAAATGGAGATCTAAGAAGTAAAAGAAATAATCTATAGAGGTAGTGTAATCAATCTCCTCTATAGAACAAACGCGCTAGATTTTTACAACCGAAGATTAATCGCACTAGGTGCAAAAAGTAAACGGTTGATAGTTGTAAAGCGCGAGAACTATAAAATAATAAATGTATGATAGGAACAGTTAACCCATTTAGTGACCCTGAATTTAAGAAACAAATTTTAGGGAAAGAAGGGAGAGCTGTTGATGACCCGGGAGATTATGAGATTTTGCAGCCGGAAGAGGATGTATCTAAAAACCTAAAAAATATTATAGGGTCAGCTCCAGTACTCCCTAAAACGGCTCGCAATATTATTATGGATGCTAGTGCTATTGCGAGTAATCAAAAAGAACAAAAAGCACTAGAATTAACTCATAAATTGAATGAAGTCTTTACTAGTTATAATAAAGAATATAATATAGATCTTCATGTTGATTTCGGAAGCCTCTCAAATACTTTAGTTAATGTGGCAGATCCGAAGTCTAGACATATCTTAGAATTATATGTTTCTGAGGTATTTCAAAGTATAAGACCTATTTTAATTCTCAATATGATTTCTAAACTTTGTCTTTGTATTGATTATATACTCGATCCAATGAGACTCTTTGATAGTTCACAAATGACTTTACAAGATTCATTTATTGCCGTTAATATATCTGCGGCTTAGTTGAAATACTAAGAAAATTATACTAAAATGCTGAAAGATAGTTAAAACATAAATCAGCAAAAAGGATTACTAATATAAATCCTTTCTCAACGACTAAATGTATAACTAAATTTGAAATATAATTTAGATGATATAGTCTAATTTAATAAAATAAATATTAAAAATAGATATGAGAAAAAATTATGCAATTTATTCAACAATTAGAAGATATGAAGAGTCAGATAATTGTTAAAGGTTCTGATCTTGAATTGAAAAAAATTGCAGAAGAATCTGGAAATGAAGAGTTGAATAGTGAAGAGTCTAAGCAAATAGTAGCAGACTTTATGAGATTATTTCAAAAAGAACATGGAATAGAATAAAAAATGAGATACACTATTCTCACGAACTATGTATCTCTACTTTAAATTATGATAATACCTACTACGACATAGGTAATTAGTACTATTTCTATATAAAAAGTGTAGTAAAGAAATAGCACTCGTTTATTCTACTACACATATATAAGGCTTTTAAGTTTTATGATATTTTCTGATTTATATTTCATAATTAAATCAGAATTGCCTCTTTAGCTCAGTTGGCCAGAGCACGTGATTTGTAATCTCGGGGTCGTTGGTTCGAATCCGACAAGAGGCTCAAAAATAATATTCTCCGTTAGCTCAGAGGCAGAGCATTTGACTGTTAATCAAAGGGTCGGTATATCGTAATTACCACGGAGAGCTGTTTTAGGAGAGGTGGCAGAGTGGTCGATTGCGGCGGTCTTGAAAACCGTTGTACTGCGAGGTACCCGGGGTTCGAATCCCTGTCTCTCCGCAATAATTTTAAAGATAAGAAAAATTATAAAAAAAAAACAATTAATTATGGGAAAAGAGAAATATAACAAAGAAGAATTAATAAGATTATTAATTCATGAAGGAAAATCTTATAAAGAAGTTGCAGCTATGCGGGGTGATGGAAGCACTGGAGAAGCTATACGTAAAGCAGCAAATAGATACGGGATAAAAGTATCAGATAGAAAGAAACTAAGAAAATGTGAATATTGTGGTAAAGAGCATGATGGTTCTTTTGGTTCTGGAAGATTTTGTTGTTCAGATTGTGCAAAGAAATATTCACTTAGTTTCAGCAAAGGTAAAAAACCAGAAGATAAATCTACTAAAGAAGAAAAAGTAGAAGAGTCTGTAAAGATAGCTCCTCCTAAGGAATGTACCACTGAATTGTCTAGATTTGATGGAAAATTAACTTCAGATTTATTAGGATATGTAGGTGAATGTGCGACAATGTTTCAATTAGCAAGAGTTGGAATTATGTCATCTAAACCTTGTGGAGTAGATAGATATGATGTAATTGCAGATATAGGAGGAATACTTTATAAAATTCAGGTTAAATCTACTGCTGGCTATATTGATAAAGATGGAGCATTATCGTACAATCTTCAAAATAAATCTGGATTATATAAAAAAGGTGAAGTAGATTTCTTTGCCTTGTATAATTATGTACTTGATATTATACTATTAGTTCCCTTTAGTATACTTGAAGGTAAATATAAGGTGCGTATTCATTTTGGAAAAGAAAAAGATGAATCAGATTTATTCTTTTGGAAAGATTATATTTTATTTGATGTAGCGAAATCTTTATTATCCAGTTAATTAATAATAAGTTTGTGTGATACTCAAGTGGTTAACGAGGATAGACTGTAAATCTATTAGCTTTGCTTTCGGGAGTTCGAATCTCTCTCACACAACATAAAATAAAATTATAAATATGAAAGTAAAAAGATTTAGTAAATTAGATACTCTACAAGATTCTATAAAAATTGTAAGTAAGAAAACAGGAGAATCTCTCACAATAAATAGATTTAAATCTTTTGTAGATATTCTTGGAAAATTTATTAAGAGACTTAGAGAATGGAGTAATAAGAGACCGTCATTTGATATTTACTTAGGTTCTGAGAAAGTAGCAGAATTAAATCTTATAGAAAAGTCCAAAGAAGAATTAAATATAATGTGGATTGAAACTTATGAAGATTATAGAGGTAAAGGATATTCTCAGGCTATTCTAACAGAGTTGATTAGATTTGCTAAGTCTCAAGGTTATAAATATGTTACTCTTGAAGTGCCTGGTAGATCTCCTGATGCTAGACATATTTATGAGAAGCTTGGATTTAAGGATGATGGAGTCTTGACAACCCCAGAAGAAGATTTTTATTGGGGAGGTCTTACTAGAATGAAACTTAAATTGTTTGCAAATATTACTAATGTAACAAGTTTAACTCCATTGAAAAATATAATAACAACTACTACTAGAAAAGCTACCGGACTATCTAATTCTAAAATAGCAACACAAGCAAAGAATGCAGCATTAGATTTACACTCTGTAACTAAAGATGCTCAAAATTCTTTTATATCTCCTAATGGTAATGGATATGTAACTAAAAGTTATTTTACTAAAAGACGTCCTAAAGGAAAGAAAGTTGAGTTTGTAGGAGATTTATTTGGGAATCCTAATCAATTACAGAAACCGAAAGTTATTAATAGCAGTAGTAATAAAGGAGGAAATTCTTCAATTAGTAGTTTAGATGCTAAAAGAATGAATTTAAAACGGTATAATTCTCATAAAACAAGATCTTTGGAAGTAACACCTACTGCACCTGGACAAAATGAGTGGGTTAAACGTGTAAAAACTAATGGACAAGCTAGGTGGGAAAATAATGGGTTATATATTCCTGGTTTTGAGAAATTATAAAAAGAGAAAGGATCAAAATTATGATTAATTTCACAGACCATTTTGATCCCACTAAAAATATAGAAAAAGATTTAGCAAAAGTAGATCTTAGGGATCAATACACATCATTAACAGAAGATGAAAAGATAATGGTATTTCTTCGTCTCAAAGGATTTACACACAGACCTCCAACGATAGAAAGATTATATTCTGATGATTATTATTTAGGTAGTCAGGAATTTTTTGATCATGGAGATGTAATATTTCCTTTTTGGAAAGATGGATTGAAGAGAATTTTTCCAAATGAAGTTACAACAGCAAAACCATTACTCTGTTTGTCAGGAGCTATTGGTATAGGTAAGTCTACGGTATCTAAATTAGCTATGACAAATACACTAGCTAGGTTAAGTTGTATGGCTAATCCGTGGAGAACATTTAAATTAGGTAAAAAACCACTTAGTTTTATCATCTTTCATAGAGATGAAGATGTAGCAAATGCTGAATTTCGAAGATGGATGCTAGATGATGTATTAAAGCAGAGTCCATTTTTTAGAAATTTACCACACAGACATAATATAAGAATATTAACTTCTGGTCCTAGGGGTAATGTAGTATAAAAAGTTGCCCTCCATATTAAGAAATTATATGGTAATAAAGTAAGTAAATTCGGTGAAAGGATAATCCCAATACCGAGTCAAGGATCTTAGATAAATCTAAGTAATCTTTGATGTAACGAATAAAGACTTACTAACTTATATAATTATATAAGTTAAATTTATATTCTAAACTATAATAGAGTATTATAGAAATAGATTGGCAGGTGGACTAGGAACTGACTTGATTTTTGCAATCATGTCTGAGGTCAATTTTTGGCCTAACGAAGAAAAAGCCATGGAACGTGTAAATAGTACGTATATTCGTATTACATCTCGTTTTGATGTAAAAGAAAGTTTAACATTAGCCGGAAATCTAATAATTGATAGTTCTAGTAGAGGTGCAGGTGGTCCAACTGAAATATTTCTTGAGAATGCAGAACCTCAATTTACTTGGGATTGTAGACCTTCTCATTATGAAGTTAGAAAAAATCTGTACGAACGTTCAAGGGGAATAACTTTCTCAGTTTATACTGGAGATGGTAAATATCCTCCAAGAATATTAAATAAAAATGATAAAGAAGAGAACTATAAATTAGAAGATGATCAAGACCCTGATAGAGTGGAACATGTACCTATTCAATTATTTGGAGAATTTAAATCTGATTTGATTAAAGCTCTTCAAGATAAATCTGGTATTAATACAGGATCATCAGATAGTTTTTTTGGAGGTACTATAGAACACTTATCTAAATGTTCAACAATAAAGAATAGAATTCCTGAAATTATTACAGTTGATTTTTATGATAAAGAAGATAGGATTATTAATCATGTAGAAAAAATGATTAATCTTATTCCAAGAGGTACTCCTATATGGCTAGGTCTTGACTTAGGTGTAGTAGATGATACAACTGGAATAGCAGCAGTTAGTTTTGATCATTGGGAAAATATAAATGGTACTTTAGTTCCTAAGGTTAAATGTCATTTTGTTTTAGGTGTATCTAGGTTAGAAGGACAAGAGACGAGTTTATTTCACATAGAGCAGTTTATAGAAGATCTTAACAAGAAATTTAATATTATAGTTAGTGCTGACCAAGCTTTTTCTAAACAAATACTTCAATATTGTGAAAGAGAAGGAATTAGAAATAATGGGAGAATTTCTACAGATAATACTCCTTGTGAACCGGCTCTTTATTTGAAGTATATAATAAACAATGAACTTCTTGAAATTCCTGAATATAAAAGATTACAAAGAGAGGCATATGATTTAAGATATGTTGGTCCAAAACGTAAAGTAGATCATCCTAAAAAAGCATCAATATCTCCATTATTTGATAATCCTGATGGTTCTAAGCCAGGAAGCAAGGATTTATGGGATGCTTTAGCTTCTAGTGTTTATTCTTTAAAATTATCTATTGATGAAGGAGAAGAGATGGGATATTCTTCAGGAATAGCTAAACAACTCGAATCTCTTACTAAAATAACAGCGGATCCAAGAGAAGAGTCACAAAAAGAACTTCAAAACATGTTGGAAAATATATTTTAAGATTCTTTTTCCATAATATATAATCAATTCCTAGGATGGCCAGAGGAAAGTGGTCTATTGTTCGATCAAGTCCTAGGAACAGAAAAAAAAAGAAAAGAGATATATTTCAATCTCTTTCTTCCATACGTTTTACAAATTCCCATTCTTCTGGAGTAACATAATCCAGAACGCTTTTTGGAATTTCTACTTCTCTATCGTTTAACATTAATTTAACTTTAACAAATAATTTATTAGGAGTAATATCTACATCAGTTACTACTCCATAAAATCCTGTTTTACGAGATTTAACTTTATCTCCTACTTTTAAATTTTTCATAATTTTCTATATTTATTATTACACATATAAGGTTTTTAGAGCTTATGATAATACTACGAAAACAAAAATATAAAGAACTTCCCTGGACCAAAGAAAATATAGAAAAATATAAGTCACAGGAGAATATGTTAAAGCACGCAAGAAATACACCAGGAAAAACGGCTGGAAAATTATTAATAAACCCAGCCAAAGATGAGTTGGTGGGATATATAGCGTGCGAAGAAGATACTATTATTGCTCTAGAAGTTTCTCCGGGGTATAGAGGAAAAGGAATAGCAACTGATTTGATAAATTCTTCTGGGGCTAATAAACTTACAGTATCAAAGAAAAATATAAATGCGATAAATTTATATAAGAAACTTGGATTTGAAATTATATCAGAAACTCCAAAAATATATTTTATGGAGAAATGATTGAACTATAGTATAATTGGCAATACACCAGATTTTGGTTCTGGGATTTCCTGTTCGAGTCAGGATAGTTCAACGAAAGAAAATAATAATAACTAATAAAAACTATGTTGAGAGTTAAAAGATTTAGTAAAGTTACTGATAAAGTTAAAGAAATAGGAAAATCTATTGAACATACAGTAACTCATCCTAAAGAAACTGGTAAGAAGGTGGTGGAGTATGTAAAGAAACACCCAGATGAAGCTATAATTCTTGGAACATCTGATATTGTTCCTGGAGTTGTTGCTGCCAAACTTGCAAAAGCTGGAAAAACAAAACAAGCAGCTATCGCAGGAACTATTGCAGCACTTCCTATTGGTGGTGCATATGTATCAGGGAAAATAGCTATTCGAAAATGGAATGAAAAAAGAAAGAAGAATAAATAGAATAGATTCGAGATGTAGTTCAGTAGATAGAACGCTTGGTTTGGGACCAAGAAGTCGCACGTTTGAGCCGTGTCATCTCGACCTAGATAAATAGACGATGAGATATCGTGGAATTTATATTTAATTTTCATTTATTCAAAATCACTAAGGAAGAGTAAAAGTCGCGAGTTACTCTTCCACTAATGAAAATTAAATAAATTTAGAGTTTGATATCTTGGGAAGCTATAAGTAGAATAAATGAAAAGAAAGATTGATTGGAACAAAGAAGAACTGGAGTATTTATTATTTGATAAGAAACTAACATATAAAGAGATAGCTAATCATTATGGAATTACAAGTGAAAGTGCTGTTCATAAAGCTATAAAAAGATTTGGAATTGATATCTCAGAAAGAAAAACTATAATATCTAAAGAAGATATAGAAATACTTCTTTTTGATAAAAAACTAACTATTTCTGAAATTTCTAAATTATATAACTTAACAGAAGGTGCAACTAGACTTAGAATAAAAAGATTAGGCATTGAATATGAAAAGAAAAATATATCTTTAGTTGATAGAAATGTTAGCAAAGAAGATATTGAAAATCTTATCAAAAAACATTTAACCTATAAAGAAATCGGAAATATTTATAAAGTTTCTGCTAATACTATACAAAATTTAGTAAAACTTTATAAAATTAATAGACCTAAGAGAGGGAATGAATTTATTGTAGAACGGATAGATTCATTTGAATATGTAGATAATGTGATAACTAATGAGTCAATTGATAATAAATTTTTACCAGTTCCAATAGAATTATCAGAAAATTATAAGATAGTATTAACAATAAAAGAAGGAAATAAGTTAGTTAAATTATTTTATGTTCCTGAACTAGGAATTTGGTATAATAATTTTTCAAAATTAAAACACTCTATTGAAAATAGATTAGGGATTAATTTTCTAGAATGGGAGTGTAGATGGATTTTAAAACTGCCAATAAGTAAATTATATACTGAATATTGGATAGATAAGAAAATAGAGTACTATTATTCAGATAAGTATTTTCATACTACTGAATACATAAAGAATAGATTAAGAGAAGATCCTAATTATGTTTGTGATTTTCTCATGATAAAAAGTGATTTAATTGAACAGTTTAATTTATCAAGGGAATATTCAGAATATAAATATGAATATGATTTTACGAATACATGTGAATTTATTAAAAATAAAACTAGTAAGTTTTCTGTATTTGTAAATGAAATAAATCCTTTTACTGGAGATACAATAGGAAATTGGGAAACTAATTTTTTACATTTTATTGTAGAAAAGAAAGATAATTTTATATTAGGAGCTTATAAAAGAGCTATTAAACATAAAAAGACAGATAGTCAATTTTTGGTAGAAGCAAGAAAAGTACATGGAGATAGATATACATATTTAGATGATTATATCAATTACGTAACTCCAATAACTATTTTAGATAATTGTACTGGAGATGTATTTAAAATGTCCCCAGTAGATCATATACATAGAAAAATGGGAAATCCTATAATCAATAAATCTACTGGAGAATTATTAATTATAACCTGGTTAAAAAATTTTCAAATAAGTTATTTAGATGAAGTAGTTGTAAATAATATTAGAAAAGATAAAACTAAATCTGTTCGAATAGATTTCTCTATAGTAGTAAATAATCAAACTTACTGGATTGAATATCACGGAGAACAACACTACAATAAATTTAAAAATTTTTATAATTGGGTAGAAGATGATTTTATCAAACAGTTTCAACGAGATACAGACGTTAGAGATTATTGTAAAAATAGTAATGGAGATATTATTCTTTTAGAAGTTCCGTATATATTAAATACATATGAAAAAGTATCTGATTTTTTAAATAAAACAATAAAATATGGAATAGATCCAAATACATTAATAGATTATAAAAGTTTATATAAAATATAAATAAAAAAAATTAATTATGCGCTGTAGAGTTAAATTATTTTCAACAAGCAGCCAAATTTTAGCAAGTGATGGGAGTCATATTCCAGCACAAGTTCTTCAAGATTATCTCAATAGTGATGCTTATAAAAGCTCTATTGAATCGAAGAATATGTTGGGAGGTTTAACTCACAGAGCAAGAAATTTGGCTAATGCAAAAAACTCAGGAACAGCATTATCTAAGACTGTGGGTAAAGATGATATGATGTTACTTTGTACAGAGGCTGCTGCTCCTGTATTTTATGTAACAAAATTAGAGCTTATGCCTGATTCTTGGTGTTATGCTGAAATAGAGTTATTTGATGAAGCCTTAGCAGATGATGAGGCTGCACAAAACATAAAAAGATTAAAGTACTTATTAAAGGCCGGAGTTCGTCCTGGAGTAAGTGCAGTTATCCTTAAACAATATCTGAGGCATGAATTCAAAGTTAATTCATGAAAATGTTTTTAATTGCTGGAAAAATAATAAATTAAATCAGCAAAAACTATTAATAAAAATAGTTTCTCAACGACTAGAGTAAACACTAAGAAATTTTCTTAGATAATATAGTCTACAATTAATTATAAATTAGTTAAATAATTGGGATATTGGGATTCATCTACTTCTGGAGTAGATACATTACGTAAATTAGTAAGTATCAAGGGATTAGATGTTACTTTGAACCCTTCTTGGAAACAAGCTCAAGTAGTACAGACTTGGGATGATGAAGGAAATCTAATATCTGATGGGGAAGAAAAAAACTTTTCGGATATAGAATATACTCCAAAGGATTTTGAATTTAAAGGACTTAAAGTAAAAGCTTTCTCTGATTTAAATTCTCTTGGATGTGGAGATATGTTAAAATCATCCAAGATTGATGGAAAATTTACAAAGTTAAAAGCAAAAGTTTTCTCCGCAGATGGAATGGTAGAAGAAGTTTTAGAATCCATTAGTAAGATGCCAAAAGAACCTGTTCAAAAAGATTTCTCAGTAATTGCATTAAGAGATAGAATTCGTGAATCAAAGTATTCAACTCGTCAAAGATTTCGTGTATTGATTCTATCTTACAAACAACTTCTAAAACAGCAAGGCGGCCCAGAGAAAATAGATCCAGAAACACTTAAAATCATGAAGTCTTTGTTTACTACAGATCTTTTGGATATTATGAAGTCGATTACACCAGAAATCATGAATGGAAAAAATCCAGGAACATTACTTGGTGCTTCTAGTTTAGGTAAGAATGTACGTAAATAATATGCGTTTTTTATATGAATTGCTGGAAATATCTAAATGAGATAAATCAGCATCAAATCATACTTAGATAAATCTAAAGAAGTGATTTGTTCAACGACTATGTATATAAACTGTCAAAATAGACAGAAGATATAGTCTAAATTATAAATAAATTTTATAAATACATTGATAAGTGTACAAAAATTGTTCTTACCATATAAGATGGCTATGTCTGAGGTATCTAAAACTAATGCAATATCTAAGGCAAGATATCAAAAAATTCAAGCTGCTTATTCTGACTTTGTTAATGCAATGTTAGAGGAAATATTCGCGCCGAAGAATGGTACGAAGAAAGAAGAGCCAGTAGAAGAAGAAAACCCTGAAGAAAACAGTTAAAAAGATTATGAAAGTAGAAAGACGTAAATTATTCTCTTCTTCGATTTCTCCACGGCGCAAGTTATTTTCAGGTGGAGTAACTCAGGCAGAATATAAGAAAATTCAGTGTAGAGATTGTGGTTATATTATGGATACTTTAGCCACTACAACTAACTTCTTATGTCCTAAATGTGGAGCTGTAAATAGATTTAATGTTTTAGAAGTTACACCAAGTCCTGAAAATACTCCTGAAGCTGTACAAGTCGAAGTATCAAAAATTGAAGAAGTAGAAAAAGGATTCTCAAGACGTTCGTTATTCGGCGGAGATAATAATGCCGCTGTACAAAAAGAATTTTCAGAACCGTCGAACGAATTTGAGGTAAAATTAAAAGAATTTTCTGGCAAAACTTTAAATGAATCAGAAGTTGTTAAGGCATTTGGTATTTCCGCCGAAGATTTAGTTGAAAAAGGTTTTGCTAGTATTGATGAAGATAATAAAGTTACTATTCCTGAAACTGCATTCTTACAATCTAAATTATTCTCTAAGTTAATCGTATCAGTGACTAAGATTTTGGATTTAGACCCAATAGAAGGACCTAAGGAAGACATAATTAATATGTTAGAATCTAAAGGATCTTTAGGACCGAAAGGTATAATGCTAATTAAAAAAGCTCATTCTCTTCCACTTGAAGAAATGAAAGAAGTTGAGTTTTCTAGCACTGAAGAAGTAGAAGATTGGATTGAAGACTCTGGAATTATTGGAGACTTAAAGATAGAATTTGGTAATTCTGCAATGGGAATCAAAGAATTTACAAAAATCCTAGAAGAGAGATATGATGATGCTCCAGATAATATAATAGATATATTAATTGATCGTGGAGTAATCAAAATTCAAGGAAATCAAGTTGATATAATGAAATAAAATATTTATAAAACTCAGTATGAAAAATACAAGATTTATGGAAGTCCTATTCTCAGCTGTAGAGGATAAGGATGAAGAATTAGCAAAGCAAGTAGCCAAAGATATTGAAGATGCTAAGGCTAATGGCTCTGTTGATACTGAAGAAGTAAAATATGAAAATATCGGTGACGGTAAAGTTTCAGTAACAGACAAGGAAAATGGCGAAGTTACTATCGTTGAAAAGGCTTCTGATGAGGATGATACTTATGATATGTATCCAGCTGAACAATCTGAACAAATCGAGGGATATCTTCATCCGGAAGGGGATGGAGTAACTCCGGGTAATCAGGTAGGTGCAGCTGACGAGGAAGTTGAAAATCATATGGATGGTAGTGCTGTTATTGCACCAAATCTTCCTGATGGTGGTTTAAATCCAGCAGCTGGTCATGAAGAAAGTGTAGAAATTACTGCACAAGAAGGTCCTGAAGCTGTAGAAGAATGCGAAGAAAAAGAATTCTCTGTAAGTACTGATAATAGCGTAGTTCTTAGAATTTTCTCAGATCAAGAATTTTGTGAAAGATTATTCTCAGAAGTTATTGAATCAGAAGAAACAGCTAAAGTAGGTGATCTTAAAGTAGAGAAAACTGGTGAAAATGAAGTAGTTGTTACATCAGAATCTACAGGTGATCAAGCAAAGGTAGAGTTTAATGGTGAAGATATGGATGTTACTGAGCTAGAATCTAAGAATTTTAGTGAAGCAGAACAGTTTGATCCGTTGTTTGTAGTAGGAGTAGATCCAGTAAATCATGTTATTGTAGATGCTCCAGAGTATGACGAAGCATCAGCTCAAGAATTAGTTCAGAGTTTAACAGAAAAAGGAGTAGCAGGAGTTAGAATTTTTGATAACCCCGAAGACGCTCGTGAATATGCTATCGATCTCTTGAATGGTCTTGGTGTAGTTGAAGATGAACAACTTGGAGAACCTGAACAAGCAGAATTTTCAGATCATACTATTTACTTAACTGAATTCCAAGCTGATAATACAGACTTTATGTGTCGTTTCTTCTCTGAATCTGTAGATAGTATTAGTGCAACTCAGGATGCTATTGAAGATGCTATTGGAAATGGTGATGAGATTGAAACAGATTCTGAAGTTATTACACCTATCGATTCTAAGACTGCAGTTATACAGGATAAAAATAAAGATGAATTTACTAAAGTTAGTTTAGAAGGTGAAGAAATGGAGCTTGAAAAGATAAGCGAAGATCAAGCAGAAGAGTTGACAGATCATATCGTTGTTTCTGAAGAAGAGGAAGACGAAGATGAGGAAGAAGAAAAAGAATTCTCTGATGTTTGGTGTGACGAAGCAGAAACTAAATTTTTCTCAGAAAATGAAGAACTTACTCAGTATATGATTCGTTTGTTCTCTGAAGAGGCTGATTCTGCTGAAATTGAAAGCGCAATCCAAACTGGCGAACAAGTAGAAACAGATAAAGAAATTATTACGCCTATCGATTCTAAGACTGCAGTTATACAGGATAAAGAAAATGGCGAATTTACTAAAGCTGAGATGGATGAAGAAGTTCTTGATGTTAATCCTATCTCAGAAGCAGAAGCCGATAATCTAACAAACAGTATTGCAGTAGAAGATAAAGTTGAAAATCATGAAGAAAAAGAATTTTCTGAAGATATCTACTGTAATGAGGCAGAAACTAAATTCTTCTCTGAAGGTGAGGAATTTACTGAATATATGGTTCGTCTATTCTCTGAAGAAGATGGTCATTGTCCAGTAGAAAAAGCTATTGAAACTGGTAAGAAAGTAGAAACAGATAAAGAAATCATTACTCCAATTTCAGCTACAGAAGCAATTATAGAAGATAAGGAAAATGGTGAATTTACTAAGGCTACTATGAGTGAAGATGATATTGAATGTCATCCATTATCAGAAGAAGAAGCTGACAAACTTGAAGAACATTCTATTGATAAAGAAGAAAAGAAATTCTCAGGAGATTATGAAGATCCTATTCTTAATAAATTCTTCTCAGATGTTGTAGGTGCAGTTCCTGTTCCTGCTGGAGAAGTAGATCCTAATACTCCTGTAATTCCTTTAGCTGATCCTAATGCTGTAGCTCCTCAGGAAGTAGCAGTTCCGGCAGGTGTTGCTCCTGCACAAGGTGGTGCTACTAGTGTTGAAGCTATTGAAGATAAAGCACTTCAGGCAGTTCAAAGTATCCAAGCAGTAGCAGAAGAAGCAGCTCAGCAAATTATGGAAGCAAAACAAGCTCCTGCACAGGCTCAAGAACAAGATCTTCAGGAAGCTCAGTTCTCAGAAAAGAAATTCAGTGATACAAATGATACTCTAGTATCATGGTTGACTGGAAATAGTTTTCGTAAGTAATTAAATATAAATAGATAGGTTTATGGTTATCCTCAAAAACCATTTTACATAAACTAAAAATAATAAAAACATTATATACATTATGAATACACAGTATTTGCAAATGATGCAGACTCCTTCAATGATGGAGGCTCTTATTAATAGCTCAGTATCAGCAGAAGATGCTAACCTTCGTTCTCGTGAATATGCTAAGATGTTCTCTCGTAACGATGAAATGAAAGATTTGTTTGGTCTAGGTAATGCAGGTAATTTGCTGCAGAAGACTTTCTCTGGTTATGCAGAAACTCCGTTGCTGTCTACTCAGTATTTCAATGCTTCTGTAGCTTCTTATGTAAGCTCATTCGCAGGTTATATGTCTATCGAACGTGACTTTGATCAGCCTAATGGTTTGTTCTATTGGTTCGACGTTTTGGGTGTAACTGATATGCGTTCTGTTATTCCTAACTTAGGTCCGGATAACTATCAGGATATTCAAGCTATGGGTAACTTTACTTTGAATATTACTCCGACTACTAATGCTGACTACTCTTCTTTGATTGGTCGTAAGATTATCCCTGGTACAGTACGTGTTAAGATTGCTACTGCAACTGAAAAATTCGAATTGATCGATAATGGTCAGGGTGCTTTCATGGCTGTTGCTGGTAAGATTTCTAACGGTACTATCAACTATTTGAATGGTCGTGTAGAATTTACTTTGGCTACTGCTTTGGCTGGTGATGCTGCTACTGAATCAATCACTATTGTAGGTAAAGAAGATGTTACTGGTACTCCTTGTAACACTATTGGTGCTTCTAATGCACATGCTAATGATAAGAGATTTATCGCTAAGATGCAACAGCTTGGTTTGGCTACTGTACCTGATATGTTGGTAGCTGAATATAATATTGCTGCTTTAGGTGCTATGAAGAAAGCAACTGGTTCTGATATGGCTACTTTCTTGTTCACTAAGCTTCGTGAATTGTATACTAAGGTAATTAACTATAAATTGGTTTCTACTTTGGAAGAAGGTTATAATGGTAACGTTATGGCTGACTTGGATTTGACTCAGGGTGCTATGACTGGTCAGTTCATGGATTATCGTTCTAGAGTTGATTTGTTCGATGCTTACTTGATTAATGTTGAAAGTGCATTGGCAACTAAAGCTGTTAAGGGTGTTGATGTTACTGCCTATGTAGCTGGTAATATGGCATCTAATCAATTCCAGAAGGGTGGAATGATTGGTAAATGGGAACGTAATACTAAGATGACTTATATCAATGACCTGTTGGGTTGGTATAATGGTATTCCTGTACTTCGTTCTACTGATATTGCTGAAGCTCCGGGTGAAGGTACTTTCTATGCAATTCACAAAACAAAAGATGGTCAGATGGCTCCGCTTGCACGTGGTATCTATATGCCTTTGACTGATACTCCGACTATTGGTAACTACAATAACCCAACTCAGATGGCTTCTGGTATCTACTATCAGGAAGGTACTAAGTATATGGCTCCTGAATTGGTACAGAAGGTTACTTTCAAATTCGGTATCTAATTAAACCATAAAAATCATTTGGATCGTTAAACTCTCAGATCCCTAAAGAATAAAATGATTTTAAACAAAGAGAGGGATTCCCTAGGTCTTATAGACTTAAGGTTCCTTCTCTTTTTAATTTTTACAATTATGGCAAGTACATTTAGATTAAAGAGAAAATTATATTCTGATGATAAAGGCGGAATGAGTACTGGGAAAAAATTAGCTTTAGGTGGCCTCGCAGCAGGTGCAGCCATTCTTGGGGCTAAAAAAGGTGCATTTGGTGCTAACATAATGGCTAAAACTAATACTGGACTAATGAAAGCTGGTAAAGCTGTTGGAGGAAAAGTTGGAGATAGAATGATGATGTCTGGAGCTAAGGATTTTGGAGTTGCACGAGCTAAACAAATTGATAATGCACTTTTAAAGAAAACAGGATCTCAGATGACAAAACAAGCTTTTAATGCAAAAGCTGATCAAAAAGGTATGCAGGCACTTGGAAAAATTATGAAATAATTATGGCAACTTATAAGCTTAAAAGAAAAAATTTTGGATTATTTTCTCCATTCGCCAAAACAGCGGCAAATTGGACTGCAGCAAAAGGAGCTTTTAAAGCAGGAGAAAATGCCAAAGGTTTTAAGAATTTAGCTTCTACTGTGGGAAGAGGCACTATTGGAATAGGTAAAGGATTAGGTGTTGCTGCCGCCGGAACTGCTGCATTAGGTGCTGGTACATTTTTAGCAGCAGAAAATAAAGCTAATAGTTAAGGAAGAAGTTAATCCCTGAAAATTAATTTTAAAATATTAAAATAAGTTTTATGAGTGATGTAATTTACAGAGGTCTTAAACTCTCTTCTAATAAATGTAGGTATTTTCAAGTAAAAGAAGGACAAATAAGCTCTATAGTAGAGGATACTTCAAGATCTACTCTCACTCTAACTTATTCTCCAGGAAGTACTTCTGGAAGTTTATCAGATCTTTTAGGAATACCGTGTACTGAAAAAAGAATTGACATGCTCCCTACAGGACTTCCTAAATTATTTAAAAATACTTATGTTACATTAAATGGACTTAAGTTAAGAAAATTAACTTATGATCCACATACTATTAATATAGTTATTGTAAATGATTCAGAATCTAGAGTTATCCAAAACTATAATTATACAACAATAGTAGTTTCGGAAGGAGATTATAAAAATCCTGAGTTTATAAATTTCTTGTTTTACTCTGGAAATCTTATATATCTTCAACCTATTGGACCTAGACCAAGCTGTTATGAGATAAGAAATTTTCCTAAAATTATAATTAGTTCAGATGATGTTACACTTGAATCTGAATCTGAAACAATATTTACATTAAGAAGGAAATATAATGATTATGTTATAAGGGCTGTAGATTATCAAGATCAATTTATTCTAGAATTACGTAAAATTTTAGATGATTATGGTTTAGAGTTAGTTAGAATTAATAAAGAAACTACATTAACTAAAACATCACATGTTGTTTATCAATTTCTTCAGACTCCAGTGAAAGATAATCATCCTAAGTATTCTGATGATAAAGTAATGCAGCATAAAATACCAGTTGAATTTTATCTAAGAAGTACTGATATGCCATTATTCTTTGACTTTAAAAATAGATATATGAATGTCACATTACTTACTAATTTCTGTGAATTCAAAACATCAGATAGATATGGACAAAGATGGACAGCTGCAATAAAATGGGGAGGAATAACTGAAGATTTTAACCAGACATATCAACAAGATGATAATTCAAATTTCTCTTATCAATGTCAATTCAGATGTGAACTATTTTTCTATGAAGTAATTGATGATAGATATAAATTCCTAGAAGAAATAGTTCAGAATATAGAGTTTGAACGAAATAATCCAGATTATCATTATGAAGTTCCGGTTGATACTGAAACAACAATTATAAACAAAGGGTTATGATAAATTTTAGAAAGAAGAAATACCTTATCCAAAATTTAATGCCGGACGCTATTGAATATTTAAAGAAACAAGGATTACGGCCTAATATTATAACTCCAGAGCAAGCAGATAGCGTTAGTAGAGTTAATTCTAAGGCTATGGTTTTAGTTTCATTTATAAAAAATGAGTCTGGATATTATCAAATTCAAGTACAGGATAAGGAATTATACAATTATACTCAAAAATTAATCAAAGATATTTTTAGAATGAGAATAACTGATATTAATAAAGAAACCAGAGTAATCACAGCAGAAACTGATCACTTAGGAATAGCTTTTGATATTATAGAAATTCTCGCTACAAAATATAATTTATCAGTTGTGGCATGATTAAATTTAGACAGAAAGAATTTACAGAATATGATGCAATGAGAAGTCTTTATGTAAAACTTATGCGATATTCTGATAGAAATAAATTCGGAGTAATAGATACTAGTGCATTAATTCCTGTTCTTAGAGGAAATAATGTAGTAATCGAAAGATTTGTAATTAGTACTTCTATGTTTGGAAAAGATAAATATAGAATGTATCTAAAAATTGGTGCCAAAGCAAAGTTACCAGATGAGGTTAGACTTCCAGGTAAAACATATGATAAACGTCTTGGAAATATGCAATTAAACGTAAGTCATTCTATATTTGCGCCAAAAGATAGTGATCCAAATTGGAATAATAACAATAATGGAGGAAATAATAATACTTCTTTAGGAGACACTTCTGGACCTAGGAATGATAATCCTGAAGAAAGAAGAGGTGGAAAAAAGAAAGAAAAGAAGTATTCAGAATTTCCAGGATCAATTTTAGAGCAAAGAGAATTTAAGAGTAAAGGCGGTGATAAACAATATCCCTATCTATCTGGTTCATTCTCTCCTTCCTTTGATCTATCTTATGAAGTTTCTGAATTGCTTGGAGAGGCTATCAAATATGATAAAAAATCAAGATCATTGGTCTTAGAATTCAAATCTATCGAAGATGCTATTAATGCATTGAATATATTACCCTTCGGATTAGGTTATAAAATATATTTACTTAATGCATGATGATTGTAAAGAGATTTTCTCAAACCAAGATATTAAATACTAATAACCCAGCTCTTGGTTTCACTAAAGGGAGAAAATATGATACAGATATGGATAGACTGGGTAGAATGAATACTTCTCAACGTGAATTAGCTGGAATCGGTAATTTAGGAAAAGAAATGAGAAAATTAAATCAAGAATTAAATCGTGGAGGAAGAGGTAAATGGCAAGATACAGATTAAAAAGAAAATGTTACAATGCACTAACTGAAGCTGCCGGAAATACACTTGGAGGAGTTACAGAAGGAGTTGGTAAAGCTCTTGATAATAAAGTAGCCGGAATCGCTGGTGGTGTTTTAGGAGCTACTAAATTAGGAGGAACTATTGGAACAATGATAGGGGGACCATTTGGAAGTATTTTAGGTATGGGAGCTGGTTATCTCTTAGGTTCTGCAGCTACTAGAGGTCTTGGAAAAGGTCTTAAAACTGCCGGTCAAGATATGCAGACTTAATTATAGGAGGATTTAGATTATGATTAAGTTTAGACAAAAAGAATTTTTTTGGGGAATGGCTTTAAATGCTGCAGGGGCTATTGGTACAGGTCTTTCTCTAAAACAAGGCTCTGATCAAATGAAACAAGCTGAGGAACAAGCAGCACAGGCAGAGGAGCAAAATAGAAAGATGACCAAAGCTTTAAATAAAATTGCAGAAAACGCAAAAAATAATCCACAAGCAGCACAACAAGCAGCAGATGTAATGGGACAAAAACAGTTTGCTCAAATAAATTTTGCAAAACTTACAGCAACTCTTAAGAATAATAAAACTTTAGGAAATGCTAAAGGTCTCGCTAAAGATGTTGGTAAAATTGTGTGGAAAGGAAAAAATAAGCTGATTGGTGGAACTATGATGGGAGCTACAATGGCAGGAGCTTCATATCTTACTGATAAAGCAATTCAAAAAGATATGAAGAAAAATGGAATGCCTCTTGAAAAAACCTATTCTGCTGGATCTATAATGAAAGCAGTAAAAGGTACTGGAAAAGTTTTAGGAGAAGCTGCAAAAAAAAATAAAGGAACGTTAATAACGATGGCTGCTCTAGGTTCTGCTCCCATGGCTCTCGGATACTCTGCTGAAAAAGCTCAATATAAAGATCAGATGGCATTAACTCAGAGAAACTATGCAGTCCCTGGAGTAATGGCAGTTAAAAGATTATTTACTGGCGCTTCTAAATCTGTAAGAAATTCACAGATATTTAAAACTCCTGGACAAACAATTTTAGGTGGACTTTCTAATTTATCTGGCGGAGGTGGTCGAAAAGGTGTATACAAATTCGGTCATCAGTTAAATAGATATGGAAAACATTCAGGTTCAGTATGGTCTCAAAAAGCAGGTAAGTTCATCATGGATAACCCCAAAACAGCCTTAGCAGGTAGTATTCCAGTCGGTGCTGCAGTTTTAGGAGCAACGTGGGGAACTGGAGAGAAGATAGTAAATAAAACAGCTCGGGCTCTAGATAAAGATGCTTTCAAATATCAAGATTCTAAAAATCAAGAAATACAATGATTATAAAAAGAAAATTATTCACTAAATACGACGATACTGATAATCTTAAGAGAATGAAAGATTCAGATATTCTTGCTGAAAAACCAAAACAAGCTCCTGGATATGGTTCTGTAGCTGGTGCTGCTCTTGGTGGTGCTGCTCTTGGTGGAACAGTTGGTGCTGTTGCTGGAGCTTTCGGAAAGAATAAGGCAGGTCGTAGTTTACTCAGAAGAATGGGTAAAGGTGGAAAAACTGGATTAGTTGTTGGTGGTCTTCTAGCAGGTGGAATGGCTCTTCGAAATAGAAATAAACAAGCTGAAAATAATGAATGGTATAATAAAAGACTTAATTATGCTCAGAGACAGGCTAGACGAAGAGAAAAACAGGATTGGAAGACAAATATGACTCAAAGAGATGGTTATTCCTATTAAAATTAATAAAAAATTATGGCAAAATTTAAACCAAAGAAAATAATCAGAGATGTAAAGGAGTTTTATAAAAATAACCCTACGGCAAAAATTACTACTGCCACTGCTGGATTTTCTGGAACTAATCTTGCTATTAATGCTACTAGAAAAAATTCTGATAAAAAATATCAAGATGAACAGCTAGAAGCAATGGATAGATTAACTAAAGCACTTGGAGGAGTTAATAAAACTTTAAAAGAGGTAGAAGTAAAAGAACCTAAAAAGACAACCTCTTATAAATTTAAAAAAATCTTTTCCGAGAAAAATGATAATAATATGATTACATTTAGAAGAAAAGACTTTAGTATATTATCTGATACTGTTAAAGGAGCTATAATTGGTGGAAACGTAGCTACTCTAAGTTTACCATTATCCGGAAAAGATGCTAAAAATATTAAATATGAAGGAAGTAACCCTACTTTCCGAAAATTAAATGCTCTAAGTCCATTTGCTAAACGACTTGGAGTAGTAGCCGCCGGAACATTAGTCGGAGCAGCTCTTGGAGCCTTAGTTGGTACTATAAAAAAAGGTGATGAGGCTATTTCCAGAAAGTTAACAGTTGACAATAGATTAATGGATAGAGTAGTAGAGGATCTTAAGAAAACAGGTTTTAAAGAAGGCTCCGATTTTACAAGAGATCCTAAAACGGCGGATTCTCTTAAATCAGCAATAAGTGTAGCTATAACAAGAAATTCTGGTGAACTTAGACTTCTAGTAAATACAATAGCAGATAATAAACTAAAAGATATAACAAAAAACATAATACGAAATCTACCAAACTCAAGTGCAGTAACAGAAGAAAGTAAAAGTAGATATAATGAGATTTCTATAACTACTATATCTGATGGAACCGCTGATGTTGGTTTAATAGCTGGAATATGTGAAAAATTTATAAGAAATAAATATCCAGTATATCTCGTAGAAGTTGGTTAAATAAAACAATTAATTATTATATTTAAATTATGGCACAATGGACTGAAACTCTCGAACCGTATGTAAAAGTTATAGAGAGAGTACATACCGCAGCTCTTAATCCTACTGCAGGTGAAAGTTTAATTATCGGAGTGACTTTAATTTCTGATGCAGGCCCAGCAGTTCCTACACTGATCTCTAGTCAATCTGAATTCTTAAAAACTTATGCTTCAGGGGACTTAACAGAAGATTATATGGCATCCTTGAATAATCTTTATCATGATGCTAATAATACAGGAGATAAAAATGTAGCTGCAACAATGTGGATGAATGCTTATAGATTGGCTGGCTCTAATGTTATGCTGGTTTGTAGAGCATCTAAAGCTAACGATATCTACTACGCTAAACCCATGACTAAAACTGATTATAGTACATATATCCTTAGAGATGGTGCTTTAATGAAGGGATTTAGAGATGCTGATAAAGGTGTCGTTAAGTTTGTTCTTGATATTGATGGTGATGATGCAGAACATGATCAAGATGGATGGTCAATTAATTTGAATGGAGTAGGTATTCTTGGTAATCGTACCACCGATGATGGTCCTCAATATGATTACTATGTAAGAACTCTCCCCGACTTAGTAAATCAAATGAATGAAACTAATAAATTCTTCTCTCCATCTTATAAATTCTTCACAGATCCTAATAATATCATCTCTGAAAATGAAACAACTGATCCCGATAAAGCAAAGGCAGTTGTATTCTATGAACTTTATCTAGGACAGGATATGCTAGATACTTCAGACTCTAGATGTCCACTAGGAAAGCAGTATATCGTGATTTGTGAACCTGATTGGACTAGTGATAATCCTAATCAAAAACTTATAGATATTAATGCTTCCGCTTGGTCTGGTTTCGAAGAACAGAAATATTATGCAGTTAATCAATATAACTCTAATACTGATCTGAGAGTTAGAATTAGACGTTTTAATCATGATGCAGTAGTTACCAAAGAATTAACTAACCCCGCTTTGAACGAAAACTCTGATTCTCCTTATATGGTACTATCGGCCGTTCTAGATACCTATACTAAGAAAGGAACAGTAGAACCGTCAGAAAGTATCCTACAGCGAGATTTTTATGAAGTCGCTGTTCTTGATCCTAATATTTCTGACGAAGTACAGTTCTTTAATATAGGTAAAGTAACCGGCCGTGGAGATATGGAAGTATCAGAACTCAATGAACTCCTAAGTATGATTCAACTTCAACTCCCTGACGATATGAGAGAGCTTGGATTGAACTACTATGGATACGGAGCTGATGATAAAGTATGGGTAGAACTTGATCCTAATGACCCAAATGCAGGTTCTTATAAACAAACAGTTTCTTCAATGACTGATCTTTACAACTCAAAAGGTATGTCAGTTGGAGATGTTTACCGAGTTGGATCTGGAAGTTCATATAAGTACTATGAATATCAAGAAAATGGTGGAGATCAAGTTTATGCAAAATTAGGCGTAGATCCAACTGAAACAGATATTCTTGATGTATCTGAATCGGATCTTAAGAAAGCACTTGACGAAATCAACATTCAGGAAATCTATGTGGTTGAAGGATTATGTGACCTTGGAAATACATCACTAAGTTTCCAGAATTACTTGGCTAATATGGCTATCAATTCTAACTATTTCTATCCAGTATCAACAGTTCAGAGCACAAATTATATGACTATCGCTAATAATGCAACTAAAATAGCACAAGATTCATATAAACTCTATCTGTCTGCACCTTGGGATATCGACTCCGGTACATTTGGATGGAAATATTATTGCTCACCTGCTGTTGTTTACTGGGAAGCTGTAGCTAGAAACCGTAAGTTATTTTTGCGGTTTATAAATTATACTAAAATGCTGGAAATACATAATAATAAAGTATAATCAGCAGAAATTGGAGTAAATTCTAATTTTTCAACGACTAAATGTATAACTAAATTTGAAATATAATTTAGATGATATAGTCTAGATTATTAAGTTAATCTTATTAAATATCGAGAAATAATGCAGAATTTGCTCCCGTGCTTGGACAAACTAATGGTATTGTTCAGTATCAAAGACCTATGACTGAGTTTAATAAGAAAACTCGTCAACTTCTGCTCTCTAAACGAGTAAATACTGTACTCTGGAATTATCAAACTAATGCTTGGAATATGAATGATAATTATACTAAGCAAAGTGTAGATAATATTGTTTCAGATGAAGGTAACTCTCGTTTAGCTATTCGTATCTCAAAAGCTATGCCTGTATTACTTAAACAGTATATAGGCTGGAGAATTGCACCAAAACTATGGGAAAGTGCGATTGGAACTATCGATTAATTATGTAGTCGCCTAGAGTGGATCTAGGAAAATTATACCAAAATGCTGGAAAAATCTTGGTTACACCAAGTATAAATCAGCAAAAAGGATATCTTAGATTTATCTAAGTAAAATCCTTTCTCAACGACTAAATGTATAACTTAAGAAGTATTAATTCTTAAGATGATATAGTCTATTTATTAACAATTATTAATAACTTAAAAGTACTGGTTCAAATCAACTATTCTCCCAATGTCTTATAATATTGATGATTACCGTTAATATAAATTAAGCGGCCTTAAAATTTTTAAGGAAAAATAAGAAAATGCTGGAAAATAAAAATAATCAGCAAAGTATCATTATTGATACTCTCAACGACTAAGTACTTATTTGTTTAAAATAAAATTAAGCAAATGATATAGTCTGATCTTAATAAAATTAAATATTAAGTTACATAAATGATTATCATCGATGAGACAAATAACCCTGTTCAAATTCAGCGTAAATAATTGCGCCTTGGATTTTTATATTACCAAGAAAAATAAGAGAATTGCTGGAAGATAATAAAATAAATCAGCAAAGAAAGTTTACAAAAATTTTCTCTCAACGACTATGTACTTATTAAAATGATATAGTCTGATCTTAAATATTAATCTTATATTTAAGTTTAACAATAATGCAGAATAAAATGGTGGTTAACGTTTTGGTTAGATACCAGAGAGCTTTGAAATATGTCATCGTAAAGTATATGCGATTATTATACCAATTGCTGGAACTTAATAAATCCAAAGAATCAGCAAAAATAGATATAATTCTATTTCTCAACGACTAGATGTATAATTAAAATTTCATGAAGATTTTAAAAGATATAGTCTGAACATGAGTAGATAATACTTAGCAAACATATTGATATCACGACATTTTCGACGTTGGTATGGATCTTGCAGTCTCAGAATATGAAGATACAAGAGGAGCAGCCCTTGAATAACGGGAAGCAAATAAAAATAATGATAGTATGTTGGAGAAATCTGACATACTATCCTTTATAAAATATTTAAATTACTATGCCAAAAAAATTGACAAAAGAAACAGCTAAGGAAATTATAGAAAATAAGCTCAAAAAAGAAACTCCTTACATATTATTTATTGGATTTGAAGATAATGTTTGGTTAGGTAATAGAAAAACAAAAATAATATTAAAATGTACTAAACATAATATAATATCAAGTATATTATATAAATCATTTATCGCTGATGGATGGAAATGTAATGAATGTTATCATGAAAATCATCGATTAACTAAAGAAGAAGCTGAAGATAGAATTGAACAAGTTCATAAAAATAATCCACTCGGATATAAATATATTATACCAAAAGATTTTGATATAGTTAAAGGAAACAGTGATATTATTGGAATATGTCCTATTCATGGAGAATTTAAAATAAATTATAACTATTTATTAAAAATAGATCCAAATAAAAGAACATGTGGTTATTGTAACAATACCATTCCTCTAACAGAGGAACTTGCTATAGAAAAAATTAATACTATTATAAATAAAATAAATCAAGAATATCCAAAAATAACTTTTATAGGTTTTGTTAATAATATTTGGTTAGGAAGTAAAACAAAATTGATTCTTAAATGTAATAAACATGATATATTAGGAAATCCATCATATGATTCTTTTGTAAAAAATGAAAGTTGGAATTGTCCCAATTGCAGAAAGGAATTAATAATACAGTCCAATCTTATTACGCCAGAAGAAGCACAAGAAAAGATAAATTCTATCTTCAAAAATAATAATCCTAATAATTATGGCTTTAATTTAATAAAGTCTACTTATACCGGATATAATAATGAAGTTATTATTATATGTCCTATTCATGGAAAAGTAAGTATAAAATATAGAACATTAATTAATCACGGAAACTGTCCAAAATGTTTACATGAATCGAGAATTTACAGTATAGATAAATCAATTAAAATAATTAAGTCTCTGGTTAATCAAAAAAATAAATTAGAAAATACTAATATATCTTTTATAGGTTTCATTAATGAAGATAAATGGGATGGTATTGAAAATAGTAAAATTAAATTAAGATGTAATATACATAACATTACTTATATAATTAACTATAAAACATTTTCTAGAGATAAATGCACAGGAGGATGTCCAAAATGTTCTAAAATATTATATAAATCAGAAGATTTTTGTTTTGATATAATATCATCATGTGTTAGATCTGAAAATATTCAGAGAAATTTCTATATTTATTTTAATAACAACAAGTTTATAAAAGTAGACTTTTTTATTAAAAAACTTAATTGTATAATTGAATTTGATGGAATTCAACATTATGAATTTGTTCCATTTCTTCAAAAAACTTATAGTAAATTTATAAATCAAGTTAATCGAGATAGATGCTTAGAACAATATTGCAAAGAAAATAATATATGTCTTCTTCGAATTCCCTATAAAGATAATAATAGAATCCCTGAAATCATAAAGATATTTTTCGAAGAAGGAAAAGATATAACAACAAAAGTAGAACCTAAATTATTACCAGTATTATATTATGGATAAAACATTATTAACAGATCTTAAAAAGAAGTTGTTTATCAGAAGTGCTCTTATAAGCTTAACTTCACTTGACGAAATCTTAGCATTAAATGACTACCTTAGTGCGGATGAGATATTACTGGAGATAATTAAGGAGTCGTTAAGAGAATTTGAACATACCTTGCCATTGATTCTGGAGATGAAAATGAACCGTTCTCAGATGTGTAGTTGTGAGAACATGGGACTTGAAGGGTATTGTGAGATTAAGAGTAATTTTACATTATTTCTTGATTGTAAAATATCGGAAGATCAGATTATATTAATTCCAAACTCTATTCCTATGTACAGAATTGGATCTATTTCGTATCCTGCTCCAGGAAACTATACTTATTTTACGGATTATAGACGTCCTTATGTTTTTATGATGGATATGCCTAGCTATGATCAATTTTATGTTAGGGGGATATGTAGTCGACCAATAATTCCTGACTTTCTTCCTGATAAAACGTTTAATCCAGGATCATCTAAAGCAGCTATTTATTGGCTGAATGTAGAAGAAGGGTCGAGAGGTACATTTTTTATGGATCTCTGTATGACTCATTTACTAGACTATATTAGGAACCTAAAGGCTTCATTAATGTTACCTAATGTTGGTTTGGAAGTTCTTAATAATATCGATGCTGCATATCAAGAGCTTAGATCTAGGTGTGATAATTATATACTCCAATCTGGATGGTATGGAGATTTACTTGTTTAATATATAAAATTATGATAATAAAAAGAAAGTTGTATTCTCTTACAGGAACTAGAGTATTGGCTGGATTTAATAAAAAAGTTCTTAGAAAGACTCCAATGGCTGCAAAAAGATCCGCCATAAAAACACAAAATAAAGTCTTAGAAGCTACAGCAAGAGGTTTAAATAAGATAGAAGGAGTAAAAATGGCGGCAAATCAAGCAGCCATTAATCCAGGAAGAGTTGTAAATACTAAAGTAATTCAACCATCTATAGAAGCACCTATAACTTCTGTAGCTATGAAAACAGTACCTATTCCTGGAACATCTGCTTTAGTTAGTGTAGTAGGAAAACCAGAGAAAACTATGTGGAAAAAGATTGGAGTTGGTGATAAAATGTCTAAGGCTGCATCTAAGTATGTAGATAGTAAAGGAGGCAGAGTTGTAGAAGATGTAGTAAATAGCTCAACTAATTATTTAAAAAATCTTATGGTATGACAAAATTTAGACAAAAACAATATACAATTCCGGAGGGTCACTATACAGGTCCTAAGGATATGGATAAGGTTCCAGGAGCTATAGAAGTAATCGGAAAATCTGCCTTAGCTGGTGCTGGTATTGGAGGAGTTACAGGTAGTCTCCTAAAAGATGCTAGTATTACCAGTGGTGCTATAACTGGAGGTAAATATGGAACTATAGCAGGTGTAGTATTAAAATTCTTCTTAAACTATTTACACAATCCAATGTCATCTATTAAATTTCAAGAAGTAGATAAATTAATTCGTCGTGAGTTTGGTATTTATAGAGCTTCTGGAGTAACTATAGGAGATTCATTAGATAAAAGAGCAAAAATAGATGAGAAGTTTAGTTTTAATGATCGAAATGTAACAGCTTATAAATTAAATTTTTCAATACAAGATAATTCCATTACCATGTATACTTTTGGAATGACCTCTAAGGAATTGGAAAAGACTTCAGATAGTTTAGACTATTACTGTAAGAAGTATACAGGGATGGAATATAGTAGTTATGCAATCAATTCTAGAAATAATTCTTATTCAGTGGCTATTGTATTTACAAATTATCAAGTTATAGCCAACTTTATAATGGAACTCAGTAATACTCTTGGAGTAAAAATAAATCTTCTTGATAACAAAGCTTTAGTTGAAAATAGAATTAAGGAAGTTGAACAGAAGGATTTTTCGGTTAAGTCTTTAAATAAATATGATTTAAAGAAATTTATTGGGAAAACGGGAAAATTTCTATTTTCCGGTAAATCTGAAGATCTTATCGGTTTAATTTATAGTGCTGCAGTAACTTTTTCTAATGATCCTGATATAATTCCTACATATCGAGGAGACTTTGGAAATAAGTACTTAGAAAATAGCCTTAAAAGACTTCGTTATGTTGAAGGTCTAGATTATACTGTTGGAGAATTTGGTGGAGATATAGGTATTAATATGTCAATGATCTCTGGAATATTCGTAATAACAGTAAATAAAGAGGATACCAACGAACTTAAGAAGATTGATTCTATTTTCTGGAATCACTTAAAAACGATAGTAAATAGGGTAGATACTGGAAAAGTAGTTGTATATAACTACACAATTAAAACAAGAAATGAATTTGATTTTATCTTAAAAAAATTCATGTCAACTGATGTAAAACCTAATATATTTGAAAAATGATAGTACCTAGAATTCGATATTTTTCAGATTTACAAGCTAGAAAGATGATAACGAAATTAACAGAGAAATTGGATAAAGATCGTATCGGGAATTATGAAGTTTCTAGTAAAATTCCCAAAGATGTAATTAGTATATATCCTGATCCATCTTCAATTAAAATATATATTCCAAAAGATCTTGAATATAGTCAGTACGAAATTGATGATTTCATTAGATCTATGGCAGCTCATATTAGAACAATTACGATCCTAGAGAGAGATATATATGTAATGAAACTATCAGGATCTCTTACTTTTGAACAGATATATAAATTAATACGTGAGATAATTGATACAGAAGAATTTTGTACTATTATTGACTGTGATTAATCTTTAAACTAAATATATACTATTATGGCGGATATGATTTCAAAAAACTTAGATAAGGCAAATAGGCTTTATTCTATTGGAATGAAAAATATAAAATTACAATTAAAACTTCTTGGGACTGAATTTGTAGTACTCAGACCAAAGAGTAATTCAAAATGGAAAAATGTTTTTGGAGGTACATATTCATCAAGTAGTACATTAGAGAACGATTATGATCAATTTACTACAATATTGATATTAAATCAGAATGAACTAAGAGATGTATGGAATCGAAACAGAGATAATCTAGAAGTATATACAGATGATGGATCTCTTGAAGTAGGGGATGAATTACAATATACTCGTGGAAAATATACATTCAGATTTAAAATATCTCTTAAAATGGGTTACTCTGAAGTAGCTGAAGTATTCTATGTTTATACATTGAATAGTATTATTGAAACTTTAGATATGTAATTATGAGAGAAAGAAATATAGAAAATGAGATTCTGAAGCAAAATAAAATTCCTGGATGTGATCAACTTACTAGACCTGAGGAAGTAAAAGCTCTTAGTAAATATCTTAAAAGTATTAGAACAACTCAAGAAAATCATACTTCCCTAGAGAAAGATAATCTAGAACTCCCTGGAAGAACAACAGGGAGGATTCCAGAAATTAATTCTCTCGAAGATTATATAGAGGGATTAGATGGGGTTCGTGGTATTAAAAGTCTATATAAAGAATCATCACGAGAACCACTTTCTGATAATAGAAACTCTGACTCGGCGGAAAATCATGGGTTGTATACAGAAAAGACACGTGAAAATCTGTATGATCCTAGGAAAACAGAACTAGAGAAACATCGTGAGGATATAGTAAATAAAAAAAATATCCTTGAACCAACCCTAGAAGATCGCCGAGAAGAATTAACTGAGGAACCAAAAGAATTAAAATCTCTAGGTACAGAAAAGTTAAATCTAGAAGGAGTTAGAGATGTAAGAAATCTTTATATAAATACAAAAGAAAATCTTAAGGTTCCAGAAAAAGATCTAGAGTTAGGAAAAGAAAGAGAATCTCTTATTGATAATCACAACCTAGAATTAGATCCAACAAGAATAGACCTTGAAGGATTTAAAGATTTATCATACAAAGAACAGCTCGAAGTAGATTCTAAAAATGAATTAGATACTACTCGAATATCTTTAGAAAAAACAATTGAAACTTCTGAATTATCTAGTTATAGAGAAGATCTTAAAGAAACGCCGGAGGAATTAGATAAGTTAGAAGATCACAGAGAAAAATTAAATAGTGGAAAAGATAATCTAAAAGAACTTGAAGATACTAAAGTTAAACTCAGAAATCCAGTAGATGATGCTGAACTTTCTAAAACCAAAGTATCTTTAGAGAGAACCGTAGAAGATAAAGAGTTAGAAACTTATAGGGAAAATCTTAGGAAAACGCCGGAGGAGTTAGATGAATTAGAGAATTATAAAGAGTCTCTTAGAAGTGGGGAAGAATTAAAGAGTTTACCTGAAGATAAAATAACTCTTGGAGGTACTGTAAAGGTATTAGAAGAACTTGGAAACACTAAAATAGATTTGGAAGGTACTGAAGAATCTGAGATATCTACTTTAGAGGATTATAGAGAAAACTTAAGTGTAGAAGATAATAATTCTCTTGAAGATACTAGGGT